TATTACCATTTAGTCTTTGAAATAGTTTTCTTTTATCTTCTACTTCACCAAATGCTAAATCACCAAGAATATATACTGTATCTTTCTTATTTACTCTAGAATTCCATAACTGTATCATAGCTTCTTTAGCCTTTTCAACAGTATTTCCAAATAATTCTTTACGTTTTGGATGGAATTCTAAGATACGATCATGAAAGAAATGTAGATCTGAAGTAAACCATATCATAGTGTTTCTTTTAACCAATTTTTAATAATTTCAAATCCGTTTAGTTTTACTGCATCAGATATATCTTTAGCTTTCCATTTCTTATGAACTAAAAAGCCATTTAAGCCTGTTTTAAGACTTATTTTACGCATATTTTTAATACCTGAAACGTCTCTATCAAAACAAATTAAAATGCGCTTAAATCGTCTCTTAAGCTGATTTAACGCTTTGTCTGATATAAAAGTACTTTCTGAAGATGGTGATATTGCAGTATATCCCATTTCATATAAACACATAACATCTTTTAATGACTTAGTAATAATTAATAAATCACCTTTTTCTGGTAATTGTTCATATCCTTGAATATCATAAGGAGCTAAATTATTACGCCATTTAGTATATTTATCTGCTAATGGTCTATAAATCTTAAAATGATCATATACTTTATAAGCATACATAGGATTATTATCTTTATATATACCTTTAACAATACCGTCACATAAATAATATTTTATACTAGATACATTAAATTTAATTAATGTTTCCTTAGTAATACTAAATTGTGACCAATATTGTTTATCAACATCTGTCCAATCTTGTCTAACAACACCTATTACAGTGTCTTTAGATTCATATTGCTTTGTACTTTTAAGTTTGGTATTATTAGTAATAGACATATCAGTTACTATACGGTTTAATATGTCATTATAATTTGTTAAACCTGTATAAAGCTCTACAAATTTAATAACATCTCCACATTCACCATTTCCATGATCTTTAAATAGTAATTTACCTGATTTTCTACTTCTGAATATTCCAAATGAAGGATTTTTATCTTCCCTAAATGGACTATTATATATAAAACCAATCTTAAATTGTCCAATATATCTAGCGTAAATATCATATTCTGTGACTTTTGATAAGATATAATCCAAAGTAATTGGAGTATCTTGCTGTTTTATTTTTGTAGAGTCATACATATGATATAGATTTAAATAAAGTGAAGAGTGGCGGACTCGAACCGCCCCATTTAAATACATGCTAGTTAGCATTTGTATTAGGCCCATTCACACATCTGCGCATTTCTTATATTAAAGAAATATGTGCTTACTCTTCTCCACCTTTAACATACCCCCTGTGTGGTCAGTGCCAGCCTACGATCTGGTTCTCCGGGTGCGCTATCATTAACTTAATTGTTAATATGCTAAGCGTGAGAAGTCTTCGTTCTATCTGCAGAATAGCTTATATCTTAAAACGGCAATCCATTAGGATCGGCGCTATTATTTTCATCCATAGAACTTCCCATAGAGAAAGGACTTGGATTAGATTTTTCTAAATCTGCTACAATAGGTTTCTCGAATTGATCGATACCTAATTTTACAATAACAGATTTATTTTCGTTTACCAAGGACATTGGTTCAATAAACGTATATTTTGCATACTTCGGTAATGTAGTATAACCACTATTATTATATACAATTTTAACTCTCAACAAAGTAGTCAAATCTGCTTTATTAAGCATTTCGGTTACCCATTGAGCAAACTGAGTGAAGTTTTCACCGATAAACTTACGATCTTCAGCATTAGGATAATAACATTTCAAAATTTGTTCAATTCTTGAAAATTGATTATCACATTTATTCTGAAAACTTTCTTCAGTTTCATCAGATCTCTTAGAAGGTTCCCACTCAGTATGCGTCAGCAATTTACCTTCTTTTTCAAACTTAAATTCAATAAAACTATTACCATTGATAGATTTATCGAATCTTACTGCAGTTAACATTACGTTATCTTCAATACCTGCTGACAAGTGTGCTACGTCTTTCTTTACAATAGTCTTGGCTCTTTCGGAACTATACATATTCTTTAATTTTGGTTAACTTAAACTTCTGGTAAATAAATTCTGTCCCAATGAAATACTAATTCATTGTTTTCATTGCTTTCTGCAATTACTATTTTTTGCTCACGCAAATGTGGTGCTCTTGCTCCTTTTGTAGTTTCATCTTTACTATCGAAATTAATAATTGTTTCATTACCTTTTCGATACATAAAACCTACTGCATCAGCTTCACCACATATAATATCTCCTAGTTTACCTACAAGATCTAAGGACATTTCTGTCATATCCTCACCATTCTTATTAATCATTTTATCCTTAGTATGACCAATAAGAATTAAGTTATCAGTAAGTTCTTTAAACATATCGATAACTTTTCTTACAGCAAGTCTAATATATTGATATCCTGCTCCTTGTGGAAGTAATCTAACATCAGTACCTTGCCAAGATTTTCCTTGAGGTTGAGCTTTATAGAGAGTACCTGCGTAAGGTAGACATATCTCTTCTAGTCGTGTAGCATTATCTATAGTAATATACTTATAGGGCTTTTTACCTGTTTCTTTGATCTTTTCTCTGATTGCATTTGCAATATCAGCAAAATCATTAACAGTTCTCGCTTGTACTGCCAATGCATCTAAGAATTCAGAGCCACCCTCTAGATCAATAATTAAATTATTCTCCAGAGCTGCTACACAACTAGTTTTACCAGTTTTAGGTCGACCGTAAATAATCAAAAATCTAGGATTATTTACTTTTGCTTTTACTTTTTCTGTAGGTAATACTATCATATTAAGATAATTTTACCTTTTCAGATATAGTTTGATAAGTTACGAAAGAATTTGATAAAATTTGAAAGAATCTGAAAAGTTTTGTTAATAATTACGCAGCAAAAATAGCGTTAATTTCTACTGCAATATTATAAATGTTAATCTGATCTTCTTTCTTCATAGTTGTAAAGAAATCAGAACGGGTAAATGTCGGAATAATTTCCGAACCTACCTGAATATAATTACCATGAATTTTAATCGGTGTATCACAGATAATAAAATCATAAGTAGGATTATTAGCATAATATGCACATTCTAACAAATGTGTAGCTGCTTTATTCCATTCCAGATTCAGAGAAGTAGGAGAAATATTTGTAATTGTAAAACTCGGCTTCTCAAACGTATATTTCTTCGTCGGTTCATCACCGAAGATGATATAAATACTATCTTTCTTATCTTCTTTCTTTGCCCAAGGAACCAGATTCTTAAAGGCTTTTGTCAGAAGATTATCAATATAATTATCATCTTTTTTCTTACTGATTTTCTCGTAATACGGATTCAAGAAATCATAAGTGTTAAAGTTAAAGTTATTATTGTTACCCTTTTTATTCAAAAATGTTGTAGTCATGTTAGCCAAAAATTAAATTAATACTGTGGTTTATTCTCAGATCTATCTACTTCAATTAAGTTGTTATATTGCAGATCGTTCTCATATTCAAGTATGGCTAATTTGCCTTCTCTAACTTTTAAAAAATGTAGATATACTTTATTTTGTACAGGTAATCGTGACGGTCCGTATGCAGTAATACCTAATGTTTCAGGTCTTGATAAAACTGCTATAACATCACTACCTTGAAACACAGAATCTGAGGATGATAAGTCGCTTCTCATAGGATAATGACTTGATGGATTTATAATCCTTTCAGGCATTTCAATATTACGATTCATTTGAGAAAGTTGAATTATACTTGTTTTGCCAACTTTCTTAGCTCTGATAAATACTCTTTCTAATGCTGCTATAATTTTACGTTCATCATTAGTATCATTTCCTTCGACCAATAATGTATGATCTAGAAATACGATAAGCCATTTATCTTTTGCAATCGTATTTTGAAAATAAGTTATAGTATCTTCTATCTTACTTACTGTAGCTGATTCATCTACATAGTAGATGGGATATTGTTTAATAACTTCTACTTCTTTTTCAATATCCTGTAGTAAACTATCAGAAACATCTTCTGATGCACTATATAGCTCTGAAGTTGTGTGACGCAACTTATTAGATAGTTTTCTTCCTACTTGTCTACTAGAGAGCATTTCAAAAGAAAATGATAATACAACTAATTCCTTATCAGGATTAAGTTCAATTAAGTCAGTTTCAAGCGTATTTACAAATGATGATTTACCAGTACCAGAAGCTCCTACTATAGTATAAACACATCCTGGTTCAATACCACCACAGCACATAAAATTAAATTTATTCCATCTACTTTTAAGTGGTTCAATTTCATGATTCTTACGCTGTTTTATATAGGTAACAGCTTCATCAGCGGCTACAGATATATGTTTGTATGGTAAGGGACTAGATAAGTTCTGTTCCATAGAGATTATCTTTTATTGGTTCATTAATTTGTTCTTCATAAATTTCCCATTCAGAGTTAGTAAGCCATTTCCACATAGTTTTCATATAACCTATCTTACCACTCATAAGTTTGTCAGATACTTCTTTTTCTAGACATTGAATGATATGATTATGTAAAATAGTATCATTTTTAACTATTTTATTATATAATGTTCTACATTTCTTTGAATTACCTTGCAAAAAGCCTTTAGTACCATCAGGTCTTACTACTACTATAGGATAATGCTTCTTAAATTCTTCAAATAAATCCGCATTACCAGTAATAATGTTTACTAATAGTTCAGTTTCTTTATAAGAAACTTTTTTAGCTTTTTCTTCTCTAATAAGAAATCCTCTGTCGATTAAATCCTGTATATCATTGTCGCTGACCTGGCTAACGATGTCTTTGACCTCTTTGATAGATTTTTGATTATTGTCTAATACAAGATTTAAAAATACTAGCTGACTTAATGAAAGATTGTCTATTTTTTTTAATAGACTTGTATCTATTTCTAGTATCATAATGAATTAATTTAATTCATCTGTTCTAGAGTATGATAGTTTTTGTTAATATTCGTCAAAATTAAACAGATTTAACTGCTTTGGTTTTAGTTTTTCAATTACTTTTATACATTGATTAATATAATACTGATAATCTATATCATAAATACTTTGGAATGTTTCTCCTTGAGAGTATTTCCATTGAAGATCTTCATCAGAATAAAATTTATTATGTAATCTTACTCCATGATCTTTTAACATTATTTGATAAGACTTTTTACCAGTATCATCTAATTTCCATTTCCATAAATAATATCCACTATTACTAACATAGAAACGATTAATTCTTTGTTGAATTTGTTCATTATACTCAACTGTCCATTGTTTACCAGTTTTTTCAGCTTGTAAGAATTTACATATATCTTTACAAGACTTAATTGTATCTTCTACTGGAATATTATGTACAAAGTAATTTATAATTGCTTCAGGTATAATTTTAGGAGTTAAACCTTTACCTAATTCAATATCAGTCAGAAAGAATCCTTTCTTTTTTATTTTATTATTAGGTTCTACTCCAAAATAATCATTAATTGCCAATTGATAAAACTGAGTAAATTCTTCAGTTTCCAGAGTGAGCATAGTGAGCTTTTCCCATTCTTTTAATACTTGCTGTAATTCTTCATATTTAGACTTTTTAAGCTTATATAAAATACCATCAGTATTAATCTGATATAATTTGCATCCTAACTTTAGGAGTCTTTCAGCGAGCATTAAAAGTAATAATTGACCATTAATTCTTACTTGCATAACAGTAAACGGTGAAAATAACCAAGATGTTTCATCTTGCATTTTACCTGATACACCATTTAACATGTATTTATATGTTTCGTTTTTGTTTTTTTGACCAGTCCTCTTAAATTCTAATCGATCATCAATAATTTGTGGAAATATTTGTCCTAATACATCCTTTAACTTAGGTGGATAAAGATGATACATTCTCATAAGAGATGGGTATAGTGAGTTAACATCGCTATCTAATAATAATTCATCTTCATTTGGTTTAATAATACAAGTACCATTATCACCATGAATTCCACCTACTCCAATAGTTACTTTCATTTCACCAAACATAAAAGTATTTATATATCCTTTTCTACCTGGTGATACATTATGCTGATTTTTCATATCAGTTAACTTTTTTTGCAATATTGGAGATTCAAATTTTATCCAAGGAAATATTACTTTTTCAAGATCTACATAGTCAGCTGGAGATTTCATATTCTCTAATTGCTTCTTATTTAATCCTGTCTTTTCCATTACTTTTAATTGAAGTAATCTATCTCCTAGATTTACTCGATCTAAACTTAAGCAAGGTAATCCAAAATCTTTTTCAGTTTCTATACGCAATTCTAATAGATCTTTACATCTATATAGTAATTCTTCGGTAGATTCTACATCATTTATATTATATGATATTAATCTATCTATATCCTTTTCAGGAAGGTCTTGATGCCAATCTACTACGAATTCTTCTACATTCTTATATTGCATTGTTACTTGCATCTCTTTTAAAGATACTCGTAAAGCTTTAGAATATAGCATTGTTAATAGATCTATTGATAAGAAGTTTCTAGCGTATTTATACTCTTTCCATAAATCAAAATCAGAATTTTTATCAATTACTAATTGACTCATTCTAAATACTGACTCAGTTAATTCTCTAGTACTATAACTATTAAAATAATGTTTATTATATAACATTATGATATAGTTTAGTATAGGATTATCATAATGTATATTATTATAACCTACAAAATAATAATCTTCATAAAAGAATGTAACTAATCCTTGTATATCTACTCTTCTTGGAGATATTTCAAATACTGTTATTTGTTTTGTATCAGTATTTTTACAAGTACAAGTAAATACGTTTTTTAAAACTTCAATATCAAAGACTATGCAAGTTTTTCCTTTAATTTTCATAGTACTATGGTTAATTAGTTGCGGGAGATAGATTCGAACTACCAACCTCAGCCTCGTGAAAGCTACGCGCTACCTTTGCGCCATCCCGCTAGATTGTGCGTTACAGACGCACCCCTGTTGTATATTATGCTGCTTCACTTTTTGGATTAAGTCTACTACGATCCTTAAACTTATCGTTCAACATCTCACTTACACATTTCTGATCTTTACCGATACCAGAGTAAGCATAAATACCTACATATGTATCAGGTTCTTCTTTCATACGTTTGTTATGAGCTTCTTTCATACGTTTATTAAGTTCTTCTGGTTTACAAATGAATGCACAAACAGAATCACTTATAATTTCTGATGAAGCAATTGATGCAATACGTATTATATAACGTTCTTTTTCATCTTTCATCTTTGTTTCAGCAACTTTAATATATTCTTCTGCTCTAGTTTTATCTACAGCAACATTGCTCTTTACTTTGGGAACTTTTATTCCACCCGTAGTAAGATACTTAGCACGTTTTTCTTCTTTTCGTGCTAGACGAGCTTTTTCAGATTCTATAAAACGTTTAAGATTCAATTGTTGAATCTTTTGTTGTTTAAGATGTTCTGTAAAAATCTTATCTTTACGTAGTTTTCTACGCTCTGCAATCCTTGCAAGACGCTCTGTTTCAGTGCGTCTACGTTTCTCTACGCGATTAGCATAACCTTGACGGTCTGCTGCAATTTCTGATGCTTGACGTTTCATTTCAGCATTAAAAGCTGCTTTACCAGCTTCTTTTTTAGCTTTTATTGCTTCAATTCTTTCAGCTTTTGTGGTACGTTTGAGTTTAATTTCTTTATGATGCAATCGTTTAAGAGCAAGTTCCGTATTATGTTTAATACGTTCTTCACGTTTCTTACTCCATTCTTCTACAGATTGATCCATAAATTCTTCTTTCTCACTGAGACGAGCTTCAATCTCTTCACGTTTAGCGGCGTGAGCTTTTGCAAGAAAATCTTGTTGTTTCTTAGCGTTAGCTATAGCTTTAGGACTAGGAATAGTTTTATTACGTAATTCTGCTTTACGTTTACGTTTCTCTTCGGCTATTGCCATTTTGTCCTTCTTGACTTTCTCCTTAATTTTCTTGTCGGCTTCGTCGAATTTTTTCTTCTGCTCTTCTTTCTCGATAGCGCGAAGAATAATTCTATCAGCTAGATCATTAGCTGCAGATATAATTGCTGCTTTTTTAGCTTTCATTATATCTGACATCTTTTTCAGAAGAGTTTGTTTCATCTCTTCTTTTACTTTGGCTTTTGCAGCCTTTTCTGCAAGCTTAGTTTCAATCTTCTTAATATATTCGGCTTGCTCTTCATTTAAAGCTTCTACTTTATAACCTAATTTCAAAGCCTGATATACATCAGACTTCCATGTTTTACTTTCTACCGGATATTTTTTGGTAGAATTGTCAATTGTTTGAGATTTGATATCTTTTTCCATGACTTTACTTTTTAAAATGTTAATATTAATATTTCGAGACTTGTTGGTCTCCGGGGATTCGAACCCCACTTGCCACTCGTTATTTTAATGTTACTTTATACTATTAGAATAGTTCACAGTTATAAATAGAGATGCCGAACCTTAAAAATAACTTACGGAGACCAGTTTACCTTATGCTGCCAAATACATATATGCAGTAGATATATCTATTTCAGCATTACTGTTGAAATCTTCAAGCTTTTTCTTTAGAGCATTGATTTCTAGCTGCAGTTTATTCTTTAATTTAGTAATATAATCTGCAGTAATTTCTTCAGTTTTAAACAATTTCTTTTTACCAAGTTTAGCTTTTAAACCAGGATTAATAGTCGGAATAGATCCCAACTGAACTAAATACTCATTCTTTTCAGATAGAGTATAAATGATAGGATAAATACTTTCTTTAGGAAAGTCTTTACGACTCTTAAAACCTAGATTAATAGCAATTGAATCCAGCTTGGTCTGAATTCGATTATTGGACATTTCTGTAATTGTATCCAACAAAGCTTTCATATCGTAATTTCGTGTAGCATTTTTATCGATCAAATTTTCAGTACGAATAATATTCCACATCTTTTTGATCTCTTTGTCATACTTCTTACGATTTTCAATAATTTCAGTTGATTTAATTTTCTTCATATACTTTTGATTTTAATTGATTAAACATAAAAGTATACTCAAATATGATCAACTACCTGTACTTTGTGGCTATGTTCATCCCGATATGACATCTTCGTCTTATTCTTGAAGCTTTCCTTCACTTAGTATCCATTACAGATACATTATCATAGCCTTATAAGATATAAGAGAAAGGACTTGACTTACATCTGCAAGTCCTTTGATATATCTTGAAAAGTAATAATTATATTTTCTACATTGTTTGCGTTACATCTGCTATTATATGTTTGATACTCTTATTACTTTAGAATAGTCAACTTTAATTAACTAGGATACTTACCTATTTTAATCGCATAGAAATCTCCGAAACCATCTTGTACCAATACTCGCTTATTCGGAAGTCTTACCTCACCTTTTTCCGAAGAAGCTTGCATTGCTGCAACATCGTTTAGATATCCTAGACGATAACCAATAAATATCCGAGTAATAGCATAGGAGTAATCTCCTTTATCTAAAGCTTTAGTAAAATCTTTTACAAGACAATCAAAAGCTTCATTGTTTCGCGTTCCTCCTTTTCCAGTAATGACTTTAATAAGCCGTAAACAAATATCATTAGTACTCAATACTTTCTCATCTTTAAAGAGTCTATTGATAAATTTGTATTTTGTTCTGCCTAACGTTACACTACCGTCTTTTTCGACATGAATATATCTAGCTATTTCTTTCTCATCCATAAATAGCAAAGATATAAAGTCTTTATCAGCAAACATATGCTGAAGGTCTAGGAACGCTTCTTTCGTTAAAGGCGTACTCATAGTTTACTTTATCCGAAATAATTATTAATTTCGATACCTTCGGCAGCCATTGCCGTTTTACAAGCAGCAATTTCAGTTTCGTTTGCAGTTTCAAATGTTTTAATGAACCGCATCTGTTCGTTGACAAATGCTGTAAGTTTAGCCCGTGATTCCATATTCAGAGCAACTATTTCTTTTGTCAACTGAGGATAATCAATAAAGATTGTAATCTCACCGGTTGATTCGAACCGAGTAATCGCATTCTTTACGCTTTCTGCGTTGGGCTTCGGGATAATATCCGCAATGTCGTTAATACCGGAAATCTGAAGCCGTAACTTCGAATCGCCGTTATACTCTACAAATTTAGTGCCTTCAGCACTTTCTACTTCCTGAGCCATTTTAACCTTAATAGGTTTAATTGAATACAGATTAATCTGCTGACTAGTCCGTAATTCATTGTTCTGTACTTTCCGTGAATAATTCGGATCTACTGAGTTCTTCTCTATAGTGAGAATATATTTACCTAATGATGCACCACACTGTGATGCCAAAATAACTGATTTATCCATTTTTAAATTCCTTTTTTGATTCCGTGGTTGATTCCACCTACGGAGATGTTAAACAATTGATTTACATATTTTATGAGTTTAAATTAACGAGTTTTGCTCTCTTTGTATAGATTTTATTATATAGAGGATATGTCTAATCGTCTACGTACATTCAAGTACAATCCTTTACAAAGTATAAATATTTTCGTTTTAAACGCATAATCTTCATATTAATGATTTACTTACATCGAAATCAAGGTAGATACTTCCTCTTCCTTTCTGCATTCCTTGCTTCTACAAAGTAGTTCGGATACCAGAATTAATATTACTTATACGAGTGTCTATATATAATAAATTAATAGCTTATCATACTATTGATACTGCACAGCTTTTTCTTAAGACTAATGAGATCTAAGACATTTAATATACATATTATAATACCATTACTTTAAATTTTACAATTCTCTTACGCTTAAGAGAAAGGAACTATTGCTCATCATATTAACTTAGTATTTCCCGGCGTCTCGGGGTTAATCTCAGCAAGTAATCACAAATACAAAGTAACTGTTTGCAAGACAGTTGCACATGCAGATTGGCCCGTCATGTAGCTTATGATTACCCAGAAGTTAATATTTACCACTTTATCGAATCCGTTACAGATACGGTCGTTTTCTAACGTTACTTAACTAGTTCTGCCCTACAAATGCAGCAACGGTTTTAAGTTTCCTATACGGAATTACATACAATAATATATATTATTATATAACCGTCCATAGGATTGTTTTACAAGCACGAATATTGAGGACTTCCACCTACTTTTCACTACTCTTTCCGCATGACAGGTATCCAGTCTATGAAGATTCATGAAACGCTTTCTAATGAACACATATTGTTGCGCAATATACTCTATTAGTTTTATTTAGCAATAACGGTTGGCTTGCCAAGGACGCAGTCAGGAAACATATACTACTATACAACAGCAGATTCTACTATCCCTAGCGGGGACTCCCCTGGATTTATTATTTCGTGGGCGTAGCCACTACTTAGGTTAAACATGTTATTCTCGCTTTTATTTAAGAGTGACGTTAACTCTCGGGCCAGTGATGAATCGTTGGATTCAGGTAAATGTCATAACATTTACGTTTCTCTGGATTAACAGACTTGAATTTAGCCCATTGACTATACATTAGCCCAACTTTCGCCTTTTATCTCTCGGAAAGCCGACTGAGATCTGATTGAACTTCTACCTTTCTTCTCAGGTAACGGTGTTTCTACCGGCGTATTTAACTTTTCGATAACGTAAATTATTGAGATCCCTCTCACTTCTTGCGAAGTAACCACCTTGCTAAAGGGTGTCGTTATTCTGTAGTTAGTGTTATAGGACACTTTTACAACCTGCTTCTTTCCATATATTATTGTGTCATAACTTGAAGCAAACACTGACACATTTGTATTAATCGTTCTATTAAGTATAGGTTTGGCACCTAATCCGGATAATCTGTCATACTTAAATATAATAAAAGTCTCGAATTCTTATTATATTCTAATGAATTTAAAGTTCATAGTATGGATCATAGCCTCTCAGCCATATGTTTCAAAGTAATAATACAGACTATTATCCTTTACTTCTAAGAGTAAAAGATTACGGAATTGTACCGTTTTACTTCTTTACGTAGCACCTAATAGCACCCTCGATTAATCTCTCTGCCTTCATATCTACTTTTATATGTATTTAAACATACGTTCCAATTTAAACCATTTGGTACCTTGTAGAGAACACTACAGTAGCATTTTTATCTTATCTATATCTTCCAATAATAGATTCAGAATGGATGCTTTGGACACACCCAGAAACGTTAGTCAGGAGTCAAAACTTAGTAAACTTTTGGATGTTTAACTAAGGGGCAACTCGTGTTTAGTCCCTTCTTGATTTCGTACATGATTGTACCCACGGACATAGGTTTCTCCTTTGTGTAGACTTCAATACACTCATAAATATATCTCATAACTATATTTACTTTAGGATACCGATACCTTTGCTGAATTTGTCTTCGTGTCTGCTGACCTAGATCGCGTTTTTTAAATCTCCGCCAGACGGTTCTCTGAGATTTTATGGGTTTAGCACGCTATCCCATTTTCTTACTAATTCTTCACGGATAAAGTAATAAATCCATAGTAAGCTATCATATTACCTTTTGAATCACAGTGTTAGCTGTTATCATATTCTCATATCCTGTATTACTTATCTATATATACGAATCCTCTTGGCCTTTGATATTCCTAATATATATATGCTGTCTTATTGCTTTTAGAGTGTACAGCTACAATACCACTATATAATGCCCTGCTTCTTACTACGGGGGAGAGACTCGTTTTCCCCGGTGCCATTCTACGGTAAGCACATAGTTAATCACTAATACAATAAGCAAAAAATAAACAAAATAAGTAGAATAAGATAATACCAATTAATGATACTATATTAGTTTTAGTTATTTTTTGCTTCATTTCTCTACACTTTTAGGATACTCAGGTACAAATTTGTGAGAACGGGGAGTCGGTAGAGTGAACATTACCGGTCTCGTTTGTACCTCAGTTTTTGTTTCATATACTACTTTGGGTTTAGATTTTTTATACACTACCTTTTCCACGATTTTCGTGGGGTGATTGACAGTTATATCAGTACTTGTAACGGGTATATTACTTTCCACGATACTTTTACCTGTCTCTAAATCCAGGTTAAGTTTAAAATTACCTGGAATTGGGGGTAACTGAACCGTTTTAATGGTTTCTGTTGCCGTAACACTTTCGGGTTTGAAAATGTTAGTATTATAGGACATAATAAGACCTACAACGAATACTGCTAAATAAGCAAATTTACCTTTCATTTGATATAATAGGTTATTTACCCATTACAGCCTTAAAATCTTCTTTTGTAAAGAGTGGGAATGCAGCTTCTTTATCGACATACATGTTACGTATTTCGATCATTTTATTTGCTGCTTTCAGAGCAAAATCTTCATCAGATTTAGAACCTACTTCATCTTTATAGATGTCATAGAACGGTCCCATAATCTTCTTGAACCAATCTATTAGTTCATCTTCTGCTGGCTTTTGCAATGCAATACGTACAAACGTATCACGAGTTGGAGCCAAAATACCCTTTACTACACAAGGATCTTGTTCGATAGGCTGTGCAGGATCTGCGTGCATTACTTCAATAAACGCTTTAATCAAGTCTACTACATCTTGATCATTCAGACCTTTCATATTCTTCCGTAAGAGAGAATGTGCAAAGATCATAGTCTGACCTAACTTCAACGAGGTTGTGGTAGAAGACATAAGTCCAGAGAGCACAACAATACCTTTCTTACCGATAATGTTGAAATACTCTTTTGCAAGAGTTCCTAAGTTAGCACTACTCCAGATTCCCTTCTGAACGGGATCTTCCGTAGTATTCTCACGATATGTCTTGATTTTACCCAAGATACGTAAGAATTTGTTAGATGGAGTTTCTCCTGATTCTTGAAGATCTTGAGTGATTGCAGCTTTTGCTTCATCATCATTCTTCCAATTCAGGGGATTCATCTGTTCTTCGGTAAGTTTTACATGTTTAGGTGGTTTAACTGTTGAAGCTAAACCTGATGCGGCATTCTCTGCATCAGCTGCTGCTTTTGTTTCAGGAGAAATATCCTTAAATTCAAGACGCATCTGATTAGGATCATCTGTAGGATGAGCTTCAAGAGCAACACCCATAGATGCAGCCGTATCAATAGCTTGCTGAACAATAAGTTCATCGTTCGGCGTAAGCATATTACATTCACGTTTCTGTGCGAATGATTGTACAGACAAACGTACAGCATACCACATCATATTGTAATCCAGCATGGATTCCATCTGAATCGTAATAGGTTTACTACGATCCATCCGGGCAGTACGACGTTCAAGTGCCGATAAGAATTCTGCAGCATGATTTGCATCCATTAGATCGTTAGGACCCATAAGTGAAATCAAAGAATCTACTTTTGGTGATTCTAACGGAGAAGTCACAGGCTTCTTTACTTCTTCTGCTGCTACATTTTCTACTGTACCAGTAGCATCGGTGGTAGGCTTTTTTGTCTCCTTTTCCTCTTTCTTAGGAATTGTAGGAGCTGCGGGTTTAGGAGTTTTATCTTCCTTCAATCCCGTCTTCGGCTGTTCTTTCTTAGTTTGTGCAGCCGGTGCAGCCGCAGGAGCGGCAGTAGTTTTCTTTGTTTTATCGTCAGTTTTCTGACCTTTATTCTTATTATTTCCCATTTTGATAATGTTTAATTCGCCTTTTCGAATATTAAAAGTTAATAAATTATTTTATAAAGCTAATAATGTGATCCCGTTATATCCATCTAGGATGAATCTGGGAATGGAGGAGCTATGCGTTCAGTATACGCAAGCTTTTTAGAATTTAATCGTGGAAACTCCTTTACTACAGTTTTATAATCCTGTACCTGACTCACAGCCCCAGAATGGCTAGTTTTTACAGGTTCCAACACTGTACAAACAGACTGTGTGGATACAGGATTACTAACTGCAATGGAATTTTCAATCTTGATATTTTCTTTTTTACTATGGTTTCCCTTAGTAGCAAATTGAATACCAAGACCCACGACAACAGAAAATGCCAAAGTAAGCAATAAATTGCTTGCCATTGACGAACTACCGTAATATCGTGCAATTGCAACAATACCGATAATTACTAGCATAGATACAATGAATGTTGTCATGTTTTGTTAGTTTTTGAAATTTTTTGAAAATAATACTTGAGTCTATGCTTAGCTTTGTTTAAGTCGGACTTTACAGTTCCAACTGGTATACCAAGCTCAGCACTTAACTCTTCATAACTTAGATTACCAAAATATCTGAGTTCTAGAAGGTTCCTATATTTGGCTCTAAGTCGAGTTAATGCAATTCTAAGAATATCTATTGACTCTGATTTAATTAAATCAGTTTCGGGATCATTATCACTAGATATTTGAATTGTATTATCCTCATTATCTATAGAGATATTATCTTGTTGATTCTTATTCTTTCTAATATAGTCAATGACTGTATTTACTGCAATAGTTTTTAACCATGCTTCAAAAGAAATAGTTTCAACAAAATAATCGAGACGTTTGAAGGCCTTAGTAAAAGTAACAGATAATAAATCAGCTGTTGCTTCTTCATCTTTTATCGCATCGTATATAATATATCGTATTAAACGATAATAATTATCATATAATTGCTTAAAGGCCTTTTCATCACCGTGCTTCGCCTTTTCAATTAGAATCTTTTCTTCTTCTTTCATAGGCCTACGGATTAGTGAGTAAGAGAGAACCCAATCTCTCTTACCCTATTATCATTTAATACTTAATATTTAAACGATAATCTGGCGCAAACGGAAGCTGTACTATTTCTTGCCAAAAGAAATTACTATATGCTCGTTTACGAATCCAAAAACAATATATAGTATTATCAAATAGATAATCTCGATATTGTCTTGGAATATTTAATTTGTCGATTAAAGATGTAGCTATTCGTAGCTGCACTTTATCGGTTGCGATAGGACTTCCTACTATCAATTCAGGTAGAAAAAGTTTAGTACTAACTCTATATAACCAAGTTTGTACATTTTTTCTTTGTTCTAAGCTAAGAATAAATTTATCACTTATTGGTTTATAATAAGGTTTAAAATATTCTTTTGCTTCTTCTCCACCTATTATGTTCCAATCACATCTATAACCACTATTATTATCAAATGATGGTAATAAATAATTAGGAACTCCTTCATTTTTAATGAAGTCAATAAACTGCTGTGATAGCTTTGCAGATTTATCGTAAATATGTTTTTTTACCTCATCTGCAGTCACGGTCGTAATGATAATTTGAATTGTTTCCAAATCTCAGTGGCAATAGCTACATCAAGACCTTCATCTTTACATATAGTAATAACTGCCATATTATCATCCATTCCTAATAATTTATCCTTATTTTCAACTAATGTTGAATATCTAGATAAATCAAGAACATCTTCTTTTACATCTTTAGACTCTTTTTCTAATTTAACTTGAATAGGAGTATAAGTGTATGTATTAGGATGTGCTTCCATGTCATCTTGTAATTTTTGTTTATCTTTATTATCAGCATAAAAACCACTAACAAAATCAGATAAATTGATTATATTAATTACACGCAACATAGGTAATTCACCACCTATACTTACTAAAAATTGCTTACCAGTAGAATTATGTTCTGCAACATATAAACCTGGTTTATTAAGCGTTATGATTCTTGATGACATGTTTTATTAATTTTATTGTTATACACCTCAATAATTTTTTCAGCTTCGGTGAGAGATACACCAAATTCCTCTTGAATAGCAATATTTGCCATTAAAGGATTAGGATTTTCATCGATAATCTGTTTAAGCTTATCTTTTTCACCTGGTTTAAAATAAATCCAATAAGATAGTTCCATATTACTCTGGGATTAGGGTTTCTAATTCTTTAATATTTAAGTTACTTATTACTGTACTCATTTGTTTTGGTACATTGTAAGTAATATAAGCTGGCTTACAATGCTTGTGTGCTTTGTTATGCCAATAATCCCACCATGATCTTTCATGTAATGAGATACGAGCGAATTTACTCCTAATTCCATCGTTAACACATAGAATAACAATCTTTTGCTTAGAGCTAATAAGACTGTTATCCTTTTCCTTACTGGATGGAATTGCTCCTAACTCAATAAGTTTTCGATACAATCCAACTACACTATTTCTACTTCCAGCTCCTATAAATTCTTTACTGAAAGTCTTTAGATTACCGTGTAATTGGCTTAAAGTCATCTTTTTCATCTGATTACTTTTAAGAAATTAAACATAAGTTAATTGTTACTCTTGTGGGACTCGAACCCACATTCCGTAATAAAATTACGATTCTAACCTGTTGAACTAAAGAGTATCCCTAACTTTCGTATTTAGCACGCATCATATTCTTACGCTACGCAAGAATAATCAGTGACAAACATAGTGTTGCCATTTAATAAAACAATGTTGAACCTATCTTATCTCTCTAATTTGCTAGTCAAATCCATGCAGCCCCTTTTGACCGTTCTAAAATTTAAAAACTTGGCGCACGGTCAACACGATCAAAAATCCTAGTTTTGTTTTCCTTGTAGCTCTTGTAAGCGTGGAGCTGGAGGGAGTCGAACCCTCGTCCTAACAATGATTAATAAGCCTAATAAGACACAATACAGTTCTTATACTGTGAATATCTACTTTTAATAATTTTAATAATATGAACCAAAAGGTCGTGAAAGTAAGGAGATTTCTCTCCTTACTCTCTATTCCTCATAGTCATCATATGTACCATCATAAAGATCTGGAAAATACTCTAAATCTTCCTGAATGTTCATAATGATATCTATAAGTTCTTCTTTTGACTTATTTTCTAAGTCTTCTCTTGTCCAATCCATAATTGTGAATTTTTAAGAGTTTATCCTAAGTAATACTAAATATTGTTTATAGGGCGACTGTACTAATTGGTCCTATACTATTTTGCTGTCTAAATACGCTTTTTCTTACAGGACATGTTATTACACATTTTTCTCTTCTATAAATAATATTTAAGCATAAAGCATTATATTACTTAGGATTGTGTGCCTTTGATAGACTGATAGAAATTGAAGTTTGCATAAATATTTTAAAAATCATAAATATGATTTACTTAACATTTATACTATATATCAAAAATAAAACTTCGGCATAAAGCACAATTTCTATATGTGTTTTGATAACCATTACTATAAAACTCTACAAGTAGAGCCTATTGTTTTTATGCAAAACATAAAGTACAATAGCTGAAACAATAGTAATGATCTTCGGCACATGATCAGTGGCACGTTGTTTTTCCACCCTACGGCATATAGCACTTGAGGGAAGTTGTCAATTCAACTTAATTACCTACTAAATCCATTCGGTTTAATAACTTTCGGCACTAACTAATATTAGTGTCTCTACAAAGATTATTGAAGCAGCTTCTATTGTAAAGACACTAATACTAATTGATAAGCTTTACAGTACTTATCGGCACAGGTTCGGAGTTGTTATTAATCATCCCAATCATTCAGGACGTCATAACACTGCTTCTGCAACTGGTTACGCAGAGTGTAGTATTCATCAGAAATACTACGTAAAGCTTTAGCTTTTTCGTCATCGGCTTTACGATTTGCTTCACGAAATTCTTCCGGTGTCATCTTTCCTTCTTTTACTGCAATTTCATTTGCTTCTTTAGCCTTCAAACAAGCCTTGATTGGATCTTCTTCGTCACGATTACGCTGCAAATTCAACAATGCATTTTTGCGTTCGAATTCAGAGTCAACAGCGATACGCATCATTTCCTTTGTCAATTTTGCGTTACGTTTTTTAGCCAGTTCTTCAGCTGCTGCAGTTACTACTTCTTTGTTGATGATTCTACCATTACGGATTTCGTCTTTAATTTCGCTCATAATTTTGATAATTTTAATTGTTAATAAATAAAGTTTATTTGGATAATTCGTTTATTACGAGATCATTAATTTTTCTCCAGTATTCATGACCTTGTTTAGTATTTCTCCAAATTAATGCAAGATCAATAGGGCGCCCAGAGTTAATATTATAGCATATATCTTCTCTTGCTGTTCTGTCGGACCAACCATGACGAATAATTTTGTCTGTATATTCTTTTATGAATTTACCTTCAGCTTTATTCTCTCTTAAGACATTAGATAATACTGGATTTTTATTTAATTCTTCTCGTATTAATTTTTTAATTTTACTTTTTCTTTCTTCTGGTGGATCTTTTGGTGGATCTTTATCAGAGGCAAACTCAGCTTCAATAAGTTCATCAATCCAACCCATATTTTTTACTTTTTAATAAGGTTATTATATTCTGTTTTGAAGATTTCTTTAAATGCATTACATTGCTGCGGATACAATTTAAGAAATTCTTCATTTGTTAGTTTTCTGCCCACCCGAGTTCTACAGAACTTTTGAGCTTCAGAAACTTCAACACCAGCTCTGGCATCGCGTACACCAGAAATAGTATTGTACCAAGTTCCCATTTTACCGTTTGAACCACAAATTACCTTAAATCTTTCAATTTCTTTAATGGCTTGTCCATTAAATACATGAATACTTGTGGTAATTGTTTTCTTTTCCTTTTTCTTTGTCTTTTTATTATAGACAAAGATGTCTTTTGTTCCCTGTTTCTTTTCATACAAAGGAACAGCACTTTTGGTAGCTCCAACATGGAGAACGGCAAGGATGCGAGAACTTACCTGAGGATCTTGTGCAAAATACAAGACTTTACTTTCTTGTTTCTGTACTTTCTTTACACGATGTTGTTCTCGTGTAATCTTGTTTTTTGTCCGCATAATTAATTGATTTAATTATTAATAAAAATAGTTTTTTTAAGCCTCGTATATGAATACGACACATAATTATAAGAGAGATTACGATATATAGTATCGCAGGAATATCACCAAACGCATATGACATAACAAAGCCAAAGATCCATATAAAGAATACTATATATTCTATAATCTCTCTTATCATATTATGCCTCCCATAAAGCCATAGGTACTATACCTGTAAGCTTTTTATTAAGTCGTGGATGAGTATAAGTATACTCTACAATTGGTGAATGTTTATCACGTATCACTTTTTTAAAAGTACATTCTACTTCTACTCGAGTTACAGAACTCTTGTAAGGATCAAACTGTACTTTACTATTTTGTGGTATATATAACCACAAAAATAATTTCTTTTTACTTTTCATATTTGATTGTTTTAAGATGCGAATAAAAAGAAAGTGTTTGTCTTATTCATTTAACTTATTTCGACAATATCCCAACTACTTTATCGACGTACTATATATCTTCATATAGCTTTGATTTGTCTTAGGACTCTGGACTTTTACACTTTCTTGGGGATAACCACCATATAATAAAAATATTTGATGTTACTGGCGAGTTTCATCATATTTTTTATTCTCTCTTTTGTAAGGAAGCATCCGCTTCTTATGAGAATTTTTATTTTCTCGTAAAGATTTGGATGCTTTCATGTCTTTAAATGTCTTTCCCATTAGAATCTAAATTTGGTTATACCAAGACCTAAGAAGTCACATAACCATCCTAAACCATTAGATTTAAGATAATTCTGTGCTGAAGCATCCATATTCTGTTTTAAGAATAGGATTGCCTGTGCTACTTTCGGATCTCCGTTACCATAGAGTGTAAAGAATCTTCCACTCCAATCAGAGTCTTGAGGATTACCTACAACGTCAATTAATACTTTTGCAGCATTAATAGATGTTGCATTTGACAGTATAGCATTTGCTTCGTTTTCATCATAAGTTGTAACAACTAATGAATCAGCATCAGCTTGTGGTTTTACTGTCGTAAAGAAGTCGTGCTTAATACGATTCATGATCGCATCAAACTGTGCAGGAGTAATACCATTAGGTATTTTCACTTCTACGTGTTGTGATGCATCTGGCATCACAATTAATACAATTCCTTTCATTTTTTGGATTGTTTTAAATTTGACATTTGATGACGGCATTGTATCTACAACTACAATGCAAATAACGAATGAACAGTGAGGGTATTGTTGTAGCAATACATAAACAAAAAGAAATTTTACCTAATAACGAGGATTGGTTTAGGAAAATTTGACTATCAAAACTTGTTTTAAGATACAGCAGAATTGTATTGTCAGTACAATTCTTATCATCTACTTGATTTTAACGTCCGCACTAATGCTATCTAAAAGTTGGCCACCCTTTTGATAAGACATGAGCCCCACAAGTTTATCACTGATTCTCACAGTAAAGACTTCTTGCTTGTTTTGCTTCTTCTTCAGTATTAAAATATCCTATAGTTTTCATTTTATTATCTTTTTTAATATAAGCCATCCATTTATTTCTATCTTTTCTAAAACAATATCCTTTTCCTTTTTCTATTCTATCCGTATTTAAATTGTTTTCTAAATGTGATATTATTCTCAAATTTTCTTTTCTATTATCTAGTTTATTTCTATTTATATGGTCACAAGTAATTTTTTGATTACTTGTATCTCTTTCTAATATTAAATTATGTATTCTTATAGTTTTATGTCCTTTTATTGATGCTATTACATAGCCTTTTTCATTTAATCTCCAATGATATTTTTGTACTTTTGGTATATCTTCAATATCTAATAATACTTTTCCTACTGTTTCATTATTTTTACTATCTATTATAATAAGAGTATTATAATTATAATTATTTATATATCTCATAGTTTATAAAGGTTTGTCATTTTCTGAGGACGCTGCACCTACATTCACATGCAAGTACAGCCACTGAAGAAATAATGAAGTTGCAAACTGTTATTGATACACTATTGTATCCTTGGCAGCTTTTGCTGGAATTGGTACCTTCTCAGGTTCCTTTTCTTTCTTTAACTTAGTAGTTATTTCTACTCCTTCAATCCTTTTTCCATCTACTCCAGGATTATCTAATCCTTGTTTTTCTAATTGTTTAGCAATTTGTAAGGATATGTAATACTCCCTATTACGTTCGTATTCATATACATAACTTTTTACAGGTTCTTGCGTACCCAATTTTTCAAACAATGCTTGCATTATTGCTGGTGGAAAGTTACTATAAACTTCGTAACACCTGGATGATTCTTTAAGATCATTCCATTCTTGCATAGCTTCTTCCACTGTAGGCACAGCTTGCATTTCAGACTCAATAAATTCCTCAGTAGTGGAATTCTGTGTAACACCAGGGATTTCTCCCTTAACATACTTGTAAGTGCAAATACCTGCACATACTAACAGTAGCACTAATACTACCGACACGAAGCCTTTAAAGGCTCCTGAACCTTGTTCATTTTCCATTTTTTGATAAACGTTTATTAATTAATAAAAATTGAACTATATAATTGATATAAATCAATTATTTTTTGGAAACGAATTATCTATAACCCTGTGTATACTTACTATAAGATCTAAATATAAATCTTTATATTTCATTAATTCTTTACGCTCTTTTTCATATTCTTTCTTATTAAGAAGAATACATTCTTGAGGAGATAGATTTTGTAGATGTGAATAAACTGTTAGTTGAAACGTTTTTTCTGTTTTTTGTGAAGAAAGTGTTACTACTTCAATATTAGCATCAGAATTACTTCTAATTATTTCAACTAAATTTTCATCACATTCACATTGTGGAATAAATTCTCCACAATCTACAGCATCTTTAGCCTCTTTTAAACTTAGATCAAATAAGTCTTTTATAAGTTTTATTTTCATGATTTAATTGATTTAAATACGTTAATAATAAATAACCATAGTAATAGTAATAATTTCGCTAATGCCGTCAAGCTGCTATTATATTACTACACTATGGTTAAGTTAATCTCTAGTCCATTCACATGTCATCCGAGATAGAGTCTATAATTTACATATTCAACAAGTTAATTCGGATATTGTCTTTCTATAAGACTATGTCTTTTAATGAATAATTAGTTCAATAAAAGTTATATTAAGGCATGTAACCTGACATCTTTTAATAAGCTTGTAAGACTAAGAGATATCTCTTTATCTTCTATAATGCTCTTGTAAGACCGTTTATCAAGTCTTTTAACCCTTAATAGTATATTTACAGATCTGCTATGTTTAGCAATATCTATATATATGATCGTTCCTACTAAATTGTGGCTTATGATAGTTACTTTTCTACCTATAAGCTGTTGTATTAAACTACCACGTTCTGCTTTCATGATTTATAAACTTTTAATTCTATACTAAAACATAAGAAAGCTATACCAACAATAGTAGAAAGACTAAAATTCCCTATACCAATAGCTGGAGTTAAATACCAACAGGTGTAATCTTTTCCAAATTTGATTTCTATTTTCATAATATGAATGTTTTAAATTAATATTCAAGACAAAAGAGTGAGTAAAAGCAAATACAGGAATTAATGCAATACTCACTCTTTAAATTTACGTACGAGAAATGTAAATACGATATCCTCTATAGTAATCTACAATATAACAAGTATAGTGATTTGCATCAACTAAACTGTTAAATACTGAAGATATATCTGACATTTCTACATAGAAATAAGGTTTTAATCTATGATATGAAACATCAAGCTTTAAATTTAGAGGAAGTTCGTCTTTACAAGGTTGTATTAATATTGTTCTTCCTTTTTTAATATGATAAAACAATTTAATACATTCTCGTAGTTTTAGTCTCAATTCTGCTTTGAGAAATCGAAACTGTTGAAACCAGTTGGTTTCGTACTTGTTCTCTAATATTAATCTAACCATATATATTATGAATTTAATATTCAGAGAATAATGACTATTAGCTTCTATGCCAGTATGCTATACACATTACTATGTGTTAGTGTTCCACTGGTCTTATAATACTGGACTCCAAAACCCGTTACTCTTATGTGATTATGGCAAACGATAAAATTAAGCAGGAGATGAGTAACTACGATGAGGTTGTCATTACTTTGGAGAGGTGAAAGTAATAGTGTTCAATATACAAGTCTCCTAACCTGTACCTTGGCGCATCAACGCATACTTACTAACTATTACTTAACGAGGAATAATCATTTCACAATGATAAGTCGATATAGGAAATCGACTGTGAGGAGTAGATATTCAAAAGACAGTTAACTATAAATATCTTGTGTAAACTCTCTTACAGAATTCACTATATTTTTCTTTTGGTAATCGTCTCTCACGATAGTCTATATACTGTGTGTATTATCACAGTATATAGTACAATATCGCAAAGACAATAGGGATTGCAGCTATTATTAATGTTTTCATTATATATAGATTTTAGCTATTGTTGCTGTTTCGTCTTAATTTTCAAAGACTCATCAAGTATCTAAAGATACGACAGCCTCCATCTTTTTAACTAGTATAAGATGGAGAGTTATTTATAACATTATCATTAACTTCCAAATCAATAATAATGTTATACGTTACTAACGTTCACTAAGTATATGAATAGCTAATTCATATACTTGCGACCAGATTAGTAGTGGAAATGAATCCTTATGAGATTCTTACGTACTGGCTAGACTTTTGCGTTTCATACAATTATTTTAATTGCATTTTTCACAATCGAGGGTCTTACTTCTCGGCAACTCCAATTTAATGTAATTCATAAAAAATAAAATTATCCTAAGCGATCAATAGATAAATAGAACATTATTTCGCACCATTGGTTTTTCACGTTGGTTGTTCATTTTTGAGTAATTAATATTGTTATCCTTACTTAAGAGATAACTCACCACTTCTTACTTTCTGAGCGAGTTTGCGATTCTCAGATTTCATATTACCTATTATTACGTGGTCGGCTATTAGGAGAACCTAGAACTTGATACAAATTTGCATTTTACACCTAAAACTTAAGACTAATGGAATTCTCTAATCTGGCTTGGATTAGCTAAGTATTTACGTGGATAGTCCACAACCTTTAGATTTACATAAGAAACTGGTGCCCTCAATGTCTTGGGAAGTTATTGAGTTTTTTAATGATTCTGATACGCATTACTCAGTTAGAATCTTCACTGAAACTCATAGTCTAAATTAAACTATAAGACGCTTGTAAAACTTAAATCATAAAAAATAGTAGTATTAGTATACAATGCTGTCTCTCCAAGCTGTCACTCTCTTTCAAGTTGTCACCAAACTTATAAAATTGTAGTATTAGACCATACTAATTGTCTATCATATTTAAGAAATAATAGATAATCAATATAGTCTTGTATTTCCTTATTTATCATCTTTAATAAAATATTTGTCTATTAAATGAAGAATGATAAACATCAAAACGACGATGTACTCCATAATGCGCTATATATTAAATGTAATGATTATTTATGATTGATGATTGATGCCGTAAAAAGAGGGGAAGAGGATTTATTCCTCTCCCTCTTTCTCTTCTTCATCCTCTAAAAATAACTCATCAGGTATCTGATTGAGATATCGTTGGAGTTCAGACTCAATTGTATCGCCTCGAAAAGCAACCAATTTAACAAAACTGATTACTCTTTCAGGCGAAGCCTTCTTGATATTACCTTTCGCATCACGCTCAAAACGATAGTGTTTACGACAAGCAACTCTTTTAGCTTCACCCGAAACCTTTACACAATCAGTAAAGTTTTCATTACATTCCCAGGTATCTTCATCTCCAAGCTTTTTCTTTAGTCTGGAGTATAACAAACTCTGATTGTTTTCGAAGACAATTCGATTAAAGCCTATAACAGCGTCTTCAATGTCTTCACCTGGAAACAGTTTAACACGGATAGCATCGTACTCCTTCGTACTTGCATCCTCGATCTGAAAAATACTTAATTTATCCACAATACTACAAATTTAAATAAGAACAAAACTATACAATGGGGGTGTTTCCCCCGAAGGGGTAAGAGGGGGGCTTGGAGTTTGGTGCTTCACGCTCTCATTATTATGCTATTCAAAATTTTTTATAAAATATTTTTTGAACTATATCCCCACATATGCGTTTAAGTAATGAATATTATATTAGACACTTATGAAAAACAATCAAGTAAAATTTGATAATACAGTAGTTTGGAGAGACTTCACAGCAAAGGATTTTGAGGAAGCACTAAAAATGTTATGTAATGTTGAATATTTTCGTAAACATTGTATACAATTTAGAAACTATATGGTTTGTGCAGACTCACATGAAAAGCAGTTAAAGAATGGGCAAAATTAGTTTACAAACACATAAATAAACACGAACATGATAGAAGCAATTAAAAAAGAACTATTAGAGAAAGGATTTACTTATAATGAATCTAGTAAACTATGGTACTACGAATATAGTGATTTTGAAGTATTAAGTTTTATTATAGATGAACATACCAAAGTAAATGGTGATAAATGTATTAAGGTATCTGCAGTATCTTTAAATAATTATTTTGAAAATTTAACATATTTTAAGATTTGTTATACATTATATTTTGATAACATTAACAAATTTTATGATTTATTAACACTTTTAAATTATAAAATATATTAAAAATAGTTAAATTATGTTAACAAATTGGTTAGAACAACACGGTTTTATATGTATAAAAGACTATGACACTTCTGTAGTATATCAGAAAATCAATAAAGATGATATACTAGAGATAGAAGTATCTAACAATGAAATCATAAATGTAGAATATTATTCAAATGTGGGCAAATATGAAGAAAATATCTATGACTCAATTTCGTTAAATAATCATAAATAATGTTAAAATTATTTTTATTTTACTAAAAATGGAACAAAATTAATATATCAAACGTTATCTGTTACTGAGTAATAGATAGTAATAGATAGATAAACCTAGAGTAAAGATAATAAATTATAAACCATCTACTCTTACTCTAGATTACTTAACTTAATACTATTATGGATGATATAGATTATAACTATTGCAATGATGAAGAGCTTGATATAGATCCTTGTGATGGAGAGTTTAATTATGATTAGATTAGAAATGGGAGAACCAGAGGCTAAAGAAGCTATATTAAAAGGCTTAGTAACAATCAACGATATTGAATACATAGTACACCCTTAACCTAGTGGTAGTTGTGATGGATGTGTCTTTGAAGATAAAGAACATTGTCCAAAGATAGCTTTAGATATATGCTGCACCGGTGGTAATATACTAAAATACAAATTATAATATTTTTGGAACATTTTCAAGAGTTATTACGTTATAGTAACCAATTAAATTAAGTTATTCATGAATACAGAAGATAAAGAATTATTAAATACAGTACTGTCTAAGTTAGAGTTTCAATTTATTAAAGATATTTTGGTAAAACCGTTACCAGAAGAATACATTGAAAAAGAAATAACAAAGCCTATCAATACTGGGGAAACAGATGAAAATGGCTATCAGATTACAGATAGTGAAACAGTTACAGAGAAAGTACCTACAACCTTTAAGAAAGGTGTAGTGTTAGCAATTCCAGCTAACTATCAATGGACAGATCCTAACAATCATCCTGAAGTAGGTGATATTATAGCTTACTCTAGAAAATCTACAATTGATTTTGATCTATTTAAAGATTCTCAGTTAGTAAATCCATATAATGTAGTAGCTTTTATTAAAAAATAAACTAGACTAAAGCGTTAGTCTTTTAATTAAATCGTGGTTGTATGTGGTGTCACTAGGGGTTAGGTTTTACTTAACCCCTTTTTATTTGTAAAAAGTTGCAACAAAAACACAACTATTACGTTATAGAGTCATGATACAACAAATGATACAAAACATGTTAGGAGATTATAGTAAGCTTATAACTCTCCTTCCAAATGGGAAAATTAGATTGAATGTGATTAAAGACATTAATGATATTAATAGTGAAGTAATTGATTCTATCGATTTATCCATGCAAGATGCACTAAGTTTATATAATATCTTTCAGCAACCTAAACAATATACTAGTAACGGTATTACGATTAAAGAAGGTGATACTGAATTTGATATTAATAAGTGGATACAACTTGCAATTAACGAATTTAAAAATAAGTAATATGATTACAGAGTATAAAGTTATTAAACCTTTTGGATGTGCAGAAGTAGATGATGTATTTTCTTATAATAAAGAAAATGAAAATTTCATCATGAGTTCAGAGAAAACTACAGACAACACTTATTCGGCAAAGAGTATGGTTATTTCTGCAAAAGTGATCGATAACTATACAAAAGCAGGTCTTTTATCTCCTACTAAGGAAGATAAAATTGATAACAATTCTGATAAAGTAAAAAAGCTTTATACAGAAATTAAGAGATTACAGAATAAATATAATCAACGTAATAAAGTAGTTGAAGAAAAATATGAAGCAGGTAAAATGCCTACATGTCAAAAAGTAGAACATGATACTGTTTACTTTAATCTGATGAAAGTTCTAAATAAATTTGAATCTATTATAAATGAATAAGCTTGTTAAACAAGTCAACAAGGATGAACTTATAACAGAATTCTTACATACACTTAATGGCATACTCAGGTTAACCGATAGAGAATTAGAGTTAATGGCTACATTGATTAGAATGGATATTGAATATGAAAAAGAACCAAACACAAATAAAAATGTAGCTAATAGACACAATAGAAAATGGATTATTGAGAATCTAGGTATTACTAAAGATAACCTGAGTAGATACATTAAGTCTTTCAAAGATAAAGGGATATTAAAAGCTGGTCCTGCAGAAGATGAATTGTGTGTGAATAAAGCTTTAATACCCATTATTATTGGTGATAGAGTCCAGTTGACTATTATATTGAAAATAAAATATGGAAACTCTGAAAATTAAACCTGGTAGCATCTTACTTTGGAAAGAACATTCAAGAATAACTAAACTATTTAATAAGTTATTTCATAAAGAATTACCATATAATAATTTTTCTTTCTTTCTAAGAGAAATAGAATTATGTTTTCCTATTACTAAAGGTAACAATAATTATGATAAATTAATAATCTTAGAACCAAAAGAAGACTATACAAAAGAAGAAATTAATTTATTAAATTCTTTAGTTATTTTTGATGCTAATGATTATTTTGATACAGTAAAAATATTTGCTAATACGCTTAGACCTAATTCTATAGATTCAAGTAGTAATCCAAATGATTTACTTTGGAATGAAAACTATAAAATAGCATATGATTTCTCAAAAAAGAATTAGCATATATACCCAATTAGCTAACAAATATAACATACCTTATCAAGTAGTAGAAGTAATATGTAATCATCCATTTAAGTTTGCAAATGAAAAGATAAGTAATGCTGATGATATCAAACCAATAATGTTTAGTTATCTTTTCAAGATAAAACCTAAAAAGAAATATGGCAAAGAAATTGAACAAACCTCGTAATATTCTACTATTTCAGAATTTGTATCCAATAAATCTTTATATATCAGATATAGATAATTGGGATAAAATAACTCAATTCTTTGACTTTTTCTTAACTACTAAACATCTTCAAAATGAAGATAAATGTGAAACACCAGATAAACCAAATAACACATTAGGGGTTACTTATTTGGTAGCAGAAAAGAAAAGTGGAAGCATGGGCATACTAATAGTGTTAAAATCTAAAGTAAAATGTTCTACATTAGCTCACGAATCAATTCATTATGCAGACGCAGTTTATGATTTTCTTAGAATGAATGCTGAAGGTTATGATGAAGGAAATGAACAATATGCATATTTAGTTACTTGGTGTGTGGATCAATTAGAAGAATATTTACGATGGAAGGAAAGAAAAACGACAGAAAAGATGATAAGACAAGATGGGAATTAATGCCATTAGATTGTCTTGAAGACATAGCTAGAGTATATACAGAAGGAGCTAAGAAGTATGGTGATAATAATTGGCAGAATCTTGATAATGGTTACGAACGTTATAAAGGAGCTTTATTAAGACATTTGTATGCCGCTGAACATGATGAGTTTGATGAGGAAACAGGATGTAGACATCTGGCACAAGTAGCCTGGAACGCTATAGCTTTACTGTGGTTAAGTAAAAATAGAGACAAGGATTATATCTCTAAAGAAATTTCAAATGCAATAGCCAAAGAAATAGGAATAACACAATCAGTTAATGATTTCTCTACAAAAGATATTTCCTTAAAAGAAGGAGAAAATAAAGAAATTACTGATAATTTTGAAAAAACTTCAGTAATGGAAAATACTTCATTATATGCTAAATATGGTTCGTTATCAATTCGTAGAGCTAATAAAGATAAAAATCTATTTTATCTAATTGATTCTTCTTATCATACTTTATTCGATGATGGTAGTGACAACGGTTATGATAATTATGGAATTGAAACAATAGGTAGACAGCAAGCTAATCTACTTAAGAATCTTTGGAAAGAATTTGAGGAAAGAGAAAAAAATGGAATATGGAAGAAAAATTAGATAAGATATTATTTAATCAATCCATAATATTAAATTTACTGCTGCAGATTCAATCTAAAGTTAATGAAAGTCAATTTGCTGAAGACTATGTTGCAAATTTAGCAGCACAGATGACGGAAATAATATTAGGAAATAATATAGTAAGAAAATAACATGGAAGTAAAGTTTAAGAAATTAACACAAGATGCGGTATTACCTACTTACGCTAACCCAAATGATGCTGGATTAGATCTAACCGCTACTAGGTTTACTCAGGAATTTGATAAGAGTGGTAAAATGGTACTAGTATACCATACTGATTTAGCAGTAGAGATTCCTGAAGGGTATGTAGGTTTTATCTTTATGAGGTCATCTGTATCTCAGAGATCGTTATCATTGTGTAACTGTGTAGGTGTAGTAGATGCTGGTTACAGAGGTGAAATTATGTGTAAGTTTAAACTTACTACGGATGCATTACCTACTATTTATCAACCAGGTGAAAAGATTGCACAATTAATTATTATGCCTTATCCTACTATTGAACCTACTCTAGCTGAAGAATTAGTTGAAGGTGACAGAGGTGAAAACGGTTTTGGTTCATCAGATAATACAATAGAAAATGAGACACAAGAATCAGGACGAGATAGCGGAGCAGCTGAAGGAGATAATAAATAACTACAGTCGTAATCCAGAGTATGTAAATATGTTTTACACTAAACAAGAAGCAATTGATGCTTTAAATAGACATTATAAATTAAGATACTTAAAATTTGATTAATATGATTTACAATTTAAAATACAACAATTTGTTAAGCAGTAAAGATGGTTCTCTTAAAAATATTCAGAATTCTTTTGACAAATACGATATAATCAATTATTATTACATTTTACCTGAAGCTGGAGAATTATACTACGAAGGTCAAAAATATGAAATTACCGAACCTAGTATATTGTTCAGTACGTTTACTATAGAAAAAGATAAAGCTCCTGAAATTATAATTATACCTTGTGCTTCTGCTATTAATAAATTAGTAGAATTAAAAGAAAAGAGAGACAATTATATGAAGTCACGTGATTGTGGAAATTGTGAAAAAGTTTGTTGTGATTGTTGTCTGAACTAATGAAACTATTTGATATTCTGGCAGGTAAAGTAGTTATACACAATGATGCCCTAGGTATCCCGGCCTTTAAAAAAGTATGGGATGCCGATAAGGCAGATAAAGAAATGGCTACTAAATATATCTCATATATAGTTCTTAAAAATAAATATGATAGTCCTTATGTCCAGAGTATGGACAGCGATAAGATAGAGCCAAGATTAAAACAAGAACTGTTTGGAGATAAAAATATAAAACTTCCTAAAGAAGTAATTGAGGCTGAACAAGCTTATATAGCATTTGCAAACACCTTAACACTACAACTACTGCAAAATGCTAGAAAGAAATTAGAAAGTATATCTAGATATTATAGTGAATCCTTAGCTGATGAACTTGATGAAAAGAAGGTAAAAGATATATTAGCAGGTATGGGTTCATTAGGTAATACTATAAAATCTCTAGATTTACTTGAAGCTTCTGTAAGAGCAGAAGAATTAACAAATTCAAAAGTAAGAGGTGGCGGAGAGCTGAATCCGTTCGAATTACCAAAGTAGTTGTAACAATATAAACACAATTTAAAACATTAAAAACCAAGCAGCGTTGCTACATAAAATTATAAAGATATGGCTAAGACTAAGACATCTGGCAAAATTGCCAAGGCTAACGGTACTATTACTCTGGATTTTACAGAAGCATATAAAAGACATCAGGAATATTTAGATACACCTTGTAAGGGTAGTATGCCAATTCCAGAAAAAGCACCTGTTAAAATTTCAACCTGGCAAAAGATCAAAAATTGGTTTAAGAAAAAGTAACATGGTTGATTTCAGTAAGAAGATAATAAATTCAAATAAATTTAGACAGCCGGCCATCCAGTTTATGGAGACCGGCTCTTACTGTTTATACCCTAAAGGAACTTCAGAATACTTTTCGTTTTGGGAAACCGAAATGGACAGATGTATTAATGGGTTTACTGCGGATGATGGTGATTACATTACAGGTTATAACTATTTCTATCTTAATTACTGTCCTATTCAAAGAATTATTTATAAGATTACAAAAGACGCAAAAGGACGTGATGTAGTAAAAAAGACTCGTGAAACAGCTTTCCCTGATTTCTATGATTACGATTATTACTATTTCTTATCTATAGAAGAAGCTGAGAATCAAGGTAAACATTTATGTGTAGCAAAAGCTAGACGTAAAGGTTTCAGTTACAAAGGTGGTGCAATGCTGTGTAGAAACTTCTTTCTAATACCTAATTCAAAATCATATGTATATGCTGCTAATAAACAGTATTTAACAGAAGATGGTATTCTTACCAAGGCTTGGGATTACATGGACTTCATTGATGGTAATACTGCTTGGGGTAAGAAGAGACAAGTATCAAATACAGCCATGAGACGCAGGGCTTCTATGCTTGTTACTGATGATTATGGTAATAAAGTAGAAATAGGTTACAAGTCTGAGATAATGGGTGTGTCTATTAAAGATAATCCTGATTCAGTCCGTGGTAAAGCTGGTAAATTAATCTTATGGGAAGAAGCTGGATCTAATAATCAATTAGAAGCTGCATGGCAAATTGCTAGACCTTCTGTAGAACAGGATGGTGTAGCATTTGGTTTAATGATTATGTTTGGTACAGGTGGTGATGAAGGTGATAATGTAGCAGGTTTAAGAAATGCATTTTATGATCCTAAAGCATTTAACTGTATAGAATTTGATAATATATGGGATGAAGGAGCGCAAGGTGGTAAACCATGTGGATTCTTTGTACCGCAGCATACTAATCTAGATATACGTGATGAGAATGGTAAAAGATTATATATGGATGAAGATGGCAACACATTACATGAAAAAGCCAGAGAATTCATATTAAATCTTAGAGAAGAAGAATTAAAAAGTGCTAAAAGTTCTCAACAGGTCGATAGATATTGTGCCGAACATTCAGAGACGCCAGCAGAAGCATTTACTGAACTATCGGGTAACATATTTCCCAAAAAAGAATTACAAAAACAATTAGCTAGAATAAGAACTAATAAGAAATTAGCTAATGCTAAACAAGTAGGATACCTTACTGAGGTAAAAGGAGAAATAGTATGGAACATCTCAAAAAATAAAAATGATATAAAAGAGTTTCCTTTACCTAAAACTGCTGATCCTACAGGGGCTGTGGTGATATGGGAACATCCAGTAAAGGATGCACCTTTTGGTTTATATATTGCTGGTATTGACCCGTATGATCAAGATCAATCTGGTACTAATTCTCTTGGTTCTTGTATTATATACAAACGTTTTCAAGATTTTGAATCCTATCAGGATATAATAGTTGCAGAGTATACTGGTAGACCTAAAACAGCTGAAGAGTTCTACGAGAACGTTCGTAAGTTACTTAGGTATTATAATGCTAAAGCAATGGTAGAAAATCAGAATACTGGTATTTTTACTTATTTTAATAATAAGCATTGTAATTACTTATTAGCTGATCAACCAGATATCATACGAGATATCACTAATTCCTCTAAAGTAAACAGAGGAAAAGGCTGTCATATGACAAAAGAGATTAAAGCTTGGGGTATTGATAGAATAAAAGAATGGCTTGAAGAAGATCTTGGTAACGATACCTTAAGGTTAAATACCATTATGTCTGAACCATTACTTGAGGAATTAATCAAATATAATGAAAAAATTAATGTAGACCGAGTAATGGCACTACTACAGATTATGATATACAAAGAACAATTGTATAATTATCAAGTAAAGCAAAAGACTGAAAAGGAGAAACAGATTAGATTATTTAATGCTCCTTTATTTAAAAATTACGATAATACTTATGAGCCACAGATAAATAACAGTTTTAGTACAACCACTTATATGTTTACTAACTAATATGGAAAGAAATATATCAAACATGCCTGTACAAAAGCTACCTATGTCTAAAAAGACAGAGGAATGGCGTAGAGATTGTGTAGACTATTTTATAGGTATATCTGGTTTTTCTTCTGCTAACTCGATTCCAGACGAAGAGGAATTACAGAGTTATTATGATTTATATAATAGTATATATAATGAAAAAGATCTTAAGTATGTTACAAATCCTTTTAACCAAGATGATGGTTTTCCAGCAATGGCTCAGGATTATAATATAATTAGACCTAAAATAGATTTATTATTAGGAGAAGAAACAAAGAGACCTTTTAACTACAATGTATGTAGAACTAGTGATGCTGCTGCTGGAGATATTCAAGAGAAAGCTAAACAAATGTTATTGGAATATGCACAAGCAGCAATGATGGCTCAATTAGGTCCAGAAGAACAACAAAGATTTCAACAAGCTTTACAAACAGGCGAAATACAGACACCAGAAAAAATACAAGAATATCTCACTAAAAGTTATAAAGATGTTGCAGAAATAACTGCATATAATTCTTTGAACTTCTTATGGAAAAAATTAAATTTACCACACGAATTTGAAAAAGGATTTAAAGATGCTTTATGTGGTGGATTGGAATTCTATTACGTAGGTATTAGAAATGGTGATCCATTTGCAGAGAGAGTTAATACTATGGATTTTAAATATCCTGCAGAAGAAGGTATTGAATTTGTAGATGAAGCATCTTGGTGTGTAAGAAGAATACGTACATCAGTAGCTAGTTTATATGATGATTATTATGATAAACTAGATGAAAAACAGTTAAATCATTTATTAGAATTAGTAGGTCAGAAACCTACTTCTGGCTATGGTCCTGACAAAAGTCCTGTTGATGATTATAATCATATTACCTTAAATAGATATAATTCAATTAATGGATATCTAGAAGACAGAGTATTAGATGATGTTATATTATATCATGTATGCTGGAAATCGTTTAAGAAAATAGGTTTTGTAACTATTTTAAATCCTGAAACAGAAACAGTTGAAGAATTTGAAGTAGATGAAACTTATAAAGAAACAGGTAATGAAATAGATATTGAATGGAAATGGATTACTGAAACTTGGGAAGGCTATAGAACTGCGGATGAAGGTGATGAAGATGCACTTTACTTTGGAATGCAACCTGTAGAATATCAGTTTGAAAATAGTTCTACATTAAATTCTGGTAAATTACCTTATACTGGAGTGGCTTACAGTAATACCAATAGTAAAGCTAAATCTCTAGTAGCTATTATGAAACCATTACAGTATATGTATATTATCTTGTGGTATCGTTTAGAATTAGCTATAGCGAGAGATAAAGGTAAACTTCCAGTGATTGATGTGACTCAAATACCAAAAAGTATGGGTATTGATGTTGATAAATGGATGCATTACATGAATGCGCTGGGTGTAGTATTTGTTAATCCTTACGAAGAAGGATGGAACATTCCTGGTAGAGAAGGTGGTAAACCATCACCATACAATCAATGGGCCTCTATTGATGCTAGTATGGCCAATACTATTAATACTTATATCGGATTACTAGATAAGATAGAACAAATGGTATCAGAATTATCTGGCGTATCTCCTCAGAGACAAGGAGCTATTTCTAGTAATGAATTGGTTGGTAATGTTGAAAGATCTGTAGTTCAATCTGCACACATTACTGAACCTTGGTTCTGGTTACACAACCAGGTAAAGAAAAGAGTTTTATCAATGTTATTAGATACATCTAAGTATGCTTGGAAAGATACTAAAAAGTATTTACATTATATGCAAGATGACGTTACAAGAGTATTCTTGCAAATAGATGATAACTTTTGTTACGAAGATTTCGATATATTTGTATCTGATAGTACTAAGGATAATCAAGCAATTGAACAATTACATAGTTTGATTCAACCTGCAATGCAGAATGGTGCATCATTATTAGATATTGCTGAGATCATTACTCTGGATAACTTAAGCATGATTAAATCTAAGCTTAGAGATATCGAGAATAATAGAATGCAACAGCAACAGGCTTTACAAGAGCAAGAAGCACAACAGCAACAGCAACTTGTTCAGATGCAGAATGAAGTTAAAGAACAAGAACTTATGCTTAAAGAGGCTGAAATGGATCTTGAAAAATATAAAATTGATCAAGATAATGCTACTAAGATTACTGTTGCTCAATTGAATGCTTATCGTGGTTCTGAGAATATGGATCAGGATATGAATGGCATACCCGATCCTGTAGAAATAGGTAAACAAGAAATTGAAAGACAAAAAGCTGTATCTGATGCAATGACTAAACAAATGGATATTGCAAATAAGATGCGAGCTGAAGATAATAAGAAAGCAATAGAGCAACGCAAGATAGAAGCACAGAAAGAAGCTGAAAAACTTAAAGCTACTATTGAACGTGAAAGAATAGCTTTAGAAAAACGTAAATTAGAAGAAGCTAAGAAGTTGCAGATTCTTAAAGATAAAGCTGCAATGGAACGTGAAAAATTAAAAGCCAAGACAGCCCTTAAAAACAAAGTGGTAGGAGAGGCTAAATCTAAAACTAAAAAATAGGAGGAATTAATTATGGCATGTGGAAGTAAGAAAGGCGGAAGCAAGAAAGGTGGTAAAACTGGTAAAACAGGTAAGTAATATGAAAAAGCTGTTAAATAAAATTAAAAATGCAGCATTGTATACTTGGCAATTACCCCAGAATTTACTGGGGTTAGCCTTGTATCATTGCTATAAAGGTTATGAAGTCTGTACTAAAGAAACTTGTGGTGAGTGTATTAAATGTAAGCTATCTAGTAATATGCGGAGTGGCATCACTCTTGGGAATTATATTATTGTTAATAATATTAAGCATTTGCGTCACGAATTGGGCCATACTAGACAATCGAAAATCTTAGGTCCCTTGTATTTATTAGTAATAGGTTTACCTAGTTTAATACATGCAGGATTACATTCTAAAGTATGTAAAGATAAAAACTATTATCATTTCTATACTGAACATTGGTTATTTCCTGAAGAAAATAAATAATTATGAAATGGTCAGATCTAACATTAAAAGAGCGTAAACAAATATATGATGCGGTTAGAGCTGAGAATCCTAATGCTAGCTACTTTGATATTAAATCACAATTTGACTTAATTCCTGAATACGAAGATGGAAAGGATAACTCCGTAGTTGCAGTGTATAGTTTACCCGAAGTAAACGTATATCCTCAGAACAGGTTCGGTGATATAGCTAGATCACGGGGTTATGAAACTGCGAAGAATTGGCAAGCCGTTAAAAACGCTACTACTGCTGGTATTAACGGATTCGCTAATGATCCTAGAACTCAATTTGTTTTAGCAGCTTTACCGATACCTAGTGGTGTTGAAGGTTTATCGGATGTAATGAATATCATGAAACCTGCTTCTAAATCTAAACAATTGTTTTATCACGGAAGTCCAGTAAGATTTGATAAATTTGATGCTCAATTTATAGGTAGTGCAGAGGGTGGTAGCAAAGCAATGAAAGGTATAAATTTGTGGCACAATTCACCTAAAAATGCACCAAAGTTTGCAAATATTAAAAGTTCTGATGCTCCGATACATTTGGGTAGAAGTAGTAAACCTTTAGGTGGAGAATTAAATCCTACAGTATATAACGTGATAGGTTCAGACTTAAATTTATATAAAACTGAATCAAACCGAGTAAAATCATTATTACAATCCAATTTAGAGGCTTTAAAATATGATGGAATACAAACTCCTTCTCAAACAACAGTATTTCCTGGATCTATTAATAAATTGAAAATCGTTAAGAAACAGTCAATTCCAGATTTTATAAGAAGCCATCCAGAAGTAGACAAGTGGACACAATGGACTACAAATGAAGAACTCAGAAATTTAGTGGAATCTAATATTCCTGCATACGAAGAGGGTGGTAAGAAGATAATGCCACCAAAAGAGTTGGGTCTTACTCCAGGTACTCCAGAGTATTATAAGAGACAGCAACAAATATCTGGTAAAGCAGAATTAGTTCAACCTGAAGCATATATAACTCCTGCAGGTTATATAAAAGATGCGATTACTACTGCAGAAGAATTAGAAAAAGGTAATTATGGTAATGCCGCGGTAAGTACATTAATGAATGCCATTCCTTGGGGTGTTGGTAAGGGTTTAAGAAAAATAAAATCTAGAGTAAGTAACACATTAAACACTCCTATTGAAATACATAGTAGTATGGTTGATGAATATCCTTCTATTTTGGCAGAAAAGGCTCGTAGTAAAACATCAAAGAATAAGAAAAAAGTCAAAGAGGAAAGTGATTATGATTCTGAATTTTCTGAAGTAATAAGACGAGATAGAAATATCAAGAAATATGAAAAAGAAATTAATAAGACTATAGAAGATGCGGTGCTACCAGATAAGAAAACTTATGAGTTAGTAAAAGGAATTGATACTGCGTATGGTACAGATTATCTTGATGCATACAAAAGAATAGCTGCAAGAGATATGACAAATCGTGGTAAATATATTAAATATGCAGAATTGCCAGGTAATAAAAATGCAAAAATAAGTAGAGTACGAGATGTACAAGACTATGGACCTGTAGTTGATGATTATGTTATTACTATAGATCCATTACAATATTTACCAGGAACAGCAAATCATGAATTAGGGCATTTAGCTGATCAATTGGCATCAGATGCAAACAATCGTTATTTAACATATTTACTAGATGAAGGTAATATTATGGGTCCAGGAGAATTACGTAATAAAGGAATTAATATTAATCCAAACATGCAAGCGTATTTATTAGATCCTAGTGAATCAAAATCCCATATGTTGCATTTGAAAAGAGCTTTAGTAAATGAAGGTAAGATACATGACTGGAGTTCAAAGGTTAATCAAAATACTATTGAAGATTTTTTATTTGATCCTAGAAATACAGGTGTTGTTAATAATGCTAATAAATTGCAATACAACATGTATAGAAATAAATCTAGATTTGTAGATAGGATAAATAATTTAACTCCAATGGAATTTATTACTCCATTATTATTACCTGTTGCCGGATATGAAATAAATAAAGAATAATCAATATGGAAGAAATTTATCCCTTATATCCAATACCAACTTATAAAGATGGTGGGATACATATAAAGAAGAAAAACAAAGGTAAGTTTAACGCTCTTAAGAAAAGAACAGGTAAGAGTACTGAAGAATTAACTCATAGTAAAAATCCTTTAACACGTAAAAGAGCTATATTTGCGCAAAACGCTGCTAAATGGAATAAAGGTAAAAAGAAAAAATAATCTAATTAATTACAATTATGGATAACAATAGTAATGATACACTATTTGGATTTGAAGCAATATCTAATATGTTTGTAGAAGATCATTCTAACACGACTACAATTACTCCTACTCCGGACGATCCCGATGCGATGACTGATGAGGAGTTAGAAGAATTGAAAAGACAATCAGCAAAAGCTAGACCAGCCACTCCAGGTGCTAAGAACAAGAAGCAGGAACCTGAAGAAGATGTGGTTGATGATGATGACGATGTAAATGATATTGACGATAACATCGACGATGACGATAAAACAAAGAATAAGAAAACTAAGAAAGTAGAAGAAGATGATGATGTCAATAATATCGATGATAACGATGATGATGTAGATGAAGAAGAATCTTCTAAAGTTACAGCATTATTCGATGCTATTGCTGAAGAATTAGAATGGGAATTTGATGACGATGAAGAAGAAGAGAAACCAAAGACTGTAGAAGAATTGGTTAACTATTTTAAAGAAGTTATCAAAGAACAATCAGTTCCTCAGTATGCTAATGAAGACGTAGCTAAATTGGATGAATTTGTACGTAATGGCGGCGATCTTAATGATTATTTTACTCTTACTCCAGAGATCGATTATGAAAACTTTGATACTACAATTGAAAGTAATCAGAAGCAAATTGTTAAGATGCTATTAGCTGAAAAAGGTTTTAACGAAAAGCAGATTGCTCGTAAAATCGAAAAATATGAAGACGCTGGTATCTTGGAAGACGAAGCTGAAGATGCTCTGGAAGCAATGAAGGAGATAGAAGAGACTAAAAAGGAACAGCTATTAGAAGATCAGAGAAAGCAACACGAGCAAATGGTAGCTCGTCAACAAAAGTTTATGGACGACGTTGTCGGTGAAATAAACGCTATGAAAGACATTCGTGGAATTAAAGTTCCCGAGAAAGATAAGAAAGCTTTACTTGCATATATATTCAAAGCAGATGCTAATGGTAAAACTCAATATCAAAAAGATTATTCAAAAAGCGTAAAAAATTTAATAGAGTCTGCCTATTTTACAATGAAAGGCGACACTTTACTTGATACTGCTAAGAAAATGGGTACTAGCTCAGCTATTAAAAATCTGAAACAGAGTCTCAGATCTACGGGTGTTAGTAAAGGTACAAGAAGAATCAATACCAACTCCTCTAACTCTATATTTAGTCGCGCAGTACAACTACTTTAATTAAATAAATTTTATTAATATTTATGGATAACGGAATTTTAAATAATTTACAGATCGGTAGAGGTAAATGGTTTTCAGATCTTGTAGATGAAAACATGATTTCAAATGCAATGTTAACTAGACCGTATGAAGTAACACGTGTTATTTCTTATGTATTTGGTTCTAAAGATGATGGTTATAGCACGTCTTTGGATGCTATTACTGGTGGTCTTGGTAATGTAATGTCAATTGATCAGAGAGATTACGAATGGAACGTAATGATCGATACCGATAGAGCTGTAACTATTCGTTCTGCAAAGTGGAATGGACAAGAAATTACTGCCGCTAATGCAGATACAGTTATGGCAGGTTTGGGTAACACACCTATCATGTTATGGTTGGAAGATAAATGGTTTGGTCCAGGTGCTATCTTGGAATTCGATGACAGAAACTATCAGGTACGTGTATCTGGTGCACCTTATCAGGATGGTAACGAATGGGTTTACACTTGTTTCATTGCTGATGGCCAATCTAGTTCTTATATTCCTGGTGAATATTTAGTATCTGGTCATCAGGTATCTCGTTTGGCTTCTGCTTATGAAGAATACAGCGAAGAAGGTGATATCCTGAACTATAATACTCATTTCAAGATGAGAAACTTCTTGTTTACTACTCGTCTGGATTATGATATTACAGGTACAGCTTATTCTACAGTACTGTGGATCGCTTTAAAAGATCCTAAAACAGGTAAGACTTCTTACTTATGGTCTGATTATCAGGAATGGAAAGCTATGAGAGAATGGTCTAAGAGATGTGAACGTATGTTAGTTTACTCCAAGAGTAATGTAAACAAAGATGGTTCTACTTCTTTATTGGGTACTAATGGAAGACCTGTTTATATTCCCGCTGGACTGTTGCAGCAGATTGCTCCGTCTAATAGACGTTATTACACTGAATTGACAGCTGAACTATTGGAAGACTTCTTATTTGACCTGTCTTATAACATTTTAGGTACTAATGAGCGTAAGTTTGTTGCTCTGACTGGTGAAATGGGTATGAGAGAATTCGATAGGGTTTTGAAACAGAAAGCTGCTACTATGAATTTAATTGATACTAAGTTTGTAACCGGTTCAGGTCAGTCTTTAGTATTAGGTGGTCAGTTTGTTACTTACAAAATGACTAATGGTATCGAATTGACATTGAAACACTTCCCGCTGTATGATGATACAACTTACAATCGTTTGTTGCATCCGGTTTCTGGTAAACCGCTGGAATCTTATAGAATGACATTCTTGGATCTGGGTCGTAGAGATGGTAAATCTAACATCGTTAAGGTAGTTAGAAAAGGTCGTGAAATGGTAATCTGGAATACTTCAGGTTCTGTTGCTCCTGGTGCTGGTTATGGTAAGAGCGCAAGTACAGTTAGATCAAACGCAAAGGACGGTTACAGCGTACATCTTCTCGGTGAAATGGGAATCTGTCTTTTCGATCCCCGTGCATGTGGGGAGTTATTGATGGATGTAGAATCCTAAGTAATAACATTAAGAAATATTAATAAGAGGGGGCTTCGGCCCCCAATTATTATTTTTAAACAATAAGATTATGGAAGTAGTATTAAAATTCGCCCGAGTAAATCCGTGGGCTGGAATAGCTAAATATAAAAATTGTTACGATTATATTGGTACATATTGGACAAGAGCTGGTAACATTCATACAGGTTTAAGTGAAGAAGATGCTCGTAGACTTGAAAAAGCTATGGGTTATGAAGAAGGTCATTTAGCACCTACTAGTTCTTTTTGGAAAACTTATAGTGTAAGATTAGGAGCTAAAGATGTTTTCTTGCATACTGAAAAACCTGAAGATGAATTAGCGTATCTGTTTTTAAAAAATCATAAAAGAGTTGCAACTGGTTTAAGCAATATCAGACCTCAACATGATTATGTATTAGTTAATACTGATGCTGAAGCAGAAGCTGCTAACAAACTTAACAAAATTAAACGTGAAGCATTTGCAGAATTTAATAAGATGTCTCTCGAAGAGATGCGTAAATGTTTACGTATTTATGGTCATAAGTCAGACAACATTAGCAATGAATTAGTAGAAAGCAAGTTGTTTGAATTGATTGAAAAAGATCCTCGTAAATTCTTCTTACTGTGGATTGATAACAAAAATAAAGATACTCAATACATTTTAGAGACTGCAATTAGTAAGAATGTAATTCGTAAGTCAAAAAATGTATACTATTATGGTACTGACGTGATTGGTAGAAGCCAAGACGATGCTATTAGTTTCTTAAATGAAAAGGCTAATCAAGATATCAAAATGGCAATCATGCAAGAAATTGAATCTAAATAATTATGAATATTAGTGAATTACATATAGCATTTAAAATAGAAGCTGACAAGAATGCCGTTAATATTGGTATGTCTGGTTGTCCTTCTTTTTTACCTGAGGAAATAGATTATTGGTTATATGCTGCATACCTCAGTAAAATAGCTACCAAGTTTACGGGCAATAATACTATTAGAACTCCTTTTGAAGAAAATAGTAAACGTGTATCAGACCTTGAAGGTTTAGTAAAAACAGATAAAGGTTTAACACTATTGAGTGAAACAACTAGTAATAGATTAATGCTCAATGACTTTAAATCTACTATTACTTATGGTAGTCAAACTCAAGATAAACGTATGTATTTTATTCAAGGTACATTACACTTTGGTAGTAAATTAGCTAATGTAAAACTAATAAGTCATGAAAACGCAATGAGGTTCTTAGAGACATATAATAACAAACCTTGGATAGAAGAACCTGTTGCTATACTAGAAGATAATAAGTTGATAGTGTTCGTGGATAGGGATCTTATGACTGGTCCCTATACTATCGACTTAACTTATCTAGCATATCCTAAAAGATTAAACAATCAGGATATTACTTCAGGTATGGATGAAATACCAGAGTATATGCAGTATGAAGTAGTTAAGTTAGCTGCTGATATGGCATTAGAAAATATAGAATCACCAAGAGTTCAATCACACCCACAATATGTGGCACAATTAGCAGAATAGGAGGTATAATATGTTAGCCAAGGAAATGCAAGCTGAATTTGAACGTAGGTTACAATTAATAGATCCTACTCTTACTATAGAACAAAAACCTAATTCAGATCTTATTTTCTCATTGTTAAATGAGGCCCAAGATCGCTATGTAATGATGAACTATGTGGGCGATGATCAAATGGAAGTTGAGACTAATACTCAAACAAGAAACACTGATTCTATCAAAAGTCTGTTGGTTGAAAAAGAACTTACTCAAAGTGGTTCGACATCCAATGGTATCGCAAGGTATAGGTTACCTTACTCCACTACTGATGAGTATTTCTTATACGTACACTCCGTAAGTAAAGTAAAAGGTACTTATAAGCAGTATACTACTGAAACTAAAGTAGATAATCAATTAGTAAAATATAGGGATCTACCAAAGTTTATGAAGACTGCTTATAATACACCAATTGTAAGACAACCAGCAGTAGCTTTAATATCTGATCCAACTACTAAATACATGTATATGGAAGTAGTAGTAGATGCTTACACTACTTTAAACGGTGTTATTCTTACTTACTATAGAAAACCATTAAGATTTAATACTACAACTGGTGCTTCAAAATGTGAATTACCTGAATCTGTTCACAGTGAAATAGTTGACCTTGCTGTCAATATGTTTATCACAGAAGGTAAATACAGATTACAAACTAAACCATCTAACCAAAGTAATAGAGAATAATTATGAAGTTCATTGAATTACAAACTGCATTTGAAACCGAAATAGGTTTACTTGATAATAATATTGAGAAACCAGTTACAGCAGATATTGAATATTGGTTAATGGCTGGTTTAGATAAGTTTATTAAAACTAGATACTCAGGTATCAATTACAAGCGTACAGCATTTGAACAGGATCAGAAAAGAATTGATGATCTTCGTACACTTGTAACCAATAAGACATATCAGTTTACAACATTCCCAGAAGAACAAGTAGTTACATTACCAACAGATTATATGTTTACTTTAGGTGAAACAGCAGTAATCTATAGTAATAACAACTGTTGGCCCAAGGGACCGAATGGTCAACCTAGGACTAAACACACAGATGTGTTAGAAGCTACTATTGAGAATTTTGATAGACAAAGACAAAATACATTATCAGAGTATAGATTACATGGTACTTCAGCAAGACCTTTGAGATTATTTCAAGGTAATGAAATCCATTTATATACCGATGGTAATTACAATATAAAGAATTATATCCTCACATACTTGAGGACTCCTAAAAGGATTAGTCTTACTACGGCTCCTTTTGATGAGTATACGGATATGCCAGTATCTACTCATCAGGAAATCGTAAAAATAGCGGCTGAATTATACTTAGAAAATAAGGCTAATCCAAGATATCAATCGTATATGAACGAAGTTTCAACAATGGAGTAAGTATACGTTTTTAAATTCTTAGTTTAACCTAACGCGGAAACTTGAAACACAGGAGTAGAAGGGTTAAATACAGTTAAACTAGGATATCCGTTTAACTAAAAACAAATTAATATTATGTTACAGCACGTGAATACTGTACTGATTGCCAAAACAGCTCCTGCTTCTTTTTCTACAGCAGATGCTTTGGCAGATGGTGCAATCGCTTTGTTTGATGAAAATAAGAAAATTTTAACATCTGCTGCATTAGCTGCAGCAGCTAAATCTATTTATGTAGGTGTTTGTGAAGGTAAAGAAGATGTATACGATCAGAAAGGTGCTAAGAGCACTAAATCTGTAATTAGATTTTCTATGCCTATTCAAAAAGGTTCTAATCCTACTTTGGTAGTAACTCCTTTCGTTGCTAAAGCTGAAGATAAGATTGTTATTACTGCTACTAATGTAGCTCCGGAAGTTGGTCATCGTTATGTTTTACGCTTAGTTTATAACGACATTTACGAAGCTCCGGGTCAGTTTACTCATACGTATGAAGTAATCGCTAAGACTACAGCTCCGAAGGATTTGGTTGATGCCTTTGTAAAGAAAATTAATAAACACAAAGAAGCTAGAGTTACTGCTAGCGCTAGTGCAGCTGTATTGACTTTGACAGCTAAAGAAATTCCTTACAATGAAGGTATTACTTTGGATCATGGTTATACTCAGGTATCTGTAGAAGCTTTCATGTGGACAACGATTCCTTCTGGTTTATTGAGCAACGTAATGTATCCGATTTCTAATCTGACAATTGCTAAAACTCAAGGTACTCCGGGTAAGGGTAACGCTTACATTGTTAGAGATCGTGAAGATGCAGCAATGGGCTACAGAGGTATTACTCATAGAGCTAATGGTATCTATCCTTATATTGCTCCGGAATTTAGATCTGATTTGAGTGCAGAATACGATACTATTACAATGGAATGGGATAATAAATATCTGTCTGATGATAATCAATATATTAAAACAACTCCGCTGGCAGTTGAAATGTACATTGTAAAAGATCAGATCAAAACAAATAAATTATTTGTGAATATGATTAAATCTTTCATTTCTGGTGCAGAAGTATCTGAATAAGGATTTAATTAATTTTTAACCATGAAAGGGATTGGGGAAGTTATCCCTAATCCCTTTTCTTTTTATATACGATTGATATGAATGACATAAACGATAGCTTGTATTATGCAGAAGTAAAATTACTTACAAAGTACTGTCATAACTGCTTAGATAACAAGATGAAAGATAAAATCATGATGTTCTTATTCAAGAAAACTTTATATGAAAATGCTATAGCATTAGACTTTACAGAAGATGCAGATAGATATTATAAAGAAATGCTTAACTTGCTTGATATGAGAACATGCAATTGTACTATTAATGACTGTAAAAATTGTAAAGATGGATATTGTGAATTATGTAAATAAGGTTGGGGAATTAGTTAATCAGTCTACTAAGTACAATGCAAAACTGGATAGAGTTTCTATTACCAATTTAGTATTATTGTTACATTTAGATAAATTATCTAGTTGGGCTAGTACTAAAGTAGATGATGAAGATTTTCCCATTACTCAGGAAGATGTAGATAAAATTATAGAATGTATGCATTGTTTAAGAAAACAAATTAATTTCTATCCAGAAAAAGATATCGACGATGATTGTATATTAACAGAAGTAGAAGAACATATAATTCAAGAGTAATATGAATAAAAAGATATCACAATTTGAGGTTACCACATCTTTTGAAGATAATGATATTCTAACTCTTGTACAAGATAAAACTAATAAGATAATCCATAAAGATGATTTTGAAACTAGTTTATCTGGTACGTTTGCAACTAATGAAAGAGTAGATGGTATTGAAGAAGATGTAGCTAATCTTGATATTAAAGTAGACAACAATTATACAGATCTATCCAACAAGATAGTAGAAGGAGATACTAATGTTACTAATAATCTAAGTAGTAATATTAATAGTTACTATGATGTACTAAACAATAAGATCATTACTCTTGAAGATAAACACGATAAAGATTTAACTGAAGTTAATGATACAGTACAGGGTTGGATAGATACTATTGATGATAAGTCTACAAAGGAACAATTACAAAACCTATTAAATAGGTTAATTGAAGATGAAAACATCATTACAGCATTAGCAGATTTAATTGCAAATGGTGGTGGTAGTGGTGAAGCACCCGGTTTTCATACACAACCTACTAGTACCATATTTCCGTTATCCGGGTATTATTATAATGGAGATACTAGCGATTTAACTACTACAGATACTTTAAATCAAGCTTTATCAAAATTAGAAGGTAAAATTAAATCTGTAGAGGGCAGTATAGGCGGTGATACGAAATATATGATCACTAGTACTGACAATACTCAACCTACAGATGGTAATTTGTATTCAGCTAGAAGATCTGATTTGAACTATATATCTAAAAAGGTTGATGATACAGCAAATGGTTATATTAAGTTTTTAAAAGGAATACAGGGAGGTCAAACATTTAGAGAAGGTTTTCTAGGCGAAGGTGCTTCTTTATATCCGATTAATGGCAGATGGAAGTTTGAAGTAGATGATTTGTTTGTTAGAGGTAGAATGACTGTTAATGAACTTCTAGTAAATGAAATAAAAGCTACTGGTGGAGATATATTAGTTTCAGTTGCCGATCTTGAAATACTAGATGTTACTACTACTCCAGATAATGATTACAAGTGTACATTTGATACTCAAGATGGTACTGTAAGAAATCCTTTTGTTGAAGGCGATCAAGCTATATGTCAAATCTTTGATGGTAAAAATGTTAAAAGATATTGGCGCATGGTATCCGAAGTAGGTACTGACTATGTGGTTTTATCAGATTCTGTATGTGAACCTGGTAGTTCTATTCCTGAACCCAAAGATAAAATTATTCAGTTAGGTAATAGATACCCCGGTAATGAAGATCGTAGATCTGCTATTATGATATCTGCTAGAGGCACAGAAGGACCTAGTATTACTTTATATGATAATATTGACGATTTTAATTTAGTAGGTAAAGATCGTACAGTTATAGGTAAAAATAGTAGATTTGTTGGTACTTTATCTCAGGTGTCTAGCAATGGAGATATTATCAGAGTACCCATTGATAGAGGACAATTTATAGCTGGCACTACATATTATTATTATGATAGAGTATCATATAATGGTTCATTATGGTTATGTATGGCTACTCAAACCACTAGTATCCCTAGTAAGGAAAATGACGAGTGGTTATTGCAAGTAGAAAAGGGTGAGCAAGGTGCTGCTGGTGCAGATAAAGCTAAATGGGTAGAAATTACTGGGGAAAGATTATTCATGTATGATAATCCTAACTTTGAAGGTACTCCTACACCATCTGTTATTACATTGTATTGCAATACTTATAATATAGAAAATCCTGTATTTACTTGGGTAAATAGAAATACAAATGAAACAATAGGTACTTCTCAAGCATTAGATGTACGTCCTGATATGTTTGGGGATCTTAGAAATTTTGTAGTACGTTGTACTGTAGTTAATGGTAAAGAAAGTTTTTATGATGAAACTCAGGTAGCCAAACTTGGAGATGGTGCAACTGGAGAAGATGCTTTCTATATAGACCTGAGTAATGGTAATATGACAGTACCTTATGATTCATCTGGTAATAATCCACAAATCACTATTACCGATGTGTATACTTACGTGTATGCTTATCAGGGAACAAATCAATTATATATTGATAGTATAACAGCAGAAACTATTGAAGGTATAGCTACTGTTACTGTGGATGGTGATAAAGTGACATTAAATACTTTAGGATCACCTTCTGCTAGAATACGATTAACAGTTAACATCGGTTCCATGTCCTTTACTAAGGATTTATGGATTAATAAAGTGCAAAATGGTGAGAATGGGTTTGATGGAATTGATGCTTGCTATGTATTAATATCCGGAGAACAAGTGTTTAAGTACGATAAAGAAGGTTTAGTTAGCCCATCACAAATAACTTTATATGCTAGTTCGTATGGGATTGAATCTCCTACTTATTCTTGGTATTGGAAAATCGTAGGTACGGATAACTGGAATCTTCTTGAAAATGAGATTGCAGAAACTTTAGTAATTTCACCAAATGGTTCATACTTTAATAATTCTGTTAACGAAGTAACTTTTAAAGTAGAATGTACTTCTGCTTTAGGAGGAGCTGTATATCAGGATATGTTAACAATTAATAAATTGTATGATGGAAAAGATGGAGAAAGCCCATATAGAGGTGTATTAACTAATGAAGCTCATACAGTAGCTGCTAATTGGTTAGGAGAAGTAGAATCATCAGAATTAGCAAAAGCTTCTACTAATTATTATTTATATCAAGGTACTAGAAAATTAGAAAATAGTGAATATGCTATAACTTATACTAATTTAGATAACAATGCTCAAAATCAATTATCTATTGATACAAATAATAATAAACTTACTGTAGCTAGATTAGGTAATGGTTTTGATAGTACAGTGTTTAAAGTAGAATTTCATGTACCTGCTTCTTCAGCTTCTCCAGTAGTAGATGTATGTGATTTTACTATCACAAAAGCTAAAGGTGGAGTTCCTGGTGATTTTGAAGTATCTATTTATTGTAGATCTAACGAATCTCAACCAAATCGACCTTCTATGACATCTAGACCTACTTCAGGAGGCACATATAGTAATGGTAACTACTGGTATGTAGATGCTCCTTCTGCAAGTGGTTATGCTATATGGAAAAGTACTGCTTTGTTTGATGGAGAAACCGGTTTACTTAAGTCTGGAGAACAGTGGACATTACCTACAAAAATATCAGGTAAAGATGGACAAGATGGACAAAATGGCGCACAAGGTCCTGCCGGACCACAAGGATCTAAGGGAGATCAAGGTCCTGCTGGAGATCCAGGTCCCGCATTAAATTTTAGAGGAGAATATAATAAGGATGCTACTTATTATAAAACAGCAGAATTGGTAGATGTCGTAAAAAGAGATGGAGTATATTATATGGCAAATAAAGCTACAATTACACCTGGTTGGTCTAGTTCTGAATGGAAATCATTAAATTCATTTGAGAATATTGCAACTGGTTTATTATTTGCTGAAGAAGCTACAATTGGTGGTTGGCGCTTTAGTCCCGCTTCTAGTAGTTATTTTAGATCAACAAATGATGTAGTGTGTTTCTATCCATCTACAGATGGTATGACTCCATTTTTAGCAGCAGGTACTGGTTCAAATAAAGGTGCCATTTCTTCGGGAGGTACGAAAATTACAAACTCAAAAGCTCCTTTAAAATTATGGGCAGATGGTATCATTACAGTAGGAGATGGTTCTAGCAGTTCTAGAGCAGGGCTAACAGGTGTGGGAACTTCTTCAGACTCTGTAAGAATCTGGGCAGGTACAAATCATGGTAATAGAACTTCTGCTCCTTTTAGAGTACTTGATAACGGTAGTATGGTAGCAACAAATGGTACATTTACTGGAAATGTTACTTGTACTTCTTTAATTGCTCAAAATATTGATTATAGTAACTTCTCAATACCTGGATTAAAAGTATCTGCAGTAGTAACTACTACTCCTTCTCCTGGTTCTGCTTATTACTTTAGAACTAAAGATTTTGGTATTACTGTTTCTAGAGCAGCTACTGGTAGATATACTATTAATTTTACTCCTGCTAGCACAGCGTATTCTCCTGTGTGCATGATTTATAATCCAACAACTAACGTTGGCAATAGTTTTAGAGGAGGGTGTCAAATTGGAACTTTATATTCTGGAAAATTTGATGTAATGTGGTTTGATACCGATGGAAATGCTCATGATATAGATAGATTTGTAGTTTTAATTTTCTCTTATTAAGTATGGAAGTATATTATATAACTAGGAATAGTGCTGGTGTAATAGATAAAGATTTTCTATATAATTACCTAGCAGACAAAATTGTATCATCTTTAGATGAACTTGATGACGATGATAAAATGCTTTTATTAAATGAAGAACAAAGTGCATTTTATCTGAAATATGCAGATTATGTTATAGATGACCCCTTCGCTGTGTATAACATGCGTACTCCAGATATTACATTAATTAATGAGCGAATAAAGAAAGAAAGAGAAAATAAATATATCGCTAAGACAGATAAACTTTATATGGCATATATAAAATATAAAGAATTTGGAGAAGATGAGGCAGCAGCTAAAGCTTATAATGAATGGAAACAAGCTGTGTTAGAAATAGAAGAAGCTAACCCATATATTACAGAATAACATGATAAAGAATAATGTATATTATGAATTCTTTGCAAGCTATATGGTACCCAATTCTAATGAAGTTGGGTACTGGATAGACTTGGGAGCAAATTCAAAAGGAAAAGTAATTAAAGTATATAATCCTGATATTAAGTCTTGGGTTAAACTGACAGATGCTACTAGTGAAGATGCTGTTGCTCCTTTCATTGGTTCTAATGGTAACTGGTGGATAGATAATCGTGACACAGGTATACCTGCTTCTGGTAAAAGTCCAATTATTGGTGAAAATGGTAATTGGTGGATATTTGATCCAGCATTAAACGAATATGTTGACACTAGTGCTACTGCATATGGTAAGACTGCATATGAATATGCTGTAGAACAAGGATATACTGGCACTGAAGAAGACTTTGGTAGAATGCTTGCAGAAGTACCTAATGCAGTTAAAGATGCTAAACAAGCTGTAAAAGACTCAAAAGAAGTACTTCAGAATCCACCAAAGATTGTAGATGGTAATTGGTATATCTATGATTATGCAAAAGATACTTATCAAGATAGTGGTATTAATGCAGTTGGTGATGCATTTACTATTGTAAAAACGTATTCTTCAGTTCAAGCTATGGAAGATGATTACAATAACCCTGAAGTAAAAACAGGACAATTTGTAATGATCGATACAGGTAATGTTCAAAATGAAGAGGATTCTAGATTGTATTTGAAAGGTAATACTAAATGGAAATTCATATCAGACTTATCTGGTGCACAAGGTATTCAAGGTTTATCAGCATATCAAGTAGCAGTACAGCATGGTTTTGAAGGTACAGAAGCTGAATGGTTAATCTCTTTGAAAGGTGAGAAAGGTGAAACTGGACCTAAAGGAGATAAAGGTGATACTGGAGAAAAAGGGGCTACTGGTGAAAGAGGACCTCAGGGTTTACAGGGAGAAAGAGGTTTACAAGGTGTACAAGGTGAAAAGGGTGAGCAAGGTATACAAGGACCTGTTGGACCTAAAGGCGAGCAAGGAGAGCAAGGTATACAGGGAATTCAAGGGCCACAAGGAGAACCTGGTCCACAAGGACCTAAGGGGGATACTGGTTCAGGATTAAATATTAAAGGAGAATTAGATTCTGAATCACAATTACCACAAGAAGGTGTATCTGGTGATGCTTGGTTAATTGCTGGTAATCTATACGTGTTTGTGGGTGAAAACGGTAATGTTGAATCTAATCCTAAATGGAGTAACGTAGGTAGTATTCAAGGACCAGCAGGACCACAGGGACCTGTAGGACCTAAGGGGGAACAGGGAGAACCTGGTCCTAAAGGTGAACCGGGAGCTGATGGAGCACCTGGAATACAAGGTCCAAAAGGTGATCCTGGTCAAAAAGGAGAGAAAGGAGACCCAGGTAGTGATGCTTCTGTAACTAAACAGAATGTAGAAGCTGTGCTTACTGGGGATATTACTAGTCATAATCATGATAGTAGATACATATCCAAAAGTAATACTAGTACATATACACCTACTACAGATTATCATCCTGCTACTAAGAAGTACGTTGATGATACTGTCGCAGCAGTAGATGTTACTGAACAAATCTCTGGTAAAGCTGATAAGACTTATGTAGACAGTAAGTTAGATACCAAAGTAGACAAAGAGGAAGGAAAAGGATTAAGCACTAATGATTATAGCGATGATGACAGACAAAAGGTAAGTAACATTGTAGACTATGTGACCGCAATGCGCTCTACCACGAGTATGAATACAATGGGCCTTTCTTTGGATAAGAAAAACGTCATAACTGGTTCAATTTATACTACTGGGTCTGTTACGTTCAATTCGGCTAGTTCTAAATCTGCAGGCGTATTAACGGCTAGCTATTTTGAGAAGCTTGACGCATTACCTTCTGCAGATGAGCTAGATCAGAAGATTAACACTGCTATAGGTTCAGTATATAGGGTAAAAGGTTCTGTAGCTAATTATGAAGCTTTACCTAAAGATAATGTAACAATAGGTGATGTATATAATCTTGAAGATACAGGAGCTAATTATGTAGCTACTTCAACTACTCCAGATTGGGATAAGTTAAGTGAAACAGTAGATCTTAATGGGTATTTAACTAAGACTGATGCAGCTAGTACGTATCAACCAAAAGGCAATTATCTTACTTCAGTACCTGAAGAATATGTAACTGAAACTGAATTAACTGCAAAAGGTTATGCTACTACTACTCAGGTTAATACAAAATTAGATTCTTCTGCATATACTGCTACAGATGTATTATCTAAAGTAAAGACAGTAGATGGGATTGGTAGTGGTTTAGATGCTGATTTACTTGATGGTAAACAAGGCAATGAGTATGCTTTAAAAACAGATATATCTGATGAAGTATATATAAGCGAAGGTACACAACCTGATGGCGAACAAGAAATATGGGTTGACTTATCAGACAATACTTTTGATGAATTAGTAGTTACAGAAGCACCTAAAGATGGTAAACAGTATGCTAGACAGAATGGAACATGGGTAGAAGTAGAAGCAGCACCTAAAGATGAAACTGTTAAAATAACTGTTGCAAGTAATCAGTTATCAGATTCTAACATTAATGGTGTTACTATTACTATAGTTTATGGTGAAACTTCTAAAGTACTTACATGGGAAGGAACTGAACTTACTGCCACAATTCCAGTAAATACTACATATACTATTACTTGTAGTGATGTAACTGATTATGCTAAACCACAATCTCAAACATTTATTGCAGAAGCAGGTAATATTAGGATTATAACATTAACTTATAATACCACAATTGTAACAATTAATGTTACTAGCAATCATCCTGAATTACTTTCTAATAAGGTTGATGTAAAGTTATCAGGTTATGTAACTAAAACACTTTCTGGTAATCGTACCTATACTGTAAAAATTCCAACTGGTGCTCAATATACTATTGAGGGTACTGAAGTATCTATTTTTAGTTCTCCTAATTTTAGGAAATGGGTCACACCAGATTCTATAACTTCTACAGCAAATGGAGTAGCTGAAGAAAAAACATTAATGTATCGAGGAGCTAAATTGAAAATAAAATTAGCAAAAGATATTAGCGGTTTAGCAGACGTATATGTGTATTCTAATACTGTACCAAAGGAAAGTTCCTATACTTTGACTACAAGGGATACTGATGAAAATACATTTGTATTACCAACTACTGAAACTTGGACTATTGAACCTAAATCCGTAGCAGGATACATCACCCCAGAGATTCAAACTATTCAAATAAGTAGTTTGGATGATGTGAAAGAGGTCACTCTTGATTGGGAACAGATCACTGAAGAAACACACGCTATGTGGGTCCAATTTGACGAAACCACAAGTACCACTACACTAGAAAGAGGTGGTAATTTAGATATCATTACTAACCTTACTAGTAAATTTAAAAGATGTTTAGCGTTACCTCAGGATGATGGTTCTGCTGCTATTGCCTATTTAAATTCTACGGATAGTAATAAATGGGAAGATGGTTCTACTGTTAACCGTACTGGTGCTTATCATTATGTATATTACATGGTTCATTTCCCTAAATACTATTATCGTACAGAACTAGTGAGTATAGGTAAATTCAAATTGTATATATCTGATAGAAAGATCAACAATTCTTATAAAGAAGAAAGAGAATGTTTGATTGGTGTATTTGAAGCATATAATACTGACGGTAAATTAACCAGCAGACCCGATGCGACTAGTACTGGAAATCAAACTATAGAAACCTTTTTCAATCAAGCACAAACCAATGGTTCAAATTGGGGATTGATTGATTATAGAGCCCATAAAACTATTGCTAATTTATTCTGTGCTAAATATGGTAATACGAATATAAGTACAAATAATAGTAGCATACCTTGTTCCGGTGGTACACGTCCTTGGGATAGTTCAACAGGTGCCACAGTGTCATTAGGTAACAGGGATGGAAAGTCTAGTAAAAGTAGTAATTTCTTAGGTCTTGAAGATTGTTATTATGGTAAATACGAATTCGTACAAGGTATTAATATTGTTAATAGACAATGGATAGTGTACGATGGAGGTCTTAAGGTAAATACTGGCCTTTCCGGTTTAACATCTGCAGGATATACAAATGTAAGACAAATTGTTGCCTCTTCTAGCAGCAATACTGCTGCCTCTTCTAGTAATTGGATTACTGGTATTGCTCACGGAGAATACGCGGATATTATGCCTACTTACGTTAGCGGTGGATCAGACACTACATATTATGCGGACTATTACTATCAAAATACGGGTAATAGGATTCTGCTGCGGTCGGGTGCTTCGGTCAATGGGTCTTATTGCGGGGTCTTCTGTTCGGATGCTTATGATTCTTCGATTTCGCATTCGGCTATCGGTTCGCGGTTGGGCTTTTATGGAAATATAGTAGTTAAAACAAAAGAAGAATTTTTGGCGTTAGAGCCTGGGTTTAATGGATAAACCTATAAAACTAGAGTATTAACAAAGGCGGGATCTAAAAGAATGGTTTGATTAGATGAAGATGTATTAAAAAGTAAGTCAGGTAATTCAGACAATGAGTCTAATTGCAGAGTCTTCTATTCGAATGCTAATAATGATTCATCGAATTCGAATTCGAATATCAGTTCACAGTGAAATTTTGGAAGTTTTTATTGTATAAATTAGATCAGCCTCACCCCTTGGTGAAAAATAACAGGTGCTTTGAAGGGACCCTAGTAGTATTGGATGAACGGGTCCTAGATAAGAGGTTTCTGAATTTAATATCTGAGATAATTTATTCTACAGATAAAGGATTACCTATTGGTAATTATATATCACAGTTTGCTGCTAATCTTTATTTAACATGGTTTGATAGATGGGTAAAGCAGAAATTAAAAATTAAACATTATTTCAGATATTGTGATGATATAGTTCTATTTTCTTCTAATAAGAAAGAGTTACATCAGGCATTGCAAAAGATAAAGGAGTATATGACTTCATATCTTGAATTAGAAGTAAAACATGATTGGCAGATATATCCGGTAGATGATAGAGGAGTTGATTTCTTAGGCTATGTTTTTAAACACAGTCATATGAAATTAAGAAAAGATATGAAAAAAAAGTTCTATAGGAAAACCAGATATGTTAATCTTAATAAGAAATTTAGATCCTTAGCTTCTTACTGGGGATGGTGTAAATATGGTAACTGTTTTAATTTATGGAAGAGATTTACAGGAACAAATAGTATAAAAGAACTTAAAATTTTATTATTAGGTTATGACAAGAATTGCACATAGTAATAGCATCCCTATTTCTGTTGAATACTTAGGTTTAAATGAATGGGCAGTAAGATGGGATGTTCAAATAGATAGTGATAAAAAGACTGAAGAGAATATTGTTCATTATAAATATAATGAACACGTATTTGATCATTATCCTTCTTATGATGAAATAAAGACAGTAGTCAATACAGGACAATTTGACAATGAACAAGCACAAGCTATTAACTTTATTAAAACTATAATTAACACTTCAGTACTTACTGCGGATAAAGCTTTAGAAATGAAAACACTTTATCCTGTATGGGGAAAAGGAGATGCCTCTTATGGTACTTCTGTTACTAAGGGTTTTAGATTTAGAGTAGTAACAAACAATTCAGATGTACTATATGAGGTAATACAGGATCATACTTTACAAGAGAATTGGATTCCTGGAGTAGATACAGCATCTTTGTATAAAGTGGTTGATAAAGATCATGCTGGTACATTAGAAGATCCGATACCTTATACACCACCTATGGAATTGTTTAAGGATAAATATTATACACAAAATAGTAAAGTGTATTTATGTATTAGGAATAGTGAAATACCACTTTCACATGATTTATCAAGTTTAATAAATAACTATGTAACTTTAGTATAATATGGGTACAATAAAAGTAAAGAAAGATGGAGAGTGGGTAAAACTACCCAATTACGGTGTAGAAGAATTTCCTGATGCGCCTTCAGATGGTAAAACATATGGTAGGAAAAATAAACAATGGTCAGAGATTATAGCTAGCAATCAGTATCTTGACTTAACAACTTTATTTCCAAGTGAAAGTGGTACATTATCAGATGAAAACTATCAAAAGATAGTTGATGCAGTAAATAAAGGAATAACAACAGCAAGAATTGAAACGGATCCTGATGGATTTAGCCCGATAACAATTAGTAATTCTACTGAAACATATAGTATTATAACAAATATTTTAACAGTAGACTCCGGTGATCACTCTATAGGGTTAACGGTAACAACCGTAATTATTAACAAGAGTAACAAGACTTATACTTCGGTATCTAATCAACAAAGTTTACAAAATACTGGCTCCGGTACAAAATACCTCTCCGATAATGGTCAATATAGGGAAATAAATACTATAAGTGGTAACGGAGTATCTGAAATAGCAGCATTATCTCAATCCGCTTACGATGGACTTACTGAGAAGAAAAATACTACACTTTATATAATAACAGGTTAACTATGACTAATAAAGATATTAAAAATGCATATATAGGTACTACCGAAGTAAAAGCTATGTACTTAGGTAATACTAAAGTATGGTCTAAAGAGCAAGTAGAAGTTACAGATGGGGTATATATAATGCTAAATGACTGGAGTTTTGTTACTGTAGATCAATGGAAAAATGCCAATAGACCAGATAATTTGGGAATTGCTATTATCTATGGTGATAAGAAATTATTATTAGATTATAAAAATATAAATCAGTATTCCTTACGCTTATATGATTTTGGAATAGAGATGACTATAGCTTACTCTGATACAGATGCATTAAAAGATTTAAACGGATTCCAAAATTGTACATATGCATTTGCAAATAGTCCGAGTTTTCAGGAAATTGCTATAAATTTAAAACTAACAACACCAAATAATGAAGATCTATTTCCACATGTACTTAGTTTTGGAGAAGCAGCAATATTACAGAGATTTGGAAGAGATTTTTATATAGCTTTGAGAGCAGTTGGTCATCCGCAGTATAACCCATTTTGGACATCTACTAGAGCAAGTTATGACGAGTTTTGGTATATAGATTCACTGGAGCATGTAAATGCAAATACTCCAGAAGATATATTGCAGAATATGTTGTATTATAAAGGCTCTGAAGAAAAGACGGTAAATTTCTTACCAATCTTTGATTTATCTAATCAATAAGAAAATAACCGCTATTAGGTATGTAATAGTCCTCTTTATAAGAGGAACCTTTATTTAATATAATCGTTTACTTTATATATCAAGCTCTAAGTATCATATAATTTTCAGAACGCTAGCATTCTTTTAGATTGTCTAGCGTTTTGTTTTTTCAAAGTCTCACAAATCTTCAATCGTGTTCAGATATATAAACGATATTATAATAAAAGCCTCAAGTGTATCAACAGTGAATTATTTTAAAGAACTAATAAATGATGGTCCGATTAAATTTTTTACTTGCATTAGTACTACCTTAGCTAGTGCTATGAGCACTTTCTTTTTGCCTATTTGGTTACCAATAGTTGCAGTAGGAATACTAATAATCATTGATATGATATTAGGTATTAGAGTGTCATTAAGTAATGGTGAAAGGATTCAATCTAGAAAGTTTTGGTCAACTGTTAAAAAGCTTTGCTTTAGTTCATTAATGATAAGCTGTGGTCATCTAGTAGATGAATATATATTGACATCCATCGATGCGCACTTAGTTGAGGGCTTTGCTGGTCTTGTTGCTGGTGTAGAACTATGGTCAATGGTAGAGAATCTACAAACATTAGATCCTACTGGACCTTGGAAAATATTCAGCAAGTTCATTAAAAGAAAAGGCGAGAAGTACTTAGATATCACAATTGACAAAGAAGATTTACCAAAGATTAAGAAATTAGTTAAAAAGATTAAGTAATATGAATTATCTTAGAGTATTGATAGTAGCTATTATGACTTACTTAGGAATATCCAATCATGTCTTAAGAAATAAAGTAAATAAGTTAGATGAAGAATTGGGAGATGCTCGTAATAATATTGAATCTTATCAATCAATCCTAAGTAATAAACAAAATGAAAATAGAGTATTAAAACTTAGTATAGAAGATTTCAAACATTCTAAAGATAGTTTAATACAAGAGTTATCAAAAACACAAGATCAACTTAAGATAAAGAATAAGAAGTTAAAAGAAGTAATGAGTATGTCTACAGTATTGACAGATACTATAGTAAAGACAATACCTATAGATAGAAACTTCAATGTAGAACTTCAGTCAAATCCATTGACTACTATCAAAATAAATAGAATGGATTCAGTTATAACTTGTATTCCAGAAATATATAATCATCAAGATTTATTTATAACCGAAGAAAAAGTATATAGAAAGAAATATAAAAACTGGTTTCAACGGTTAATACATTTTGACTTTAAAAAAGATAAAGTCGAATCTTACAAAATTATCAATTCTAATGATTTAATAAGAGTATTAGATACTCGAGTTATCAAAATTACAAAGTAATTTGCAAAATATTTCAATTTAATATTAATCAATAAATAAATTGAAACTATGCATTTAAGTAGAATATTAGATCAAATTAAACGCCATCCTTCCCCAACAGAAGCTTTAACTAAATTGGGTAAAGCTATGGATAAACATGAAGATAATCTGTTGGAAAAGGGCTTCAGAATACTTAAATCAGAACTCTGTGCTAATGTATATGAAGCTATAAATGGCCCTCACTTTGATGAGGAACATGCTAAATACGCAGTAGAAGGCATGGAAAATGAGGATGGATCAAAAGGCCCTCATTGGACAGTTGAAGAGACAACGTCCATTGCCAATCAAATGGGCATAAATTTAAAATCAGAGAAACACAATAAGTGGGACTGGTATGTAGCCATGAATATGATCTACTCAGATTTTTATAAAGCTGTTGTAGCAATAACTGGTGGAGCTAGTACCAAACATTTTGCAGAACTTACCAAAGCTTGGATTTGTGACAAAGACATCTCAGAAGGCAAGATGTGGCATTACTATGTTTATATAATGTGTGATGATGAAGATAACGATTATAAAGCATATGAACATATGTCTCACGATCGTGAATATGATTCAGATTATAAATATGGTAGAGAAAGAAGATCTTCTGGTAGAATGTCATATCCTTACTCTAGATATGAAATAGAGGATGAATATGAATATTCTGATCGTTATGCTTATCCTGAAAGAAATAGAATGGATAGAGATAGACGTGAAGAAGATATGAAAAGAGACAGAGATTCTCGCAACACATCTGTTAGATATTTCTAATTATCAAAATAAATAAATCAATTAAAAAATAAATCATTATGTTAGAAAACGAAAGAATAATTGTAGACCGTGGTGGTATTGACCCCGGTATCGCTGCTTTGATGCAAAATGCTAATAAAGGTTTTGATCCTGCTGCTTTGATGGCTATGATGAACAACGGTAATGGTATGTTCGGTGGCAATGGTGGTTGGTGGTGGATTTTCATCATCGTGCTCTTCTGGATGTGGGGCGGATGGGGTGGCAACGGCTTCGGTCGTGGCAACCAGGCTGAGACCAACTCTGACTTCGCTCGTTTAGCTGCTATGGGCAACCAGAACAACAACACTGATTTGTTAATGCAGGCTATCAACGGTAACAAGGATGCAATCAATACCTTGTCTACTAACTTGAACTGTGACGTTAAATCAATTGACACAGCATTGTGTTCTATTCAGAATGCAATTGGTAAAGTTGGTGGTGAAGTAGGTTTCTCTGCAGAAAGAGTAATCAATGCTGTTAATGCTGGTGATTGCAATGTAATCAAAGCTATTAGTGACTGCTGCTGCACAACTCAGCGTTCTATTGATTCAGTTAATCTGAATTTAACTCAAATGAATGCTGATAATAGATTATCTATCTGTCAACAGACTAATACATTGCAGAATGCTATTACTTCAGGATTTAACAATCTGTCTAGCGAAAACGCTACAAGATTCAACATCATTGGCGCTAAGATCGATGCACAGACACAAATGATCAATGATAAGTTCTGTCAGTTAGAAATGAGAGAAATGCAGAATAAGATTGATGCTCTGCGTGATGAAAAGAATGCATTGCAGACTTCTGCCATTACTCAACAGCAGACTCAGAATATTGTAAATCAGATTAAACCTTGTCCAGTTCCTGCATACCTGACATGTAATCCGTACGGATGTAATGGTGGATTTACAGGTTATGGTTATGGATATGGCTATGGTGATAGCTGTTGCGCTTAATAAGAAAGGAGGTTATTATGTTTCCTTTCATGTTTAATCCTTACTTTGGACGTAACAATACCGTTCGTATTTTAGATCAAGTAATACCGAAAATCAATACAATAAGCGTAAGCGATTCAACAGAATCTACAGTTCTGGGTATCTGTCCTAAAGTGTGGTGTAGACTTCCTAGAGAAGGTGTGTTTGTATTAGAGGTTAGACATACTCCTGCCACTGCTAGTGCAACACTTCCTGTGTTTGTATCTACTACTGGTTCAGTAAGCACCGCTTCAAATAACAACAATATACCTGTAGTAAAAGGAGATAGCACACCATTAGTTGGTTCTGAAATCTCTGCTGGTAACAGATATTGGGTTTATTACAATAAATGCGATAATGTTATTCAGGTTATGAATCATTACACTGTGGCTGCAGCTCCAGCTGCCTAATATATATTAACTAAGTATATGGGCAGCGAGTAATACCTGCCCATATCTTTTTAAACTTAAAGATATGACATTCTCACAGTTAACGCCGGGTACAAATATACACGTACTCGAGATTACAGGTACTTTTAAAAAGAGTACTACATACAGTTTAGGTAAAGTAGTAAGTGTATCAAAACCCTACGATGAACCATTGCCACCAGGTCAATTCCCAATGCCTATGCAGAATAGACGTAAACTTGTAGATTTAGTTATCTCTTGTGACGGTGAGCAGAAGAAACTGTCAGTATCTGAAGATAAAACAATGATGACCGATTCTACCATCGGACTTACTATAGCTACAGATAAAACTCAAATTGTAGATATGGTTAAGCAATCCTATAATGACTGCAAAGTTAAAAAGGAAAGCGTATTAAAATACGATGAAGAGATGAGGAGATGTGAAGACATCTTAAAATTACTTAATACAACTCCGGACATAACAACCAATGTGACAAAAGATTTCAAAGAACTTGATGAATTAAAAGCTGAAGTGAAAGAGCTTAAGCAACTTTTACAAAATGTAACTACTGTTCGTCCAGAGGTTAATGAAAAGGTTCCTCAAGCTGAGGAGAAACAAATTGAAATCTAAAACACAAAGGTTGACTAAATAGTCAACCTTTTTTATTTTAATAACTTATGAATACATATAATAATAAATACGATATATTAGGGAGTACAATTAAACCTAATCCGGCATCTGTTAAATATTGGGCAGACTTAACTTCTAATCCTAATGGTGGTGATTTGAAGTATTTTGATGGTAAGAATTGGGTTTATGTAAATAATAAAGCTACATCAGATATTAAAGATCTAAGAAGTGATCTCACTTCTGAAATAAGTAGGGCAACTGGACGTGAAAATGAAATTGAAGCTAAGATTGATGCTTTAATTGGTGATGCTCCTGAGATTATGGATAGCTTACCTGAGTTAATAGATGTTATTAACAATCATGCAGAAATTATTGAAGGTAAAGTAGATAAAGTAATAGGTAAAGAATTATCTACTAATGACTACACTACTGCAGAGAAAGAGAAATTAGCTGGTCTAAGTAACTATGATGATGCTGATGTTAGAAGTTTAATCTCTTCTCTTACTCTGGAAGTTAACGCCTTGAAAGAAAGAGTATCTGCATTAGAAACACCTGCTGCATAATGGAACTCAGATTAGATAGAATATTTCGTACTAATGAATATACTATTGGGGAGTTATATGTAGATGGTGCTTATCTATGTGATACACTTGAAGATCCAGTAAGACCATTACCTGAAGCATGTCCTAATACACCTAAAGGAATTGCATGTAAATGCAAGGAAAAGGTGTATGGGGATACTGCTGTACCTGCTGGTACGTATGAGGTGAAATTAAGCTATTCTAACCGTTTTAAGCGTATTATGCCTGAGATACTTAATGTACCTCACTTCTTAGGTATACGTATTCATACGGGCAATTCTAGCGCCAAAGATTCCAGTGGATGTATACTGGTAGGTACTTGGGATGGGATGAAAGAAGATTGGATATCTAATTCTACTGTAGCTTATAACAAGCTTGTACCCCTACTTCAGAAGGCGATGGATAATAAAGAACAAATAACAATAACAATAAATAACTTATAAGTATGAAGAAACATTATGAAACACATGTAGAAGATACAGATAAGCTTATAAGTGTTGCAGGTCCTGTATTAGATTATAAGTCTTGGTATGAACAATACAGGAAATTAATGGAAGAACAAGCTCAACGTAAATATGGTCTTTATACCCCTACTTCAGAAGGCGATGATGATGATTTCCCATCTATTCCTGGTATAACTGCAAGGTATTCAGCATTAGGTCTTACCAATGAACAAATGGCAGCTAACCCTGTATGGAAAAACCTTACAGGTAATGGTCATGATTTACAGATGAAGAATTTCTCTTGGAAGGGGATGTCCGGGGTTGGCGGGTATGTTGGTGATTTTTCTAAATGGGTGAATAATAGAGATACTACAGAAATAGGAATAACTAAAAGTAACTCGAAAGTCATTATTGATGTTAAAGTATCACAGGGTTCAGGAAAGAATATTGTGTTTATCAGTAAATCTAATTTAGGTATATCTAATAATGTCACCATTAAGATTACAAGTACTTACCCGGAAGGAGTTATGAAATTTGCCAATTCCGCTTCGAATAAGTATTTAAAGTTGCCTTCAAATGGAATAATAACATTACAAGATAACCCAGAATATACAAGTAATGAAATGCATCTTCATTTAGCAAGTGCGGATTTAGGTCAAATCACCATCGAACAACTACCTCTCTACCCCGGCGCACTCGTCTTTGATGGTGTAGACGATTACGGTACCTGTAATAACTTCCCTATTTTGACTAAGGAAAAGGGATATACGGTTGTGGCGTTGAGACAGTGGATTACAAGGGGAGAGGGGACATTGGGATTAATATCTAATGTAAAGAATTGGCTCAAGGATGGTGCCTTCGTTTTAGAATTTCGTGATACAATTGTAAATCGATCTAATAATCCTATATCTTTTGGAGCAGTAGGGAGTGAAATGGATTTACCACACATCCTTACTTATCAGACATCTAAAAGTTATAATGGTGTTTCGATTACAACTGGTAGTTTTAAGGGGACAGATGTGCTACATGTTGGAAAATTAGCTATGACCGGCTTTGGAGGAAATTACGCTAATGCTGCTATCTGGGAACTTGTATTTCTCGACCACGATGCCACCGAAGAAGAACTGACCAAGATCAAAGACTACTTCGTCAAAACCTATCCGTGGCTCTTTCCCGACCAAGCATGGACTGTCACCGGCAAAACCAACGAGGACGAAGATCGTGCTACTATTGCCAACATTACGGGCAATGGTAATGATCTTGTACTGTCGAATTTTGGGTTTGCAGAAGGGAGTGGGTATGGGTTGTATGCTCAAAATTACATTTCATACGCCATTACTAACAGAGCTGTTTATACAAAAACCAATTCATCGATTCACGTTACAAAGTCTATAACAGCAGGGGTTAATTTCACAGAATCTGCGAGAGATGTAACCATTCCATCGTACAGAATAAAAGTTACTGGTATACAGTCTGGTCAAGAGATGATTTATAGAGGGAGTAATAATACTTTTTTAACGAATATTCCATCAGACGGAATTTATGTTCTTCCTGCTGTAGAAAATGGATCTAATTTAGGATTTCAATTTGTTTCGTATACGGGTGATTGTGATATCACTATAGAGCAAATCCCCGAATACGAAGGATACCTCATTACTGATGGGGTGGATGATAAAGTTCAGAGCTATAGTTTTACAATGAACGAAGATTGGACGATTGTTGGAGATTGGGAATTGTTATCAAATGTTCAGATCAATTGTGGCATTGTAAAAGCTCAAAATGTTTATCTGTATAACACTGCTAATGGATTGCTTATATCTATTAATAATCCACGTAGTTTACAAAGTTTTGGAACTAAATCATTGCATGCTATTTGCTCAGATGGTAGATTATATGATCGAAATTGGGTTGAGTATGAATATACCGTAGATCAAAATTTTGCGATCGTTGAATCAAGTTTGAATATAGGATTTAACTTAAATAATTATACCCAAATAGCTTTTAAAAACTTAGGCATCTACAACAATCAGATCCTTTATAAAGACGACTGTATCAAAGCATATAACTATTTACAAACTTTAAAAGCAAAATAATATGAAATTCATTATCATACCAAAAGAAGTATATGATTCCGTATCTGAAGAAAAGAGACGTGAATTAGGAATAGGTAGCCCAAGAGCGAGCGTAGACGGCTCTAAGGTTATTTTACACGTAGAACATTATGACCATCTATTTAAGTCTTTAGACGCGCAGGCTGATGACGATCCTCAATATCCGTATCCGGTATATGACAGCTCTTCTTCTGAGTTTGAATCTGTTCTTTCATCTAAAGAATGGGTGTCCGATGTTAATGACGAGCGTCTTTGATCTTGTTATGGTTGGGACAATTGCTATATTTGTAAAAAAGTTGAATAATTAAAGCGTGTGGTAGCGTTATCTACCATATAATCACCATGTTTCAGATAATAATCGGATGCGTTTTGGCTAATATCCTTACGATAGCAATCATCGGTTTAGCCCTGTATTTAGTGTATCGTAAAAACGAAGATCGTTTAAAGGCTTTGGATTCTAAGATCGATCAGAAGGTTGAGGACGTAAAAAACAAGGTTGGCGCGGTGATGGACATCGTAGACCAGATCAAGAAGTTGTTGGACAAAATTAACAAGAAATAAAAAATGGCAGAAGTAGGTTATAACAGTAAATTCGAAGGTCAGGAGGTTGATTCCAGACTTGAGAATGTGGTGCAGGCTGCTCCTGGAACAGGTTCGGAGTCGGGGAAGGGAGGCCTCATCCCGGCTCCCCCTGCCGGAAGTCAGGACGGTAGCAAGACTCTTCTTAGTGACATGACATGGGGCGATTATGTAAATAAGAAATATATAGATGATGCTGTATCGGCAGCAGGGTGGAAGAAACAGATTGTTAGCAAACTTCCTACTGTTGAAGAAGCGAAGGATAATGTCATGTATCTTGTAAAAGACGATGTGGCATCTACAGAAACTAAAAACGTGTATAACGAATATATTTTGGTTACTGAAGAAGGTGGAACTAAGGTGCTTGAATCACTTGGTATGGTAAGTACCGGAGTAGATTCTGGCTATCTTGATTTATCCATATTTTCTGGTAATTCCGGATCTCTTGATGAAGGTTCGTTTGCAAAAGTTTTGGATGCATACAATAATAATATCACATTAGGTAAGTTAGATGGTGATTATTATTATTTGAATTATTTTTTAGAAGGTAATGATTTTGAAAATAATTTTAAATTAAAAATAGTATTTGCCTCATTTGCTAATACCGACTCAGCGGTAGGCGCATCTGAATATGATATAGAAATTCAGGTGGGGACTTTTGTTGTTATTCAAGATAAGACATATGAGGCTATGAACAATATGGTTACGTTGTCTAATACGATATTGTCTTATTTGAATTTTATGGCTATGCCCCCTAAGGTTGTTACAACATTGGCAAATTTACCAAAAGGTGCTCATAATATCATAGCCAACGTCGCTTCTGCTACGAATCTGTCTATGACCGTATCTTCTGAGTATGTTGGGAGGGAGTGGCAGGTGCGGGTCAACAACACCACCGGCACAGACATCACACAGCCACTTCCTACCTCTGGCCAGTTCCAGAGTATGTCAGGCGATAGCGTAATAGTACCTAAAAACAGTTTTATAGAATTAAGTATCTGGTATATTAATGATAAGTTAGTTATCAGAGTAGGTGAACAAGCTTAACAGAAAGGATAGAGTATGGTTTATGTAAATAAAAACGTAAAAGGTTTTTACTGGGAAGGATACGAGTTGGATTCCTCTTCTTACGAAGTAGGGTATTCTTACCAAGATTTCTTAGATGGTAAATGGGTTCAACTTGACTCCGATCAAGAAAAATTCCATCAAGACAATCCTGATGCGAGTGTGAAAGAAGTTATTGCCATGCAGCTTGACCCGGAGCCTCCTGGACCAACTGAAGAGGAGTTGCTTGCCAAGGCTAAGGATAAGAAAGTTTCTGAGGCCAGGGAATATGCTTATTCTGATGCTGTCCGCTCTTATAGCTTGGATGGTAAACAGATATGGTATAACAGCAGCATGAGGCAGAAGGTTAAAAACGATATTGATGTAGCAAAAGGGAGCGGGATATACACCGTATCTGTAGCAGATTCAGAATACGAGCTTGATATTGCTAATACGGCAATGAATGAAATGCATGTATATGAATCTGAATGCGATGATCGTACTGCTGCCATAGAAAAGGAAATAGCTTCTAAAATTGACAGGAGTGAAGTTGAATCTATGAAAGTGGATGAAGGATATCCTGAGAAGTTGGCAAGGACAAAGGATCAGATCATAGAAAAAAATAAGATCCTTGAAGCTAACGATCCGGAGAAGGCTACAGCCATGTACATGAGGGCGATGATCAATACGCCGGCTATGTTGGAGAATACTGACCAGAGTCTGGCTCTTAAGATAAAAGGATTGTATCCTATTTGGGATAAGGATGGAGTTTATGGCGACAAAGGTCTTCCTATGGGAACTGCTGTTGTAAAGGGGCAGCGTTTCCGCAGCAAAAACAAACCTTCGGATTTGGATTGGACTTTGTTTGAAGTAAGGCAAAATCACAATCTACAAGCTGATTGGGTTCCTGGCCAGGGAGGTGGAGCCGAAAGTCTGTATATGGTTGTTCAAGAAAAGCATTCAGGTACCGTAGACGATCCTATTCCTTGGGTATATAATTCTATTTTAGAGAACGGAAAGTATTACATAGACAAAGAAATTAAGTATCTTTGCATAAGAGATTCAGGCATCCCTTTGGCTTACGAGAATCTTTCTGATCTTGTATCAGCAGGATATGTAAGGGTTGTTTAGGTCGTAATTTGTTGTTAATGTTATGGATGGCCCCTGTATATTTATTTATGCAGGGGTTTTTCTTTAATCCAAACTCTGCTTATTTTAATATTTGGTAAGGTTCTGATTATCTTTGTGAAAAAGGTTAAGTTATGGAAAGAAGTGATATTATAAAAGAATTGAGTCAGTATTTTAGTATTGTTGAATTAGTTGGTCCTAAAGAATACGGTAGAGACAAAGATCTTTGCTGGAGGTATTTAAGAACTGAATTGCTTCACACGATACTGGTTTTAAGGAAAGACATTTTGAAAACGCCGATGACGGTTAATACCTGGAAGTCGGGTGGTAGGTTTGATGAGCGTGGGTTTAGGAACAATATCTCGGATATAGTAAAATCAAAGACCGTATCAGGGTCGTTGTATATCAGTCCTCATATGCTTGGGGCAGCCATCGATTTCGACGCCAAGGGTATGACGGCAGAGGAGGCAAGGAATAAAATAATTCAGTCGCAGGATTTACTTCCTTGTCCTATTAGATTAGAATCAGGTACCAATTGGGTCCATATTGACGTATATGACTCTCTTGGAAGTAGCAAGAAAGTAACTATGTTCTAATATGGCTTACAGATTTGTAGGAAGGATGAATTTAGAAAGTTTCTGGGCTTTTCTCATTTCCGGATTATCAGCATTGTGGATGAATTTCCAGGAGATTCACCACCTTATATATTCTATATTGTTTATATTAGCTATAAATCTTTTGTTAGCTACTATAAAAAGTATCAAACACTGCTATATCCGAAGAAAGAGAAAGAGGCCTTTTAAGATATTGACATGCATAAGCGAAATGGGAGTTTTGAAAATCCTTCTTGAGTTCGCGGCCTGCTCTTTCGGGTTGTTTACCATATCCGGAATGGACCTTATTATGTCTATGGGAGGGCATAAATCCCCAGAGTTTATAGACATGCTTCTTCAGTGGATTACAATATTTGCCTTAATATTATACGGTGGAATGGCATTCAAGCGCCTCGGCGACCTTGCACCTGATTTGATGATAGTAAAAGGCGTTAAGTACTTCTTTAGTAAAGTAAGTTGGTGGCAAAAAGTTCCATTCGGAGAGGAGTTAAAAGAAGGTATAAAAAATGGTGAAATACAAGATCTTTTAGATAATAAAAAGGAGGGTAAGAAATGTGTTTGCAAAAAATGAGGGTAGGGCATGTGTTAGGAGTTCTTCTACTGTGTTTTATATCTTTCTTGTTTGGTAAAACATGTAAGAAGAAAGAAATAATACACAATATAGAAATAGATACGGTAATAGATACCATTATCCAACCTATTCCTGTTCCTCAGTATATAGTTGACGTAGGGGAGGTAGAAATACCTTTCCCTATGGATGCTATAGTTGAAAAAGATACGATAAAAGACACTGTTTATATCAATATTCCTATACAAAGAAAAACATACAACACAGATGATTATCGGGCTGTTATAAGCGGATACAGACCTAATTTGGACACTATGATCATCTACCACAAAAAAGAAATAATATACGAAAAGAGCCGGCGCTGGGGCATAGGACTGGCGGCGGGGTATGGGGTTGGGCGCGAGGGCTTCTCCCCCTACTTAGGCGCTGTGGTCTATTATCGGATATGGTGATAATCACCTCACCTTTTATTTAATGTCCAATAGTTTAAACTTTTATCACCTAATTTACTTATCTTTGTAGAAAAAGATAAGGTATGAACTATATCGATATTTTACCACAGATAAGAAATAACATTTTCTATGTCAGGATAGTAATGACCAATTATGATGTAGAAAATCAGATGGTTATTAGAATAGTAGCCAGAAGAAATGACGGTCTGTACAAGACGGAAGTAGTACAGTATCCAAATGAAGGAACTGATTACGGTGGAGAAATTATTGTTCCTATGTTTGGTATGGCTAAGTCGTTGGTGGCCCAAATAGTAGGAGTCAAGATAAATGGTACTGAGGTACGTGTTAATAGCACTGAGGTAGAGGGAGCCGATATAACAGCCAGATACGATGATTCCCTTACCAGAATGGGGTGGGAAGAGAGCATGAACAACATCCATCTTGATTTTGAGGTTGTAAGTACAAACAACCCTAAAACGCTTCGCATAGCCGATCAGTCGGAATGGGGGATATTGGCCGACAGACCGGCTATCATAGAGATTGTACCACCTGAAGATGAGAATAAGTATGTTTATTATCTTGGTAAGAATCAGCTGAATGTATTCAACAGTAAGACTCTTGGCATAAATCCGGGTCGCGGAAATGATTTTGAAAACCTGAAAGATGGTATATACGATATTACCATAAAAGGCAGTCCTTCCTCTTATTCATTTAACAGAAAGTATTTAAAAACAGATCTGATCCGTCTTAACATAGATAAGATATGGGCCAGGTCAACTGTGTTATGCGATCATGAGGATGATGACGTTATTGACAAAATAAAAGAAATAGAGTTTCTGCTGGCTGCGGCTGAAGCTAATATGAGATTAGGGAATTTTGAAAACGTAAAACAATTATACGAAAAAGCATCTAAATTGATTTACGTTCTCAATAATTGTGAAAATTGTGGTTGCAAAATATAATAAATTAAATATCAATAAATTATGGGATGTGGATGCGGAAGAAGCAACATTGCTTCTGTTAATAAAAGTCGGGCTATAAAGCCTCAGTCGAATACGGCACCTAAAGCTGATTCTAATGCGGCTTGTATTCAGAAATATGATGAACTTGCTGTATTGGACAAGAAAATCATAGACCTTCATCGCAAGTTCAGGTTTGTAGGAGGTGTAAGTAAAAGGTATGCTGATATTCAAAAACTGGTAAGAGGCTGGATCGTTAATTTGAAGAACGAGTGCCCGGATCCGGATGATCTTGCTACTTATTCTGAATACATAAATAAAGAATACGCCAGGTATTTTACGTCAAGGTGATATGGCAGCTACCGGAAGTACACAGCAAATTCTTTTCCCTTCATCTTACTTATGTGAGTGTGCTGATCGTTTTATAGCATGTAAGGCTGATCAGTATCTACAATATCATAAGTATAAGGTAGGTATCAAGCCTGATATGGATACGGTTTTTAAAATAGATCGTATGAGAAGAATCGTCTGTGAAGGGGAATGTGGGTTGTGTCCGGACGAGATTCATAAATTCAAAGAAGAACTTAATAAGATCTTGTCATGAAAAAGATGTATTACAACAAAGAATACAGAAAAGCTTTCAAGAAATCGGATTGTCCGGAAGATCTTGGTTCTGAAGAAACGTTTATCGTTCATGAAGCTGAATTTTGTTCGGATATAAGCCAAGATGATGCAGATAGGAAAGCGGAAGAGTTTGCGGAGAAAGAAGGTCCGTTGTATGCTAATAAAGTAGGTGGATGTTGCAAGGTTTATTATAACACAAGACAGGAAGGGGATTTCTTTAAAAATGATTGCCCTGATGGTCAAAAGCAAGAACAGCCTATACATTACGTGGTAGAGGCCGGTCGTGTATGGTCTAAGTTCAGTACCGAAATAGCTAACTACGAAGCTGCGAGGATCCTTGAGCAAGAGGGGCAGGCTGCCGCTAACGAATCTGGAGTATGTAAAACCGTTTATTACAACGAAGATCAACATGGTTGGTTTAGTAAACGTTGTAAGGAAGGATGGAAGGCTCCTGAGAAATACAGGAGGATATACGCCGGTACCGTAACGTCTTTCATTAGCGTTGATGATGCCAATGAAAAGGCTAAGAAGATACTGGAAGAAGAGGGCATGAAATGGGTTAATGAAAATACCAAATGCGAGCCTGTTGTTGATGAATGCAAATTTGATTTTTGAAAATGAGCAACGTAAAATTTAATCCGACAGAAGGTGAGAATGATAAACTGGTGTCGGTGTTTTCTGAAATAAATGAAGGTCTTGATACGACTTTGAATTACACTATTTCCGATGAAGGGAATAAGGCTAAGAAGAACATTGTCGTTAATCAAGTTGGTAAAAGGGAAAAGTTTTTATCGAAGAAAGGGGAGGAATCTGAGCCTTTTGTTTTGTCTGATGGTAATACTTTCAACGTTCTTAAAGAAGGTGCTTCAGGATCGGCATCCGCTTGGGCTGAGGATCAGCTTCCTCCAGAAGCCACGGAATCAGTTGGCGACAAAAGCCTTCTCCCTTCTTGGGATTTCTACCTTATAGACATGACTCAAAATACCGGAGACAAGGTACATCCGGTTGGAAAGCTTCGTAAGAACAATCTCCTTAGATTTGAAAACGGAGATTTTGCTCCTACGGTAGGCATAACCGAGGAAATGAGAGCCGAATGCGATGTGGAACTGTATTTGGATAGCGGTCATAAAAATAAGTATTGTGATGCCGGAGCATTTGACGCTAAGGCTTTTTATGAAGAGTATGGCATTAGTCAAAAACTTTATAATGCTTCAGGATCAGAGGTAAGGATTTTAAGACCTTGGGAGACTACTTCAAAGAATTATAGCATATTCTTAGGATGTAGCAAGAGTCTATATGTAGCTGATAAGGTAGTTGGTAAAAGCGGGAAAATATGGTCTGGTGTGTACGACGCGGACACAGTTCCTATGCTGGATGGACTTGACCTGCGCCAGACGTGTCCTGTGCTTCCGCCCACAGCCTTATCTCCTGGACCGGTATGTACAGTAGACTCCAAGGCAAGATCTTTCTTTTTCTTGTATGAAGGAGAAACAAATTGTAAATCCGGAGCCGGAGTTGGTAACGCCTGCACGATGTTTTTAAATGGAAGAACTTATCCGAGAAGCAATGGTGTAAATCAAATCAATATAGCTAAGTATTCGAGGGCTAATAACGTAGATCCTGAATCTTCTTATCCTTTTTCTGAAGGTGGTTTTTTGACCTTGAATGCTTATATCATATACCTTGAAATGCTGTACGGTACTAAATACTTAGCTAATCCAGATACTTTTGGATCAGGGATATCAAGTAACTCCGGAGTAGGTAATGATGTTAATTATCGCAAATACGGAGGTGTAAAGTATCGTAAAAAAGGAGAAGAGACATGGTTGTATGGATCATGGGCTACAAATTCTTCTATTATACATTATGAACCTACTAAAAAAACTCATTTTTCTTACCTCATAAATTCAGAATATCCTAAAGAACAGTGCATGGAAAGCCAGATGGCGGCTTCTTTTGCATTTGAGGCAGGAATAGAGGAAGGATTGGAGTTCGATTTTTATGGAGGAAAATATTGGTATAAGAACGTCCAGGGAGCCAAGAGTATGGTTGAAGGTCATATGAATGTTATTGTGTTTAAGGAAATGACCGGCACTATATCAGCCTTAAACGAAAATGACGAACCGGCAGAATTTGATTTGGAAGTTATCTTAAGGATGTCTTTGTACGATGGTATGAATTTGTCTGGAGATGTCTTTAGGTATTGTGGAGGAGGATACGAACAGGTAGGAACTTGTTTAAATGACCCTAATGTTACTCGTATAGGTAATACTATTGATATCTATATAGAGCCAGATCAAAAGAAATGGACATATGAGAAAAGGTCTACTATAAATAATGGTGAGGTTTTTAATTTTGAATCTAAATATAAAAAGATAGCAACTACCCAAAATTTAGGAGATAGTTATGCTTTACACCGTATCCCTTATACCGGATGGAAGGATAAAAAAGGCGGAGGTATCGGATCAGGAGAATGTTTTTATACATGGGACAATTGCTACTGGGCTTCAGCTATCGGCTTAAGGAGTAGATTGGCTGCTCGTTTCGGCGGTAATGCTCTCAATGGCTATTGTTCGCCTCGTAATCTGAATGCGTCTTACGCCGCTTCTATTACGAATCGCTACTTTTGCGGCCTTGCCCAGTTGTTATTAGACGTCAGTCAACCGCAGGTTTGATGGGTGCAACCCATTGATGGCGCAGCCATCATAAGCGCAGCGCTAAGGCGCAGCCTTATATACTATATCACGGCGCAGCCGTATCTTGTTAATATAATATTTTATAGCCACAAAACAAAAATTTAAAATATTTAATACAAATTGTTTTGTAGCTATAAAATATTATACATACATTTGCAATGTCATTAGACAACAGAGATAGTTAACATTATAAACAATAAAAATCTATTCAATGAAATCCGTTAGTCTGCTAACAAGTTTTACATTGGGATCTGACCTCTGAAATAGCAAATAACGGTTGAGAAAAAGGTTAAAAAGAATTGGCTGCTCGTTTCGGCGGTAATGCGAACAATGGCAATTGTTCGCCTCGTAATCTGAATGCGAATAACGCCGCTTCTAATACGAATCGCAACAATTGCGGCCTTGCCCTGTGTGGGCTAAAAAATTGGGTATATTCTTTTTAATCTTTCCCAGGAGTGGAGAATCAATAAAAGACAAGCGTATGAGGTTATATGATAAAAATATGATAGAGATGCGCGACGGTCGTAAGCCCGTCATTAGCCCACAACTGAAATCAGTTTCAAACTATATAGATATAAGTTTGGATGATATTAGAGAAGCATGCGAAGCAGCATTTAAAAACCATTCTAAAAAGAATGATGTTGTTAATTTCAATTTTGATTTTGATGGTAATTCGTTAAAATTGTATGAATGGTATTTAGATGGTACTTATGTTAGCAAAATCAAATATCGCAAACTTGTAAAAGAAAACAAGAATGGTAAGGTTCGTGAAATAAACAGCCCGGATCTTACCACCAGAATCTATCAGCATCTTGTTTTAGTAAAGTTAGGTCCTTTGTATTATGAGAAGGATAATATGAATGGTCTTAATTGTAAGCCGGGATTTGGCATAACAGCATCGTCTAAATCAAGGTCTCTTATTAAAAAGATGAAGCATGTTTATTATGATAGACTTGATTTGAAGTATTGCCTGGTTATAGATCAACGTAAATGTTATAACCATGTAAAAGACAAAGTGTTTATAAAAGTACTTAAGAACTTTATTTCAAATAAAAAGTTTATAGATTTTGTAATAGACGTAAGTTTTGTATCTGGAGAGCTACCTATAGGAACCCCTACAAGTCCTTTCATTCATCATCTCCTTATGAAAGATTTTGATGATCTTGCAAAAAGAATAGCTCCTTTTTCATTGAGATATGCCGACGATAATTTCCTTGCTTTCTATACTAAGGAGGATGCTAATACTGCCAAATGGAGGATTAAGAATTATTGGTGGTATGAGCTTAAGATAAGATCTAAAAGGCATACTTGTATTATAACAGACATGGATAGACCTCTTGATTTTTGCGGGTATGTTTTCCACCGTAATAACAAAGGCGTATCCGAACACAATAAAGGTTATGTGACAATAAGGAAGAGGGTAGCCAAAGATGCGAAGAAGTGTATTACAAATGAAAGCTGGTCTTCTTACTTCGGTCTTTTAAAACACTGTGACAGTTATTCATTAATGTCAAAAATAGAAAATATCATGAAATTACGAGATTTAACAAGTACGATTCGCATTGATAAGAAAATGGATGCGGACAACATTGATGTTAAAAACCTTGAAGGTATTGTATTTGATATCGTGAACTATGAAATACGAAGCAATAACAAGAATGAACCAAACTGGATAAAGTGCTTGATAGGTATTCCTGAAACCAATAAAGAAGGGATTCCTACCGGCAGGAAACTCGCAAGGGAATTTCATGGTAATTATCAAGGTATAGTAAATTTTATTTCAAAATGCGAACTTACTTATGGCAAAGATGCTATTCTCCCTATTACCGATGTAGAGATAGAAAACAGATGCGGATACGTTTTTAAAGGCAGCACTAACCGCTTGGAATACATTGATTGACTTCTTATTGTGATGGTGTGAATGAAAATTATTATCTTGCACCAAAAAAAAGAAAGTCATGAATTGTAACACTTGTAAAGATGACAGACCTGATATTCTGAGATCTAATATCTGTATCGGGTCTGATCCGTGTAATGACTGTACGGACAATTGCGAAATTCTTCCAAAAGAATGCGATTGCCCGTATGGTCATTTAAGCGATCATTGCATTCATTATACAGGATGCAAGACATTCATATCCAAATTAACTCCAGGTATGCCTTATAATGAGGTTATGCATAATATAGAGCTGGTTTTTGAAAACATAGATAAGTTTTTGGATAGGATGGTTGAAGAAAATACGCTTTTAAAACAAAGGGTTGAAAAACTTGAAAAACAACTTCAAAATGGAAAAGAGTGCACAAATTGGTAAGGACTTAAGTGGTAAACACGTATATGTTCCACATGTGGACGAGACGCCGGTGCCATGCCCGGACGGATATACATGCACGAACTGCGTGTACTGCGCTGACGGCATCAACGCTGGCTACTTCAGTCTGGCTCAGAAATCTGATCTTACGGCTTTAATCAATGCAATGATATGCCGTATGGAATACCAGGATAGGGAAATAGAATTTTTAAAACAAAAAATAAATATTTTGAGTAACAATGGCAATAACAGGTAACGGTTGTTTTGGCAGTCATGGTGGGTGCGAACGCCCGCATCATTGCAATATTCCTTCTTCTAACATATTCTATGATGGAGAAACTATAGAAGAAGCTGGTTTGTATCATGGTATGCCTTTAGACGGAGCTTTAGCTAATTTAGCTAAATACGTTTCAAGGGCTATTAACGTAAGTGGATCTGTCAATACAGAAGTGTTTGACGGTACTTCTCATGTGGTTCTAAAGAAAGATCCGGCAGAGATTTTGCTTGTATCTTATTGCGGGGGTGTCGTACCTTCTGATATGTATAAAGTCCAGGGTCGTACTGTTAGGTTCTGCCGGGATATGTGTCAACAGGATGAACTTGCTGAAGTGAGGGTTGTGTACCGAGAAGAAGCAAATAGTTCTTATGGGTTCCATTGTTAATTTAGGAGGATAAGAAATGGCAGAAAAATGCAAAGGATTTATATGTGGGGGTAATCTCGTTGATGGCTCTGTGCCTTCTGATAAGTTAGATAAAGAAACCATTGTCGAGCTTATTAAAGAGATTCTGAAAGAGGAAATGCACGAATCTTGGCTTAAGGAAATAATAGAAACCATACTTAAGGAATCTATTGATTCAGATTGGCTTCGTGAGTTCTTTAAAGAAGTTCTTAAAAAATACGCTAAAGAGGAATGGTTTAAGGATATTATCTGCGGCTTAGGATGTGTTGGCGTACAAGAGATATTTGATGTTATTCCTACTGACATAACATTTGAAGCCACAGGCGGTACGGCTACGGTACAGGTTGTGGTAGATGATGGCGTTGAATGGGAACTGACACTTTAATGAAGGAGGGTTATTATGAGCAAAGAAAGAATATATAAGATGGATGATGGTTCTTGGCTTACCTCAGATAAGAAGGAAGGTGTCGGTCGTGATAAAATGAATTTCGATGCTCCATCTTGGAAAGGAAGGGAAGATAGGATCACTATCCGAATTGTGAAGAAGTCCGATACCGAAAGCATGAAAGCCATTACTTTCAAGCAAAAAGGTATTAAGATCACAGAAGTGTCGGTTAGTAGGCTGGAGTTCCCTATATCTGGTGGAGATAAGCAGATCCTTATTACTACCAACGCCGCTTCTATCAATGCCCTTATTACGGGTGAGAAAGATATAAAGGGTGTCATAAAAGCATTTACCACCGCTTCTGGTCTAAATATTGATGTCAATGATATTAGGCTTGATTATGGTTTCCCTGGTGATCCGGGTCTTGAAGACACGTTCCAGGTTTCGATGATTGTTTCCATGCCTGGTAATGAGGATGGGAATGAAGTTAATGAGAACATAACTATAAATGGTGTACTGATTCCTATTTATCAGCCTGGAAAGGTCGTTCCTTACATTAAATTGGATAAGGAATTTGAACAAATTGAGGGTGATGAAACAAGCACGCAGTTAAGTATAGAAAGTAATATAAAAGATTATGTTATTGAAATAGTTGAATGCGAGTCTGTGGATAAGGAGGAGATTCACCTGGACAAGGATGTTGTTGATCTTGATTCAGATGGATCACCGGAGGTAATCAACGTAAGTACAAATCCTGAAAATTTAAGATGGAGGATTAGCGAATGAAAGTAGGTAATTGTTGGGCGAACATAGATAAGAAAGAAGGCGGTCTTAACAGTAAGGTTAATATTTACTTTGATGAAAATGATACTGGTGCCAACAGAAGTGTCAAGATAAGGGTGTCTTCCAGGGATGGTGGCGTATCTGAAGAATGTACGGTAGTTCATAAAAAAAAAGAACAGGTAGTTTATAGAAATAAAAGGCAGTCGGCTCTTTTCACAAAAGAAGGATGTAATCCTGAGACAGAGAAAGGGGAAGAGCTTGAGTACGTTGTTGAGGCCGGAAAATACACGTCTATCATATCTCAGTCTGATGCTGATGACAAGGCTATGAGAGACATTGAGCAAAATGGTCAGAACTGGGTTAATGAGCATGGTCGTTGTATAACCATATTATGGTACAATGTCAAGAAATCAAAGTCGTTTAGAAAGAACGACTGCGATCCTGATACCGAAGAAGGAAGTTTGGTTACGATGACGATCGAAGCCGGGCAATTTTCTTCTACCATAAGCCAAGAAGATGCTGACCGTAAGGCTGAAGCTGAGTTGAATGCCAAAGGTCAAGACTATGCTAATTCTCATGGTACTTGCAATACCATAAAATGGTACAATGACAGGAAATCCAAGATGTTCCAAAAGACAGATTGTGAAGTGACTGAAGTTGGATCTATGGTAGAGTACGTTGTAGAAGCCGGCCGTTTCTCTTCTTCTGTTTCTAAGGAAGATGCTAATCAGAAGGCTTTGGAAGCCTTGGAAGCTGAAGGTCCAGGGTATGCTAATGAGCATGGCACCTGTGAAACCAATTTATGGTATAACGTAGAGAAGTCGAAAGTATTTTATAAGAATGACTGCGAAGATGGGTTTATCGGAGCACCTTACACTTACACGGTAGAAGCCGGTAAATACACATCAGACGTAAGTCAAGAAGATGCTGATCAGAAAGCTCTTGATGATATAGAGAAAAATGGTCAGGATCAGGCAAACCTGAATGGAGAATGCGTTACTGATCCAAATTATTTCGTCGGAAAGGCTTCGGCTCGTGTTCAGAAAAATGATTGCGATGCTGAATCTCAGACCGGAAGCTTTGTCGATTTAACTGAAAAGGATCTTGCTGGATACCCGGATGCTTTTGTATCAAGGGAAAGCCAGGAGGCGGCTAACGCGCTCGCTCAGGCTGCTATGGAAGAACAGAAACAGGATCTTGCAAATAAGAAAGGCACTTGCATAGATAAAAACCAATTTGTTGGTGTATATAGCAAGGTATTCACAAAAGACAATTGCGACGGAGAAGGCGTAGGTTCGCAGGTAACAGTAGACCAAGATGATGTAACCGGTGGTCCTTTTACTTCATACGAAAGCCAGGAGGCGGCTAACGCGCTCGCTCAGGCTGCCGTCGAGCAGCAGGGCCAGGCCATAGCCAACCGGGACGGCCATTGTACGTGGACTGGTAAATACAGTGAAGAATTTACCAAAAACGATTGTAATGAAGGTCAGGTAGGGTCTAAGATTACTGTAACCGAACAAGATGTTGTTGGTGCTCCTTTCACATCTACCGTGAGTCAAGATGATGCTAATAACAAGGCTAAAGCTGCTGTCAAAGAACAAGGACAGGCTATTGCTAACAGTAAGGGTAATTGTGAGAATATGACGGTCTATACCGGTCATTACAGCAAGAGATTCGTTCCTGAATGTGAAGCTTGCCATAAGGGTGTAGAAATGGAGGTTACGGCCGAAATGGTTAATGGTAGTCCTGTTACGTCTACAGAAAGCCAGGATGCGGCAGACGCAGAAGCTCGTAGGATCGTAGAAGAAGGAGGCCAGGCCTATGTTAATAAAAACGGCAACTGTACGCCACTTAGCACCGATCCTGTATGGGAAGACGTTGTTCCGGAAGAACTTAGATGTAATGAAGGTAAGTCTCAGAAAAAGCAACATGATACCAACGAATGTTCTGAAACCCACAATCAAGAACGTTGGGTAGATGGTGGGAACAAAGTTTGTAGCTGGACCGGTCATTACTCAGAAACGTTCCAAAAGAACGACTGTGAAATACCGGATTCAGGAACAGAAGTAGAGGTAAGTGAAGCTGATGTTGAAGGCAATCCTTTTACTTCTTTCGTAAGTCAAGAGGATGCTGATAATAAGGCTAAGGAAGCTGTTAAAGCTCAAGGACAGGCTATTGCTAACCAAAAAGGTAAATGTAGGTTTGTAGGCGTATATAGCAAGCAGTTTACAAAAGACAATTGCGGATCATGTCATCATGGTGTTCCGATGAGTGTAACACAAGATATGGTAGGCGGACCGTTCTATTCCAATGAAAGTCAGGAAGAGGCAAATAGGCTGGCTCAGGAAGCCGTAGAAGCCCAAGGTCAGGCTTATGTTAACAAGAACGGGACATGCGAAATGGACAACACCGATCCTGTATGGGTAGATTCTGAACCACTTGAAACCAAATGTGAAGGAGGCAGATCTTATAAGAAGCAAGTCAATACCAACGAATGTTATGGTGGAGCAGATGAACGCTGGATAGAAGGTGGAGATAAGGTATGTACCTGGACCGGAACATATAGCAAGCAATTTACAAAACAGTGTGCTGATGGAGGTGTCGGATCTGAGGTTACTATAGACCAAGATGATGTAACCGGCGGTCCTTTTACGTCTACCGTAAGTCAAGAAGACGCAAATAGTAAGGCTCAGGCTGCCGTTGAGGCCCAAGGTCAGGCTCTTGCTGACGCACAGGGCACTTGTACTTGGACCGGTAAGGCAAGTAAGGTCTTCACCAGAAACAATTGCGGAAGCTGTCAGCATGGTTCGTCTGTTACCGTAACCCAAGATCAGGTGGGTGGTCCATTTACGTCCAATATCAGTCAAGCTGATGCCAATAAGAAGGCTCAAGATGCTGTAAATTCCCAAGGTCAGGCAGTAGCTAATAAGAATGCTGATTGCTTGCCTGATAGCACAACACCTTCTTGGTCGGATACCGGAAGCACCCGTTGTGACGGGTGTACGTCTCAGAAGCAACAACGTGACACCAATCCATGCTCTTCTTCTTATAACGACACAAGATGGGTTAATGGAGGTGGAGAGTCTTGTACTGACTGGTCTTACTATGGAACAGGAGACTGCGTAGGTCATACTCAGTACAATGCTTATCGTGATAGTTGCTCTGGTAGCATAGATCGTCAATATTCTGTAAGTTGTAGAAGTTGCTGTAATTGCGGATCTTACGGTTCTTGGCAAGAAAATGGATGTAATGGAACCAAAACTAAGTTTATTCGTTACGATGATTGCGGAAATTCTGATACTAAAGAAGAGTATGTTATTGGAAGTTGCGGATATGCTCCATATGAATTTCAGTTCCATGATGGAAGAACGAGCAAGTCAAGGTCTGTAACTGGAGAATCTCAGGATATTGAAGAAGTTATCATAAGTACTAAGAATGATTCATATATAGGATATTCTGTTAAATCGAAACCTTCTTGGTGTTCTGTTGATTACAGAGACCAGACATCTGAAAGCATGAAGGCTGTGGTGACATTATCTGCCAATACAACATCTTCTTCCAGATCTGGTGACATTGTTTTTGTTCAAAATGAATCTGGAAAGACTGTTACTCTTAGCATCACACAAGATGTTGCAGTTACTTACGAATTTAGTACCAACCAAAGCACTTGGAATGCCGATGCAAATGGAGGTGCAAATAACTCATATTTATGTATTCAATTAAAAAGTAAAAAGAATGGAAGTAAGATAGGATACACTGTATCATCTAAGCCAAGTTGGGTTACAGAAGTTACAGAAAAACCGTCAGGAGTAAATTGTCCTGTTTTGTCAGGCTATGATTATTCATTTGTAATAATCTCATCCGCAAACAGCTCTTCATCTTCCAGAAGTGGCACTGTGACATTGAAGCAAAATGAGTCTGGGAAGACTGTTAACATAACAGTCAACCAAGAAGGCAAGGCAGAGGCTAAGCCTGTTCCGGCGCATATTACATTGAAAAACGGCTCTTGGGCTACATATAGGAGGGATAATGTTTCTTATAACCCTGGCGCCGGTAAGTGTATTGCCGGATTCGAATGGACTGGTGATGAAAATGGAAATATCCGAATCTACACCTGTGATATTAAGGTGGTGGATGCTAATTATCGTGAGATATCTGGAGCTACTATAAGCATCGGAACAACAACCCAGAGAAGACAATCCGGAAGCTCTTGTTCGTATTTCGGGGCCGTTAATGGAGGAATATTAGCCGGATATGTTCATTCTGGAGATGAGAATGGATATACTACATGGTATATACGAACTATAAACGTGTCTTACAAAGGCAAAGTGTATAAGACCGCTACTGTTAGGCAGTATGAAAAACAAAATATCTCCAAGAAAGGTGGTGTTTTCAATGTATATAATGAATCTCCTGCTTCTTACAACTTTATCGTAGATGGAGCTGAGTGTGGTGATGAAAATGGTACTTTGAAATACGCTTATTCTCAAATGGATCTTAATCCAGCATAATTAGCAAGGGGAGGGAATTTAGTTCTCTCCCCTTGAATATTTTGGATTACAATATTGTGTTTTAAATATTGTCTATTAGAATAAAAATGATTAATATTGCACATCATTCAATTTTAAATTTTTAGTATCATGGCTTGTAAAAAGAAAGCTCGTCAGGGTGGGGAAGTTGATAAAAAGGACAAACCCAAAATGCGTCAAGGCGGTAGTGTTGGCGGTAAGATGAAAAGAAAGAAGACGAGCACTAAAAAGTGATTGAAAACCAGGGGAAGGTGCTGATCGCCTTCCCCATTTTAATAACATAACAACAACATATTATGAGCAACAAGTTTATTAGCAAAGGACAGAGGAATGTCTGTGTGACGTTTGTGAAGTATTATCCTGTGTTGATGCAGGTTATTATGTTAGCCAGCATTTTTGATGAGTTTTATCCTTTTAGTATCACTAATTGGCTGTATCCGATATTAGGTCATCCTATATCATGTGACCTATTTCTCTTGGCTTTTTCAAGAATGTTCAGGTTTTGTATATGGCATAGGTTATTGATCTATAGCATGATTTTTAATATCTGTGTAGAATGGGTTACGGTTAATATTGAGATGCCTATTGAGCACAATATCGTAGTGTGGTCTGTTATGGCTGTTACTCTTCTGATAATCATTGCCTCTATTGTTTTAAGGTTTAAAACAGGATGTTTTGAAAATGAAAGAAATTCTGACAGAGACGCTGCGTAAAAGCGGTGCGGCGGTATGCGATAAGATAAAGGAGATGTTTTTAAGCGGAGAATGCGATCATCTCACAGCCAACGATCTTGAGACATGGATGCAGCTTGCTAATCCGGCTAAGTACTATACCGGAGAAGAGGCTGTTTCTTATCTTAATGTAACTTCTAAAAGATTTTATGAATATCGGAAGGCGAAGTTAGTTCCTGATCCGGTTAAGATAAAGGGATTCCCTAAACCTTTATATACTAAAGTTATGTTGGATGAGGCTATAAAAACCATATCCGGCATGAGTGAAAGAGAGATTTATATGAGGATCTTGAATGCTAAATCAAGAGAATCAAGAGCAAAAGAAAGGAGGGGAGCATGATCACTAATGGTGAATTTGTATCAAGAGTCGTAAATGGTATTCATGCCCTTGACAAAGATTCGCATGTTAGTCGGAGATGGATATTGAATATCGGTAGAACTAAAGCCGAATCTTATACGGCCCAGAGGTGGGATGATGGGACGTTACTTGGCGACCACCGGCTCCTAACTTACGTTACTTGCCTGGAGATGATTGAAGTTGATAAAATAGTTTGCTGCGATGCCGAATTTGCGTTATGTAATACACTTATGCGTTCAAAGCATAAGCTTCCAGGACTTCTTTATTCTGCCCTTAGACCGGCTATTACTAAGGTGACTAACGTAGATAACACTATATTTTTTAAGTTCGCTGAAATAAAGTCGTATCGCAATGAACAAAAAAGACCGTATGCTAAATACGTTAAAGAACGTCGTCCTTTTTATTATGTAGAAAACGACTATATTTATATACCGGATTTCCATATAGAGCTTATTAACGTAGAGTTCTTTACAACAAGAAGAAAGAAGGCGCTGGAGTTAATGGCTTGCGATCCTACACCTAAAGGGTGCGAATCTGAATGGGAATACGAATTTATTTGCCCTATTAAGCTGATTGAGTATGTAGTGGCAGAGACGATAAAGGAAGTAGCATTCAGGCTACAGATTCCTATTGATGAAAATCCGAATCTTGACTCCAATCAGAAAAGTCAAATTGTTCAATAATAAAATATTATTTATCTTTATTTGGGTCTTAGTTGTGAAACCAAGACCCATTTTTATATAACTTAGTAACATGAAAAGAACATCAATACAATCACCGTATTTTGCAGCCTACTACCATCGTCTTATGAAGAGAAAGAATGGTTTTAAGAAAGGCATGATAAGAGATAGAGGAGAGGTTTTAAGGCTGTTGTCTATTATATGGAAAACCGTATCAGAGCATTATGTGGAAGCTGATGCTGGTGTTTACGTAGATAACGTGGGCTACTTATGCCATGTACTTATACCGGGCCAGCGCTTTACCGTCAGGCGGGACCTGGACATCGTGAGCAGGCTCGGCACCAACGGCTACCTCTACAACCACCTGGTTATGGATTTCGCAGACTCTAAAAGATATTACCATTTTGTAATACAAGATAGCTTGAAAAAGAAGTTAAGGGTTAAAATGAATAAAGGACGAAGATATCGATTTATGTACAATGAAATACTTGCTAAAAGAAGAGTGTTTAAAGATTTCCAGATTAAGAGAGTTTTCGAAGATAAAGAATTAGGACACAGAAAGTCGTAGAAAAAAAGTAGCGATCACCCTTTGTAGATACAGGATAATCGCTACTTTTGCATATCCGTCTACTTTCTCAAGCGGACGGATATAATGCTAACAAAATATCTTTATACAAATAAAGCTCTATGGAGGCAAAGGTAAACAATTTTCAAAACAATGCGAAGGGTAGTAACATTATTTTGACGTCAGAATCCAACGAAATGGATTTATCTGTAAAATTATCTAAAATTTTTAGCTATAATGGCCATAATGTTTCTTTTATAAAAACTTCTTATGGTATATTATTAAATGCCACACAGATGGCAAAAGCATTCAATAAGAAACCTGCCGAATATCTAAGGTTGCCGTCTGTAAATCAATTAATTAAGTCAATGGTGGGATTTTCCCACCTTTCTGAGAATCAGATAGTTACAACTATGCTTGGAAGTCCTGAAAATGGAGGAGGTACATGGATGTTTGAAGATCTCGCCATAGATTTTGCGAGATGGTTGGATACTGATTTTAGATTATGGTGTAACTCGAAGATAAAAGAATTTTTAACATCAAACTTGGTTTCTATTCCAAATTTTACTGATCCGGCAGAAGCAGCCGAAGAATGGGCTAAGCAGTATCGTAGAGCTCAGCAAGCGGAAGCTATTGCTTTGGCTGAACATAAAAGGGCGGGGCAAGAAAGAATGGAAAAAGAAATAGCTGTAAATACGTTAGAAGAAAAGAAGGGGGATATAGAGTTTTCTGAGTCATTTAAGAAGGTGGATCATGAAAACATGTGGCTAATCAGAGATGTGGCGAAGAAGCTTGAGCAGAATGGAATCATCATCGCAGAAAAGAATCTTCGTTTGTTTCTTGAGGAAGTCAAGTTTATGTTCAGAAATGGGCAGGGTAGATGGGAGCTATACAGTGATATTGTCAAAAATAAGTTTGGTGTTTACAGATCATATTTTGTTGACAAATATTCTGGGGAAAGAGTTAATCAGCAAACCATCTACATGACTGGTGCCGGATATGAAGTCACACTTAAGGGGATAAAGGAAAAGTGTAGGAGCCTTTTCTTGAAGTACGGCAAGTTTGAAGATCCTAACTTTTGAAAACACAAAATATGGAGTTATACATATTATTCATATCTTTGTGGAGGTCAGGTTCATTTCCTGTCCTCCATATTTTTTGTTATGACAGTCGAAAATTATATCATAGAGTTAAAATCGTCTTTAAGATCATTTGACAAGCGTGATCTGATAGATGAGGTATCCATCTACAAATGGGTAGAAATTGCCCTGAAGAAGTTTGGAGGCGATATTACTATGCGCAAAGAAGCGGTAGTGGATGTCAAGCGAGGGCAGGCCCGTATGCCCGGTGATTACTTTGATCTTATTCTGGCTTTTAAATGCGATTTTAAAGGATATGAGGTGCCGGAAGGTGACAAGGTGATATCAGAACTTCAAAATACAATAGCTTGGAAAGAACGTACCGAAAGAAGTTATAGGTGGTGTTCTTGCGATGAATGTTGTAAAGACGAATGCGAGAAAGTGATAGTTGAAAAATTTTATATCAATGTTCATGATCGCGATCATGAAGTTCGTTGCTATTATGACCGGCCGGTAATGTTAGGTCTTGCTAAGCCTATGCTTCGTGATTCTTGTTTAAGTAAATGCCGGAATAAGGTAATAAAGGATAGTCCGTATGAGATAAATATCGTAAACGGATTCCTGTATGCCAATTTCGATGGTCCTATTTACATGCAGTACCGGTCTCTTCCTTTCGACGGAGAATCTAATATAATTATACCAGACACGCCTCAAGGTCTGGTATTGGATTATGTAGATAATTTTGTAAAGATGAGATTCTTTGAGGAACTGATGTATAATGGAGAAGCACAAGGGGCTGCCGATTTGTTCAAGTTGTATGCACAGCAAGATTTGGTTAAGCTGAAAAATGCTAAGACCGAACTTAAGATGATGGGTATGACATTAAAAGGCATGTACGAACCTCTTAGGCGGCGCCGTGCTGAGTTTGAAATATATACTAAGGCGTATCCTGTAATTGACAATATACTTAAATTGGTATGACGGAAGTAGTTCTATTTATATACTTGCTTGGTGTTATTATATCTATGATTGTTTGGTCAATCAGGCAATTTAAAGGAGATGCGAGTTTGGTAGAGACAATGTATTGCCCAATAGTATTTTTGTCGAGTTGGATATACGTATTCGAAATATTAAAAAATAAATAAGATGTTAGAAGTTAGTGCAAGCGAAATAGTAACTGCCGACAAAATGAGAGGCGTAGGACCGGCAAACATCATTTTCACAGCCGGCCCTAATCCGGTAGCTGAAGATCGTAGAGGCGTAGCTAAGGTAACGGCTGGTGGAGAGAGTAAGAACGTTACAATCACACAAGCTGCCGGCGAGCAGGTCGTTGTAATCCCTGAGTTCGATTATCTTGTTCTTAGATACGGATGGGAATCAGAAGACGGTTCCGATTTTGATACTGCAACCGGTTTTACCAATACAGGCATATCAAATGTGGATAACAAGTACGTTGGATGGAGTAAGCAGTGGGCTACTACCCAACAACAGGTAGGTGATTACCTTATTTATGGTGGTGATAACATGCAGTCAGGACTCGAAGGGGCACTTATTAAGATGAAGACCTTGCTATCAGCGCCGGGCATAGACGAGTCGGAACCTAATATCAATGCCGATATCTATGGTAATTGGTATGGGAATAGAGGGCGAGGAAATGTCGTTGTGTCTTTTACAGCCTACCTTGGAGGAGAGATGGTTAAACAAGGATTTAACTTCATTAACGAAGGCGGCGAAGAAGTTTACTCCGACAGCATTACTACCAACGTTTCGGCTCATGGTGAAACCAATTACCAAAATATAAAAGGTCTGTACACTAAGATGGGTACGATGGTTTATAATAAGGAAAAGCGTGATTGTGTTATTGTTATAGGTTAGGATATGGAAAGTCTTTGGAATAAATACAATAAGATCAAGGAGGTGTTTTACCGAGATTTCGTTTACGATTCCAGTTACACAGAGCAGGCCTCGTGCATCCCACTGTCGTCGGTGAAGAACGGGGTAGGATGGGTGGGAGACGGAACCATTAACCTGGCTCAGTATCTCCAGTTCCTATACACGGAAATGGTTCTTGGTAACAAGACAGAAGATGATGTTCGTAATGCCATACTGGTGCTTACTCGTCTTGCCGATACTACTTATGATCTATTTTTTAATAGCAATAAAGGTATTTATTTCAAATTCGAAAAAGGATTTTTCTTAAGAGACGATATCCATAGTGAAGATGCAAGCAAATTCGGTCTTACCAAGATAAGTTCCGGGTACACTAATGGTATAGAGTTAAAAGACGAAGATCCATGCTTCTCCCCATTCACTTCACAAGATCAGATCTGGAATCTGGCTCCTATATTAGCTTTCTTGTCAGAAAAAGGATTTGAAGAAGCCAGGCAAGTAGGATACGATATTTTTGAGTACGTTATTAGAAACGGACACAAGATATACAATCCTTATTACAGCGCCTTGCTTCATCATTGGACATTTCTTCCTGATATGGACACCGATAAGGTTAAGCCGTGGGATAGGGTTAGTAATCGTAACAAGAATCTTAAATACAAAGTTAAGGTTAAGAGAGGTGCTAACAACTGGTACTTCTCTGGAGGGTTCAGATGGGCGTTTAAGAAGTTTGGAGGCAAGTGTAGTACATTCTGGCATTGCCTATGGTATAAGCCATTTATATTCTTAGCAGATAGAGTATATCATCCATACATATGTAAATGGTTTGGTATTAAAGTTAAAAACAATTCTTATTATTGTCTTGGATCCACAAATGAAAAATCATGGTACGGCCCTAAGTTCATAAAGAGGCTTGTTAATAAGTTTAACAAGTCTTTGGAAGGGGGAGAGCTATTTATGCCTCATCTGGTTTTTCTTCATGGAGGTGAAGACGTTGATGGAAGTAGCTTAGAGTCATACCTTAAGGAATGGGAATGGGATGGAGTTAATTCTCCTATAGAGTTTTTAACTTTGTATAATTGGTATAAAATATTTTTTGACAATGAAAATATATTATAAATCAAAAATAGCTAAGTTATTTACGTTCATTGACGGCTACAAAACAATTATGTTATTTGGAGCCGTATTTACCGAACGTGATAGTATATCATTGAGAACCGAATATCATGAGGAGGCACATTACAATCAGTATCATACAATGTTTTGTTTTGGTATGTTTATATCATTGCTTACAATAGGATTGTGTCTCTTATTCGGTAATGCAGGATGGTGGATGTTATGGCTGTCCCTTATTCCAATATTTTTATACTATACATGGTATTTAATTGAGTACCTGATTAGGTTGTGCATATATCGCGATCATGATAAGGCATATCATAATATCGTATTCGAAAGAGAGGCTTTCGACTTAGAAAAGTATTGGAATAAGCATGATGTTTTGAGGAAGGAGTCGGAAGGGTTTAGTTTCCTCGGTTATTATAGGAAGGAGTATCATTATGAGTAGGAGAAGATATTTTGAGGAACAGAGATCTGGTAATGGAGCTATTTATCATTGTGTGGAAACAGAAATCGAGCCTGGAGATAGAATCAGATTATTTAATTTAATGAATAAAATCAAATCCGATACAATTAGCCAGGATAAGATAAATAGTGTACTGAATCAGCTTAGAGAAGGAACAGCCTTTAATATTCATACTCAGAGTCCAGTTTCTTTTTCGTTTTCAAGCACCTCTACCGGTTATGAACCAATGGCAATATGGATTAGATTTGACCCTTATCCTGCTCCAAGTGAACAACAGGGTATTATATACAAGTTTCAGATAAATGATCAGAGGTACGTTTTTATGTTTTCTAATAGATACGATGGAATGAGAGATCTTATTAATAATGCAGATGAAGATGTTGATTGTGTTACTTCTGCAACAGAGAGTAGTATATATCACAATGATTCTTTCTATATATTTGTGTGACATGAGGCGAAGATTTGAAAATAAAGACAGGGAGCTTGAAGATTTTATCATAAGGTTTTATCCAGCCGGGAATTACACATGGATAGTTCCTGAAGGCTGTTTTTCCGTAGACGTCTTTTTAGTTGGTGGGGGTGGTAGTGGCAGCTCTGCCGGCGGTGGAGGTGGTTATACCAAGACCTTCAAATCTGATAACAAAGGCTGGAAAGACGGAGAAGCTATTGCTGTAAAACCTGGTCAATCTATTTCTATAACAGTAGGAGAAGGAGGAGCAAAAGTTTATCAAGCCGAACAAAATTCTCCTGGTAAAGATGGTGGTTATTCTCAATTCATGAGCTCGTCTTATAGAGCAAATGGAGGAAAGGGAGCTAATAAGTGGAGGGGAGGAGATGGTGGTAGTGCCGGCAGTTCGTCATATACGCAAGATGGTGCTTCGGATGGTGGAGACACTAATGGAGAAGAGTATGGAATAATCAAAGGTCAAGGTCATACTACCAGAGATTTTGGAGAATCCGGCGGTAAAAGAAATGCCGGTGGTGGAAGCGGAGAAACCAATACCGGAGTAGTATTCCAAGGCGGAATATCCGATTACGATGAAGGATCTGGTACAGGAGGATCAACAAACGGATCCGGTAAAGGAGGCGGAGGTTATGGCGGCGGAGGAGGCGGCGTCAGATACTCTATGGTTTATGCTGGAGCCGGCGGTGATGGTACTGTTTTGATTAGGGGTAAAAGATATAAATCGTAAGTAGATGTTATGAGACGAAGATTTGAAAATGTTAATATGGTGATGGGTAATTGTTTCTCTCCTGTAATGGAAGGGAGTCAATTTAAATGGAATAATATTGTAGTTAATAGTCCAGTATATATAACTCCAATAAGAAGAAAGAAATTCAAGATAAGTTTTGGAGAATTTGATTTATCCAAAGTTTTGTCTAATGTATCATCTAATCGTGATATTATAATAAGAGATAAGTCTTCATATACATTTCTATTGTTACTTCTGTCTGCTGATCATTCTAAATGCAGTTTGTTTAATAATCATCTAACAGTTAATACCCAGGATTTACCAAGATATATTTTTTACATTGATTCCGAACATGAGGAACTGTATTCATACAAAGACGGGGTTTTAGAAAGTAATGTGACGATAATGGATCCAGTTGATAATTATTTCTATAATTATATTGATATTCAAATAAGAAATTTCAATGATAATCCTATCCCCGATTTTTATGTAGGTGTGGTCGATAAAGTAGGAGACTGAAAATGTATTTCTTTTCTTCACCTACTTTAGAAATCCATGATTAAATCTCTTTTGCTATCTTTGTGACAAACAGTTATAAAATGGCAGCAGAAGATAACAGAAACATAGCGGTTCCTCAAACAGGTATGAACCGAGATCTGCATCCGTCGAGTCTTACGGATCAGCATTATACGTTTGCCTTGAATGCCAACATCGAATCCGAGGATGGTAATGTTGGGATGAGATCTAACGAGCACAGTAATCTTAAATGCATTGATTTTGATGGGTTTAAAGTTATTGGTTACAAGAATGATCTTACTTCAGGCAATATCTATTTTTTTATAACAAATCCTGAAACAGGCGTATCTAAAATAACTTATTTCAAGCCTGAATCCGATACAAGTATCTTATCCGATTCCGATATAGAGTCTATGGTAGAAGGATCGGAGTCGTTGTGTTCTGGCATGAAGACCTTGCTGGAAGACAACGAGCAAGATCCGTGCCTTAAGTTCTCTATCTATCATCCTATAAAAACCATAGAAATAAAGACAGAGAAATGTGGGAAATGTATTTACTGGACTGACGATTATAATCCTCCCAGGTATGTTATTGTAGACAAGGCTCTGACTCCTGATGATGAAGGTGATATATGGTATCATTATCATGGGTATAAGATATGCGATAAAGAATACGATAGGAAAAAGTTCATGCAGGAGAATGGTTGTTTTCTGGCATGTGAGAAACTTAGGGTGTTTCCGCTACTGGACCAGCCATGCGTAGAGCCGGTACAGATAGAGTACGGGGGCAGCCTGCGTGCGGGCGTGTATCAGTTTGCTGTGGCCTTGTGCGATGAATTTGGTAACGAGAAAACTAACTATACTTCATTAACTAACCCTGTTCATGTATTTGACGAACAATATATTAGGATAAATGATGGTAAATGGGGAGAAAGAACTAATCTTGGTATAAGGCTTAAGGTGTCTAATTTGGATAGGCAAGTCAGCCATTACAAGGTGGCTGTTATTCAGAATACTGTAGGATATAATGGCGAAACACAACCTGTAGTTGATTATTTTATAGAAGGTATTCATCCTATTACAGAGAAGACTATATACTATTATTCTGATCTTAATAATAAGAGGACAACATTTGAACACATTTCTTTAAAAAGAGCCATATATAATACATCAAGAGGAATAGTGTCAGTCGGAAATCGTCTTCTTCAATATGGTCTTACGGCAGAAAAAGAATGGAATTTGCAGCCTGTAGTTTCTCTTATGGGGCATTTTCTAAAATGGCAGGCATCGGTAGCCCACGAAGATCTATATAAGGATGGTAATGCTTGTTCGTTGTATGTGGGATATATGAGGAATGAAGTGTATCCGTTTTCTATCTCGTTTAAGACATCCACCGGATATAAAACTCCAGCATTCGTTCTTGTTCCCCCACCTTCTGATAAGGCAAGAGAGGAAATGAACAAAGACAGTATCCCATACCAGTCTATAAACGCATATGCTCCGGATTGCTCAGGAGTGGAAAGAAAATATGTATGGCAGTATAGCAATACGGCAGGAGATGGGGTATTGATTGACGACGATGCGGTTGTTATAGATGAAGAACAGAAAGAGTGTAACAACCCGGCTACTGTAGGTCAAACTGTTATAGTGGAAAGCAATTTCGCTACTTTTAAAGGGAAATCAAGATTTATTATCGATTATGATGATATTGTAGGAACCCCTATAAATTATTTGTCTGAAAATATAGGTCTTGTAGCTTGTAACAATAAGGAGAATGGAGACAATGAAAGACAGATATGCGATATAGCTACCAAATACAGAGAAGACGGAACACAGGATTATATGGAACCAATTGATCATATTGGGTTGCCAGAAATGGAAGGAGACTGCGAAGTTCCCCATCGTCAAGAATCTATATTGTCTGCTCCAGTTCCACTAATAACAGGCCTTGTAGAAGATTATATCTATAAGGTTCTTAGCGAAATGGAACACGTCTCTACAGATTATCTATATACCACAGGAGGAGAAAATCAGAATAAGTATTCTGTGTTGTTTAATTACGAGACAATGGATTCTTTATCTGAATGGATGGAGGAAGCATTTTTTGGGTATAGCGCTGGCAGCATATCAGGTGATGGCAATCAACACCTTTGTTCTGAGTTTTATCCATACTTACAACCTGGATCTGTTTTAAAAACCGTGTCTGATGCTATATACGTATTAGATACCATGCCTTGTATATGCGGATGTTATATTGAGAGTTATTGCTCTGATCCTACTGTGTCAAGAACTGATTATAACAACTTTCAGAATTATAATTATCTTCTTGGAAGTTATATTCTTCATATAGATGGATGGAGCCAAAAGATAAATGATGTAGGAGATTGGCGAGCCGGTAGATCTGCCAGTACAGTCATAAATAATCAGTATAGATCAAAGAACGGACCCAGGTATTGTATTGAGCAATTTTGGCCTGAAGCTTCTGAGAAGTTGCAAGATATGATATATAAAAATTCGGATACCGGTATAGATGAAACTGATTGGAAATTTGAAGGGTATGTAAACAATGCTACATTTAATAATCCTACAGGGGATAAGCTTAATATTGGATTCGCATCTGAATTTGTGGTATGGAAGTTTGTCAGAAATGTAATGACAAATGCAAGATTTATTAGAATCAATAGACCAGAAGAGTGGGACATAGAAGGTTATAAAGACGAGAACAAAGTTCTTTATCTTGAAGCTCTTGGAAAGGTAGATGGCATAATGGATGCTGTGTCTACCAATTACGTTCGTGTTTCTTTTTGGAAGGATGTTGAAACATGGTCCCCTCTTGGAATAGTACCAGTTGAATTTGATAGACCTGAGTATGAATCATCTCATTCCGTTATTGTTAACATAGCAAGACCGGCTTTCGGAGAAATAAATGAAGAGTTTTTTGATTCTATAGGTCAAAATTATTTTTATGTTACAATAGAATCTCCTATTGTAGCAGTTCCTTGGATAATGACGTTTAGACAAATTCAATTTTGTTCTTATAAAAATTATGATACCCCAGAAGAAGAGGAAGAAGAAGGAAAGAAGCCTTCCCGTGCTATTCTTGGAGTCGCTTTTGCTACAGGTAAAACTATATATCCGTATATTTTTGGTATAAGAGAAAAGGAGGTAAATAAGATTGATTTGTCTGTGGATTCTATAACACTTAGATCAACTGTCTTATTTGCATCAAAATGTCAGACATGTGGAGATAGGCCCATCAATTGCAAGCCTCGTCCTTATAAATACGGGGATTTTGCATATTGGGAATCATCTGAGAAATATCCTGCTAATTTTGAACTTTATGATAGTAGCAGGATGAAAATAGACACAGGCAGATCTTATGGTGATCCAAAAAAATCAGAAGCTTATTCTAATATTATGAATAAGTTAACAGAATATTATGGTGCTCCTTTGTCAGACAAAAATGGATTATCTTATTTCAAGGGTCATTCTTATGGAGGGGTAGATACTTCTACCGTATTTTGCCAGCAACCTATACGTCATTACCGGTTTCCAGATAATAAGCATATACCATTCATGAACAGTGATGAACGTGGATATGACATAGCTTCTGAAATATATCCGGTAGGTATTATGGTAGATGAGAACACCATACAAGTGTTTTTGGATTTTGCAGTGGATTCTGGTTTGATTACGCAACAACAAAGAAATACGATTGTAGGATATGAACTGTATCGTGGAGATAGGAGACTAAATAGGTCGGTTGTGGCTTCAGGATTAGCCTATGATATGCTTAGATACATAGGAGACGATGGTAATGTGAATATCTATCCTAATTACCCATATAATGACCTGTCACAAGATCAATATAATTATACGTCTGGCAAAAGAGACGAGTTTATATCCCATCCTTTCGACAAAGGAGGAAACGTGTGGTATTCATTCTGTTCACCTGATATTTATTTCAACAAGCCAGAACTTCCAAATGAAGTATGTATAGACGGGTTTCAAAGAGGAATGTCTGTGGGCAGTTTCGTACCTGTAGAAGATCATCCAAAATGGACTATCTTAGGTCCTGCCGCATACACGATGGCTGCGTCGCTTGCCGCAGTTGAATCAAGTGCCACAATAGCAGCTATGATAGCAGAAGAGCTTCAGATAAGGGCGCAGTCTGGATACATAGGAGGGTCGGCCGGTCTTACCGGAGGAGGATTCCTGACTAATTTAAGCGTGGCCATGCTGTTTTCTTCAATGGTGTCAACCATCAGTCAGACTCTTGCTAAAGGCCCGATATTGTACGGTAAGTACCGTTATGATTGGCTTAATACGTTTATAAACAATGGACCAAGACGTAATCATGCATGGTATTATACTTCTGTGGGATTATATAATTCAATGATAGGCATAACAGATCAGGATAAGTATGAACGAAATTTTGCCCGTGGTTTATCTTCTGTTAAGTACATTAAGTCTGGCGTATATCCGATGATGGATGCCAGTATGTCTTCTAAATGGGGAACCGGTAGAAATGATAATGAGGGACGTTTCTTATTCGTTAATAATATAGATCGTGAATCTTCGTTATTTTTATCATTTGGTGATCCAGGTGAAAAAGGAGATGGTAAATCGAAATATTTATTGGAATATCCGAACTATGTTTACAATTACGACAGTAGCCGCATAGATGATTCGGTTATTGCTGGAAGTGATGTTGTAGCAGGAAGAACATTCGAGCAATCCAAAACAGTATCGTACATCTGTTCTCCGTATATGAGACTTATGCGATATAGGCCGGATCAATATGGACAGATAGAAGATATAAAATGGATTTCCATAGGTGGATGTGGCTTTTTCACTAATGAAAAGAAACTGATGTTCGGTGGCGATACGGTAATAACAAGATTCTCATTAAAAAGAAAATTCCCTGTTTTTTATAATAGCGCTTTTGGTATTGGAGACATGATACCATTCCCATACATGGATTACAGAAATGTAGGGTATCCAAGATATTTTGTTAATTATGATACTGGAGAAGACGCTCTTGAGACAATAGATAACGAACGTTTCAATAGCTGGACATCATCTAATAAAGGAAGATACGCTTTTTATCCAAACAGGAAGAGCTTATACGAATTAAATGGTGACACATCCGGCAGGTACGTTAATGGAAGATTTTATACATGGTTCTATGGCATTCCTCAGTTCCTTGTAGAGTCTGAAATAAATTGTAATTTCAGATTAGAGGGCCCTCAGCCTCATGAATTATTCTATCCAAAAGTAGGAGATTTTGTTTGGTGGACACAAGAAAAGAACGTATCTATCCATAGGGATAATGATTACAAGATAAGTCCTATCTATTCGTCGAGGATGACACTAACACCAAATGTATTGCCGGCAACGTACGAACGACGTTTTTATGACTGTGCTTACCAACGTCCTAATGGTGTTATATGGAGTAGGGCTGATGTATCTGAAAACAGTCAAACAGATCCGTGGCTGACGTACAAGCCTATGGATTATCATGAGTTTCCTACAAGCAACGGCAAGCTTATTCACATGAAGCGTATTGAATCCGATCAGATTCTTGTTAGGTTCGAGGATCAGGTTTCACTCCATAACGCCATAGACGTAATCAAGGAGCGTACCTCCCCAGGGCAGGCCGAGATGGGCACCGGCGGTCTGTTCGCGTCCCGGCCTCTGGAGTACAACACGACCGACCTTGGTTATTCTGGAACCCAGAGCACTGAAATAATTAGTTCAGAGTTTGGTCATTTCTGGGTAGATACTAAAAGAGCACAGGTGTTTATGACCGATCCTAATGGACGTAATCTTAAGGAACTTAGTGTAGGTATCAGACATTGGCTTAAGCGTCATCTTCCGTTTAAGATTCTTAGATACGGAATAACTAATATCTTAACCGGTACAGAGATGACAGAAGAAGATACAGACAATAAATTTATCGGTCTTGGTCTGTCTCTTGGATGGGATAACAGGTATAAGAGGGTACTTATCACGAAAAAAGATTATATACCTGTTAAGAACCCGGCATATTATAAATATGATGGTGGAAGGTTCTTATACAATGAAACAGAGGTGCTGTCAAACGATAAGGAAATATCTTTAAAGGACGAACAATATTTCAAGGACGTATCGTTCACTATCGGATATTCGTGTCTGAAACAAGAATGGATTTCTTATTATTCATTCTGCCCCGACTATTATATAGAACAGCAACAATATTTCCAGACAGGAATAAACTTCCCGGCATCGGATGAAGAAGGTGGCTTATGGAGCCATTTGCTGACGAATAAGAGCTTTCAGACATTTTACGGAGCAACATATCCATTTATATTAGAAGTGCCGATAAAAGAGAAATATAATGGCTCTACGTTGGCTTCTGTAGAATACGAGCTTGATGCAAGGAAATACGTCGATGATGTGAATTACACTCTTGACAGGAAAGTAGGTTTAGATACGATAACTATCTACAACGACACAAACAACTCAGGTGAAATTCATCTTGTTCCAGAAGAAAAGAATAATTTAGCGCAACGTATATCGTATCCGAAGATCGTAGGCGACTATACTGAGGTCCTGGATACTGAGGTATATAGAAGACATAAGTTAAATGACTTCTTCAACAGGGTTGACGATGACCGATCTGAAACACCTATCTGGATCAAGGACGATAACGATATAAATAAGTCAGTTAATCCTGATGCCCTTAATTTCAGACGGTCATGGCTGGATAGGTTAAGAGGAAGTTGGATGCTGATGAGGATAAAGAAAGTAATTAGCAACCGAAAGATTATATTCCAGTGGTTGATTTCTGAAGATAAGATTAAGAATAGATAATATCGTATCATCCTCTACTTTTCAATAAGTAGAGGATGATTTTTTTATTCTACACATATAAATCCGTATTTCTTTATTATATGACAAATATCATTATTATCCATCCTGAACCATTCTCCATCGACTCTTACTGAATCATATTCTTTATGTATTAATAATTCTACATTTTTATTGCATACTCCTATTATAGATAAATTAGGATTCCCAATAGATAGTGTTTTAAGTCTTTCAATAGGATTACGGCTTTTTCCTATTTTAAATAAACCACTCGAACTATCTTTTATTATATAGGTATTAATATCACCACTGGAATTTTTATCATGCGTGACTGGGGCTGGTTTGTTGCATACTGTAAGGAGTGATGCGTTTTCACCGAACAATATGGATATTATATCTATGGCCTCTTTGTATATAACGGATAAAGATTGCGACATGATATACAAATCAACTTGTCTAACCATGTTGTCATTTATAAACGTTAATATTCCAAATCCACTATCAATGAAAATAATACTTACATTTTCTCCGTACACTTTATTGAATAAGTTATATACTTTCTCATTGTCATTTTCTTCAAATTCTATTATTTTAAAATTTTTACTATTAAACGGAGAGTTGTCTTCATTTAATAGTAAATCAACAATATATCTATCCATATATTTATTTTTTTTATGTTATACGCAAATATACAATACGATACTGTCTATTATGTTGTCTGTGTGTTAATTTGTTCAAATTAATCTATTTTAAATCATTTTAATTTGTAAATCATATTTTAGTGTCTATATTTGCATCGTAATCAAGAGAGATTATAATATAAGACAGTGGTGATGGAAGGTGATACTTCGGTTTGTGTCACAGGTTCGAGTCCTGTATTTTTCATGCAAGAAAGATTAGATCAGTTGGTAGATTAAAACCTCCTTTCAAACACCTTCCAAATTATCCCTGTTTTAACAACATATACAGATGGTGAGGAGTTCGGTTACTTCGAAAATTAGTGTAGTGGATAACACGGCTTTAGGTAAAAAGTTTTTCATTGGTTCGAATCCAATATTTTCATTTTAGATCCGGCTCCGCTTTTCCTCTGTTTGAAATATATAAAAACTAATGAGTGGTGATGGGGTTAGTTACTTCGAATTTAGCTCAGATGGATAGAGCGATACTCTTTTAAAGTATAGGTCGATGGTTCAAATCCATTATTTCATTGTTTACACTAACTTCAGCTTTTCCCTCATTGAGTATTCATATTGATATATTTTTTCAAGCAGTGGTAGTAATATCACTGCTTTTTTTGTATAACACTTTAAAGAAAACAACAACAAATGGGAAAGTTTAACAAAAAGGATGAAGGTGTTAAACCTGCGATCGTGAATCACATGGGAGAGAAGGCGTATAAGCCTAACGCAGAAGAAGAGTTGGTGTCTACGGTAATGACTACCATGTTATCTGATTCTTATTATGAGAAAGAAAAAGATAAAGTAGAAAGAATTAAGAGCCTTATGGATCAAATAGATCCGTATTTCGCAGCACAAACAGCATTGTATGTCAGGAAAGAAGGAAAGCTTAGGTCAGTAACGCATCTTATGGCTTCTGTCCTTGCCAGCAAAGCATCGGGTAAGGAATGGGCTTCAAGGTTCTATAATAAGATCGTTATGCGTCCTGATGATATGAGCGAAATCCTTGGCTGTTATGCGGCTCTTAACGACAAAAATCCAAAGAAGTTAAGAGGTATATCCAGCGCTATTAAGAAAGGATTTAAGACGGCTTTAGAAGGTCTTGATCCGTATCGGATTGATAAGTATAAGATGGACAGTAGGGTTATTACTATGGTTGACCTCGTAAACTTATTTCACCCCAAAGGCAATCAGGCTAACAAAACGGCTTTCCAGTACCTTATAGAAGGTCGATCTTTGTCTGGATTATACGAAAGCAAGATTCTTGAAAAAGAAATGTCTAAAGCCGGACAGAATAAGAAAGACAATAAGGAAAAGAAAGAAGCTTTAGGTGACGCTATTCGGGACGTGGTTTCTAATGTGAAAGGTATGCCTATTTTTAATATGGTTCGTAACCTTGTAAACATAATCAAATACGCACCTGATCAAATAGATGAAGTTTGTAGGCAGCTTACAATAGAAGAGAAGGTGCTTAATTCGAAGATGCTTCCTTTCCGTTTTGCTTCAGCTTTCAAAGAGGTTGAAAATATGGGCACTGATGGTTCCGAAAATGATATCGTATTTGAGTCGGATAAAAAACGTGCTAAATTAACAGCGCGTAACAAAGATAAGATTTTAGATGCGTTGGAGAAAGCCATAACCATCTCCTGCAAGAACCTTCCGGTATTGGAGGGGCGGTCGGCTATCCTGATTGACCACTCTGGCTCTGTACGTGGAGATATGGGAGGATCTTCTGAAGTGTCTGCCTTTAGCAAAACAAATACGGCTGTCATTGGTAACTTGTTTGGCTGTATGATTGCTTCTGTGCTTCCTGACGTATTTATTGGTATGTTTGGTGACAAACTTATCAACTACGAATATGATAGAAGTAAAGGTGTTTTATGGAACAACAAAAAATCTTTTACTGCCGGAGTAAAATGCGGTGGTGCCACTGAAAACGGTCTTTTTGCATTCTTGGATAAGTGCGTTAAAGATAAGATCAAAATAGATAACTTGTACGTTATTTCAGATATGCAGATAGGAGACGGTGAATCTGTTGTATGGGAGAAAAGCTCCAGTTATGGATATGGCAAATTCGCCGAACTTTTGAAAGAGTTCAAGAAAGTAAATCCAAATTGCAAGATCGTTTCTATTTCTATTCAAGGATATGGAAGTGAGATGTTTTACAGAGGATCTAATATCTTGAACATAGCTGGCTGGTCAGAATCTATTTTCGATGTTATTAACAGCAAGTTCTGCGGATATAAGAATATGATTGAGGAAATTAAGAAGATAAAAATATAAATCTTACATTTGTATTGTTTTCATAATAAGATTTCCATTATAATAAGCCGGAGAATGAATGGTGGCATTCTTCGGCTATTTTATTTACCTTTGTTGAAAAACAGTTTGTTATGAAACAAGTATTATATAAAAATGATATATACCCCTATAATGTAAGGGTATTGCTTGGAGCAGATGAAGAGTATATAGCAAAGACGTTCGCCAACTTGGAAGTAGAAGATCAGAGCTGGGAAGGATGGACTGACGATTATGGCGGCAGAACTATTTTCGTGGGAAACCGAACCAATCACAGGAAAGAAATATGTTTCTTATTTCATTCGCTGTCTGACATGGATGTGAGAACCATAGGACACGAATGTCTGCATGGTCTTTCCCTTTATTGTAAGTATCTTAACATTAACTACAGTTTTGAAGCCGGAGAAGATGAGCATGCCGCCTATCTGATGGGATGGTTAGTTGATAAGGTTTGTGATGCCTACCACAAATTCAAGAAGGAGGAAGAAAAAGATGGCAAAGAAAAATAAAAATTATGTAAAGGACAAACAACCAAAAACATTATGGAATAAAATTGGTCCGTTTGTAAGACTTAGAGAATATCTGGCATCTAATATAACACCTGACGTGTATGCCAATGAAAGAGGATTGAAAACCAAAATAATGGAATTTTTTGGTCAAGATGTTCCGAAAGCCAATGTAGATGATTTTAGTCAAAATCTTTGGTTTAGATTTTTAAACCAACCAAATAACCTGAAAGAGGAAAACGGGATTGTTAGAATACCAGACAATATCAAATCCATTATATCTGACAGGATAAATGGTGGGTGGGAGAAAATGGCTAAAAAATATGGAAAGGAGCTTGATTCCTTAGATAATAAGATAATTGATGGAAAAGTTGCAGGCAAGGACGTATCTGATTTGGAGGAGTTAAGGGATGTAACAAGTAGGAAACTTGGAATGGTAGAAGAGGGTATAGATCTCTTAAAAAAAGCCAGAACCGGGGAACATCAGGTATTTAACGAATATAATTTTATACCGGATGCTTACGGAGATTTAAATGATTTATCAGGCTTATCAAGTTTTACCATGTACCGTGATGATAGAGGTAGGATGGTTGTGAAAGATAAGTACGATTTTTATAGAAGCGATCAACCTTTTGGTGTTGGGGTTGTTACTAAGACTCTTGATACAATAGGATATCCTTTTGAAATAAGGGATTATGTAGAAGATAAAATCCCATACGAAGAGAATGATCCAAACAAGATCCTGTTTAGATCCATTATTGATTCAAAGAATGATTTGGATAAAAGGATGGAGATAAGATCCAAAAAACAAGGAGGAGATTCTTCTAAGCCGGAAATAGATTGGGATTTATTCAAATCCAAATATGAAAATATGAAGCGTGTGGGTAAGGGTAAGCATCGTACTATGGACGTAGAAGGGATGAATATGATCTATGATGCTTTATATGATAAAGGTTTTAATCAACGCCAGATAGAAGCCGTACTTGGAAATATTATTGAAGAATCTGGTGGAAACCCCTACGCTGTATCTGAGGATGGAAAATTTAGGGGACTTTTTCAAGAATATTACAAAAGATATCCGCCAAAAGAGTTTGAAAGAGATAAAGAGAGATTTAAGAGCGATAAGCGTGGATATATCAACTATATGATAGACAGATTTTATGATCATGTTCAAGATGCTGGGAAGTATAGTATAAAAGATACTAAATACAAAAAAGCTATTCATGCAGTAAACGAATTTATGTCAGAAGATCCAGATACGGATTATTCGTATCCACTTGTATATGCTTTTGAAGCTCCATCAGATAAAGAAGGAACTTATAAAAACAGAAAGAGCGTATCAAATTTGATAAGTCAATCTTATGTTTTGGATAATGTTGATAAAAATGATAATACTATTGTTGATGCTATTCTTGGAATAAAAAATGATCTTGAGCTACAAGACTCTATTTCCACTACAAGAGGTGAAGCCTTTAAAGAAGCCAGGAAAAGAGGTCTTAAGGAATTTACATGGAATGGAAAGAGATACAATACCAACATCAAGAAGGAAGGTGGCGTAGTTGGCAAGCAGCGTGAAGCATATGAATACTTTACTAATAAGCGCGGCATGTCCAAGATACAGGCGCTCGCCATCATAGGTAACCTCATGGCTGAATCCGGCCTTAAAGATGACATATACGGAGACAACAGAACGTCATACGGCATACAGCAATGGCACAACGAACGCATGGATAAGCTATTCAAGCACGCCAAAAAGAAAGGACATTCTACACCCACATTCAAAGACCAACTTGAGTTCTTGGCTGACGAATACGAAGGGAAAACCGGATATTCTAATTTCTTGTACACAAGAAAAGGAAAAGAAGGACCAGGGTATTACAACTACAGCCGGCAGGATTTTATGAACGCCGATAACCTTAAGGATGCTGTAGTAGCTTGGAACCAAGGAGCAGGACGTCCTCATAAGAGTGTTATAAGAAATGATGATCGTTATGACTATGCTATGGAAGTTGCTAAAAATCTTGGTTTGGAAATTGAAGAAAATTCCGTATCTTTGTATGGTCAAATGGGATTCGGAGATGATGGAGAAATAGCAGCATCGGTAACACTTCCAGAGGTAGAAGTGGCAGCCGCCATCCCTAACCCGGAAGCCCAGTCCCAGGAGAGACAGTCCGAGGAAGAGAGATTCCGTACATGGACTGAAACGTATGGTAAAGACATCGTAAATCATTTACTGACGTTAGACGGGAAAAAGGATGGTGATGACAGTGATTACAGCATGATGTATAGACAGCATCAAAAAGAAAGCGAAGAGGATAAGAAAATGGCTTTGATTAATGCCGTGCTTCCCAATATACAACTTCGCATTAAAGGCGTCACTGATAATTAGAACAAGATTGTTTTATTTCTCATATTAATAAAGCGAAGCCGGATTTGAGACTCGTTATACGGATACCGAAGGTTGAAGAACGATATCAAGATAATCCGGCTTTTTTGTGCGATTTCGTGAAGGATGGAACTATCATCGCCTTGGTTGGACGGAACAGACCTACGTACTTTCACTGTCCTGACGGGCATGGGCGCTCGTCTCGCCTACTCCCTGCCTAATTCTCCACTGGCTACCTAATATAACTATTAACGTCACTCCATCACCTATCTCCTTCGTCGATAGGTTCAGTCGTTTTTGAATATTATAAGTTCTTTCGTATCGTTCCCTTCGGTTACGATACTCAATCTTTTCACACAATTAGGCAAACAACACAATAGACGGAAAAAGTAATTTGTCAATCTGTTCACTCACTCAACTCCCTTCGGTCGTTAAGTTCATTCACTGCAAACAATTATATGAATAAATGGTAAAGTATATAAAATAATATAAATAATATAATGGGTAAGATCATTGAAAATGGTCTTAATATTAAGGAAAACGGAGACTATTAATAGGCGTAGTTTTAATTCAAGATTTGATGTCCCACCCCTGACGGTCAGTCGGTTACGTTTCGAGCCGTTCTTTCGTCTCTTATCCAAACCGTCATAAAACAAAAAACCTTGTATCCTATTTCTCTCAAACCGGATACAAGGCCGTGCATTTTCTTCTTTGAGCGTATGATGAAAAACCATATCTTTGCACTAAAACAAAAAAATAATATGGACACAAAGTTAAAAGAAATAACAGATCCTCACAAGTTACACGACAAGCTCTTTAAGAAAGAGCAGGTCTCTCCAATAGAAGTTATATACAATAGCTTCAGCAACTTATGGTACAATGTAGTACGCCGCCCAGCCGGTCAGTGTTTAGGCAATTTGAGATATTTTAATCTATTTTATGACAAACATACTCATCATTTCTATCAGAAAGACAGGAAGTTGAGATATTGTAGTAATTTTATCATATCTGATTACTGGAAAGATAGAGTGCGATGTTTCATAGTTTGGAACTTTGGCTTTGGAAGATTTTTCCCGTACAATGACTTTATTGAGGCTATGGTTTATGACTATCTTCGATATGGAAGAAAGTCAGTTCCTTATTTTAAAAGCGTGCAAGAGGCTGAAGAAAAGTGCGTAAGGTTCTATATCCGGTCTCAGATAGATGTGCTCCGTAAGGAGGGATATGCCGCCTATAGAGCTAAGTTTAAAGAAGAATGCCCTCAGTATTTCATTGGAGACGATAGGACGGTGTTTAGATGCCTTGACAGCTCTTTGAAAAGAGAAGAGAAGATTGCCGCATGTGTAGCCCATAAAAGGGCTTTAAAAGAGAGGATTATAACTTCCTTTATCAACCATTTAAAGAAACATTCTACCACCTTATATTCGTGGTTCTCGTCAGAGGTAGACAGCGAAGGAAAGAATAGGATATGTCTATCTGACAAGGCTGTTTCGTATTTGAACAAGAGGTTGGTTCGCAATGGGTTAAAGGCTCTTTCTGCATCATATCTTTTTAGAACGTTTAGAAAAATGGTGAAGACCTTGTTTGGTTCCAATGTCAGGTCGTTCTTGAATAGCTGTCTGATGTCTGTTTCAACAGAAGAGATTTTAACCAAGTCTATGAAGAAAATAGTTTCCAAGACAGTGCTTTTTTTGTATAAGAGAGCGCTTAAGAACTATCGCCGGGCATGCGGTCTTAAGTACGACCCTGATTCGGGCGGTTTGTCTGCCGTACATGATTGATTTTTAAACGTATCCCATAACGTTGGATTTTCTCGTTCGTTTCTCTTATCTTTGTGAAAAAAGATAGTATGAAATTACGAATCATAAAAAATCGTCCGATATTCGCTCCTGGCGGTAGTGTTCAGGATAAGAAACAGGATATTAATGTATCCTCTACTCAGTCTATTCTTGATTATGGAACGCCTGTTAATAAATGGGGTGAATCTGATATTCAGAATATATATATGCCTTCTGATGTGATTTTAGAAACAGAGGAGGGGGAGATAAATCCATTTAGTAGTATGCCTACATCCGATCCGTTTTTTGAAAACAATGATGCAGGATATGCAGGATATCTCGCTGATAATAGGGGTATGGTTAAAAACGTAGAGAAATCAGTCGTTGATAATACAATGAATGTAGGTGGTGTTGATGCTGATTCCTCTAAAGAAAAACGTTCCCAAGATGGTAATCCTCTTGATCCTATGACTACCCCATATTATTCACCCGATCTAACCGGCAGAGCTCAAATGTTCGGTACAAGTCTTGGCCGGATAAGAGCCGGTAATAAGGTCGGTGCTAATGTGGCTCAAGCTGCCTTGTCTGGTGTTAGTTTAGGATTAGGTCTTACCCGTAATATCATGGGAGCTTCATCTGCTGCGTATGCAGCCAGCAGAGACGAGCAGGCAGCGAGGGAAAAACTTGCCAAGGAGCGTCGTCAGCAATTCATCAAGTGGGAACGTGAAGGTGGTGGCGTGAATTTAGGTAACGGTCAGAAGATGGATACGTCTGATATGACCGGCGAATATATTTATCCTCTTCCCAAGTCTATGGAAGATGCTGCGAATGTAGAGATAGAGAAAGGCGAGTACGTGCTGACTCCTGACTCCGTAGGGCCTATGGAAGCCAAAGGGAACAGACATGAAAATGGTGGCACTCCGGTTGATTTGCCAGAGGCTTATATTGTTTCCGATTATCGTAAGATAGATGATGAGTTTGCCTCTTACGTTAGAGAAAATTATGGTATTAAGGCAACGTCAAAAGATACGTATGCTACACTCCTTGATCGATATAAGAAGAAGATTGGTTTGTCTGATAAGTACGAAGATCAGGAGCGTGTATATAAGAGATTAGAGAAAAATGAAGATGTAAAAGACAAAAACACATCTAATCTTAATGCTTCTATTCTTTCCAAGTACGTCAATGAAAACCAGAAAGAGATAGACGAGCTTGAAGCACAATTTCGTTCTTTCGCTGAAATCGTTTATGGCAAACAGGAAGAATCTAAGCGTAACGAGAAGATGGATGCTTTTTTCAGGGATGGCGGGGTTGTTGATCTGAATCAGGTAAAGAAACAAGCTAAGGCTTTTAATATTGCAGAATCAGATGCTAAGAACTGGATATATGACGAGTATGTTAAGCAAACCAGGAAAATGGCTGAAGGTGGACCTACTCAGAAGGAGCTGGAGGAACTTAGAAAGAATGCTATCGGCTACAATAAGCTTATCAATCAGTTATTTGGACGAACTCTTAATATGACTGTATCTGATGTTAGTGGTCGTGAGCAGATTCTTAATCCTGATTCCAGTGTCAATGCCAACCAGAATCTCCAACATAGAAGCAATTTAGGATACGGCAGGGTAAATGATAAGGCGGTATCTAATTTGCTCGACATAAACCGATGGGCTAACAAGTACAATACGGATGGTGATTTTGATACAGAAGGTTTCCAGAAAGGATACAACAGGCAATTAAATGCATTGTGGGCGTTAGCTGATGTAGGTGCTATCACGAATGCTGATGCAGCCAAGAAATTCAGAGATGAGTACGGATTCTGGGGCCAGGATGCCGGAAGCTACGGAGGTAATCAGGCTTATAATTCATTTGCCGTAGATGATAAGTTTGGTCAGACAACAGCCACCCGTTCTTATTATGGATTGGACGTTGTTTCGGCAGAGCAAAAAAGATTGTTAAACGAAAAAGGGATAAAGAATTATGTTGACTTATTTGGTGATAAATCTGATGCCGCTAAGAAGATTCTGGGCTCCGATTATAATAAGTTTGTTGCTTTAAGAGATAGTGGGTTAATGCCGGAAATAGACTTCGTTCTTGAGTCTGTTAAACCAGAAATGAAGCCTATTGAGGCCGGTCCCATAGCACCAGACCTTACACCGCCTAAGATTGGATCTCCTGGAAGGATAGAGGTAAAACCGAAAGCAAGTACGCCTGCGACTGCAACCGACACCGATACAGAGGAGGTGGTTGAAGACAACGGACCTAAAGGACAGGGCAGACCGGCGGCGTTCGGTCCTATCTTCCCGGAAATGCTAAGAACCCTTGACACTGGCTTGGAGATAGAAGGCCTGGAAAGACATCAGGCTCCGAGAATAGACCCGGTTCTTCAATCTGCTGATCAGTATATCAACGAGCTCAACCGTGCGACATCGGCTCAGTTAGACGCAGTAGGTGACGTGCCCGACTCCCAGCGGGCTGCTATTCTGGCTAATATGAACGCCATAGCTGGAAGCAATATAGCCAAGTATGTTAATGAAGTAAATTTCAATAACGCAAGGCAAATAAACGAAGCTGATAGGTTTAATGAAATGGCTTATGTTCAGACAGATGATAAGAACATAGCAGAAAGGCAACGTTATGAATCTGGGTTGTTGAAAGCTATGGCTATAAGGGATGAAAATCTTGCTCGTTATTATGATAGTATAAACAGCGAGATACAGAATAAGTTTAATGTTCGTACATCGTTGAATACCATAGCTTCCATAGCCCCGAATATGAGACTGCTTCCAAGTGGTCAAATTATTTACGTTCAAGGCAATCAGGATGTGATGAATATGGGTGATTATTCTACACCTTATTTGAAGAGCTTGGAGGATGATGAAGAAGATAAATATAAAAAGAGAAGGAGAAATAGCTGATGGCTTCACAATATAGTATTTTAAGGCAATATGCCCCGTATGTTAGTCCTTACAACATAGATCTTGTTAAGGACGTCATGATGTACAAACAGCAGAAGGTTGATGCTGCTCGTGAAAAGATCTATACCCAGGTAGATTATCTTATGGGTCAAGAGATAGATAAGCCTGAAGCCCGCGCTTATATGGAAGATAAGATGTCAGGTGTGATTGCTAACATCAATCAAAAATTCAAAGGCGTGGATCTTTCTTCTGATGGTGTTACGAGAGCCATACAAGGAGAGATCAGTTCGGTGTTGGATGATACGGTCATTAACGCGATTGCCGGCACAAAAGAAGGCAGGAGAATGCATAAAATGCTATCTGATTTACAAATAAATAATCCAGAACTTTATTCTGCTGCGAATGCTTATGCGGCTTTAAAGCCGTATAATGAATGGGTGAATGATGGAAAGGCTGGTTCCCGTCTTGCTCCTCTTCAATATACTCCTTATACTGATTATAATAAGGAATTAAAAGATAGGATAGATTTTATAAGCAAGCTTCATAAAGGAGCTAAAGTTCAGATTCCTATTCTTGACAAGGATGGTCATCCTACCGGGGCAGTACAAGAAGTAACTAAGGATATGCTTACTCCTGAACAGATAGCTTCTTTTGCATTGTCAGGGTTATCAGATAAAGCAAGGCAGCAGATGCAGGTGGAGGCTATTTACATGGTAGACTCTAATCCCTCTTTATATTCGTATGATTCTGTTCTTGGTTTTATGAATAAGCAGATAAGTGATAAGCAGAGGTATGTTGATGCTCTTACTGCCGATCTTTCCGGTTTGGGTTCTGATCCTGCAAAGAAAGAAATGGTTGAAAATGAAATAAAGAGAGCCAAATCTGAAATAGCTTCCATGAAATCTGAATTTAGCAGAATGGATGAAAGGGCTTACGATCCGTATCTTGGAGCGATGAAGGTTATTGAAAATAATTTTATTAATAATGCTGCTGCTTCATATGCTTATGATAATTCGTCTTTCATAATCAAAGCCGACGAGCTTTACTGGAAAACCAAAGAATATAATCAGAGGGAAAGATTAGCTAATTTGAATTTCGAAAAATGGAAGATAGAATTTGAATATGAAAGAAATAGGGATATTGCAGAGTTTGAATATGGTAAGAATAAGGATGAAGCCAGATTTGGATTAGACGAAGAACGTCTGAAGATGCAGAATAGGCTTAATGAAGCCAGAATAGCAAAACTTATGTCCTCTGGTGCAGGAGCGGCAGGCGGCAGAGCTGGAAGCCGAGCCATGCAGGTGGGCGTTGGCACAAACTCTGGTGGAACTATTTCAGCTAATCCTATCGAAACTAAAAATATTAGCATATCAGAAGAAACTCATAAGAAGTTTAATAAGGCATATACAGATCTTGTAACATCCGGAAGTAGACTATCTACAGCCCTTGGTGCTGAAAACATGAAAAATATTCAAGCTGCCATATCAAGAAATATGACGGATGAAACATCAGGATACAAGTATCTTATGGATGAAGAAAAACTTCTTAAGTATATAAAGGACAATGGAGGTCTCTCTAATGATATGTTTGACAAGCTACCTATGGCAGAGAGAAAAGCTGCCACAGATGCTTATATGCAGCTTAATAGCGCTGTAGACAAGATGGATATAGAGAATGATAGAATTAAGAAGGAGAATAAGATTTATGATAATATTGTATCTGAAATAGCAAATGCGATCGCGCAGAAGGAAGGAGGTAAACCCGAAGAATATATAGCCTATGCTACAGCGTTATCCCTTAATGATATTTTAAGAAAAAATAGAGGTACAGTCGGCGATGTAGAATCTGGAGTAAGATATTATGAAAAAGGATTCTCGCCTGCTGATATAGCTACTATAAGAAAGAGGGTGAAAAATGATGGCATTGATTTATCTAAAGTATTTGAGAGGGATAGCAAAAGTGGCAGGTATTTCTTAAAAAAATACGATGATGTAAAAAATAGTTTCTCGGATGGTGAAGAAAAGGTGTTTTTTAATACACTGTATTCTATTAGCGGAATGGAGAGCGTTGGAGGTGATGTAGTAAGCGATATTAATATAGCCAATCAAATAACTAAGGTTCAAGATGATGGTATAAATGAGATACGTAAAGAATATCTCGAACTGTATTCACCTAACACAGTAACGTATTCAACCAAATTAACCTCCAAGGAGGCTGGTTATAGAGAGATGGGTGTTCTCAGGGATCTATTTACTAAAAAAATGGCAGAGCATCCTGTTGGTAAATCTAAATCATCATCGGCAACTATTGAATCATTTTCTTTGACAGAATCGGGAATAGCCGACAATGGAGAGAAGACTTACAGTTTGGTTGCTAATCATACTGGTGAAAGAGAGGAAATAGATATTGTTGAGGTATCTGAAACAGAGTTGATAAATAATGGCATAGATCCTGGTATTAATACTCCTTCCGTCGATATAGGTGGATATGAAAGTGGTATTATAAGACCTACATTTGGAAGTGATACCAATATGTGGTATCCGAAGATGCTTGAAAATTCAGATATATCACCCGCTTATGCTTCTGTATCTTCAATGATGAAAGTGTTATCAGATATGATAAATGAATCTGGTAATAATTTAGATGATATGCCAGAACAAAAGGTTTGGCTTCTTAATGCAGCTAAAGATATATTGGATAACAGTGGAAAGCTTGGTGTAAAGGTTGAAGGTTATGATCCTAAGACAAGTTACGGTTATGGATATGAGACAAGGCTTTATCTTATGGAGAATGGTAAACCTGAGTTAATAGATTCGTTTGATACTCCTAATGTATGGTTTGCGGATAATGTGTCTAAAGAACTTGCTGTTGCGCCTCAGAAAAAAATAGTTGATTTTGTTGTGGCAGCCATAACAGAGGAGATTAAGGATATGGTGGCGGCAAAAGAAGGAGGTAATTTACCTGCGTCTTTGAATAAAAACGGCAAGTTGATGAAGTTGTTGAATAGTGTAAATAGGGAATAATATATGGAAAATAAGGAACAGACATTGGTAGAGAAATCAGGTTTCTTACCATCTACTGGATTAAGAGGGTATAATGCCGTAGTTCCTACGCGATATGAAGAAGAATCTTCTCTTATTGAGGGAGCAAAAAGAGAGATGGAGAGGATGAAAGTAGGTTCATATACTCCCCCGGTATCAGCCATAAATCCTGATGATGATTCAGAAAAAGGGTCTGATATTAGCGGAATAGATACTTCTTTTGATGTAGACACATCTTTTTCTGGACTAAAATCGGCTCTGAATGGTGGAGATGATCCAAGAAAGAAGAAAGAGGAGTCTTATAATAAGTTAAATTCCATGATAAAATCTATTCAAGATAAATCAAGGAATACTTATTCTGGTAAACAAACGTCTTATGGTGAGGTTATAGCTGGTAATCAACAGTCATCTGCTGTTGATTTTGGTGTATTTGGTAAAGGAAGAACTATTAAGTTAGATGAAGCATATGACTTTTTATCCGATGGGAACATCGGTCTTGCAAAGTTTAAAAGTTATATGCCAGGAAGGGATAATGAAGATTATTACGGAAGAAGGCAAACTACTTGGAATAAGGCTGTTAATGGTATAGGGAAACTTGTCACAAAAACAGCATTATATGGTGTATCAGGAGTAGTAGGTATTATCCCGGCTGCGTATAATCTTATAAAGACTGGTACGTTATCTTCTGCATTTGACAATGATTTTACACGGACCATAAATGATATAGATGAAAGAATAAACCACTCTCTTCCTCATTATTATACAAGAGAAGAGCGTGATATGGGATTTTTGCAGAGTCTTGGAACTGCAAATTTTATTTTTAATGATGTTATTGGAAATGGTCTATCGTTTACGACAGGAGCTATTCTGTCTGCCTACCTTACAGGTGGGATGGGCGTGTCAAGTCTTGGAGCTGTTGGCGCTAAAGTAGGAATGAGAGTGGCCGGAAAGATGGCGGCGTCTAAGATTGCGGCAAGTGCTGTAAAATCAGCTTTTGGAGCGTATAGGGCAGGAGCGATGTACGGCAGGGCCATAGGCAATATGGCCAAGGTAGGAGTAAATACGTTCGTGGGCGCCGGCTGGGAGTCTGCCGTGGAGGCTCAGTCCTTCATGAAAGACTCTGAAAGTAAATACAAGGAATATTTTAAAAATATGTATGGTCGGAATCCTAATCAGTCTGAGATGGCTGAATTTAAGAGTTCTATTTCCGATACAGCAAACAGCATATTTTTAGCTAATATGGGTATAGTTGGATTATCCAATTATCTTCTTCTGGGAAAATATCTTGGAGTAGACACTGGTTTTGCCTCTAAATACATACCTGGATTAAAGGGTGTATCAAACACATATAGGGGATCAAAGAGTTTTGTAGATCGCTATTTGTTTGGATTAGGGACTAAGAAGGTAGCGGGTGATGCTGGAAGATTACAGACGGTAAAAGCGAATTTATTCCAGAAATCCTTAGCTACTATTTGGAATGTATCTAAAAGACCCATATCTGAAGGTGTATGGGAGGAAGGCATGCAAGGTGTTGCTCAGCGCATGGGAGAAGATTTTATTAGATCAAGATATGATAAGACGTATCTTGATGCTACGTCTTCTATAGTTGATTCTTTTTCTAAGGCCATAGCTGAACAATTTACAACCAAAGAAGGATTGAAAGAGATTGGCATAGGAGCCCTGATTGGTGGTTTATTTGGAGCCAGAAATGGTGCTTTTGGTTTATATGAAAGGAGAAATAAAGAGCGTACTATTAATACTGATGTTGAGAAATTTAATAGTAATAATGCTTTTACTTCTCAATCTGTAAAAGACTCTATGCGAAATTTAGCCGAATTTAATGCTCAAATGAATGATCCTGAATCAGATTATTATTCTAAATTTGAATTATCTGACAGAATGGGAATGTTAGAGGATACGGCTAACAATTTCAGGTCAATGGTTAAAAGCCTTGACGAAAGTGAGTTGGCTTCTGAAATGAAAGTAGATGAAGAAACTGTTAAAAAATACAAGGAAGATATTATAAAAGATTTTGATAAGAAGTTAGCCAATTATAAAAAAGCTTCTTCTTTTGCTGAGGCTATTACTGCTGAGACTTCATCTGATCTTTATCGATCTAATGTTGCTAATGCTGTGTTTAAGGGGTTGGATGCAGAGGATATGGCAATGGAAGCATCAAATGATATTGCTGATTATGTAAATGACAATAATTTGTTTGATGATATAAATACGTTTTATTCATTATCAAGTCAAGCTTTTGATACAGCTAATCAGTTAAGGGAATTGCGTAATGAGATTAATGATCTGAATGCTGAAATAGAGAGGTTGGCTACAACTCCGAGAAGAGTAGAGGATGGCAATGATACCGAAGCAGAGGCTATAAAACAAAAAACTATTAAATACGATAATCTTAATAAGGAATATAGAAGGTTGTCAGAAGATCTTCTTAGTAGTTATAAAGAAGTATTTTATTCTTTTGATCCTGGAGTATTAGCTCTTGAGTTGTTTAAATCCGAAACAATAACTGCTGAAGATATATTGAAGGCTTATGACTCTGTAGCTTCTTTAAGTACTTATATTGAGAATAATAAAGGAAAGAAAGAAGCAGAGGATTTAAGAAATATGGTGGTGAAATACCAGCAAGCCATTACCCAATATAAGGTTTTACGGTCATTTATGAACTCCATACAGGATAAGAAATTCATGAGACATGATTTTTCTTTATTTTCTAAGTTCTTAAATGATATGGTATCTTCTAATACTAAATCTATAGAAAGTGATCGTTTTTACCAGACAGAGGATAATAATATCAGTTTGGATGAAAAAATAGATGAGCTTCTGAATAATGGAGAAATAAATTCAGATGAAGCATTTACCATGAAAGTATTTGGTCATCTAAACGATGGTATAACTCAGAAGCCGAAAGAAGATATATTGTCTGATTTTGATTATGAGTCGGCAATGGAAGATCTTTTGTCTGCACCTATAGAGGTTAAAGAACGTATCGTAGATAAGATATATACAGGTAATCAAGATCTTTTATCTCCAAGGGAGAAGGAGATATATGAAAAGTATAAACAGGATATTGATGATTATATATCAAATCTTGGTGATAGTCCGGCTAAGATGATAAAAGATTTATCAGATAAAGTTAGGAGACTTACTGAACCTCGATCTGTGTATGAGGATAATAAAGCTATTATTGATATGGCTAAATCCAATTTAGAACCAGATCAAAGGAAGGAACTTGATGATGCTATTTCTTCGTATGTTGATATAATGAACAGACGGGATAAAGGGGAGAAGGTTGACGAAGATAAGCTTGCTGATTCGGTATTTACCATAGAAGATCTTGGTCAGGTTGGAAACATCACAGATCTCCTTCCTTATATTGAACAAAACAGGATTATTGACAAAGGTCGTATTTCCGAATCTACGTTAAGTAATTTTGGGGAGGATGATGCTAATATAGATTCTCTTGTAAATGAATTAGACGAATCTGATAATACACCTGGAGCTAACATAGATAGTGCCCAGAATCCAGAGATGTTGATGGTAAGAAGAATCTCCAATGATGGCAACGAAAGGTATGAAATTGCGGGTCTTAGAGCTGATAAATTTATATCTTCTATAAAATCATTGGTTCCTATTCAAATAAGCTCTGAAACGAACGCTAATGGGACTAAAAGGTATTTCCTTAACATAGGTGGAGAAACAGCTACCGTGATAGAACTTCCTTATCATGCGAGATGGTCTATAGACAAAGAATCGGCTCGTGTTCTCAACCGTTACACAGATGTGTCTATTCAGGACGTGGGTAATTCATATTCTTTGGTTTATAAGCGTCTTGATTCAGATGAGTTGGTTCCGTACAGAACAGGTGTTGGGTTCGGAGAGAATGAGGTAGATAAAATAGATCAGGAAGCATTATCTTCTTTGAAGAAAGGAGATAAGGTTAATCTCGAAATAGATGTAAATGATACTTATAATCAGTCTCTTTTTACCGAATACAATGACGCTGTTCAGTCCGGCGATAAAAAAAGAATAGAATCTGCTGAGAATAAACTGGTGTCCAATATGGTTATCAAGGTCATGAGTGGGAACAGATTCGTTTCTGTTGTAAAAGCTGATACAGGAGGCATAGATGGTATAAGTAAAATAAGAAGAACGGCTTTTAACAAGTGGAAGAAGGACGCCGGCCGGTCAGCTACCATCGGCGTCGGCACGCATGTTGTTGCCCAGACCCTTCCTGGAAGACCGGTGTTTAACATGAGAGTAAACGGTCAAGGATATGGTCAGGTAGAAAATCTACCTATTACCGAAAAAGGAGCTGAAAAAGTATCTGATGTGGGGTATGTCTTAAATGGCAAAGTCGTGCTTAAGAACGGTTCTAAATACACAGGATTCCCATTTGCTTATTCTATATTAAACGATAAGAAAAACAATTACAAAAATGTAAGAGTTCCGGTAGTCGTTATCAAGGGTAAGAATGGTCTTAATTATCTTTTCCCGGTTAGTCTACGTTCTGTGGAATCAGAGGAAGGAAAGAAATGGATTTCTTTTATAGATATGCTGCTTGAATCCGGTGACTCTGAATTGTTGCAGATGGGTCAAGATGACATACAAGATCTTAATGCGTATCTGACCAAGTTAGGTCTTGATCCAGCTTCGTATCAAGTATCGTATTTGAATCCTATTTCAGGTCTTAGAAAAGCTCGTGAGGCTATAGAAAAATTATCTACAGTTCCTGATGTTGTTAAGTGGGTAGAAGATGAAAGTAGGAGTGTGAAAGACATTGTGACGTCTGAGGTAGAATCTGGAATAGATTTCGAAGGTGAGATGTTTGTTGCTCCTAAGATCAGGATTCAGTTTGGTAAATCATCTTCCAGACCTAAATCACTTATAGAAGATGATCTCCCTTTCTCCGATGAGGGTAAGACCGTTACTTCTAAGGTAGAAGATGTGGAAGTTTATGAAGAGGAAATGCCAGAGGAAGGGGCTGCCCGGGAGACTCAGCCGGCGCCATTAGCTCAGCCGGCTCCTGCGGCACAAGATGCGCAGTCTTTACCTGGCAAGAAGCGTACCTCCAGGAAAAACTTCTCTCTTATGTTAAACGAAATAGAATCTCATATAGAAAAAGAGGGATTGCCGCCTTATGCTAATATTTTTGATTTTATAGCAAGGAAGATTGTAGGAGGTGATTTGAGGTTTCTTCGTGAGAGAGGTAATCCTAAAAGCCTTAAGGAGGAAATGGGATTAGAACCTAAAGGAACAGTAGGTGATAAAATATCCACTCCTTCCGGTAAAGGTGGTAAGACTTTAGAAGAATACGTTTCTTGGCTTCGTTCTCAAACAGATCAGGTAGTCGAGGATTATGTTGGGCCAAGATCTGACGAACAAATTATATCAGAGTTGAAAAACTTTTTGAAATATATTAATTTTGTTCCAAGCAAGGCTTTGAATTATTCTCTTAGAGTCAATGGCATGGATACCCTAAAAGAATATGGCACAAAAGAGGAAGTAGAAAAAATGGAATCTGATATCAATAGTTTGGTTTCTAAAGTTTTGCCTACGGTGGACAACCAAACTATAGAAGATGTTTCTACTGTAATAAAATCAAACAACTTGCCCGCCATATGGGGGCCCGTGGAAAGCCTTGATATGACAAACGAGGAAAAAATAGAGTTTTTGAATAACGTAGCAGATTTCCTTAGCGGCATTCCAGAGTATGATGCTGTTGTGGAGTCTATAGAGTCAGAATCAGATAATATTTTAAATAATGGAAAAGAAGGAAGTGCAGAAGGCGGTGCAGTACGCACTGAGGAAGATGGCGATAAAAAGGGAGATGGAGAAGGCAAAGGACAATCCAGAACAAATGTCGAAGTTGAAAGAAATGTCGAATTACCTGGATCTGAAGAAGGAAGAGTAGATAACTATAGGAAGAACGGAGATAAGTTCTCTGACATTGCTGAAGTTACTTTATGGCTACTTAGAAGGGCTGCCGGCATAACTTCTATCCCGGAAGGAGAAGAGGTTTATGTAGAGGGAGATGAGGTTAATAGTATTATGACCGATATGGAATCAAGGTACGGGATAGACACCATCAACCACTCACATACGACTAAGGCTATAAGGGATCTTGACGGCGTGTCAGGTTATAAAGTAGAATACGGCTTAACCTTTTTGACATACGATCCTTTTATTAGAATATCCAATCCAAGGAAAGAATCTAAGGCCGCAAAAGACGATCCTCGTATATCCGAAGAACCGCTTACTCACATATCAAGGGTGACAACCCCTTATTTCCTGTACGGCGGTGACGAAGCATATACATCTGTTCCGGCTAAGGTAGAACCTATACCGGAGAAGATAATGGGTCGTAATGGTATTAAATTTGGTATGAGTGTAGTCGAGCTAACCAAATTAGGGTACAAAAAAGCTGGTGGAAACTGGATATATAAATTCTATATGAACTCAGGTGTGTATGATTTGTATAATATCAGTACCGGTGAAGCGTTTAGGGCAAAACCGGATCTTGGAGTTAAGATAAGTTCCAGCGCATTCATCCGTTCTTTATTTCAATCTGGTAGAAAAATACAAAATATGATAAGTAACATGAGCCAGGAAGAGATAGATAGGAATAAGAATCTTGTAGAAGGTTCTGATAATTCGGATTCGATAAATGAGTTAAATAAGGAGTGTTGAGTATGAGAAGGAGATTTTTTAATGCTGCGGATAATTTCGTGGGAGGATGTTATAATAAGTTATCCAATGAAGATATAAAAAGGCTTGGAGGAAAAAGATCTTATGTATGTCAGTTTAATAAAATTCATATACATATAGGACCTGTATTAAAAGATAATGATTCCGAAGAAAGTTATATAATGTTTAATAGTGATTAGAATCATGGTGGTTATGAATCTATAGTTTATCACCATAGTAATAATGGTATTTTTATATTAGGTGAAAATAAAATTGGTAATATAGAAGATCATATACAGGATCTAACATATTGGTACGAATATGATCCAAACATTAATGAAAATTATTGTTATTGTTATTATGAAGCTGATAACAGCGGAAATGCTATTAAGTTGAGCCGTGAGTTTGGTGATGTTTGCACTGTTTTTAATATTCCCAGTTTGAAAGTTACTACTCTTCGTGATGGCGGTTTAAGTTTTCCAGAGATTTATATAGAAGGAGTTTGGGATCCGTTATTGTATAAGTCGGTTTTATAATTAACTTTGCCTAAAATATTTATCACTATGGTGCAAAATAACATTAAAAATAATAGATTCTATTCTGTAATACAAATGTAATTCGTATCTTAGATGTATGATTTGTAAACAGCATTTAATGTATTAAAAATCATGAGATTAGTATATAAGTTCAACATAGGTCAGAATGAAAATATATCATCTTTGTGCAAGATTAGCAATAACTTGTACAATCAGGCGTTATATATTTTCAGAGAAACACTTTCTAAAGAAGATAAGTGGTTATCTTATTTTGAACTTGATACTATCATGGAGAATACTAAGAACTTGGATGGGAATATCAATTACAAATTATTAAAAGCGCAATGTTCTCAACAAGTTCTTCGTATTCTTGATAAAAACATTAAAAGTTATTACAAATCGGTCCAAGATTACAAAAAATATCCAACTAAGTATAAGGAAAAACCTGGTCTTCCAAATTACAAAAAGAGAGGTTCTGAGTTCAATTTGTATTACACGAGCCAGAGTTGCAAAATAAAAGATGGGAAAATAATCCTATCAAAAGATATTTCAATACCCATTCCTCAATATGAGAAGTATTCTGATTTGATAAAAGATTTCAAGCAGATTAGAATAAAACCGTTAGCGTGTGGATATAAGATAGAAATCATTTATGAGGTAAAAGATACTGAAGTGTCTAAAGGTAGAGAAGAGAAAATAGCTTCCATTGATTTAGGAATAAACAATCTTGTAACATTAGTTAGTGAATATTTTACTGTTCTATTTAGCGGTAAATTTGTTAAATCATACAATAAGCTATTCAATAAGACATTAGCTAAATTAAATAGTATCAAAGATTTACAAAAGATAAAAGGAACAACAAGACGAATAAAGAAATTATATTATGATAGAGAACAGTACATAGAAGATGTCTTTCATAAAATCAGTAGAAAGATAGTTGATTTACTTATCGATTCCAAGATAACAAAATTAGTTGTAGGCTATAACAAGGGATGGAAACAAAATGTAAATATAGGTAAAAAGAATAACCAAAAGTTTACCCAAATCCCTTTTGCGAGATTAGTTAGTTACTTAGAATACAAATGTGAATTAGCTGGTATTGAAATAGTTATCAATGAAGAATCATATACTTCAAAATGTGATTCTCTTGCATTTGAGAAGATAGGAAAACATGAAAACTATTTAGGAAAAAGGAGAAAACGAGGATTATTTCAATCCTCTACAGGAAAGCTCATTAATGCCGATGTAAATGGAGCATTAAACATTATGAGAAAAGTAGTCGGTGATTCTTGTGAATCAATTCGTAGGATAATCGATAGAGGGTTATTGTTTAACCCGGTAAGGATTACGAATGTATTTTGTTAAGAAGGTACATTCCGAAACTTATAAAGAAATGTAATAGATTTTATTGAATTTAATATTTTTCATAACATGGGTGTCAAATGTCAGATAGAAAAGAAGGAAAATGAAATAAAACGGGTTAAGGCTCCTAACGGGGAGCCTTCCGTTCTTTACGAAAGTGCTTTAAAGGTATTAGGAAACAGCGAGCGGGCCCTTCAGGTATGGGCTAAGGCTTACACTTCTGATTTTTTGTCGTATTACGGTCATTGGAATAACCCAGCTCAAGGGGAGATGTTTAATACCGATCCCAATGGCGAACCTCTTTTAGAAGACGTGCTGTCGTATATGAAGCGTCAGACTTATTTTGCTGATCCTTTAACGGCTCAGGATGTTAAGGATGTAAGAGGTGTTATGATATCCAATTCCATATATAGCATACAATCTCTTATTAATAGAGTTAGAAGCTCTTTCTATGTGGATGGCAATCTTATCCTAAATGAAGAAAATCTAAGAAGATCCGGCTTGTATAATGAGACGGAAATAAGTAGGATATTGGATAATCCTTCTGTACTCAATGAGGTTAGCCCTTTTATGAGGCTATTGTTAGATTATTCCAATAACGAACACGATCTTGGGAAAGACTCTCACTTCACAACCGTAGAAAAACCATACGGTCCTGTTGTGTATAAAAATGGAGTCTTCAATAAATTAGGAAAGAGAGCATCATACAATCCGGCTGAAGTTTATGAGGCTATAAAAAATACAGTAGGAGGTATTAGTGTTGTTTCAGAGTTTGATGCTGCTTTCGGATCTTTATCTGATTCATATCCGGAGTTAGTTGAAAGATATCAGTCGGATAAGAGCTTTGCCTTGTCGCTGTTCAACGAATTTTCGAATATGAACATCGTTTCGGTTGTAGCTTTAGAAGATAATAATATAGTAGAAGGGAAGAGGCGGTCATTGTCAAAGTTGCAAGATTATGCTTATTACAGCCCTATTAACGCTGAGTCATTACGAGCTCGTATATCAGCATTTCTAAATAGGGTTAATGCTGATACAGAAGAAGACCTTAGAAGTATGATATGGGACGTAGAAGAGGCTTGTGTGGGTCTTGGTATAGATATCGTAGGGGCGTCTAAAGCATACGACGGAACAGAAGAATCGCTGAATAAAATTGATAGCTTGATGTTGGATCTTGATATTTATGTAGCAAGACGCAACGATGATACTTATGCTCCTACCTTAGCTTATGCTATCGATGACGTTCTTGGAGATAGCAGGGATCGCCGTGTCATGTTTCTTCCAGAGTATATGGATAATATGAATATCGTTTATATGGAATCTGACATAGATCCGGTATTGGCATTTGAAAATCATTCCCTGCTTTATCTTGGTGGAAACCTATATCATAAGGTAGAAAGAGATAATTTAAGTGATTTATACGATATGGCTGCCGAGCTTGCCAAGCAGAGTCTAACTTATTTCCCGCCTGGTATCTATCCTGAATATTGTTTTAAGGATGGTGTTTTAGATAAGCTCCTCGTGAAAAACGTAGATAGTAAGGTCCTTGCTGATTCTATTAAAAAATACGTCCTGTCTTATACCGATTCTCAGAATACGGAAGAGATGAATGCTACCAGATTGGCATTCGGTCATCTTGTTGTTCCCGGAAGCCCGTATGTTAATGAAGAACGGGAGTTTAGCCGATACATAAACAGAAAGCAGGACAAAGAGAATCCTTTACTCTTATTCGATTTATACCAATCTTATCTTGAAAATAAGCTTCATAATACGGAAGTGTACGAAGGGGCATACAAGTATCTTGACTTTAAACCAGATCATTTACTGGGTCTTACTGTTTCGGATCCGGATACATTAAAACAAATTGAACTATCTTTGGCAGGTAATGATCGTGAACAGCTATTTGAGTATAGCATGAGCAGTACCGATCCTTCTTTTACAGATCTGTTCTATTTGGATTATTATGATATGTTATATGCCGGTTCTGATTTCTATCACGATCTTTTTACAAAACATCCTAATCTCTTAAATGAGGTTCGGGATCATAACATAACTAATCAGGATGATAATGTTATCGTAGAAGGGTTGTATAATAATTTTATTAGAATAGGGAACACAGTGTTCACTAAAGTCGGCGAAAGTAGTTCTGGCTCTATCTACCAAAATCTGACAGGAACCGAATCGGAGGTGAAATACGATTCTACTCAGAAGGCTAAGACGGTAGAAACTGATTACGCTCCATACCAAAACAGATCTGGCTTGACGCAAGACATGACCGTAAGCAAGCCTGAATTGGATGACCTTAACAAATTAGAATGCAGGTAATTTTTGTATATATATAGTTTTTTTTATAGTTATAATTTGGGAAGTGAGGCTTGTGGAAGTCTCACTTTTCTTATATATGTACGTATATCAATAACATACAAGAAAAGTTATATTTTCATTGTTTATGAATTATTTTTATTAAGTTTGCAATATTAGTTTCAGGAAGGGATTATGGAAATAAGGAAAAAGTAAGAACCGAACGTAACTAATAACAGTAGGAAATGAGAATCAGTACCATCAAACGTAACAACAGCATTCATCTTATGTATAAAAACATTATGAATGATTTAGGTCAATTAAGAACTGTAGTTTCAAAATCCTATATTTATAATCTGATACAAAATCAAACCGGATTAAGTATCAGAACTATATCCCATGTCTTGAATCACACAAAAGAACAGGATACAGATTCTTTGTGAAAAGCATACATTTTCATACATTTGTGTGTTCTTTAGTTTTTAGATTTAAGTTTTTCATGGTATTAGTTTAGAGATCAGGGCTCGCAGTGATGCGGGCTCTGGTTTGTTTTAAAAAGTATTAAAATATTTGCTATTTAAGATCCTGTTCCTATCTTTGCTCCAGAAACAATGAACAACGAGATCCCACCTCTGGTTGTTTGATGTTGAAAGATATTTTTGGCTCATTAGGGTTTGTCATAGTGGGATCTGACATTCTCTTTTGGGCCTATTTTTTTATCATGGATAAAGTTTCTGTTTTTGAAAGTTCGGATTTTGGAGAGCTTAGAATTATTGTAGATCCAAAAGGAGATGTTTGGTTTGTGGCGTCAGATGTGGCTAAATCTCTTGGATATATAAATGCTAAAGATGCGGTAAAAAGACATGTAGATGATGATGATTCTATGCTTTTGCAAGTATCTGATAATCAATGGGGCGTAAAACGATCTATATTGAAAACCAGATATATAGATAGTATAAGAATAATTAATGAATCTGGTTTATATTCTCTTATATTATCTTCAAAATTAGAGTCTGCTAAGAGATTTAAGAAATGGGTAACATCTGAGGTTCTTCCTTCTATTCGTAAAACAGGAGAATATAAAACAAGTTCCGGTGGAAAGGGAATTTTGGTCCCTGACTTTTCTAATCCGGCAGATGCAGCAAGAGCCTGGGCTGATCAATATGAAGCTGCTCAAAAAGCTATAGCCGAAAAGTCGCAGGCAGAGGCAGAGAAGCAACAAGCTTTGAAAACAATAGAAGAACACAAGCCCGATGTAGAATTTGCCGAGTCTTTTAGGAAAGTAGACCATAACAATATGTGGCTGATTCGTGATATTGCAAAGAAGTTAGAGCAAAATGGTGTTATTATTGCTGAAAAGAATCTTCGCTCATTCCTTGAAGAAGCTAAATCCATGTTTAGGAACGGTCTTGGCAAATGGGAGCTATATAGCAATGTCGTAGCTAAAGGGTATGGAGTGTATAGGTCTTATTTCATAGATAAGTATTCTGGTGATAGAATCAATCAACAAACTATCTACATGACAGGATCCGGATATGAAGTGACCCTCAATGGCATAAAAGGAAAACTTAAAAATGTATTTTTAAAATATGGCAAATTTTCTTGAGTTTATTTATAGGTAGTGTTTTAAAAGAATAAAAAAAACACTACCTTTTTTTTGTTTCTGTCTTTTCTGAAAATACTTCTCTTCTATAGGAAATAAACACACCTATATTCCACCTTACAATCATGATCTTTGTTACGTGCTTCATGCACGTATGTTTAACAATTAAATACTATAAAATTATGGGTGGTGATAAAATCGTCCTTTTAGATGGAGCCGGGGCTAACGGTGGTGGTGCAGCCACTAACGGTCTTCTTTCAATGATTCCCGGCATGTTTGCTAATTTGATAGGTGGTAATAAAATGGATCCGAATCTGGTAGCGGCTTTGATGAACGGTCGTAACAACCAGGACGGTTTCGGTGGGGCTAACGGTTGGTGGCTCTGGATAATTGTTTTGTTCTGGCTGTGGGGTGGACGCGGCTTCGGTAACGGTTTTGGAAATGGTGGTGATTGTTGCGCCAATGGTTTGCCGGCTCAGTTGAATAACGATTACGGTCGTGAACTTTTGATGCAGGCAATTCAAGGTAATCGTAGTGCCATAGATCAGATCGCTTCTGCTTTGAACTGTTCTACTACTCAACTTCAGAACGCTATCTGCAACGTACAGGGTGCTATTGATAAAGTAGCTGGTCAGGTAGGTATGACTTCTCAGGCTGTTATCAACGCAGTTCAACAACAAGGTTGTGAAATAGGAAATCAAATCAGCTCTTGCTGCTGCAATCTGAGTTCGTTGATCAATCAAAGCACTTGCCAGACTCAGGGAATGATTACTCAGCAAGGTTTTGATAACCAGCTTCGCACGTTGGAACAAACCAATATCTTGCAGAACGGTCTCAACCAAGGTCTGGCTAACAATCGTGAGCAAGCTACAAGCCAATTCAATATCTTGTCTGCGAAACTTGACGCTCAAACCGTTATGATCAACGACAAATTCTGTCAGTTGGAAATGAGGGAGATGCAGAACACTATTGCTCAACTTCGTGAAGAAAAAGCGGCTTTGACAGCTTCGGCATTATCTCAGCAACAAACCCAGAATATCGTTGGTCAATTACGCCCGACGGCCGTCCCAGCCTACCCCTCTTGTTCTCCTTACCAGGCTTATTCTTGGGGACAGGTATTCGGAGGAGGTTACTGCAATAACGGATGTGGATGTAACAACGGATGTTGCAATAACAACGCTGCTGTCTGATTTTATTAAGAGAGGAGGCTAATATGGCTTGTGTTTCTAAAATAGGATCGTTGTATGAGATGGTTACGAAGAATGTTATTGTCAGTACGACAAATACAATCTTCGGTATTAACCCACGGGCTTGGATCGCCCTTCCGTGTGAGGGTCTTATCCTTCTTAAGATAAGGCAAGTAGTCCCCACAGCCGGAAGTGCTCTACCGGTACAGATTGCGGTCCCGGCAAACAGCACAGTTTCAACAGTAGGAGCCGACACCTGTTGCTCGGTTACGGGAGTGAATGTCGTGAACCCTATTAACGTAGCTGTAACGGGTGCTGCTATGGTAAATGGCACAGAACGCCTTCTGTACTTCAATAAAGTTCGTGGCGTGTTAAGATTAATGGATTGCTGTGTTCCAGTAGCGGCAGCCCAGGCGTCTGAAGTTAAAGCAGGTAAATGATTTCAGTAGGGTGATGGAGATCATCACCCTATTTTCACCTAAATAATATTTTGATCATGTTTTCAGATTTGAAGAAAGGGTTTCAGGTACATACCCTTGATACTAATACAGTACCTAAATACGAATTGGGAAAGGTAGTAGCCGTATCCGAACCCAGGTATCTTCCTCCTCAGCCGGGTCAGTATCAGGCGATGCAGACCCGCGTGGTGGATCTGACGGTAGAGCTCACTGGCGAAACCAAGACCTATACGGTTCCGGAATCCCAGAATGTGGCTAAGGCTATGGGTATAACATTATCTACCAGCATAGATCCGATTATGAACGAACTGAATGCTATAAAAAGCACCAGTCAAGACATAATAGACAGCGTAGATACCCATCGTGCCAAGATAGAGGCTTGTGAATCTATATTAGAAGACATCAATCCGGCATTCAAACAAACGAGAGAGCAGGATCGTAAAATAGCTGGTATAGAAAATAAGGTGAATGACCTTACTGATTCATTCGAAGATTTAAAGAAGTTAATTGTAGAACGTTTGAAATAAGTATAATATGATAGTATATGATTTAAATTCAGGACACAGAGAATATCCTGGATATGACGAGATAGAAGACAGACGAGGCAGAGGCAGAAGCCGGCGTGCTGATGGAACGTACATGGAGTACGGACATGGGTTCCTTCCTCCTTATGATCATTACGGTATGCATGAGAAGATGAAGGAAATGGAAGAACGCGAAAACGAGCTGGAAGAAAGGGAAAGAAGGCTTGAGGAGCGCGAACGTCGTCATGAAATGGAGGACCGGGAATACCGGAGGATGGGTTACGAATCCTACCCGACCGATTACTATGGAGACGACAGATACTACGGTGACGGACCTCAGATGCGTAGAGGTCGCGGACGTGGCAGAGGTCGTTCTTATTGAGGAGCAGACGCAGAGGGTCCAGCTTATCAGAAATATGTAGATACTTACGGCTACCATTTTTCTAATGCTCTTGCTGATGAGGCGGTAAAGAAGATGGTCAACGTCGATGGATCCAAGAGGATCTGGAAGCAGCCGGAAATAAAAGATATTTTTGAAAAGTGCGGAGCGAAGAAGCCGGATAAAGCGACATGGGGCGATGTCCAATATGTCTTTGCAATGTACTATTCGGATGGTTTTCCGAAGGTCTTCAAATGTGAGAACGAGTTGGTGAAAGCTACGTTAATGTATTTGGATGATCCGGATGCTCCCGAAGGAGTAGCCTTTATAAGATGGCTTGCCGTGCAAGATTACCTCGGCGAAAAAATAAACTGGAAGGATCTGACCTGAGATCCAGGCCCAGGTCCTTCCGGTGGTGCGGGAGCCATAGTAAAAAATATGATTCCCGCATTCCCGTTTTTCCCGTTTGGAAAAAAAGGAATAAAAATATTATACCGGTCGGCGGGCAATAGAATACCCGTGGCCGGTTTGTTTCACATAACTTTTTTTTGGATATGAATATAGCACACGAATCTAAATCGAATAAAACCCCATTGTATTTAATAGGAGAGTTGATTGGCGTACCGAATACGGTTATGGACTCAGCATTGCATGAACTGAAAGATAGAATAGACAAAGACCCTAAATATAAAGATGTTAAAAATTGGCTCGAATCTTTACCCAAGATCTGAACCTATTTTTTTTTCAATACCAGGCCCGATGCGATTTTAACGTATCGGGTTTTTATTTTAATTCATATTGTTTTATTTTAAATCTAATTAATTCATGAATGTCGTACTTTTGTTGAAAAAGTATTTTTTATGGAAAATAAGGAAGATTACGTTGGTTACGAAGATCAAGAACTGTGTAACCGGTATTACAAAGAGGCTGAAGCCATGAGGCAAAAGCAGGACTGGTCTCGGCTTAGGGCTGTCCCTGCTCCGGCCAAGGGAACGCCATCGCCCGGCTGGGGTCAGCTTGGACGTGGAAATGATGTCCGTGTTAAGTACGTTAGCATCAATTCAGGATTAGGAGGGGACAGATTATGACTGTAGAAGAATTGGCTAATAAAAGATACAGTGGCGAATTTGTTTTCAAGCTTGGTCATTTGGAAGGTATAACAAGATTCGTTTTTGAATGTTTTGATCCCAGACCTGATCACGAAGGTAAAAATACTTATATGGTTTCCTATTTTGATAAGGGACTTCGTAGAAGAGATGTGGTAGATGTGCCATGTTATATGAATGTTTTAGCAAAATAAATTAAAATATTGTAAATATCGTGGTTAGAATCGCATATTTCGGAACCGATGGCCACCCTGGTCATCACGTTATTCCAATACGAGGTAAATTCACAGAAGAGGATATTAAGGTAATAGAATCTGTAGATTGTGATGATTTCTATAAGGTGTTTGACATCATGCGTTTTAAGATAGCTGAGTTTAAAGGATGGACGATATTAGGAATCCCGGCAAGCTTAGACGATCATAGACCTGGAAGCAAAACCGTTATCTTCATAGAAGGTAAAGCTAACGAAGCTGATTTTATGATTATTTAATCAGCAAAACCACCATACTTTAGTAGGTGGATGAATTGGTTTGATTAATTTTGAATCAAAATTACAGATAAAAAAATGATTTCATACAAATACAACATATACCATTCAAAGAAAACAAAGTATCTGGAAAGGATGCTTCGTGAATGTTGTTTTGTATGGAATCATGCGTTAGCTCTACAACGTAGATACTACAAACTATTTGGGAAATATATATCGGTTGGTAAAATGAAGAAGCATTTTGCCAAAAGGATTAGGAGAAACTTGCTTCATTCTCAAACAACACAAGAGATACTTGAACGACTGGATGAATCTTATAATCGTTTCTTTAAAAGAAAATCGAAGAGACCACCTAAGTTTAAATCACCGGAGAAATTTAATTCTTTTGTATTCAAACAAGGTGGGTTTACCCTGAATGGTAATTGTCTAACAATCAATAAAGGAAAGAAACGATTTAGATTCTCATACAGTAGAGTCTACGAAGGTAATGTTAAACAAATTAGAATAGTTAGAGAAACATGCCATCGATATAGTCTGATAATTATTACAGATCATAATCCTATAAACTCTTATAGAAAGACACATGATGGTGCATCTATAGGATTGGATTTTGGTCTGAAAACTTATTTAACTAAAAGTGATGGTAGCAAAATTGGGTCTCCATTATTCTTCAAACAATATCAAAACAAGATTAGAAAACTAAACAAACGGTTTTCTAATACAAAGAAAGGATCCAACAATAGAAGAAGGAGACTGTTTGAACTACAACAAGCGTATCGTAAAATAAAAGATCTTCGATCAGATTTTCAATGGGGATTAGCACACCAGTTATGCAAACAATATGATTATATTTTTATTGAAGATCTAAACATTGAAGGAATGAAACGTTTGTGGGGAAAGAAAGTTTCCGATCTTAGTCATTCTTCTTTTATTGATAAACTAATGTATGTTTCTTCAAAGTATGGAGTAACAATACACAAGATTGACAAATGGTATCCTTCTTCCAAAACTTGTGAATGTGGCTGCATTAATAAAGGGCTGTCGTTACGCGACCGCACGTGGGTATGCCCGGCGTGCGGAGCGGTTAACGACCGTGATGTTCTTGCAGCCCGTAATATACTTCGGAAGGGCATTTCCGAATTGGAGAGCAAGAGTAATTCCAGCGATAGTAATATCGGGGTTTCTTGCGTTTGTATCCAAGAATCCCATTTGCTTTAGCGATGGGAGTATGTCAATCTGATGTGGCGAATGAAATGGAGAAAATCGGATTGGGATCATCATCTGATTCTTCATATGAGGGTCCCACATGGTCTTGGTTTGTTAACAAAGTAGAACTTTGGCAGAAGAATAATGTATGGGATAGTTTCTCCGCTGAGTTTTTGTGGGGTTTGTATTGTAGGATAAAGAAAGTATAGTAACAATTAATTTAAAACAAATCATGGAATTAAAAGATTTTAAAGATGTGGTTAGAGTAATGACAAAAGAAGAGTTCGAATCAACAATCGAAGAAGATATTAAATTCGTTGAGGGATTCAAGAATTTCTTAAAACATGATGATGCCACGAGGATAGTAGAGCATATCAAGTCTGTGTTAGAAGCATCAGTAGATTACTACTATCCTAATCATCCTGAAGTAGAATTTGAAAAAGATTTTAATATACAATACGATGTCAATAATATCTTGAACAAATACGGCCACACCGAAATGGGTATGTATAAAATACAGCTCTATATAGAGAATATTTTGGGTAGTATTCAAAACAAGAAGCCTGTAGACGTGGGAGAAGTCTCTGACGGATACCACACTTTCAATGAATTGTATCGGTATCGCATGTTGTATAACGCTGCCTTCTTTAATCTATTAGCCAGAAGCGGACAGGTTGAAGTTTGCAAATCAAGGAGACACAGCGACGGAGAAAAATGCTTCGGTTCTGATGATTGGTTTATTGTGATGGCGATCCTACCTACCGGTCAGGTATCTAATCACTATGAAAGCAAATACTGGGATTTGTTTGATGTTCCTGAAAGAGAAACCGCTTTCGAATACGATGGCCATACACCAAATGAAGCCGCCTACAGACTTGAAAAGTATCTCAAACTGCCTCGTCATGGCATGACATTCGAAAAGGCTTTAGAACAGCTTAAATTAGGTCGTAAGATAAAAAGAATCGATTGGGGTAAAAAGTATATCTGTATGTTTATTGTAGAATCTGACGTAAATATATTGATGGTAGATACAGGTCAAAAAGTAGCATCAAATTGGAATCCAACCGAACATGATATTATGTCTAATGACTGGGAGATTGCGGGATGAGTTTGTATATCCGAAATAACATTAAAACAATATAATTTTATTATAAGGTTTTAATGTACCATAAATGGTCCGGATATTAGCCTAAGCCTTGAAACGAAGGCTACGTTATTTAAGAATAGATAGTTACCTACGGATGTTTACCCAAGTCTGTAGCTCTAAGGTAAGTGATTAAACAGTTCTGGTATTCAGGAACGGTGTTGCTTACTAAAAACCTTAAATAACATTGGCGATGGGTACTAACAGAGTTTTACTCTGACTTATGTTGAATAAACATTAAAAACGTTTGTAAGTATGGTGTACGTACAGGATATAAATGGTAAACCTATGATGCCTACAACAAGGTATGGTAAGGTAAGACGACTGCTTAAAGACAAAAAGGCAGTCGTTGTAAACCTATGTCCGTTTACCATCAAATTAATGTACGTTACATCTGATTACAAACAGGAAATTGTTTTAGGCGTTGATGCTGGAACTAAACATGTTGGTCTATCAGCAACGACGAAAAGCAAAGAACTTTACAGCAGTGAAGTAATTCTTAGAAATGATATCGTAGATCTTTTGTCTACCAGAAGAGAGCTACGGAAAGCAAGACGGAACAGGTTAAGATATAGAAAACCTCGTTTTGATAACAGAGTAAAAAGCAAGCGTCCAGGATGGATAGCACCTTCGGTGAAATACAAAGTAGACGCCCATATTTGCGTTATTAACAATGTTTGCTCTATACTACCAATATCTCGTATTGTTATTGAAGTAGCTCAATTCGATACTCAAAAGATTAAGAATCCTGAGATATCAGGTAAAGAATACCAGGAAGGTGATCAACTTGAGTTTTGGAACACAAGGGAGTATGTTTTAGCAAGAGATGGTCATAAATGCCAGTATTGTAAAGGCAAGTCAAAAGATTCTATACTGAATGTTCATCATATTGAGTCTCGAAAAACCGGAGGGGATTCCCCTTCTAATCTTATAACTTTATGTGAAACATGTCACAAAGAATACCATAAAGGTAATATAGATTTAAAGATCAGAAGAGGCAAGTCGCTTCGCGACGCAGCCGTAATGGGAATTATGAAATGGAGGTTGTATGAAGAGTTAAAATCCAGATACGACAGAGTTTTTATGACGTTTGGTTACATTACGAAACATAATCGGATTAAATATGGGATTGAAAAATCCCATACATCCGACGCGTTTGTCATTTCTAAGAATATTAATGCGAAACGAATCGAACGTCAATATTTAAAACGTTTAATTCGTAGACATAATAGACAAATACATAAAATGAAAATTTTAAAAGGGGGGAAGAAGAAAAACAATCAAGCTCCTTTTGAGGTTTTCGGTTTTAGGTTGTTTGATAAAGTGTTGTATAACAATAAAATATTCTTTGTTTATGGAAGGAGGAAATCAGGGAGTTTCAATATCAGGGATTTCAACGGAGAAAATTCAAAAGATGTTTCACGCAAAAAGTTTAAACTCATTAGAGGGAAGAGGCATCCGATTATATTAAAGTAAATGAACGGATTTAATAAATTTAATAGAAAAACGTATCATGTATAATAAAGAAATAGTAATATGCGCAGCCATCTGGGTGCAGGACGGCAAGAAGCGTCCTCATCAGCCCACCAATATACCATCCGGCGCCGTGTTCTGTGGATTGAGACATTGTTCTATCATTTCTCAGTTTGCAGCTTATGGTATTGCTCATAAGAACCGTAGTATTCAAGGATTTTTGACAAGCAAGAACCGGTTTCTAACAAGAGAGGAAGCGTCTGAGCTTGTTAAGAACAATAATCAGGAGATGGTAGTAGATAGGAATGCTATTAGAAAACAATTGTATTCAGAAGATTTATATTAACTAAAAACAAAATAATATGGGATTTATAATCAAAAAGTCAATCTTTTATGATATGATGGACGGCAATCAGTTAGAGTACGAATTTGACAACAAGAATTTCGATCATATCACATTTAAAGGTAATGGTAAAGAATCTTTTTCATTTAACAGAGTTCTTGTTGAAAATTTAATTGAGACATTTGAAACTATGCAGGATATATACTCCGATAATTATAGGCTTAAGGTTTATACTGGTAATTGCATAATTCAATTGAACGCAAATCCAAAGGACCCAAGTGAATCTTTTTTTGACGTATATGATAGAGATGAGATGAAATTAATATATGGAATAAAAATTAGTATCTTGAAAGAAATGTTTATCATATGATTACCAAGCAGGACATACAAACAGCAGCATCGTATATTTTCCAAAGCAGTTTTGTCTCGGAAGACCAGGCAAGGAAAGTAATGGTAAGAGCCGGCAATAACGCTACCAAGAACCTTGTCAAGACCTTCAGAGGAAAGTTGTTCAAGAAGGCTTTTGGAAGAGCTTGTAGAGGAAAGGATATCAGTTCTTTTGAAAGACAAGAAAAAGAAAGTGGTTTTAATTTTCTTTATAATCCTAATAATGGTCGTATGCGAAGCGGTCATATTATAATAGACGGAATTGGTCTGTTTAAACAAATAATAGAGTCGGGTACGTAAGTTATCCGACTTTTTCATATATTTGTGGCATGACAAAAGGTTATTATTGGATACCACAAACAGATGAAACGTTAAATGGCAGAAGCTATTACGTAACTAAGGTAGTAGGAGATATAGTGTTTGATACTAAACGAAAAAGAATAGTGTTTCAAACTACCAGGTATTTCCCAGTAGGCTCCGTATTCCATTTTACTCACAACTGTTTTAAATACGTCATAACCTGCCGGCTCCGTAAGCCTGGGCTGTGGTATGAGGCAAGGAGGGAAGACTGCGGACCTATTGGACCGGATGATGTGGAAAGGTTCGAATCAGGAAGGTTTATTCATAGAAATGGGTACAAATACAATGCATAAGCGTAACTTGACGATTTGCGTCAGATTATAATTTTTTTTCATATTATTTTTAAGCCATCAGACTGAGAAGTTAGATGGCTTAATTTTTTATGATATGCTTGATTTTTAGCTACCTTTGTCTCATAACAAAAATGTTTTATCATGGTATCAACGTGTATTATTAAAAGAGATAATAAAAAGAAAGTTGTTTCTGTCTCTACCAGATCAGGGGACAGGTCTATGTTATTCGATAAGATAGCATCTATTCCTCTTATGGAAAATAGGGAACGGGCTACTACTGTTTTTAAAACCGTATTTTCTAATAAGTTCTTAAAGGCTTTTGGTGACTGGAGAAGGAATGTGCCTATCAACAAACAGGCTTACAATAAGGTAAAATCCAATATCGACCTTATTCCGGAAGCCTATAGAGAAAGGGTGCTGGATAAGGCTTCTAAGATGAGCAACCCTATTCTTGTGTCGAAATCAGATGCACCTTATGGGATTCAAGAATCAGGCTTTGGATTCTATAGCCAGGATCTGGGTGATAATATTATGTTGGTGGATGCTATGGTTCCGTCAGGTATTTCCATACCGGAAGGACCGGGAATAGACGCCGGCCAGTATCTACAAGATGCTATATCTTCAGACTTCACTCCCGTATCTATGGTACAGGATAAGGGTGTTGATTATATGGTCATAAAAGACGGTCTTAAGATATTTAGTCCAGAAGAGCTACCAGAAACAGATTCTAATCCTGTGGGTGTAACGTATCAGACTGGAGAGCCTCGTTTGTTTTTCATGAACGATCGTAATCAATTATTTGAAGATTACGGAGAAGCTCTTCGCTCTGGAGGGAATGATATTAGAATAGGATTCTTATCAGGCACCGTTCAAGAATCTGCCTGGGATGGCGTGGCAGACATTACTTACAAGGCTGGGAAGTATGTTCTTAATAATCCCAAATCTTTTATACCGGTCATGACCGCTTCTGCTTCTACTTCTTTATCAACAAAAGGTGGTATAATTAACTACCTTATAAAGAAAGGTCTTGTTTCAGGATCTAAGATATTCGATCCTGAAACAAGAAGCTATTATCTTACAGGAGAAGGTCATACAGGACAAATTAGACTTTTCAATTCAGCCTTATCATACACCGAGCTCCGTAATCATTTTGGTTCCGATGTTTCCATGAACGACCAAGGTATGATAACCATAAGCTCGTTGGATAATAGTAAGATAACTATGAGACTCGCCACCGGAGGAACGGAAAGGATTAGTAGGGAACAGATAAAGAACGATCTTAAGTCAGGAAGATACAATGAATTGGACGCCAAGTACGATCATTTTGATGCGCTTGTAGTTTCATTCATATTAGAAGACAACGATCTTTATGCTGATACTAAAGCTAAGATCGTATCAGATTATAGCAGGCAGGAACGTGACCAACGAAATTCTATTGTCGAGATACTGAAAACTCTTGGCGTTAGTGTCATAGGTATGACCGACTATATAGAGAAGTACCAAACCAAATACGGGCACGAGCCTTCTGCTAAGGCATTGGCGGATATTGCCAATAACGTAATAGCAGTCGGTGAAGATGCTACTTTATCTGATTTAGTAGAAGAAACAGCCCACTTCCTTGTAGAGGCGTACAGAGATCAGAATGCTGTTGAGGCTGTTCTGCAAGATGTAGAAGGTACGGAAGAGTGGAACCAATATGCAGGTCAGTATTATAATACATACGGTAAGGTATATGAAGGGGCTGAGCTTGATAATGCTGTTAGGAGAGAAATTCTTGGAAAGATCCTCGCCAGGGAGATGCAGACCGGAACAGCACAGGCGCCGGTAGAGCCCACCTCCTTCCTGGGGCGCGTCCGGCAGCTTTTCTATGGAATCGTAAGCTGGCTTAAATCAGCTTTATCAACCCAAAGACAGGATTTGAATAACGTTATTAAAAACATTCGTGATCTTGCCATTACTGACATAGATAAAGGATTTGACACCTCTCTGTTAAAGGATAATGACTTTACATTATACTCCCTTTCTTCTATGAACAAGAACAAGTTTCTTGAGTCTAAGATCCGGGCATTGAGAAAAACGTTAAGAGACTTACGTCAGATAAGCTCTGATAGGGCTGTAACTACGTCTATGACCCTTGCCCAGCTTAAGACCATAGAAGATAAGATAAATAAGGTAGAGACCGAAATAGACAAGAATGAGATGGCGGCTGCCATGAACAGCATGATCTCCACAGCCGAAGCTCAGGTCAGATACTTAAGCAACGTAGTAAATACTATCCTTCATGGTGATACCAAAGACGGTAAGCTTCATTTCAATACCAATGATCGAAAGAACGTAGATATTATCAACAACCAGGTTCTTCCGATCATGAACGATCTTCGAGGATATATCCGTAACAGAAGTACCGAATTTGATGAGCGTGAAAAGCAGGATTATACAAATAGGATCAATACCGTCATTGCCGACATCAACGGTATTCAGTCTGATATTAAATCAGTACAAGACCTTGATGAAAGTACGTTGCTTGATAAGTTAATGAACGAACTTCATGTGCCGGCAGATAAGGTAAAGAGAGTAAAAGAATTTTTCGACAAGGTTCAACACGATGTTTCTTGGATAAGTAGGTGGTTCGGTATATTAGAGCATTCTTCCAGCCCGTTCAACAACGCTCTTGGAGCTATGATTGCCAAAGACAATTACAATGCGATGGTGAATGCCCAGCCCGCCATATCCGACTTCCTGGCATATGCGAAAAAGCATGGTTTCAATAAATCTGAATTTGAAAAACTGCTTCAGAAAGTAGACGGCAAAACTTCTAATTACCTTCGTAGTGCTCTTGATATGGCTAAATACGATCGTAATAAGAAGCTGGCGCAGATGCGAGCGTTTGCGACCGCCATGAACATAGAGATATCAGAAGAAGAAATCAATGATGTGGTTGACAATAACCGTAATTACGTATTTAAAAGAGAAGTAGTTGACAAGGACGGAAATACGGTTACTGAGAACGCTAAATTTAAACCGTCGTCCGATAGGGTTAATACCGATATTTTTACTATCGAACAGGAAAAAATCTATACGGAACAGATGGAAAAATGGGATGCTGAAAATTCGGAACTGGAATTTAGCGAAAGTTATGCCACAAGAATGGAATCCATATACAAAAAGGCTGAAGAAGAATTAGGGCATCCGGTTTCTCAAACAACCAAAGAATACCTTAACGCTCTTTCTCGGCAGAAGCGGATATTGAGGCAGCCTTTTATTGATAGCAATGGTAATTTTGATGAGGTTGCTTACTATAAGAGTAGTAACTACGAAGAAGAAGGACTGCTTCGTAAACAACGTAAGGAAGCAGCTTCAGAATACATATATGTAGGAACCAGGAGAGTGGAAAAAACCGGCGACCAACTTAAGATGGCCAAAGAAATACAAGCTATAAATGAAGTTTGGAGAAAGGAATCAAATAATGTCACTAATGTCGTATCAGAATCGTTTTTGCAAAAATTGAGAACGATTCAGAACGAGTCAGGAGGAGAAGCTGCGCTGAAGACACTTATGTTGGGGGGGCACCTGTCATTCAACGATCGGTTTTGGAATGACGTAGAATCAGAACAATCGGCGCGTACCGAATCAAATAACAAGGCTTCGTATCTTAAAATGGCACAAGACATCATTAGTTCTACGACAAGTGATAGAGATGCAACTGACGTGGATTCGATTGTAAAAGATATAGAAAAAAATAAGGCTATTATCAAGGAAATAATCGGAAACAATCGCGATGTGGCTGATATCGGAGAAATTAATGAAGCGACATTTACCTCATCTGAAAGAGATGCTTTTAGGGCCGCATCTGAAGCTATTGAAGCCGATTACGCTATCTTAATAGATTATGCTAAGATGGTGGGTCTTGAAGATATTGATAAGTACCTTACTAAAAGCAGTAAGGCTGAAAACGAAGTAAATCAGTCTTATTTAAATGCTCTTGCTGACTCCAAGGAAGTGGAATGGAAGTTTGTGCAACGTCATACTACGGCAAAGAAAGCAAAAAGGATTCAATCCTTAAGGGATAAACTATTTAAGGCTGCTGATAACCGATATTTGTTTACTGTATCTGAAACCAACTACTTGTCAGAAAAGCTTGGAATAAGCAAAGAATTAGACGGTAGAGATTTTAGGAATGCCGTCAATGCTAAAATGGCCAGCTTGTTTTTAAATAACACAAGAGAATCAGGTATAGAAGAGGCTAATGCTATTGTTAATGAATTTGCCAGGAGCCAGGTCTTTTCATACTATAAACGCATGGCACCTACCGGATATGCGGCTATGATCGACAAAATTGGTCGAGGTGAGATAGATGTGGCGCAGATGGTTAAGGACGTACAAAACGGTACATCCACCCAAGATTATGGCATGGATATATCGTACCTGTCTTTCGACCCTGCAAGGGCATGGGTGGCTGAATCTGAAGCCGAAAATAGCGGCCGTAATCCTGATTATGTAAAAGATCATGGGTATGGTCATCGAATGCCTAAGAAAAGCTTGTATCGTGACGAATCGTATTTCAATGACTTTGGTATCAAGTATGATGCTGACGGTAATGAGGTTGCTACTAAAAACGTAGAGCAGTGGAATATGATTCAAAAACTCAAGGAAATAAAAAGACAATCCCTTGATCTATACAAAGAGCAGAGCCTGAACCTGTATGCTATTCCACAGATATCAAAACAAGACATAGAACGTATGGAAGGATTGGGTATTAACTTCAAAAATACGGTTCGTAATTTTGTATCAGATCTGTGCCTGGACAGAGTAGACGATTCTCTATATGGTAAAACCAGGCAAGGAGAAGTGTATGATCCGGAAGACAGACTTAGGTCTATACCTAAATACTACATATATGAGTTGGAGAACCAAGATGATGTATCTCACGATTTTGGCTACTCTTATTCGATGCTTATGATGCAGTCATCGTTATACAACGAAAAGCAGAAGTCTATAGAGCTCGCTCAAGGACTGGAGCAGATGTTACTAAATAAACAATTTGAAGGTGGTAAAAAGGCTGAAGCAACCCAAGCATATCAGATGTTCAGGGACTTCTTCAACGATCATTATTATGGCATTAGGATGAACACCAAAAAACTTACGGTGAACATCGGAGGATATACGGTAGACCTTACAAGAATTATGATGGCTGTTGAAAGATTTATGTCGGTTATGAACTTGGCACTGTCTCCATTTGTGGCAGCTACCGGCGCCTTAACAGGTCATATCAACCTCATCATGGAATCTGCCGTAGGACAGTATATAAGCAAAGATTCCCTTAAATACGCATCGGCTGAGTTTTCACGTCTTGCGCCATCTTGTATAGCAGAAACCGGAGACATAGATAGGAAAAGCAAATTATATGTCATAGGTGAGAGAATGGGGATATTCAATATCCGAAATCGTATGTATGGTGCCGGATACAATAGAGCGGCCAGGACCTTAATGCGTTCACCTATGTATGCTTTTATGGAAATCTTGAACTACCCTCTTGATCCGCAGGTTATGATTGCTACTATGGACAATGTTCGTTATTACAAAGGCCGGTTCTACACGTTCCAAGATTTCAAGATGGAAAAAGAACGTAATAAAGAACAGAGTACCATAAAAAGAGAATGGAACGCATTAAAAGATCGTACTTTATGGAGTATGGTAGACGTCGTGGATGGGAAGGTGGTTGTAAAGCCAGGATCGGGTGTTACTGTTGAGGAAGTAGAAACCCAGATGGCTATAACCAGAAATCAAGTCCGTAGCTTGTCGCAGATATGTAACGGATCTTTGAATGAAGAAAACCGAACTGCCGCATCGCGCAACTGGATAGCCAGGTTCATGACCGCCCACCGAGGATGGTTGGTGCTGGCGGCTCAACGTCTGTGGAAAAGACGTGGCTTCAATTTCCAAACAATGCAAGAAGAGGAAGGGTTGTCAATTACGTTAAAGAATATGATAGCCAAAACATTTAGCTTAGCTTCAGAGCCTGGTATGAAAAACATCATAGATGCCTGGAATGAAAATAAAGACAATATGAATGAGGTAGAGAAAACTAATCTCAAACGCCTCAGTGTCTATGCCGGCACGTTCCTTATCATGCAAGCCGTATCCATGCTTCTTGCCGGATGGCGTGATGATGATGAAAACGAAGAAAGTTGGCTTACTCAATTCGGATCCTATGTAGGATTTAGAACCATAAACGAAATAGCTTCACAGATGCCGTTTATTATGGAGCTTAACGTGGTAGATATCATTAACGATCCGTTTGTTATGGGGCGAAAACTGAAGGATCTTACCGATCTTAGGAATTATTCACTTGATAAAGTAACATCCGGTACATACAAGGGAGAGTCTAAGTTATTTAGGCAACTCGCCAAACAGACGTTTATCAAACAATGGTATAATATCAAGACGCCGGAAGACGTAGCGCGCGCCTATAATTGGTGGCAGCAGACGAACAACAAGTCAATGATGTTCTTCATCGGCGCCACTCCTGATTCGGAAGGAGACGATGATGTTAGCTACAAATAGACGAAGAATATCGGACTTGCATTGTTTTTGTATGATTCCAATATGTTATATTAGCATCGTCAAAGAGTAGATTGTACGTTTTTTTGTTCTTACTTGAAAGGTTATGTAGGTTAAATTTTTTCTGAAATTGTTTTCTTACCGGTTCTTAGTCAGAGATGATAGGGAACCGGTTTCTTTTGTTATGAAAAAAAATAGTATCTTGCAAAAAAAAGATGAGAAGAAGATTTGAAAATATTAAGACAGTTGTCGGCGGCAAGATCCCTGTTTTTGCTTGTTCGATTTCGGCCCCTACAACCACATGGCGAAAACCTGTACCTATTCTTGGTTGTAGATACCGATCTAATGGAGCAACTATGGCGGCTTCCTATGTTTTAGATGAAATTAATAATAGCAAGGTATGTACGATGGGCGGTAATCCTATAAGTTGTACGATATCAAATTCTGAACAATATATCCAGGCTTACTTTAATGAAGGACAGGTAACAGGTGATATTACGCTACAGTTTACGATTGGAGACGTTTTTTATTATTTCTTTATTACAGAAGGGTCCAATCAAGTACCTCAACTGAAATTAAGTCCAAGTACTCACCTTATTCATTCAATATATAAGATAAGTACAATTGGCAGCTTTGTTCCTATTGACACCTATGTGGAATTATAATAAAAGATATAAAAATAGTACTAAAATGTATTAGTATAAGATAAGACGGTTATTAATCATATATTACAATAATCCCCAACCGTACACCTATTGTATGGCCGGGGATTATTGTAGTTACCATCTTCTCTTGTAACAAGAGTCCACTACCTTTACCTTTTCTTCTTTGTTCTTACCATAATTAAATTCATACGCATCTTCGAATGAATAAAAAACAGCATAACACGACATGCCAAACATATCGTATTTTATCCTGTTTTTCCATTTCCCAAAAATGTTTTGATATTGGCATCAATATTCTACTTCCCCATTAGTTAATTTCCTTTCAACTATTCTAAGAGGAATATGAAACAAGTTTCTAAGCATTAACTTCATGACCTTCCCTATCTGTGAAAACTAAACCAATACCTTCTACAATATATCCTACTACAGGGGCTTTGTCAAATTCCTCCTTCGTAGCCCAAGTAGCATTATCAGGCATAAGATCCTTGAATGCGTCCGAAACATCACCTTGACACCAGCAGTTATTTGATGTAACAATGCCTTTCCCTTCGATATTGATATACATTTTTCTTCCACCACATCCAAGGCTGTTCCATCCGCTCGGTACGTTTTCCACCATAGGCTTAAGCACCCAGCTTACACCGTCTATCCTAACCCATCCAGGATCGTCTTTGTGCTTGTCGTACAAGTTTTGCCAAAAAGAACATTCGTAGCACCATCCCCTGTCTTCCATAACAGTTCTTATCTCACGCCTTTCAAATCCATTTGCATCCATCGTGTGCGGAGAATGAGGCTGGTGAGGGGTGCCACATTTCGGACATACGAGTTTTAAATTATTTTTCATATTATTTCACTTTTACGATCTTAATAGAATCTCCGATATTGTATTCCCCTTGGTATCCAACGAATTTTATAAATCTATTACTGTTAAATATTGAAAATCTTCCGTCTTCACCATAATACATTATACATCCACCATCTAAAGGGTGTAGATCATATATAACCCATCCGTTATTAACCCGACTATCATCATGCGAACATGATGATAACACAAGTGCCATCAATAAAACAAAATACTTCATATTATTTTCAACATAAAAATTTGTAACCTGGTTTTACAGCCTCAGCTTCTTCTCTCGTATCAAACATTAAGGTAGTGACAGCTCCTATGCCATAACAAACGTAAGATACTTTCACCCACCACCTGAAAATTCCCGATCCGTAATCATCATAATACGGCTCGGAAAGAACTTCTTCTACATACCCATCCAAATAATTCATGATCGTTCCTCCTTGTTTTTAGATTCTGCCTCCTCGATTATGCTGATTACCTTATCAACAATATCCGAATCAGACATTTTCTCAATAAAAACATCCATTGCCTTAGTTATGTCATTGGCTTCTTTTTCTTCAAGAGCTATTTCTCCACCGGTAATAGCATCAGACAATGATGTAGACAAGTGCCTTATTTTATCAATGCTCATAAACGTAAATGGATTACCACCTTGACCACCACCCATTTCTTTCATGATCTGATATCCACCTGAGATAAGTCTGCCTGATGTCGTGGCCAAGGAGGATACGATTAGGGACAGTACCGCCGCTTCCGTCCGCTCCTCGGACACACCCCTCGACCACACGGCTGCCTTTATAGCGCCGGCCAGGTTGTCTATGTATGGCATGAGACAGTCTTCCATAACTTGTGTTATATCAGCTATAACCTCACTACGTTCTTTATTTATGTAGTAGATAGAAGCATTGTCTCTCTTTATCTCTTTGTCCATGTCATTTAAAAGACGCTTGATATTGTGCTTATACATAGGACTGGTTTTAATTACTTCCTTTAGCTTAAGAATGTAATTATAAGCCTGGTCGTTTACGAACAACGTCATAGTCTCAACCGTTGAATGAAGCGTGTTAAGACTGTTAAGAATCTTATCGAAATTGTTTATCAAATAAGTCTTCCTGGCTTTTGCTGCGTAGTTAATCATCACATTCGAATTTTAGATTTTCAAGTTCATTCAATTTTTTCTTAGTAGACTCGATCAGGTACGTTCTCCGTTTCTCTGCATGTTTTAAAGCTTCTTCTTTGCTCTCAAAAGCATCCCTTCCTATTTCATAAGGAGTGATCCTATCAGGAATGTTGGCTAACAAAAGACCACCATACTCTTCTATTTTAGCTTTTACTTTTCTTATTACACCGCCTCTCATGCACGCATCTGTAATCCATATAAACCTATCACACTCTTCTAATTCCCTTTCGTACAATTCATACCATTCTGGTTTAGGGAATCTTAATGTGAATCTAATTTCGGTATCTTTCTCTAAGACATTAATATCATACGTCTCCGGCCACAGTTCTTTTATGCTGTCTTCATCTTCAGCATACGCCACCAATACAAATGAATTACTGGATTCTGCACTACACCAATATGGATATTTTATAGGCCATTTGACTGGACGGTAATCATTGTCACAGTCATCCTTTCTAATGTAAAATCTTGCTCTAATCATGTTATTCTACTTTTTTGATTTCGCTCAAATCGTCTTCATACACCAAATAAGATCCTCTTCCAGGTCTTCCTTCTTTATTAGCTTTCTGGATTGTAAATATAACTGTTCCAGTATTTGTGATTTGCACGTTCTTAAAGAAATCAACAAGAGGCTCTTTCGAACGTTTGTAAAGAACACTCACTTTATCTCCATTCTTTAACCCATAAACAGAATCGAAATATTCCTTTTTAATTCTTTCAATATTACTTCTGTGTTTGTTCATTGCATCAAGCTCGTCGTCTAACAGTTGAATCATTTGTTTTTTTGTCATTTCTTTTCCTCCTTATTTAATGGTATTAATCCTTTTCCGTGTTTATCATACCACAACATAGTTATCACATTCCATGCAGCCGCAGCTAAATGGTGCACGTTCGTCTCTTTATCCGTTCTCTCTCCTTTCAGGTATGCCATTATATGCCTGGCAGCCGCCGCACGATACCGTTCAAAGCCATTGTCAAGATTCTGCCAATTATTAGGCCCATATTTCTTGGCTCCGGCATGATAGACTTTTACAATGTCCTCAATCTCTTCCATCGGAAGCAAATCCCATCGTAGTTTGTCGTCAATGATGTCATTTTCACTGATTTTATTGAAGTACTTTTTTTCTGGATCTCCTACAAGAACAAGTTCCATAATATCTGTTTCTATAATAATTGTGTTTCCATTGTAACAAACTTCAGCAAACTTGTCATTTTCTTTTATATTTGTTACTGCAACTACTATAGATCCTTTGTACATTATAGTACTTTTATCTATTTTATCATCTTTCAATGTACGAAAAATAGATCCTTTTGGATAAAGGATGTTTTTAGTATTATTGTCCATCTTTTCCATCGTTTTATCGTTGTTTTAATCAATTAGTATAATAATATAGCCCATTATTTTATTCTTCGCCTATAAAGCGATCAAATTCTTCTCCGCTCATAACAATGCGGTTAATGATGATTGTGCCGTTATTGCTATAATCGTCATTTTTAACTCCCACATCATCAAGCTCCTTCTTTAAATCTTCAAATGTAGGGCCTTTCTTGTCTTTAAAAAATAAAGTAGCATACACAACCCTTCCGTCGTTTTGTTTTATTCTTACGGTATAGACATACCCTTTTTCATCTTCATCCTTTTTATTGATACCATCAAGGATGCTATTTATCATATCCTTGTCCTCACGTGATAGGTTGGATATGGCTATTCTGCCCTTTAATCTAAATACTTCATTTTCGTTCATGACTTTCTGTTTTTGTTGTTTTCAAAATATTGTCTTACGGATTCTATGGCTTTATCATCATCAAAAGCTTCTTCAAACTCCGTGTAGAACCTATCTCGCTCCATGCAGAATGTGTTTTTCCCTTCCGGTATAGGACGGAACACAACCACCTTCTCTTTGTCGTGATTGGTTCCTATTATGTTATTGTCTAAGATAATAGAATACCTTCTTGAACTTTTGTTGATAACAACATCATGTTGAAGACCATACAATTTAAGTATTTCCCTTAATTCATTTGTTTCCATTATTTGAAGATTTTATATTTTTAGAAGATACTGTTCCCGATCCCCACTTTTTCTTATATATAGCCCCCATCATGTTTATTAAATCGGAAAAAGAAGATATGGTTCCCATTTCTATACAAAATGCAAGATTGGATTGAAGCATTTCAAGTTCTTTTAACTGCTCTTGAGTTGCTCTGTTTCTTATCATGCTCTCATGTTCGTTAAAAACGATCCAATTGAGGCCTTTAGCCATTCTCGTATAATCAGCATCAGGAAATCTTGATATGGCCCTTGATAGGACATTATATTTATCTCCTGCTTCTATCCTATTTAAAATAAGTTTGTCCGTCAACCATGTTACTACTTCAGCATACAGCATAGGGTTAAGCTCCATAGCTACAAGAACCCATATATAAGGATTGCACATCGTCCTCCTATTCTCTCCTCTTCCCATAGTTTTATAAGCTCCCATCTTTTTCATCACTTTTATAAGTGATTCTTTTTCAACAGATTGGATAAAACCAGGAAATCCTGCTTCTATCGTATATCCCTGTTTTTCAAGGATATAGTATATTCGTTCAGCACTTTCTTTATTGGACAGAATGTTCTCTATTCTCTTTTCATTCCATCCCATTTCTATCCTTTTTCTCGTATAAGCCTCTTGTAGGTCTGTTAAGGACATAAATGATGTTTTGGTGTCTTGTTTAATTATAACACCAAACAGTTCCCGATCTTTCGATACCATTGTAACATTTGTTTTCATGAAATATAACACTAAAAAAATATCATGATGCAAATATATACATCATGATACATCAATAAAAAATTATAGTGTTAAATTTTACTTATAGTGTTTTTATGGACTCACATTATTCCTACCAAATTTACTTTTATAGAACCATTTATGGTTTTAATGCTCCCATCTATGGTCGAAATCACATCATCTATATCATTTATAATACTTTCCATGTCATCAACCACCTCCTCCATATCAGTTACAGCCTGATCTGATTCCCAATATCTTTCTGAGTCTTGTAACGATTCCGGTATATTATCTCTCGCCTCAGTCTCTTCGTCTAAAATCATATCAACATCATCTTTGGCTGAATTTATGTTGTGCTTCAACTCCGACAACTTTGATTTGATGTATTCAAAATCTGTTTTATACTTATTTACATTGTTAATAACATCCGATATTTTTTTTCTTCTCTTGTTGTTCATGCCTTTATCCTATTATAATATTCGATAATCTTTTCTTTCCTATCTCCTGGTTTTACTGCCATATTCTCAGCCAAGAACCTAAAATACGACACCGGTATGTCCTTGAATCTAATTCCTTCATATTTTCCAAACCACATTATTATACTGTCAAGATCGTCTTCTCTCCTACCATCTCCATTCACAGATTTAAGCGAGGCTGCCCGGCGAAGGATCTCGTCTTTGGTAATAATATCACCCATCCTTATATTGGACAGAAGTTGATCGCCGGCAAACATACACCAGCCCTTAGAAGGGAATTGTTCGATTGTCAGGTCTTCTATCCGACCGAAACGCCTCATGTTGTCGCAGCAATCAACTATCAGTGCCTCTTTCTTGTCAGGATGGATGCGTACGGCGCGGCCTAATATTTGGTAATATGTTGAATATGAGAACGTTGGGCGACCAAACATCACGCAATCAAGTTCAGGAAAATCAAATCCGGTAGCAAGCGTTGAATAATTAAAAACCACCTTCAACTTACCTTCTTTAAAATCTGATATGATTTGCTCTCTTTTCTTTTTGGTTGTTAGCGATGTTACGACACCGGTTATGGCTCCCATCCTGGCATTCATGAACTCTGATATTCTATTACATGATTCGATAGAATCCATGCAAACCAAAATGGCTTTACGTTCGTTCATAAGTTGAAGAAGGCGCTTGTAGATAGAGTTGTTTAAGCCATTTCGTACAATACTTTCTTTAATAGATTCGTTGGTGTATTCAGCTCCGGTACTGTTTAACATCAGAGCCGATTCATCAAACGACCATCGTTCGTACTTAAGTGGACACCAAAACCCTTGAGAAGTTAGTTCTTGTATTTGAGTTACATGAACTATTTTCTTGAAGAAGTTATGTTCGTCTTTCGTCAGCATATTGAGTTTGCTGTAGTTTCCTTCCAGCATGGAACTGTAGGTTCGGAGGCGGCAGGGAGTGGCGGTGAAGCCCAGCACCTTCGCCTCTGGAAACCCGTTCATAAACTCCATAAATTCAGAACCTTCTTCAGGAGAATATCCTGAATGACATTCGTCTATCAATAAGGTATCTATCCCTATATCCTTCAACCTCACTACATCTTTCTTTATGCTCTTTAATGTTGCATAAGTCATAGCCGACAGCTCCTTTATACCACATGAAGCAGAATATATGGTAGGTTTAGAACCGAATGATACGGCCTTAGCATAATTCTGCTCCAGAATTTCTTTTGATGGCTGCAATACTAACGTTGGTCTATTTATCTCATGTGCTATCTTGGATATCAGAAGGCTTTTTCCACATCCGCATGGGGCTACTATTATGCCAGGCTTCTTAGATCTTCCTGTAAGAAACTTAAGCCCGGCATCTACTGCTTCTTTTTGGTAAGGTCTAAGTTCAAAGCCCATCGCAATCTATTTTACTGTTTTTTGAAAGTTCTATTATCGCCTCTTTCAACATCTCCCTTGCCTTATTCTCATTATCTTCAAACAGGCATACACTGCATGTAGCACCTTTGGAGGGGTAGTCTCTGTAGGCTTCTGCTCTTTCTACAACGTACTCACAACAATAGTCGTGACTCATGTCTTTTGCTATACTTATAAAATGATCTTCTCCATCCATCAACACGCAATATTCATCATCGTTTTCGCATGCAATAACACCTTTGTTTTTTAAAATGGATAGCACTTTGTTTCCAAAAAGTCCAATATAGACCCATATATCTTTCCCTGCATTTTTGTAAAAAATACCCATTCCTTCTTTTATTGTGACTTTCTTTTCCATAACCCCTTATTTTATATCAGTAATTAAAACATATATTTTAGCAATATCTTCAAGACTCACAGAAGAACGTATATATAGTTTTTCTTCGTACTCATATAGAGCGTACCCTTCTTTTATGTCTAATATCTTAATCACATGCTTGCCTCTTTCAAATGGATCCTCAAAGTAGCTCTTATGTTCGTATCTTTGACCGACTTTTATTTTGTCAGTTTTCTTCTTCATCTTATAACGACCTACCGCTCTACCCGTTTTTATGAAAGCTGTCGTGAGTAAGTATAATAAAACTAAATACAAAAGGATCGCTACTCCACATATTAGATCTTCTTTCATTGGACTCCCTTTAAGTAGTTAAACCATATATCCTCCAGTCTTTCCTGAAGCTCAAATGCTTTCTTGAAATTCCCGCATCGTACAGCAACGTCTCTCATGTATGTCAAGTTTATAACTTCCGGATCTTGCCGGTATTTTGTTCTTAACTTTTGAACATCATCGTATTTCATCGTTTTATCTTTTTAGACGGATCCCAATCCGAAGAGAAAGGGCATTCGTTTTTGTTATGTAATCCAAAGTCGCAATAATAACACAGTGCTGACGGGCAGGGTAGCTTGTTTTGCGAAACAGGCTGGCTTAGGGTGGCACGCCGCTTGCTATACCTGGCTCCTTCTGCTCCCTGGATGTACGCTTGAAATGATTTTACACTATTATCTTCAAAATCATACATTTTAGACAAAGTGTCATTTAGCATCTCTATAGATTTTGTTTTACGTTCCTCATCCACTTTAACCTTTTGGTACTGCCTGGTCCTGGTAAAGAAATAGATGTTCATATCTGGCAGAACTCCACCATATTTTCTATAGATGTAAAATGAATATATAGGATGCTGTAAATTTGTTTCCAACTTCTTAGAATCAAAAACCTTATTACCTGATTTCCAATCTATGACATAATGGTGAACTACGTTCTTGCTTTTTATAGCCAGATGAAGGTCTACCGATCCTACTATGTACACATGAGTATGAATTACTCCATTTATGTTAACAGGCTTAGGAAGACGGTACGGTAGCACAAAATCCTCTTCGACTCCTATTATGGCACCGTGTCTGATGAGTTTCTCACAGGGATTAAGATCACTATCAGCTATCATAAACCTATTCCCGTCTTTTTTAAATAGATCTACAATCCAAGCAAGAAGCTCTCCAGATTGCTTCATGGCTATCATCATATTTTCCGGTGATTGCCAAGGTATGTCTTCCTGGTAAGCATAGTAACTTATTGCTTCTCCAAGGTCTTTACCAGAAGGCTGTCTTCCGTTCTTAAAAAAGTATTCCAGTGTCTTATGGATAACCGTACCATAAGACGTAGCTTCTTGTTTTTCCGTAGACCTTTTGCCCTCTACGTAAGTCTTATACCATTTCATTGGACAGGTAAGAAACGTATCTATCTGGGAATAAGATATGGCAAGACGTTTTACACCATTAAACTCCTTATATAGCAAATGCGTTTCCGGGACCATCATAAGTCATTGTCTTTAAATCCTTCCGGGTAATATACGACATACTTCTTACCGTCTTCTGGTGTCATGGCAAACTGCATGTAGTTATTACGATTACGATGCTTGCCATCTAATCCTCGCTTCCAATACAGAATCCCATCTATATCCACATAAGACCGTCCGCGTTCGGCTCTAACTACGTCCGTGTGTAGCAGATACCCGTCGGAAGACACGATCCACACTTTATCCCCTTTGTTTAAATAAGATATTCTTTTTCTTACAACAACCTTTTTCTTATTATCTAATGCAAATTCCTCATCGGTCATACTCTTCATCCTCCTCTTCTTCTGTTTCAAAATCAATTCCATAACTCATATTCTATTAAATATATTTAAAGCTATTCATATGTTTTAATACATCCCCTCGGAGACCTTCCGGTCTCCTTGGTAGATGTAAATCCCGTTAGGGATAAGTCAGGATTTCTCCTGTAAGTACCCATCGCCAATGTTATAAGAGGTTTTATATAATGGCAACACTGTTTCGTCAAATACACTACTCCTGTTTAATCACCATCCTTAGAGCAAGAAACTTGGATAAACATTCCTTGGTAACTATTTATTCTCAAATAACGTAGCCTCTGTTTCAAGGCTTAGGCTAATAACCCGATCTCTGAAAGAGATGTATTAAACTTTTATAATAGAATTATATTGGGTTAATACTATTTGGGGCTATAACACCGATCATAATGCTTGGTCAGTTCTTCTGGTTCTAAATCTTGTCCAAAATCCATGTTAAAAATATCGTAATTAGTAAAGCACTGTTCCTGCCGGCAGGAAATCTATGAATGCTGCTTTTATTTCTTCAATTAGGCCCAAGTGTAACCTTGGGCCATTGTATTTATTTTTTGTCATCTCCTTTTAATTTCTTTAAAGTATCTGCAATCGGAAGCTGATCAATGACTCCCAATGCCGGAGCGACGGTCTTGACAACATTGTTAAGGAAATTACCGGTACTGTTCTGACCGCCGTCAAATACCGTGATATTTCCGAGATTAATGTGCTCAAATGCTTTAACCTGTTCTCCAGCAATTTCTTTCCACTGATTAACCATCTTGTACTGGATGGCTATCTGAGGATTGGATTCTGCTGCTTCCACCATAGCCTTAAATCCGTCGGCTTCTGCCATCAACGACTTTTTCTTACCTTCGGCTTCTGCCTCCAGCTTCATCTGAATAGCTTTTGCTTCCGCTTCTGCTTTTGCCAAATGTGCTGCTGCTTCGGCATCAGCCCGACGTTTGATCTTCTCAGCTTCAGCATCAGCTTGCAACATAGCCTCCTGCTTCTGAATTTCAGCCGGCACAATCTTTTCAGCTTTAAGCGCAGCTTGAACCTTCTTAGCTTTAGCTTCTTCCACTTCTTTATCAGCAAGCTCTTTTGCCGTTTTCACAGCCGCTTCCGATTTAACTCTCTCTTCTCCGGCTTTCTTTTCTGATTGAGCTTTGATAACCTGTAGCTCTGATTCTGATACAGCAACCTCCTTCTGGGCATTGTTGTATCCTATAGACGCATTTTTTCTCAGCCTCAGCCTTCTTAATCTGAGCTTCAGAGTTTTGTATTGCTATAGCTGCTTCCTTGTCAGCTTCAGCCTTGTTCTTTCCGACTTCTTCCATCCTTTCAGCCTCGGCTTTATTTACTTCAAGTTCTGCCTTAGATCTTACGATCGCCGATTCCTTGTCGGTTAAAGTTTTTGCGATAACCGCAGCCCTATCTCTATCTGCTTGAGCTACACCAATCTGTTTTTTCTTTATCGGTTAAAGCCAAAGCTATTTCTTTTTCTTTCTTCGTTTCAGCTACTATTGTTTCCTTTTCTTTTTCAGTACAAGCAATTTGAATCTCTTGTTCTTTTTTGGTATTAGCCACAGCCGTTTCTTTCTCCTTCTGCTGTACAGCAATCTTAATAGCCCCCAGCTTCTCCTGTTCTTCGATATTAGCCTGTGCTTCGTTCAGAGCCCTACTTTCAGCCTCCTTACCAAGGTTCATAATATAACCGGCTTCGTCTCTAATGTCACTGATGTTGATGTTCAGGAGGTAAAGACCTAACTTGTTAAGCTCGTTATCAATGTTCTTTCTTGCCTTATCCAAAAACTCATCCCTGTCAGAATTAAGTTTTTCAATCGTCATTTCAGCAATGATCAAACGCATCTGACCGTAAACGATGTCCGTAATAAGATTTTCAGTAGATTCGGTATCCATTCCCAAAAGTCTTTCTGCCGCATTTTGCATGATCTCTGGATTTGTACTGATAGCTACTGTAATAGTCGTAGGAACATCTACTCTAATATTCTGAGATGACAAAGCACCGGTAAGCTTGCAATCTATTTGCATAGGCTCCATTGACAAAACATCATAGCTTTGAATAATAGGCAAGACAAATGCCGCTCCACCATGATATAATTTCGCCGATTTCTTTTCCCCACCTGTCTTACCATAAACGACCAAGACCTGATTAGGCTTACATCTACGATACCTTGATAAGACTCCGATGATTGTCAAAATAATCACTACAGCTAAGATAGCTGACACGTACATGATTGTTGTCATAACTTTTAAAATTTAATTGTTGATAAAAAAAATTAGATACTTAATTCTCCTTCTTCGTATTTTATATTCACCTTGTCACCGTTTTTGTAATTTTTTCCAGACAAGCACCTCACTCTCATCTGTTCCTGTCTTCCATTTTTCGAAATATTTACCATATAATGATTCTTACCTGATCTAAATACTATCTCCGCCTCTCTGCCATTTAAATCTTCCGGACATTCGTACACCATTTCTTGCTTTAACTTAAGAAGTAACTTATATACGTAAAACAAAACGATAAAGAAAAACGACCCTATCACAACCCCTACTAAATGGGAACCCGAAAAGTAGGTAGTCCAGCTATATCCAAGAATAAAATGTGTTATGCCCTTGAATGATATGATGTCCGACAAAGACATGCTTAAATCAGAAGCACTGTCAATGTCAATATCCGTATCCAGATCAGATCCTAATATCGACAACAAAAACTGTATAACAAAAGCAAATGACGCTATTAAAGCCATGCATAAAATTATATCACTTCCCATACCCTTCTGTTATTATTTTGTAAACAAGATCAGTCATATCTTTGATGGTCTCCATATCATAATCAATAATAACAATATTGAATTTTTGTTCCACCATCACATCAAGCTCAATTCGATCAACAGAATCTAATCCAAGTTCTTTAAACGTCACATCTTCTTTATGAACTATATCTATTTCCGAATTAAGAAACTGAGTAATAATTATATCCTCTATTATCTTTCTGATTCTTACTTTTTCCATTGCTTTCTAATTTTGTTAAATAAATACGTTTTTATGTTTTTCAATCGCTCTTTGTCTGTTTCAGAACTTCCGGTAAACAAATAATCCGGATTGCCTTTAGCCGGCGGCGTAGGCAATTTAGATACGGCAAACAACCAATCCATTTCCTTATTCTTCTTAGACTCCAAATAAGGCTCGGTAGCGATTTTAAATTTTTCAGCTATTAAGTCAAAGAGCTTTGAGTTTTTAAGGTTCATATGGACTGAAAAAGCCTGAGAAGGCGGTTTCCATATAAAGTTACATAAGCTCATTGTATAATCTCCTGACTCTGCTATATAAGATTCCGTTACCTGAAGTATGACCTCTTTCTTGAATGAGGTGTTACCCATAAACCAACACAATCTGGATTCCGCTTCTTTTCTGCTGACACCTATGTCTTTTGAATATGATTCGTACATCCCTATCATAATCTTCAACGTTTCCAGAACCTCGTCTGTCATTTCCGGAGTCTCTATATAATTCACAAAAGACGTTCCTTTGTTGGTCAATCTCATCACGCCTGATTTTAATTTCTCAACCAGGCCAAGCTCTATATACCTCCCAGCATCTTCTTCCGGCATGGCTTCGATCATAACCGTATCCTTCTGTCTTATGGCAAGAAGATTAGCAAGATCATTAGGAGTCATGTCTGATGCTGCAAGTTGTCTGAAATTGATGTACATACCTAATCAGCTTTAATGAAAATAACATTCTTGTTATCTTGTCTATCAATATGTTCACATGGGCCAATAATCATGTCTGTACATGAACAATAATTGTATTTTTCAAATATACACCTATCGCATGTATCACCTTCCACACATTTTAATCTTACAAGTCCGGCAACAAATACTTCTCCTACTTTAAATTCCTTCTTTTCCATATTCCCTCCTTGTTTTTTTAACTGTTGTACCCTTCTTTAATAATCGAATTTCTACCGGTAGATACCGACTGTCGAAGATCGTCATGTACAGAATCTACCGTAGAATACTTGTTTCTGGTTGTAAAAATCACTTCCAGCATCTCCTTGTAATCACCTAAAGCTACTTCGTATCTCGGATCTACTTTGGCTTTTCTTTCAGCCTCGGCATTACTTTTAGCCAGTTCTCGATCAAGAAGATCTTCTTTGATTCGGTCAGCAATCATATCAAGTTCTTTTTTAATAACTTCTCCTGCTGCCCGAAGTTGACCTTCTACGTCACCAAGCTGGTCTTGGACGGTTCCTATTTCTTTCTTTAGGCGATCGTATTCGTTAATCATACCCATATCACCTGCATAGCCGGAAAAGTCCTTGATTATTCTGGTTCCTTCTTTAAGGAGCTCAATGACTCGTCTTTTGCGTTCTCTGCTTATTAAAGACGGAAGACGATAATTCATATCCGCTACTGCTTTATCATGTATGGAGTTGATTAAAAACATCTCTCTTTCATCCCCTGCGAACTCAGTAAGAACCAAAAGGAACTTACTTATCAGGTATTCGTTTTCTTCTACTGTCAGTCTCATGGTTCTTATTTTTTTTAATACAATGACTGTTCTTCTTTTGTCTCTTGTTCTTGTTCCTGATTGTCCGTAACGTCTTCCACAGTATAGAGCTTGGGCGGCGTCGGCGGCTGGTTGGGGTTCACGAACTTCGTCCCTCCCTCCCCGTACATCCATCCATGCCCCGGCAGGATCTCTGGGTGGATTGTATTAGTAAGCTCTTCCATACTAACTTGCCTTACCTTCAGTATATGATGAAACACCAGTCCGGCTGTCCTGAATGATGTTTTGTTTTCAGTTTTAAACCTATCAAGAGTCTGATACCAATCTTTCCCAAATATCATATACTTATCCAGCCCGTACCTACGAGGATTGTGCAAACCTATCATTAACGTACATAACTGACCCAGCGTATCAGACTGATAAAAGTCAGAAAGACGGGGAGGCTGCTCTTGAGGGCTTTTTATCCTTCCTTCTATCTCTCTGTTGAATTGGGATATGATGAGGAAAAATATGTTTTTATATACTAATTTAGCTTCGTTCATAACCGCCACCAAATCATCTATAGCCGACTTAGGATCTAACCCCATTCTTTTTATCAAAGCAATATGATCGACTTTAAATATTATAAGACGTTTGTCTTTATGTTTGGTAGCTATATGATACACAGCCGCCTCAAACTCTTTTACCGTACACGGAGCATCGATGTATATTATATTATTTCTGATTTCACCTTGAAGGATTTCAAACATCCTCATCTCTTCTACTGTATTAGAATCTTGCCTTCTTAATATTTCAGGAGCTCGCTTTTTCATATCCTGGCTCATTCTGCGAAGAAGAAGATCTTGAGGATTCATTTCGAACTCGCAATTAACAAGAAAATAATCTTCTGCTTGCGGGTTGATCATCGGATTCATCACATTTTCCAATATCTTTTGGGCCACATACGATTTACCTACAGATGGCCGGGCTCCTATGGCAATAGCGTGCTGAGGAAAAATACCTCCAAGCAAAGCCTCGTCAATATAATCGTATCCGGTTTTAGCGGGGATAAGCTCTCCCCGCCTGTATTTCAAGATATTCTCATACGCCTCTTCCATAACCTGTTTAGAGGTTTTGAATATCCTTCTTATATCTATCCTATTTGCTATCTCCTCGTGCATTTTTGTCACCTTTTGTATCCGATTTGGATCCCCTATTGGCTTTTACTGATTTATACCTAAGACCGTTCTTGGTATGAGAACAATCCTTGCCTTTTCTCCAGCCCTTACCCTTCTTCTTGTCCGTTTCGTAGTTTTTACGACCAAGCTCTCGGCGTTTGGCTTTCTGTTCTGGTCTGGCATTTATCTCCTTGTCCTTTTTAGCCTTTTTCTTCCTGGCTTCGGGATGAGTCCTGTAGTACTCTGTCGATCTACCCATGTGCTTATATTTTTTTTTGATGAATAATAGCACAAAGATAGGCAATTCGCTCCCTATTTCAACCTGCCGTAGCTCATATCAGGATCACACCAGACATACCCGTCTTTCTCATCATGAAGATACTCAGGACATCCTCTACATGCGCTACTTCCTGACACTATTTGATTGTTCTTATTAGGGCACTTATCTCCAGGCTTATGCCATTCTATTCTCGAACCTGATCGTTCTTTGTTTGCATGACAGAACTGAAAGACTTTTCCCATCGTCTTCTCGCCAAACATACCTATATGTGTGTACTCTTCCGGTATAGCGAGAAATTCAGATAAATCTTTATACATCCTTTTCCGTTCCTCCGGCGTAGACCATAGTCTGTCAAGTTCGGCATGGACTCTTATCTTAAGAGACCTCAGTGATGGCCCCGCAAGCCGACCTTTAGCTTTTCCCTTATTCGGTCCTGATTCATGAACACCGACATAAGCATTGCATGGTTTACACATCATAACCATACCTAAGCCTTTTCTGCTATATATTTTATCGGCATTGACCAGCTCGGTTTCCCTTCCGCAATAAGGACAAATTTCGCCTCTTAAAACCCGTTGTTGGCGCTCATTAAGTTCCATACCCTATTCTTTTGTTTTTCTTTAAACTTTTCATACAAACTGCTTTCAGTTTCCATTTCTGAGATCTCTACCTCTACGTCCTCTCTTTTGAAAATTACTTTCTTGGCTGTCGGATACGCACATTTAGAGATACGAATAGCATTACGAATAGCGTAAACAAAATACGTTTCTGGTGACGATTCGATCACCACTACCTCATTTAAAGTGTTTTTGTAATTTTCCATATTATCTACTTGCTTCAATTATATAACCCGGATGATCTTCGCACGCCTCTTTATATTCGATAAGAAACTTAAGAAATGAATCATAAGACCCCCATCCATTTTCTGGCTCGTATTTCAAAAGATTTTTTCTCTTGGAGATCATAATGCATATACCTTTTGTAAGTACATTCTTCATCTCATTGGTATATATTTCTCTATACAATTCTTCTGGTCTCCAAACATAATCGTACAGCGTTTCTTTATTTTCTGATACGAATATCCTTTGTGCCATCTTGTTCATGTTGTGGGTGATGTTTGCAACCCATTTACGATCCTCTTCTTTCTTCTTGCTCTTAATATAAACGTCCAGGCTCATAATATTTCTCTTTTACTTTGTTATTAATTATCAAATCTGCCACATCATCTCCGTCCCCTACATTTTCAACATTTTGAAGATAGTCCGATACTTTTATCCTTGACTTCATCATCATCCCATCTATCTTTTTACTCCATGTCTCAAATGCTTGTCCTTTGTCCGGAAAAGCTACAGTCTTTCTATCTTTTAAAACATCTATCACTTCCGGCCTTAGATTCTGCAACCCACCGGTAGCTACAAATAACTCATCCGGTTTATTCACAGCGCATATAATAGCCGTCTTTTCTGATTCCACCAGATTAACCACCTTATCCGGATACTGACTTAGAAGATGCTCTCCAAACAGGCATTGTCTAAACAAGAAGTCTCTTGCATGCAACGAGTGATAAAACATGACATGAGGTCGCTCATTGTCACCGTCTTTTTCCTTCACTCTTTTTACATCAATCTCATTCCCCTGGCTGTCGGTCTTTATATAAAAATCCATAATCTTGCCGGTTCTGCATACAAAGTCCTTATCTATCTGCCAGAATATACAACACCCTTTCCATCCCCATAAGTCCATTGTTCCAACATGATACCTTCTAAATACGTCAGATACCCTTTCTTTTCCCCATAGAGACGACAAAAATCTAAATACGGTGTTTCTATCGTCTGGAACTACAGTCCTCTCAAACTCGCTAAAAGGTATGTAATTTACAACGTCAGGATTTACAGGAGGACGATAAGCTCTTATGCACTTATTTCCCGAAATCCAAAGATCTTTGTCACCTACATCCTTGCCGGTAGGTCGTTTATCATAACCGCAAGTTCGTTCATGATCGCATCTTCCAAACTCATTGCCAACGACCTGACCGGTCGCCACATCAATATAAGGGGTAAGGCACCGGCTTTTCCCGCAAGCCGGGCAGGTTAGCTTCAGTCGGCTCCTTCCGGGCCTGCGGTCAAGTTGAAACCGGGGTACGTTTTCGTATCTTCTGAAATCAAGCATTTTTAACTCCTCTCATTGCTTCTATGATTCTATCCGCTATAGTTATAGACCATGACACCACATCCGGTATATATACTCCGCAATCTATTTCTCCTTTTCTATCTTGCATTTTAATGAACTCAATAGAATAAGCCTTAACAAGATCGAATCTACGTTGTTCCCAATCTACGTCTTTGTTTTCATCATCCACAGGAAGGGTATCGAGATAATAATTTAAACTCCCATTTATCACACTTCCGTTGCTGTCATAGAATTGTATTTTGTCATAGTCGCTTCTTATAGTTGAACCGCTGAAGGTGATTACGTCTATTACCTCCCCGGTTCTTCTAATTTTTCTTTTCATACTCTTCTTGTGTTTCTAACCAGTATAGGCATTATTACATTAACATTCTTGCCATATTTCTCATAAGATGTGAGTATGCATATTGCATACTTATCCCCTATCTTCAAATCTTTCGATAATCTTAATCTTGACCCCCTTTTGATGTTAATAAAATAATCACCAAAAGGATTGATACATATCGGTTTTACAATTTCCACATAATCTCCTTCAGGAATAACAATATCACTCATATTACGAATCTTTTAGACATTTCCTCAGCAATATCATATACAACAATATGATCCTCTTCATTGTATGGCTTATTGATATTCAGCACTCCTTTTCTCACTTTAAACTTCTTATCTTTTCTAAGGTGATTCAACATACCTTGTTGGAACACACAGTCCGCCTTTTCAAGTGCTACACTGTCTTCTGTCCATTCTTTCAGCGTATATCCTTTACTGCTCGTGCTTTTTGGAGAAAAGTTCATAATACGTGCATCAATGCCATACCATGCTTTAACCATTCTTCTTTCAGCTTCCAATTGGAATGCATATGATTCCCATATTCCTCCCGATTTAAAGTCAAGAATGACCACTTCTTCTTTTTCCACTTCTCTTACTTCCTTCTTCGGATCACCTTTTTTGAACTGTCCGGTAGCCCTTTGATACACGGCTCCAAAATAACCTTCTTCTTTGTATTTGAATGTCATTTTAACCATCGCATCAATAGGTGTTGCTACAAGGTAATCCTCTAAAGAAAGGATTCTTTCTATCATCATCGGTTTCACCTTGTAATCAGAACAGAATTTGGCAAACTTCATGACCCTGACAATCATATCGTCAAGATCATCTATGCTATTAAAGAACCGATCAAGATTTTTCTTAGATATCTTCAGCTTGCCTTCTTGCACTGTCTTAACCACAAAGCTTCGATTTAAGACCATATCTCTACCTGTTAGGTACAATCCGTATAAGTAGTGCATGATCGTTCCCTTATCGGCTTCATACTGCGCCACCTCTTCTGGATTGCGACCAAGCATCTTTATCTCTTGCTTCCATTCCTGAAGTGCTGTCTTATCGTCCACATACCCATCTTTGATTAAGGTTGTTACCGAAGCATATATCTTAGCCGTCCCATCATCCATCTTTCTTACATAAAAACGATTATCGTCTAATGTCAATCTTACGAATTTGGGAGTCTCAATCTTCTTCAATTCATCACAGATATAAAATGGCTCTAACGTTTCCTGATTTTCTGTAAACGGATTCAAATCTTCTTCTCCAGGGTTAGGAGCGGCTTCCTCCGCCGGAGCTTCCGGTTCCTCTCCCTGGACCGGCTCTGGCTCAGGCGCCGGCTCTTCAACTACTGGAACCTGTCCACCTCTTTCGGCTATGTCTTTATTCTTTATCAAAGTCATAACTTCCTTTTTTAACTGCTCTGGTGTTTGATTAGGATCTGATACCGACATCACAACATCGTTCATTCTAAACAACGTATTTCCTTCTCCTTCCACCATAGGTACAAACCCTAAATCTGTTAATATTTTAATCTTTTCTTCTATCATACCTATCAATTATTTCAATAATCAACCTGCCTCTTTCTTTAATCATTCCCCTGCCTTCCATATCCAGCACCTTCTTTACCGCATACTTCCACACAAAAGGAAATTCTGTTTCAAGTTTATCAAATTCCATCCGGTCAAGATACATGTCGAATACCGTATGCTCCGATTCATGAAGGAAAACTATATTATCCCTGCAAGTAGCAACCGACTTATATATCCTTTTCGGAAGTATGTGACAGACGTTACATACTGTAGGAAAATGAATAGCCTTACCGGTCATAGACATCCGACTATTATTTAACTCTTCCAGCATAAGACGAAAAAACCCGGATAAATCCGGGTTCTCTAACTTTTTCTTCTTGCTGCTGTTTTTAATGGATGTAATTCTGTCTTTTTTCTTCGGAGTCAACTCTTTACTCCTGCAAGCCTGGCATAAGCCATGACTTCTTATCATCACTTTTCGTCCGCATCTTTCGCAGACGTACAATTTCTTTTCCACTCTCTATATTTCAATACAAGTGATATAATTGAAAAGGATACTGCCGTTAAAGATAACGTATATGGTAAGTTCATTAACCATCTCGGTACTTCTTCGGTCTTAATCACTATCAGCAAAGTAGCACCTGCTACTACCAATAATACAATTGCCGTCGCAAGTGCTACACGGGAAACAACATCACTCATCAGTTTTCTTTTCTCCCAATTTTTCTACACCTTTTTGCAGATCGTATTTAAATACTTCAATGATTTTCGTTTCTGCAATAGACTCGCAATTCCAGTCGCCCAACGTACCTTGCATACCTTTAGTCAACACAGCTTCGGCGTCTTTAGGATTGCCGGCCTGGACATACATATAGCATGGCGTTTTCTTTTCTTTACCTTTCTTTTCATCCAGTGTAATGTAATTCACCTTACACTTATACCAGTACTCAGCTTCTCCGTTGAAGAAGATTTCCGACACTTTAATAGGGTTAATTTTTACAACCTCGAAAGAATTGTACAAATCTTTAAAGATCTCCAACGATCTTGATTCTGCCTCTGTATAAGAAAAGGCATCTACCAAATACTTTTCAGTTACTTTCTTTTTTTTGCCGTTCTCGATATTATCAATCTCGGCTTTTACCGTAATTTCAAACCAGCGATTCATTGTATTAATATTTAATTAGTTGATTTCTTTCCTTTCTCTATACTATTTTTAAATCTTTCAGAACACCACTGCAAAACATCCATCATCATCATCTCATTATTAGATAAGATGCCTTTTATAATTAACGCCAATTGATGCTGTGACATTCTTTGGCTCATATCAAATCTTCTTTCCTCTTCATTTACTATCGTAGCCACGAAATACTTACACCCCTCTAAGTGCGTCAGGGCTTCAATCATAGCTTCTTTTATCTCTTTTTCTTCCATTATGTTTGTTTTTTTTGGGCAAAGATATGTCTTTTGATAATAAAAAAGATTCAAAATGATTTAATTTAGCTTAATTACTGCTCTTTTGATTCGTCCGGTATAGGCATGTCAAACTTTTTTCTGATAAACGACTCTGTTTCTTCATTGAATGGATAGGCTTCCTTAATAAAATTCATAGCTACCTCCATATCACCATCTGCTATATCTTTATACCTTTCAAAGATGCCAACCAGGTCATTGTTATATGAACGCTCTTGTTTTATGTTGTACACGTATTTCAACACCCTGTCTTTAATTTCATTGGCTTTTTTCACGGTGTCATTGAAGGTATTTATACTTGTCAATTCAGGGTTTTTATTTTTCTCATCTATCTTATCAAACTCTTCCTTGCTATATCCTGTTTCTCCTTTAACAGCCGGGCAAACACTTTCTTTTATGATCCAAAACTGTTCATACGATCCTGTCAGAAACCTTGATTCTATTTTAAATGCATTATATTTAACAAGCAAATTAGCCACCTCAGTTGCACCTTCTATGGTTCTAAAACCGATGCCGACATCTTTTAACATAAATACTGGAACTCCAGTTCTTGGATACACGACTTCTTTTTCGTTCTTTATATTCCAATTTTTAGCTTCAATTGGAATACCCTTACCAACAAGCTCTTTGTCTATATACAGACTTATCTCTTCGTCTGTCAATGCCACAATCTCATCTCTGCTTAAATCAAAAACTGTTTTCATTTTTCTTTATTTATTAAATTAAACAACTTACTTCTTTGTTCAGGCTCCGTATATTCTACCCATATATCGGCTGCCACATTTCTAAGAAATTCCATAAAGTCTTGATGATCCCTGTATTCAGCAGAATCAACTTTTCTCACAAAACTTAGAATTTCCTTTAACATCTTATTGTTTTCTTCAAGAAGTTCTCTGTCGGTCATAACCTTTCAAATTTTCTTCTTATGGTGTTGATTCTTTACCGCTCCGGCTACCGCCGACAACTCCACGTCCCTTTCCATTGTTACCCGAAGATCTTCTTCTGTTAAAGAAAAAGACATAGTTAATGTAGGAGTATCCTTAAAATACCAATCACATAATTCTTTTAACTCTTTACGTTCATCCTCGTTTTTACATTTATGAATGGTAAGGTAATTCATTCTTTCCTCTTTTTCTTTGTCTGTTAAATCTTTTTTCATAATTCTAACTTTTAAAATTGAGTATATAATTACCTAAGGTAATAGATCATCCAAATAAGCCCATGATTCCATTTCATCTAATCTGCATAAAATACATCCTGGACGGCTGGATATAAAAGTTCTGTTCTCTTCCAATATACCCATAATTGGATTCTTTGATCCTATTGTTGATTTCTTAGGGAGAAACACAATAAAACGGTGGCAATCTGGAATTACTGTTATAGAATGCCACACGCTGTTAATGCGCCACTCTGCACCAGCTTTAAAAAGAGGAATAGCATATTCTTGTTCCATGTCTATTTAGTTTTGAATTAATGTGAAAAGAGCAATTATAGCCGCAACTGATATAATAGATAAAATAACGTTTGCCAATGCATGCTTTAAGAGGCGCCTTTCGAGATTTGCGATATGCTTTCTTAGCCCTTCGCAATGTTTTTTTGTAGATCTGGATTCTTTGAGTTCTTTGTTGTATTTTGCCATATTTTTGTCGCACCATTTCATTATATCAGCACTTGCTTTGTTAAGCATATCTCTGATTTTTTCATCATCATAGAATAGTATTTCAACATCAACACAAGTATTTGGCCTGTATAATAATCCGTATGTATCAAAGCACACTTTCAATGTGACAACTTCAGGCTTAGCCATTTCTTCGGCTTGTTTCTTTATCTGCTCATCTGTTGCTTCGGCTTTAGCTTTAAGCTCATTGTAGTCTTCTATATTCAGCAAAGCCATGTTTTCAAATTCTGTATTCATATCTACTATTTCTTATTTAGAGTGAATGTTTGCCAAATGCTTTATCCCAACGCCTGCTTGCTATCTGTACACATACTACCAACGCATCACGATATTTACGGGATTAGATGGTTCTTATGTGGCGGATGTTGATAATCCTAACAACGCATTCGTACTGATTTTTGCAAACTGTTCACTCAATTATTTTTAATTTTTAATTAATTCAACTCCTATAATATCTTCGTAATCAATATAGTGCATCATTGAAACACCGTTGTCATCATCAGCCATTATTTCAACACAAGCAGAACAGCCATTGAACGCACCTTCGATTGTTATACCTGTTAATTGCCTAAAGAATCCGAGAAATTTCTTTGGTTTGATAACCCTAATGCGGACAAGATCATTCCAGGTTATTCCTTTCTCTTCGCAAATAGATTTAAACTTCTCGGCTGTCATAATTCGATTATTTTAGCTGTTAGTCATTTTTTGGAATCCAGTTATCCGTATCACAGTGAAAGCAATATCCGGTTTTAGGATGCTCCGCACCGTCTTTAGCTCCGCAGGTTCCGCAATAATATTCCTTATCATATTCTGGGGAAAGACCTTTATTTCGTTCTTTGATAACAGCTTTTCTTTCTTCGAGCATCATCATTTTATCAGGATTACGACTCAAATAAAACTTTCTGACTTTATGTATTTGCTTATCAAACAGATCATCGGACTCGGCAATTTGTTTTGCTGTATATTTACTCATGCTCAATTATATTTAATTGTTAGATAAAGACAAAAGCGATTCGTTTGACTCCGCAATTGCTTTTATTTGTTCTGGATTGATAAAACTCTTAATTTGTTCACTTATCTTACAAATAGACTTGATCATATCAACGAATAATTTCGAGGTGCATTCGTTGCATTCCACTTCCATTACTGGTTTATGTCGATTGTATGATATGCATGTTACATAATTCAGCCAGTGCGCATAAGTTCCTTTTTCTGTATTTAACCTGCCGTATTCTACTTTTGTCTCTCCATTTCCATATTCAATTACTCTTTTTAGAAATGGTTTTGCATAAATACTAAAACCGAAAGGTTGGGTGTTTAAGGCATCTAAACGAGAAGTTCCATCCCTCCATTTTCCATTCTCATCATTTCCTGTCCATTCCTTAGAGGGGTTAGGGACAATATTTCCGTTTTTGTCATAGGAAAACATGCAATTCGTTTCCAGTTGATACTTAATAACAGGCACTTCTTCTACTATTTTATAACTCAAACATCTCTTCAGAACTTCCCTGATTTGACTTCCCAAATCAGAAAGTGCTATACTATTGAAATATCCTTCGTTGCCTAATCTGTTTGTAGGTAATTTGATCCCATAAGAATGAATCTTATCCACATCTTCTTTTGACAAGGTAGTGGTAAACACTCCTTCTTTGGTGACATTCACTTTAACAGTTACAGACAAACTGTTATTAGCGTTCTTTTCTGTTATATTTAGTGTTGTTAATGCTGCCATAATCAGATCTTTTTTAAATCAATTTGAATAAATATAATGCATTCCTGCTTCATATACCTTATGTACATCAGGGTCATTCTTGTCTTCCGGTTCCAATTCACTCTCTTCACAAGTATAATCCCATTCAGTATTATAGTACAAATCCTCGTCTGTTTTCTCCAAGGAACAATCTTTCATTAGATTCATATTTTCTCCCCAAACTGCAACTTCTTGCTGTTGCTCTTCTTCTGTCATAAGGGATATTTTGTCTTTTAATTCTTTCCAGGTCATGATTTTTAAAAGATGATTAATAATTCATTCTACATCAAAAAGTTGATCTAACACCAATAATTCGGCATCCATATCTTCATCTTTCGGGAAACGAACTTTTATGTTTCCGAACTTAGATGTTTTGAATAAGATGTAGGGGTTCATGTCTTCGGCAGTCACCGGCTTATATTCCTTAACTTCCGACATCTTGAGATACCAGTCGCCTATTTTTACAAATCCGGAGAAGATAGAACACAGATGCGCTTTTACAGACTGTATCTCCTTTTTATCTTTGAAAGGTATAATTTCGTCCTTTCCCCTTATCTTGATTGACAAGAAAGGACGAATGTTATCTGTTTCATTTTGAAATTTGAAGCCTGTTATGGCTTGCTTGGGGATTCTTCTTCCCATTAATATAAAATAGCTCATTGTGATAAGTGATTTTGTTTTATATCAGGTAAGTAATTTGTAATAACATCAAGTGATATCCATAACTCTGGCTCTATGCTGTTTTTTATTCTATCACTGAAAAGAGAATTATCATCACAATCACAATGAGAGATTGTGATATAACAATCTTGATAATCCCACCAATGAGCCGATTTAAAATCGTCTCCTCCATTCCAAAACCCTATTCTTATACCTCTTGGGTTGAAATCTTCATCTATCCAACTTGGGTGATAAGCCAACACTTCTTCTCCCTCTGAAGGTTTTTCCTCTTTGAATTTCTTCCAGTTCATCTCACCTTTAATTAGTTAGACACAAATGTACAAGTTTTATTAAGATATCCTTCTGTCATCTCTATAAAATTCACACAATCTAATTTGCTTAACTTGTAAATCAACACTGGATTGTGCACTATGGCTATAATTTGTGTTTGTGGTTTATGGAATGACAATACATTGTAAATTTGTATTATGTTATCAATGTCAAGATTCCTGTCTGGCTCGTCCATGAGGATCGTATATTCAAAATCGTCTTTTGTTAATGTTATGCGGTTTCTTTTGTAATACTTCAACAGATTATCAATTCTTTTAATCCAAAACGCATTTGATTTTTTCTTGTATTCTATAAGATCTTGTATTGGAAATGTATAATCCTTTTGACCGAATATTAAATTGAAAAGCGATTCCAATGATAACACCACTTTCTCTCCATAAGATCTTCTAATATTATTCACATACAAATCTAAGTTGCTGATGTTTTTCAATACGCTATCTTTATTCATCTCCGTTGACGACAATAAACGGAATACTTTCCCTGCATAATCGGATAATATGTCAATCCCATCAAAAACCTTATCATCATCATCAAATATAGGTGGGAAGTCCAGTGCCTCAATCGGCATTTCAGAGCACATAGACTTCTCACACAACATATACATTGATATGATATTAAGTAAGGTCGATTTTCCACTACCGTTTTCACCTATAATCACATTCACTCCTGGCTTGAAAATAAATTCTCTGCCATTTTCAAATGCTTCTATGTCAGAAGCATATTCAAATGGAGTTTTTGTATTGTCTTTTATTTTTACTGATGTTATCATTGTAATCCTTTTTAAAAATCAATTACCGCCCGAACCATGTCTCCGATGTGCTTGTTGCCGGTGCCCGTGAGGCCACTGGAGAAGACCACGTACCACGCGACGGCCTGGCTGCTCTCAGTGCTGGACCAATACCACGTCGAGGAGAGGGGAGATGCCGAAACATAAGCGAATGCTTTGTTTAGTTCGTCCATATAATGGGCCATTAAATTTAATTGACCAAGAGATGGTATATACTCGCCATCTTCCAGCAGATTTCTCAATTTTGGATTTCTGGCTACAAGGCGTTCCGTATTGCCGCGTCCGTCAATGTCAAACAACGCATCACATTCACGTTCGTAATATGTCCCACTTCCGGATTCTTCACGGCTATCATCGTCAAGCAATTGTACGATATCATGCTCCGTCAGTGAGATTGCAAATGACATGTATCTGTGCTTCAACCCGATGTATTGTACACAATCTTTGGAGTTATCGCCGGTAAACGGCTCAGCGTGTCCATTTCCGTAGATTAGATACAAACCATCTTTTCTTGATGGTACTCTATTTTCACATACGCATCTTTCATTTTTGGGACTTATAATTATGTTCAACTCATTCAACACATGATCTTTTATGATTTCCTTGCTTATTCTTTCTACAAAACCATAATCCCTTTGTTTAAGCTCATCATTTACCATACATCTGATCCAATGTTCTATCTGATTGTTTCCTCCGTATGTATTAAGCATACACTGTTTTACGAGTTTTTCCAATAATGGCTCTATGTTTTTTATTATATCTTCTTTGGTAAGGTGAAGTTCATTTAATATACAGTTCCTTACTGCCTTGTATTCTTTACTTGTGCTCATAATATACCGATTTAATATTGTGAATCATATTTTCTTTCTCTCCCGCTGTCTTCCCCTATCGGATTGTCCCATCCATATTTTACAGCCGTAGCTTTAAATAGAGGGAGTCCATAAAATGCATAATCATCCTCACCCCAGCTTTCAAGACCTTCTTCCAGAATGTAGTTCCACATCATCACACATTCAAACATCAAACTGGCTGATATTCCTCTCTGATTTAATGCCTTTTCAAAACCGAATCTCACGTCTTCTTCAAGCTGTTTCAGGACATTTTCTCTGGTAAATTCAACTACAGTACTGTTCCACTTTTCCTCGTTGTCATATTCTTCATTCGGCTCCATACCGAAATCCTTTATCATGCTATATGGAACAAATTTAGCCAGTCTATTAAAATCTCTACCGTCTAAACATTTTGATGTTAATTCTTTAAGTTGTTCTAATGTTTTCATAAGCAATTTTGTTTTATAAGTTAATCCCATCCTCCAGTAGTGTACAAAGATACATCTTCCTCCTCTACATTTACACCTTTAAGAGCCTGTAGAAGTTTTTTCTTTGTCTCCCTACACATATTGTAACCATACCCCTTATACTTATATGACCTTTCCCATGTACTTACTGGAAAAGGGATATTTTCGTCAATAACCAGCCTCTTCATATGAAGATGTTCGAAGAATTTCTCATGATAGAGTAGTTTGTACTCGTATGCTACTATACTTGCAGATGAGAATGGAAAATAATCATCTTCCTTTTCTTCGTATTTAGGCTCCTTATAGTAGGCCATTTTTGCCACAGTAAAGTCGAAGCTCCTGAGAATCTCTTCTGGCTTTCCGAACTCTGACTCTATGAACTCTACCCATACCTTTTCTCCCTCTTTCTGGAATGCGCATACCTTCTCATTCCTATACTTAAATTTCCATCCTTCTTTCTGATGTTTTTCATCATTGAACAAATCAACAGCTTCCTGAAAATCGCTTTCGCTTTCAAAGAACACATCAATATCTTTTACCTTTTCTCCGGAAAGGATATTCTTAAAACATCCACCAGCTATGAACCCTTTGTGGCCCTCCATATACTTGTCAAGCCATCTTATTTGCCAGAAATTATCTGGAGTATCTATTACAAAATTGTTCATATCGTTTGCATTTTACTGTTACCAAGCGAGATAAAAATTCCGCTTCACAATAATACAGTGAGTGTAATTACTCAGGTCGATTCCGTTGTCCGTAAATGTATCCAGGACCCGTTTTTCCACGTATTTGAGTTTTACTGTTATCCCCTTCTTAAACACTTCTATTAACTTCTCATTGCACTCAATAGGTCCAATAAGACAGTATCTATTCGAAGGGCTGTCTGATATACAATATGTCTGACATCCTAACATGTTGCTTAAAATATCTTCATTCATGTTTTTATGATTTTAATATGATGTTTATAAACGTCGAAACTGATAGTGATTACGCCGTATTTACATTGCTGATTTTGCTCCTTGATTTACTTGTTTTCATTTTTCTGGATTTTCAGTAGTTCCTAAAAGACATTCATTACCCTCAAAATGAATACAATAATCCCATAATGTTCCATTGGAACATTCGTACTTATAAGGCAATCCATTATAATCGTCCACAATTTCCCTTGCAAACAAACTGATATTCCATTTTTTATTTCCTTCTTTTCTTACCAGCACTTTGTCAAACGGCTTAAAATCATATTTCGGCTCTTCTTTAATCCCGAAGAAGCGTTTCAGATATTCTTTTGCTTTAGGATTTTCGCTTTTCTTTAACGCTTTAATCATCTTCTGTTTTTCCGAATCTGTTGCAAGTCTATAACATTCTATGTGGTTTTCGTGTGCAGCAATATTATCCGATATATTAAGACTTGTTCCCGCTGCAAGACTCGCATACAAAGATGTTAAATATTTCCCATGCGTATTTAAAATAAAAATAAAACTTCCATCTCTGTTGCTTAACACATCTCCATCTTTAAATGTAATATATTCTGGAACTTCAAGAAGGAGGCGATTTTCGCTGCTAAGTGCTTTTCCTGTAGCAGAAAACCAATCTGCCGATACAGAAATAGAGTGAATTACAACCAATAACGGACAATTCGACAAATTATCTTCATATACTATTTCTGCCCTATTTCGTCCTTTCTCTGTCACAATCCGACCTGATATTTTCCCTTCTCTTATTCTCTTCGCCGTTTCTAAATCAAACGGTATTATTACCATTTTATGTTCCATAATCTTATTTGTTTTTATTAGTTCCTAAAAGATGTTCGTGCCCTTCGTATGGGATACACTGACTAAATCCTACACCTCCTAAGCATTCATATTTATTATCTCCTCCTGATTCTCTGGAAAATAGATGTAATTTCCACCTCTCTTGGTTAGTTCTTCTCACCAGCACTCGTTCAAATGGTTTGAAGTCGTGTTTCGGCATCTCATCTAATAGATACTCATATTCACTTAAATATCTTTTTATTATATTTATTTTTCTACCGTCTTCGGCTTTTATAATCTTTTCTGCTAAAAATTTCTTCTCTTCTTCTATAGCCTTTCTTACATTCCTATTTTTATCTTCGCTATACACATCAGTCCATAATGTGCAACGATCAAACTCAATATCTCCATATGTTGTCATTCCGCATATACTTCCTATTGCCCCTTCGGTAATAAGTCCATCATATATGAATTGACATCCTTTAGTGCTTGTTAATATATCTCCTTCCTTAAAATACGCTCCAGCCTCTACCCTCAATTCCAGAGTGGTATCGCCAAGAGCACAACCTTCTGTATCGGCATATATAGCACTTATTCCAGATCCATCTTTTTTTACAAAAAGTAAATTATAACGATCTGCACAGTCTTTCGACTCATATACAAATTCTATTTCAATATTATCAATTAATACCGAACCTTCTATTTCTCCGCTTTTAATTTTTCTCGCCGTATTTAAATCAAACGGAACAATAATTGGATTTTTCATATTTTTCTTGTTTTTAATTATGTGATTAATAAAATAAGATGGACTACTTACACCCATCCCAGTTGTTTTGCTATTCTCTCCATTTCGTTATATGCTATCCGATGACATCCAGCGGTTAACAAATCGTTTTCGTACCGATTTAGACTCCACTGGTGACCGGTGATGTCCTCCACCAGACCGTGCCGAAACTCGGCGCCCCGGTGCATTGCCGACACAGCCCTCCACAGTTTTCTGGCTTCTGCTATTCCAATCTTTATCTGTTTACTTGTCTCAATAATATTTCCTTTTATACGAATCCAGGCGTTAGGTTTTTCACCAGGAATATAGAAAGGTGTATTCAAGAAATTGATTTCTCCCGACTTCCACTCTTCCAGTTTTTCATCAAAATCCTTGTAACGGGCTTCTTCTTCCTTTCTTAATCTCTCTAATTTTATTCTTTCTCTTTCTTCCTCACCCTTTCTCCATCTTTCAGATCTTTCTGAATACTTAATCCATGTACCTTCCCCGCAAACTTCATCAACAATCACATTTACGGTCCCTAACACTTTTAATCCTTGATGATCCAATAAAATTTGAAAGATGCGTTTTAATTCATGTACGTGCTTACGCTTGATACTATCTCCGCTCTTGGATAATTCATGATTGGTTCCAAGCCAATCATTAGCACTCTTTTTAAGGATACTCTTAGCAGTCCCCATGTTAAAGAACTGAATGTAATCCATCATATTCCCAAAAGCGCCCCAAATATCTGTATAAGATAATTCTGTTTTAGCTCTTTTGTATTTTTCAATAGACTTCTTAATTGATTCCAGTTTGCTGGCAACAAACCTCATATTACCAGTATCCGATATATTATCCCCTACACTGAAAACCATTGCCCAAGTTGGTATCGCATTACGAACATAGCATTGATATTTGCTCGTGGTAGCAGAATAATAATCTTCATTTATCAGGTATGCTTTCTTCCCTTGTTTGTTTTTTACTATTCTCCCGACTTCAAAGTGATGCCCATAAGAATAAATACTTGTACCTACAAAGAAGAAATTGCTCCCTGATGCTGATTCTTCTTGTTCATGAGCCCACAAGTGAGCGACCATTGAATTGTTCATATAAGTATGTTTTTAATTGTTTAACTTGCTTCTATTATATGATTCTCTTTGTTCATATTTTTCAATGCGTTCGGTTATCATATCGCAGAAGACTTGCCCCTCTTTTTCGGAACCTCTGAAGTAACCAACCATCTTCAGGATATTTCCGTCAAATTCATGGACAAACTTGTTATAATAATGTTCACCCATTACCCGTCCGTATTTTTCTACGAACAAATCCTTGTCCAGTGATTCATCCTTAAAGCAACGGTTGTAATCCCATCTTACGATACGAAACAATGTTTCAAAATTCAATCTTTCCATATCTTGTATTTTATGGATTTCCTCACATTCTTCATCCGTTAATCCAGTGTAATCATCATTGATTAACGGACAAGCCCAATAAGAGGGCAACCTGTATCTTATTACTTTTATGCTCATAGTTTTATTAATCTACAATTACTATCTTCAAATACAGGAACCATACCCTGTCCCCTGAAATAAGCAGTAGCTAACTTAAAAGCGTACAGCGGATTCACTTTCTCAATTTCTCGCTGTGATTTATAGAAAGATAACGGCTGACATATATAGAAATTTTCATTGCCAAGACTTCCAAAAAGCCAATCCATACCACCTTCATCACAATTAGTGCCACCCAGTATTATTAAATCACATCCGGTCTTCCGGGTTCCCAAAATAAATGCCTTGTTCTTATTCTCTGGCTGCATAAATATCTCCTTGTCGATTTTAAACCAGTCGCTCTGGCGACTCTCCACATCCCGGCGAACTATTTCGTCAATTTCAAGTGCATATTCTTCTTGTGTTTTCATAAGATATGTTATTAAATGTAGTTATATAATTTCTGGATAAAATCACTCATGGCATCAGCATACACAACCTATTCTTCTAAGCCATTCTCTATCATGACTTCCTTTATCAATTCATCTGTCTCCTCGTAACATCCCCAGCAAGAATCAACCTCTTCCCATTCTTCGCAATCTTCATCCTCTCTTGATTCGTCTTTGTATTTCTTGGTAAATGCTACCTTCTTTTCAAGAACGTACCCTTTTACATCTCCCCACATCCACATACCTATGGACTTTACCTCATTATCTATAATCTTGGCACAATCTTCTTTCCAGTCTCCTTCTTTGTTGCAGACTTCATTATCATATTTTTCTTTTGTAACGTATGCTATCCCTTTTATATAATCACCTTGATTATAACCCCTTGTTGACCACTCTATAGCTACCACATCTTTTCCATATTTGGATATGATATCTAACAGGTCTTCATCATCCAGATCCTCTATTAATTCTCCTCTGTAATCAAAGTCCTTCAAATCACCTGGTAAAAACTCTTGACCTATATATGGACTTGTCTTATGCTTCAACTCCCATACATTGCTACCTCTGTTGTATGTGAATGAGATCCCATTCGCTTCCCCTTTCTTTAAATATTTTACAATATCTTTCTGTTTTATATGCTTCATTACAATAGCATCAATAACATCTCTAAGATCATGCTTGTTATCGTAGAAGAAAGTTTTCCAATTGCATTCATCATGCAATCGATGCATATCAGAGTATTCAAAAAAGAATGACCCAAACAAACCCCAATTAGTTATAGGGCATTCTGAATCATGGCAATAATACACTTTAATGCGATAATCGCCTACTTCTTTTGTTGTAATAAGATCGTCTTCCATGTCTTTATATTTTAAATAGTTCTTAATTTTTCTGCTGCTGTCATAATATTAATCTGTTATTCTGTAATAATAATCAAGTTCTTCTCCCTTAAAGTTATTCATGGCATACTCGTCAGCTTCTCGCCACAACCGGTCATACAGTGCAGCCAGTTCACGATTGCTGTCATAATGCTGCCAGATTTTATGATTCAATACGAGCGTTAATTCCGTGAAAAACTTATAATCATCTTTCCATTCACTGAATGCACGTTTGTAGGTATCTTTGACACCTGCTACACCATACTTGTCGGCTATGCTGAAATCTTCCCAAAAGGTAGTTATCCGGTCATAGCCGTTCTCCTGCATAAATTCTCGAAATGTCATAAGCTATTATTTTAATCTTCTTTTTACATTATGCTTACTTTTTCCAGCACCAAAAATTCACAGCATATTTTCCAGTAGTTATAAATATCTTATCTCCTCCTATCTCCGCAAGTATGTTCTTTCCAAATATCCTTGTAAGAAGCGGTATATACTTTGCATCTATAGGTAAATCCTGGATTTCTTTTATAGGTCTATATGGCACAAACGCTTTGTTCTCATATACCATCTCAATATACAATCCATCCGGTGATTCAAACACGTCTTTCCCTTTCTGTCTCATCCCAGATCGTATTATCCGTTCTTTCCAAGATTGAATATATGATTTTCTAAGGGTCTCATTTATCTTATTAATGACCTCTTCCTTAAATTCGTAATACTCATATATACGACCTTTGTAGTCAGCTATCATTTCTTCAATCTTACTTTCGGATGCCCATAACCCATAATACACATAGCAATCCAATAATCTATCTACCGAAGAAACACCAATCAGTACCATTTTAGAAAGTTGATTTCCCTCTTTTTCCAATTCTTCTCTTGCTCTGTCTGTCGCCGCATCCCACCATTGCCCTTCACACTTCTCTATCTCCCCGTTGTCAAGTACGATATCGAACTTTCTACCTCCGAAAGCTTCTCTTCGCTCATTTCTCTTTGCAAGGAAATCATAGAATATACCTCCTATCCTTCCAATAATGGTATCATCTCCGTACTTTGTGCTAATTTTATCAGGCATTTCGTCAAAGACAAGGAACTTCGATTCTCCTGACTCTACTAAATATAATAGCTTCATGATTTATCTCTTTAGATGTAAGTTATGCTGCCAACATTAATCTGCATTATATCGTTTTCCAACGTAATGAAATTGTTTTGTTTTATGGGCCCAAACATCAATCCATATACACTTACTGTATTAAACAGCCTAACAGTGTGAAAATCTTCATTTGGCTCTACCCTGTTTTTATCCCAATATCCCAAATCGTTGATAGTTGCCGGGAATCCTCCTACGTCGTTATACTTATAGTAATCGTTTTGATTGAAAACGATTCCCTTTATTAACAGGTTCCCGATGCTTTTCATGTTGAATCCGGACAACGCGATCTGCTCTGAGATATAACTAATCAAACAGTTATGATACGTGTTTGGCTTATCTCCTCTCTCGTTAATAATTTTCTTCCATTTCTTCGTTAATGGAACCCTAATATCCATATATGTACCAAATACGACTATGTTAGGACATTCTCCTTCAAACTTCGTTAAATCTTCTACTCTCATAATTAACAAACATTTGTATTGTTTTCGTCGTTCACTATCTGACTAATGTACGGTCCTGGCCACAAACAGCCAGGCCGACCTCATGGCAGGGCAGGCGCCGCCTTACTCTGGCTGTTCTACCCACTCCCTGTATCCTACATTAAAACCAATAGGATCATACCTTTTGATCATAGTGCCATAATTCTCTCTACCGCAATACCTGTTCTTTCCTCCAATGATCCATGCCTCATCGTCTCTATCTGGAGATATGGAGTTAAGATACTTTTCATAATCCTTTCTACTCTTTCCCATCTTTGTCTTGATTTAAACAATAGTTAATAAAATAAGCAACCTGTTCATTTTCCCCTGTATTATCAAAATCACCTAAAGTCATATCATCATAATCCAGCAGAACCATACGAAAACCGTTTTTTTTGACATACACCTCCGTTAAAAACATAGGAATCCCAGCAATTTCTATTATCACCGGAAACTGATCATCAAAGTCAAACGCATTATTATCTTCTCCCCATTTTTTAAATTTTAGCTTTATACTTCCACCGTTCTCCACTAATGCCTCTTTGATGTACTTTAATCTTTTTGCATTCAGATCAATCTCTGCTTTTTCTATTTCTTTGTACAATTCATTCAGATCCATATTCCACTATATTTATGTTGTCAAATTTTTCTTTTATAACATCCAAGGCTCCACACTCGTTTGTTACCATAACATACTTTCCTGGCTTCATTCTCCACAGATTAAAATACCTTGTCACATTCATAGTGGCATTAAATAATGATATTTCGTATCTTGTGTTCCCATTTTCATCATGTCCCGCTTTTTTAAAATAACATAGGGTCGGCTTGTATTTGAAATAATTAAAAAGCCTATACCATCCCTTTCCGTTACATGTTTCACAATTCCATATTCCAGCAAGCTTCCTATATCCCCTTACCGGTATTCTCTCTATTTCTTTTGGTACGATCTTGACATACTTTCCTTCTCCGATTGGTATGGTCATATTACCTGCCTCTTTCGTGCAAAAGTATTCTATTTCAGATGCCATTCCTTTATACATATAGAACCGGTATAAGTTCCCGTCAGGGTCTACCCGATCCATGTAATATAAAACCACTTTGTCTACTTTTATCGTTTTCATTCCTTTATTCTCCTTATCTTTAAATTGTCATTCTTACAGTATTTCTTCAGCCAACTATCTGTTAGATAACGATTGACTCTATCGTATTTCTTTTTCGGACCCTTGCTCCAGAATTTCCATTCGTTTGTGATATTGTACCCATATTTATCAAACCAATAGATATAATACACTACGTTACCGTATAAATCCACTCTTTTTCTTTCCTGTATGACTACCTCATAAGGTATCTCCTTGTCTCTTTTTCCCATCTTTGTCCTCCTTTCTTGAATAAAAAAAAACGGCACCTATCTTCACAGACCAGTGCCGGCAACTAACTCGCATGGAAAACTACTTAACCTCAACTAATTCTACAGAGTTGTAGAATTTAGTGAAGCTACCAACAAATTCTCTTATATTTTTATATTCTTCTGGTCGTTTTCTGTTACCATCTTTTATATAATTCACCCACAGTCTATCCTCTATGTTCTTAATCGCATTCTCTATCGTAAATTCGTCGCTGACGCTCATTAAACACGAAGACCCGGTTTTCTTATGTGGTTTATATATCCTTGAAAAAGACCACATTTTTATTCTATCATATATATATCCGTTGTTGGGATAAACGAATCCTATCCGGCTGTCACCTTCTTTAGCGTAAAACACACCTGGCTCCTTCCCGCCCTTTCTATATACTACAAATCCTTTTTCTTTTAGGATCTTAACTATCTTATTTATCTTATTCTCTACGTTCATTGTAATGCAAGTATTTAAAAACTACCCTCATTATAGTTGCGAAGTTCTCTACCTTAACCCACTCATGAGCCACTGCTCTAAATACAGACGTTTCATATGTTGGAATATTATCTTCTTCAACCACCTTACAAGAAGCCATAACTCCTTCGGTCGGCTTTAGTCCACGGTCATGCAGCTCGCAGAGACCGTCTGGCCGGCGGAATGCGCACCACCCGCCCTCTTCTGCTGGCTGGATCATATCTATTGGTTTTTCTCTCACTGCAAGATACCCTACCATCCACCTTGTCTCTTTTAACCTGTCAGCGTATCCGGCATCTATGATAGCCTCTATGTCTTTTGGCGTACCAATACAAGGAACTTTACACATGTTTTTACATTTATCACATGTACAAGGTTGCTCCCATCTGTTATGATCTATGCCTACCAACTTCTTTATCCGTTCTACTTCCTCTTTCATACTTCTTTTGTTAGTTCATCATAATAAGCTTTCAGTTCCGGTGAAGCGTATTCCATAAATGCTTCAAATAAATATGGTACTTCTACTATCGTGTATATAGTATTCCCTATTGAAAGCAGATCAAGATCATTGCTATACAAACACGCAACATGAGAATCAAATATATACAAATCCATCCTCACGTATTCTATACATGAAGATAACGCATCAAACAAATTCTTTACGTCATTTTTGTCAAAAAGTTCTACAAAACCTCTTAATTCTCTCATTTCACTACTCTTTCTACGTGTTTAATTAATACTACTGCCATCCCCTTACCGGTTTTTATCGCACATTCCGATCCTTTTATCCATTCTACACATCCTACATACTTTTCCGTAGCATGAAATCCTGGATTGTATTTTCCAGATGTACTGAACTCTACCGTATCCCCTACCTTCAGATCATCAAAAGCAATAGACCATGTGGTCCAAATTCTATCATGTCTCCCAGGCTGAATGGCTCCGATTACGCCTTTTTTACGACCGTTTTTTATCGCTCTTAGTATTATCTTTCTATCACCTTCGATAAGGCTGCAAAAGCGCCCGTAAAAGGTTAAATCAACCTGTTTTTCTCCTATTTCTTCTCTTATTTTTGTTATTCTGTTCATTTTCTGATTTTGTTTTATTTTTTTCTTTGTTTTTTCTATCTTCTATAGAAGATGATAATAACATTATCTTTTCTATGTTACTTTTTGACTGTAAAAAAGAATCGCATTTCATTACTACTACCACCTTCTTAAGTTCCCCATTATCGTATAGCGATACACGCATCATGTTTTGCGCCTCGTCCACTATCAGACCTGGAGTAGTCTTAGCCATTTTACGTAGCTTGTTATACTCCGGTCTTTCCATTTCCTCTGTTTATTACTCTATAGTATTTATCCTTATCCCCTTCTTTTAACTTCTCCAGATAGAAAATTCCATCATGTAAATGAGACAAACAAAATCTGTATCCGTATTTCTGTACTCTTCTTACATGATCCCGCAGTCTTATCTCTTCACTTTTGTCTTGTACTTTGATCTTAATACTGTCTCCTTCTTTGATTGTGTATAAAATAGTTTGAATCTCTTCTTTTTTCATATTATAAAATAATTTAACGGCAGCACCTATACTCACGCACCACTACTGCCTTATGTTTAACAATTAAATACTTAACTCTTCAATGGTCAAGCCTTTTTCTTTTGCCCATTTTAACATCGAACATAATTCTGTTTCTGATTTATATTTCGGATCACGCCACGCCCATCCGAATTTATCCAGGACATGATGATATAATTCGTCGTCCTTTGCCGTGTAAATGTCTTTGAATAAATGCTCTGAACCTTCCGGTATAAGCATCTCTGTTGTTGCAAAATCAGAATATGATAAACATTCGTAAGCATGTACTGTTATTTCACTCCACGCTTCTCCGGCTTTAAATCCAAATTCTTTTACAAAAGCCAAAGTTAGATACATATTTAATAATATTGTTACATCATATTCCGAATCCGACTTTCTTTCTATTATTTCCTTTTCAAATTCCTTTAAATCTTCAGGCCCTAAAAAGATGTATCCTGATACCGACCGGCAATTAGCCTCCGCATACTTCTTGCATTTATCATCATTGGCAATCTTACCAATGTTAGATAACATCTTTTGCCTCCATTCATCACAAAACTCTACCCTTACATCCATCCAATCAGTACCATAATTGCGATCTTTTGGATGTCCGACCGATATTACCTTTATGTTATTCACACCATATTCATAAAGGCGTTCGCCCACCTTATTCGCCCATTCCTGTACAAAAGGAATAAACTTATTGCAATAAGAATCAAAATCAAAATCTAATTCCTCCTCATATTCCGGCATCTCTTCATAATCTTGTTCAAAGAAATAGCGAGGATCTGCTATTGTTTCATAGAAACTTACGTTAATGAAACAAAACTCGTTGGTTGTCGTTTTTAATATCATAACTTTTTGTATTTACGTACATTTTTCTTGCCATAGAATCTACACATGGCACGAATCTGACTATAAAATACTTTTGTCCTCCTGGCCTCAAAGTATTTAAACATTTCTTCATTCTTTGTTTCCCAAACGTAATCCGTTTGGGAACTCATGTGATTTTTGTCCTTGCGTGAATAATGGTAATATGATACCACAACACGTTTCGCACCATTCTTTACAGGTACGATATTCACATCTATGTTATTATCTGTCATCTTATTATTGTTTTATGTATTATACAAATACAAAGAGCGCATACCTTCACAGGCCGGCGCTCCTTTCAATAAAAATGAAAAAACTAACATTACATAAACATATTGTTTTCTACTCTTTATTACAATACTTTTGTTCCGCAATTATTATATCTTCCGTACTCTTTTTTCGTATCATTCAAGATTTCAAAAACCATCTTCTTGTGATCTTCGTTTGGTAACTTATCCTTAACAGCCGATATTACGCCCGCTATAGACGTAAAGCCTGAATCTGTTATTGAACACAGCAACACACCTCTGTCGGCTCCGGTGCTTATTGCTGACGCCTTTATAATATCATTCTTGTATATTCTCATAATCTTTCGTTTTATTATCTACAAACTTATCTATATCGTCTCTTATTCTTTTTAGCACTCCGGCTATAATTGTCGGCATTTCTCCTCCGGTACGGTTCAGAGTTTCTATCACCCCGTCAATCTTACCCATTTGACACCATAAGAAATTGGCGTCTTTCGCATTAAATTCCCCCATCATGTCTTATTTTACAGTAAACAACTTGCTTTTTTAAGCACCAGTCTTGCGATTCTGAGAGTGAACACCGTTCGGAGTTGTTAAAAAATATACAATCTTTGCAGAACATAAGAGGATCTTCGTCGTCACCAACTACTTTGACATCATACTCTATGCCATACAATTTTAATCTAAATACATCTCCTGTTTTTTTTAGAAGACAAATCCATGTTCGGACCGAATGTTATTACTTCCATATAATTATGTTTTATTGTTTGTGAGATGCCCAGAATCGAACCAGGACCGGCACATACGCACCGGCACGCCGCGTCATCCCTCTATGATACAGAAATAGGCATGTCTATCCTCACGAACCGACATGCCAAAACCCAAAACTTAATTTGATGAATAAAATAGATTAACAAAAATACTATTCTAATTCTTTTATAATATCTTTCACAATATTCAGCCTTACCTCCTTCGTTTCTGGACTAAGACAACCAAACCACCCATAAAACGTTCTTGTTCCCTCTGGTTCTGTGGCCATACTTATCTTCTCCTCCAATTCCGGGAAATATATTCTCACCATTTCGTCTGAACGAAACTCATAGATATTTTTATGTGTTTTGAAATACATAAACACTACATTTCTTAACGCAACACATATGTATTCCCCATCCTCTAACCTATCAATCATCTCATATACCTTTTTCCATATGAATAATCGCTCTTCTTTTGTAAACATATCCTTCTTTATTTTTATGGTATTATTTGACTGTATGCAGACTTTTCCATGTACACAACACTATGTTCCTGTCCAAGGATTTTCTTTGCTGCTTCTTTCTTTATCGCACAATATCTCCCTGTGCGATACGGATTCTTTTGATCTGAGCCATCTTCAACCTCGATAATAAAACAGCCTCCGTCATCTATTATCTTTTTGCAATTGTCACATACTCCGCCCGTGCATATATGATGCGGCGCCTCCCCTTTGATGTTATTCCCTAATAAAGCAATCCCCATCTCTTCGCCACATATCATGCAGACTTCTATAGACGGATTCAATCCGTGTTCTGGATGCAATTTAATGCCATTTTTCATTTTCTTTCCTCCTTTGTTTTTAATGTTGTGTGAGATCGCCGGAATCGAACCGACCTACCGCACCATGAATCCCATAAAGCAAGTGCTCCGATCTTCGCAGACGGGAGCACTCTGTTTAAAGCATAAGAAAATTAATGAAGAAATTTTTCTCACTTACGCCATAGCATCTAAAATAGCTATCAGCACTATTTCTATGACAAACATAATAGAAAATATCTTAAATGCCTTTTTCATATCGCTATCTCCTTCTTCTTTATGTTTATAGTTCTTCTATACAGGATCTCTCCGGTCGTAATATCCTGTGCACTTACACTAATACGAACACAGTCCTTTAACCAACTCGGTCTGTGTTTAAGCAATTCTTTAGCACTCGTTCTTAATATCATCTCTTTGGCATCTGATACCGGCATAGATCTGTTGCTTATTAGTCTACTACTTTTCGAACCTGTAGAAGATACCCAATTTATCCAAATATAATGTATTGTCCTTTCCATCTTTTTTCTTTTTACGTTCCACAATAAACTATCCTGGCTCTGCTCCGACCTACGTTCCACCTACAACCGCAGGCCTTAGCCCAAGGCGCCGCCTACTCCCCCTCTATGGCAGCCTGTTCGTACCTACAAAGCCAATCTCCATCTACACAACTAACACTACGCGATAATAAACATTTATTCTTATAACAATCATTAAAAATACACCCCTCACAACTGTAATCCTTAACGTCTACACAGCTAACTACCTTAGCATATACTATACCATCACCGGCTTCTATTCCTTTCACCCCAAAAATAGAACCTTCTACCTCCTTACTCAAATCTAAATCGGGTGCAAAATCATATACGTTCATACCATCCATATTTTAATTGTTAAACATTCCGATTACCACTAATCTATAGAATATAGTTTTCAACTCTCAACCTATTGAATTTTGTAGAATAAACTCACATTATGCTGTTTTAAAGCACTGTAATCCTTAATTTTGTGGGAAAACCCTACATAATGTTGTTTTAAAACGCTTATCTATTGAATTTTGTTGGTAGGGAGTGCCCTCCCCTCTCCCCCTCTCCAACCCCGGCTGATCCTCCGGCTTTCCGCATAGAACCCACGCCCTACCGCCTCACTACCGGCATACGGAGAGCGCTACAAGCTTATACTCTGGCATGAAGTGTGGGGTATTTGGGGATAATATCATTCCATAGAGAGAATAGAGACCTTCAGACCACGCCCTACCGTCTGCTCCTCCTATCAAAATAGATATTTAAACCTATAATCAAAGCCAATAAAGAAAAGCAAAAGACCATTACAATATTATACTGATCCGGTCCGTACTCCAACATAGAACGAATACCAACCGACAGAAAATACAAGTCAGCTACTAATAAAAACCACCACATAAAATAAAAAAAATTACAATAAGTATGTCCGAAAATACGGGTATTATAAAACCTAACTAATTAATAATCAAGCATACCTCATTTTTGAGAAAAATACAATAAGCTTAATTTTCAATCCATAGAGACGAAAAAGGCGGCATCCGACACCCTATTTTGGGTCAGAAAACCGCCTAAAGTTTCGTTTTAGACCAATTTTAACGACATGATATAGACAAAATACCGGCATTATATCCAAACTGTCCTATTTTAGTTTCGTTTTAGACCAATATAGCTCAAATCCGCCGTTCACTCTCAGAATATCCTACCCATAAATAGAAAGAGTAGGATACGAAAATATGGCTGCTCCGATATTCGGAACAGCCATATCCCTATTTAAATAATGTTTATGTTTTCTTTCACGTATGTTCGTGATGTATGGACTTTACGTTTGCATTTGTCCTTTCCTGTATCGGCATGATACGCTTCTTTGAGATCACGATACAACATAAATTCCCGATACGCTCTTTTCCGCTTTTCTTTAGCTTCTTTCCTGGACAGACCGCGGACGTCTACCATATGAGATTTAAATTTCCTTTCCATTTTCTTTATGCTTTAATTATGATTAACTCCAGCGGTTAAGTGCTTCAATATAGAAACCTTCCGCCTCTTTGTACTCACTTTCGCTCAATGTTTCCACCGTCTCGATATAGTTACGCAATGTTATTTTTACGCAACTGTTTTTAGATTTATTGAACGCTTCAGTTAAAGCGTTGATCATTGCTTTCTTTTCCATGCTATTATATTATTTATAATTTAGAGGTTGCTCCGGAATCGAACCGGACGCGCATTCCTATCCTATAGAGATTTTATGCTACAACCAACAGCCCGTAATTAGTACGTAGTTCTTGCGTACAGGCCCGTACTATGTTGTTATTATATTTTCCGTCTGCTACACAACTTAGCCACAAATAAAGGCGATTGTGTCCTTGCGTTTTGATACGGCACGTCCCTACATGGTAGGCTACATGCTTGTACCCTGTAATTTAATCTACAGCCTTGTTCTATTTTTTCGTGTAAGCAAGTAAGACACGTTTCGATCTGGAGATAAACCTCGTACAACGGCATGTTTTCCAAACTGTAATCACATACCTAACATGAATCACGCCTATTCGGGTGATTCATGCAGTAATACCAGCCCTTTAATTGCCAACGGCAAGGGCAACGGTATATCTATCTCCAATATGTAAAATAACTCTCTGCTTGTCAGCTTCAGTCTAAAGCATACGCGGGACGTGCACCCACTGACAATGGCGTACAGGCGCGTTTAATGGTACGCGTCAAACCTTTGGAGAGCTTAACGGCGCTCTCCGTGCCTTGTTACTGTTGGTTGCTTTCATGTGCGAGGTATTCACTTACACACTTTGCCACAGTGCGGATAGAATAAGATTTGATCTTAACAGCCACATAAGTAGCTTTGTACTCGTCGGTTTCTTTTATCAACCATTTAGTACTTTTTTTGGTCTCCAATGATTCGGCAGTAGTAAAACCAAATGATTTATATTCGCTACCGTAAACCACATTATCAGCGCACCAATCAGCCGTTTTAGCCTCAACGCCTTTCTCTTTGTCTGCATTGGTATCCTTATACACTTTAGAGTATAAAGCAAATTTAACAAATGTATCGTCAACTTTCGGTAACATTTGGCTACACACAGCTACCAGGCGTTTTTTATCCTTGGCGAGGGCTGCAACCTTTACGGCGTATTCTGCCGGTATTTCCAAGGCCTTGCAAATAGACTTAAGATCAGATCCATTAGCAAATAAAGCGTTGTATAACTTTACGGCACCTACCAAATTTGCAGCGTTTTCTTTGATAACAGCATTCTGTAGTTTGTTTACATTTTTTTTCGTAATCATATCCAATATATTTTAATTGTTAAACAAATGATATTCAATTTAATGACCCACAACGCAGGCAATTACAGATACATATATAGTTCACCCAACGGGTACACTATATAGATTCACTATGTTAACTCGTAATCTCTCTCGATCACGACGCAAATATACGACATTTGTCAATACTACAAATATATATACTATCTTTTTTTTGTTAATTTGTATTAATTTCGATTCTATTATCTGATTATCAGTAAGTTGCAAAAACATACAAGGGCGGTATTACACGCGTACATTAATATGTAGGATATATGTTTATTTAAATGGCTTATGATCAATAGGTTATAATAATACGTTGATTATCAATAATTTAAATAAAATGTTGATAATCAGCGAGTTTGTAGGTTTAAGGTAAAAACGCGTTTCCGGTTTTCCAGCGAAGGGGGTGTGGGGGAGAAAACGCGTTTCGGGGGCGGGAGGTTCGTGATAGGTACCCCCTCTCTCCCATCACATAAACCTCTTTCATATCCCTCATGACATAAACCTCTTTCTCACATATCTCCCACATTACATAAACATCTTTTACCCTCTCTCCCATCACCCACCCACCTCACACACAACAAAAAAAATAGGATTGATAGAAACCAATCCTATTTAAAACACGACCTTATTAATTTATTGAATTGAAGTAAGTTTATGATTTTCAAGGAAGTCCTTAAACTGGTCACTTGATACGTCTATGACGAATCCAGCAGCACCAGTATGTCCTCCACCACCGAATCTCTTACTTACCTCACAGCAATCTACGCTGTCTTCTACGCATTCATAAAGAGAGAACCGGACTTTACCACCTGGAATGATACAAAATGGCATCAGGGCTTTAATTTTTCTACCGTCTAACCAGTCTCGTGTAAGAGAATCAAATACTTTAGAACTAAATTCGGTGGTATTCATCGCCACGACCTTCACCTCATCAACGTACGCTTCGAACGAGTACGCACTTACCTCTTGTTCGTTTTTGCCGGCCATGTAGTTAATTATAGCACGTCCTTCTTTAGCGAGATCATAGAAAATTAAATCCACCTCATTGTCCTTCATATTTTCTTTAAAATGGTCATACAAATACGACAATGCTATTAACACATTGAGTCTTATTTTTGATCTCAAGGCATACTGGACGGCTACTACCGTATCCCAGCCTAAACCGGATTCTTTATTCCACACATCGTAGTCTGATAAGCACCTGACTATCGCCGGCACCTTCCCCATCAGCAGGTCCGAGGCCAGAGCGCACGCACCGACACCGACCCTCCTTAACCCTGGAACTACGAACCCCCATGTTTTACTATCTTCGATAATTCCCTTATGATGATCTATCCACATCAGGCTCTTTCCTTCATCAAGCCATTTCTTGAAAACCGTTTTAGAATCGGCTCCGAAAGACACGTCAAGAACATAAACAACCCCACATTCATCTACTTTATCAATAACTTTCTTAACATCATCTTCATACGAATACGGGATATAAATAACATCCTTGTTTTTACTGTTTTCGTACATGGTTGCGATGGCTGCCGACACAACGCCATCTAAATCCGATTTATGATAAACTATCGCCGTTTTATTCACCTTCATAATATTGCACATAACTACCTAAAATTATTTACCAACAAACGTGATAACGTCCATATAGTCAATACCGGCATTCTCAGCACATACCTTATCCGAATCAGAGAACTGCCCTGGCAGACCACTGGCGTCCCCGACCATCAACGAACATCCCTTAAGTTGACTGAAGTCCATACCTGGCATTATCGTATCTTTACATTTCATAAGAATATCATCAATCATGCCCGTGTTAGGCTTCCTCATCGGATCTTGTTTGTCATTGGAATAACACAACCTTTTTTCATATAGGACGCCTCTTATGCCTCTCTTTACCGCCAGATCATGTACGGACCTCAGTACGTATTCTATCTTAGCTTCAATATCAGCTCCAGAAACAAACCCAGCTTCTACTCCTCCTTGATTGCTTACGATAGCAAATACCTTAACACCGTTCTCCTGCATGAGGTCAAGAGCCTTATTCACCACATCCATCTTAATCTTCATATCTGTCAAGTCTGTAGCGAACGTATTCCCAGAAGCGGTTTCTATAAGCGTCCCGTCAAAATCGAATAGCAGTATTCTTTTGTTTTTAATATCTATATTGCTCATCATTTTTCACTCCTACTCTTTTTTATTACCCTAAACTGAAGACGGAATAGATTACTGTCTTCTTTTATAATATCATACACAGCATAAGAATTTTCTCCTATATCCCATCCAAGATAATCGAGCAGGTCTTTTAAGTAAATTCTCTTGTATTTTACACCAAGGTTATTTACCTTAAACGATCTCTCGTCTTCAACATCAGAAGCAGCCAGATAAAAGGCCGTATTTTCAACTCCTTCAAATATCTTCCCCTCTTCTAAGCCGATAACAACCGCATCCGTTACCCCCATCCAATTCAAATTATCGACAGAGATAGTCATTATCTTACTTTTGCTGATTGATAACTTCCGGATCTTACTCTCTTTAGTTTTAGATCCTAAAAAATCCTTACTGTTAAAAAAATCTACTTTCATGGTTATAATATTTTATATTGATGTTGCAAACATACATAATAAATAATCAGCAAAGAAATAAATAGGATTAAAATATGATAAAAAACCATAGCGCTACGTATTTAATAAAAATAAACCAATGACACAAGAGAATAAAAATAATCATATATTTGTCAGTATCTTAATCAATTAAAAAATAAATGTCATGGCAGAAATGAAAATAGGTTTTGTAACCTTCAATCCGGGATCAGGTGACGGTGATCAGGCAGTTACCGTATCAGGTGAAAAATACGAAGGTCGTGTACAGCGTACGTTACAAGTAGAATTTGGTGCCGAATCCGGGGATGTTAAGAAAAGTGCTACCATAAACCAAGCTCCGGTAGCTGAGTTCGTAAAAATAGATCCTACTGCATCTGTAGGGAAAGAAGGTGGTACTGTAACAATCAACGGCACAAGTAACTCAACTAAATTAACGTTCTCCTTAACTCCGGACGAAACTCATCCTCTGACGTTGGAAATACCTACCTCCTATCAGGCGGCAGGTAAGGCTACCAACAACGGCGCTGTTATCGCCGACGACCCTGGTGCAACAGGAGCCTTTGCTTTCAGTATCGTATTCTCCGATATTGCTGCGAACACTGATGTAAACGATCTGGTAAATACTCTTAAGGTGGCGGCCGCCGGAGGTAAGACGGCTAATACGGTTATTACCCAGACAGCAGGTGATCCGTTCTTGGAAATAGACAAGGAGGTAATTAACTTGGATGCAAACGGTACTCCTCAGACTATCAACGTTAATGCAAACATCAGGTGGACTATCACTCAAGCTGTTTCTAAGTTGGTAAGGAAAGTAATGAAATAACAATTACTTACAGAAAAAGAAAAGGGACGTCTATTTGGCGTCCCTTTTTTCTATGCATTGTATGTAGTATTTATCTTTTTGCCTACTGACAAAAATCTTTTTAAAAATCATCTGTTTTATGATATGGACTCTTTTCCCGTCATCTAATTCCCTCCATATTTCATTAAAGATCAAATCTATTAATTCCATGACCTTCTTATCAGAGACAAGATTCTTTCTACCGGGGCTGACCCATCCATCATCAGTCATCTTACTGGCTATTTTATTAGCTATCCTGCTTAATTCACGTGGGGTGCTCATTTTAATACGTTTTTAAATATTCTACCTTTTTCACACTGAAGTATGCAGTCTCTCATGGGATGATCTTGTTCATGATCGTCACACATCGGAAATTCTTTTCCATAGGGAAAAGCGATGTGCGGGCACTGCGCCCTGAACGCATCCCAGGCCGACTTCCTCACAGCCTCAGCTCCGGCACGCACGCCCTTCTCTCTTTCCTTGGCTGGGTCAGCATACACGTTTGAAATAGCTCTTTTCTTCCAAGTAAGCATATTGTAGTAAAACTTATCCACCAGTTTCCTACCCACTACATCAAACCTCTGTCTATGAATTAAAGGTGCGACCTTAACGACGTTCTTCCTATTTTTACTAACATCGACATAAATCAGTCCAGCATAAGACGGAACTTCACTTACGTCAATCATATTAGGCGGACAGGCGTAGTAGAAATAGTTTGGAGGATAGCTTATGACACCACCTACCTTAATAATGCCGTCTTTAAGAACCTTATGTTTTTTATCCTTTTTGAAGTCGTTAAAGAAATCTTGTTTAGACATCTTGACCTCTACTTCATAAGCGTACAATGATCTTGTTATGGCCAGGAAGTCATATTCCCAATCATATATATGAAGATTGTTAATAACATACATCGGATTACTTAACAGATCCCTATTAAGGATCTTAAGCATTTGTTGCTCTGGGTAGTTCATTTTTTATTTTTATAATTTAATGTTTGAGAATGACAATTAGGGCATAATATTTGCAAATTTTCTATCCTATTATCACTTTTTATACCATTTATATGGTGAAGCTGTAATGATATATCCTTTTCCATCCATTTTGAAATACCACATATGTCACATTTTCGCTCCTTTAATCCCTCTTTTATTAATCTTCTTCTAAGACAATCAGTATTTAAATAATTTGAATTTTCAACAAGTATCTCATTAAGCGGTCTATTTATCCTAAATATTGACAATTCTTTAGATTTATAAAAATGAGAGGTATCTATTTTAAAAATAATAAATTTATGATGTAACGTTTTTATATTTCCAGAATTAGGATACAATCCAAGAGCTCTACATACATCTGAATATGTATGAACATTCCTTACTATACCTTCAAGCAATTCTTTTGTATATAAAATTCTTCTCATGTTATATTAATTTAGAGGCCGATGGCGGGATCGAACCGCCATAAAAGGTTTTGCGGACCTCCGGCTAAACCATTCACCCAATCGGCCATATTGTAGCCCAACCGGGAGTCGAACCCGGAACTAAAGTTTAGGAAACTTTTGTTATATCCGTTTAACTACCAGGCTATTTAATGTTTGCTATGTTCACACACCACAAACACCGAGATAATTAACACTTTACACAAAATATGTACCGTTATCCAAGGAGGATTCGAACCTCCGCTAACAGAACCAAAATCTGTTGTGCTACCACTACACCATTGGACAGTGGTCCCGGAGGGATTTGAACCCACGATCTCGATGTTATGAGCATCTTGCTTTCACCACTAAGCCACAGGACCTTAAAAATATGCAGGAGCCTTCACAGACGCCTGCATATAACAGCTAAATATTAACCAATAATTATCCTAAAAACTCTCTCAACGCAAAGTTAAGTACTAACCCATAATATGGCAAACATTAAAATATAAAAAGGATTAAAATACCTACTTCTTTTTTTTCTTCTTCTTTTTAGTGTCTTTTACTCGTTCAGCTTCGTTTTCGGGCTCCACAATGTCACCGGCTTCTTCCTGAATCACATCCGTCTCAGGAACAACATCAGACTTCTCCGGTTCTGCCACATCCTTATCTGACTCCTCATCTTTATCCAATTCCGGCTCAGCGACATCGTTTTTGTCTTTACCGATTATACCTATCTGGTAGCCTCTTAATTCTACTTGCATTAATTTCAGCTTCGATTCTAACTCTTGTATTGTTTTGGACCCAACAGAAACCTCGTTTTCCAAATCTCCGATTCTGATCCTGGCTTCAATCAACGCATTTGATTTCTTTTTTAATTCATATGATATACTGTTTTTCTTTTCTTCCAAGTTACTGATTTTGTAATTAGCCTCATCAAGATCAGACTTAACTTTTTCAAGATCAGCCTTGGCCGCATCAAGTTCTTCCGTTTTCTTCTTGACGCTTTTTATCAGCTTTTTCTGATTTTCCTTCAAGGCGTCAATCTTTTCCTTAGACTCAGAAAGATCTTTGCCAATAGATAAAATCTCTTTATCCTTTGAAGCGATATCTGACTTAAGTTCTGAAAGCCTTTCCTTGTAAAAATCAGCCTTATCCTGCATTTCCTCAATTTCTTTTGCAAGATTTTCGGATTTAATAGCTTTCTCCCTGTACATTGACAGCTTGCTGTCTGTGATGAATGTAAAACCTAACATGCTCATTTTTCAAAATATTTAAATATTACTTAACTCCAGAACTACCAAGACCTTTTTCTCCACGTTCATTTCCGTCTTCTACCTCAATATCTGTTACTTCTTCCAATACCATTTTGTATTGTGGAACGATTTCCATCTGAGCTATTCGATCGTTTTTATGGATTACGGTCGGTTTTTTATTGATTTTAGTAAGATTAACCATATACTCTCCTTTGTAGGTAAATTCGCATTTACCGGGTGCGTTAGTAACTACCACTCCCTCGTCAAAAGAGAATCCTGATCTTCCTTCTACATTCGCACACCATCCTTCTGGGATATTCAACTTGAAGCCGGTTCCGATTCTAACAGAATAACCTTGATATAAGGTAATTGATTCAAAATCGGAAGGAACATCTATTTCCACTCCCATGTCATTCATCATCTTCACTACTCTATATGCACGAATATCACAACAGGCATCACCATTATGTTTGTATTCAGGTGCCACGACATCAGGATACAGCTTCTTAATACCTACCTGAACAGTCTTCTGATACCATGGAGTAAAATACGATTCAGGTATTTTATTAACGACCTTATCCTCTTTTTTATGTTTGTTGTTCTTTTCAGAAACAGTATCCTTCTTATTATCTTCTTTTTCATAAAGAAGTCTTTCAATATCTTCTAACTTATCCATAATCATATTTTTATAGTACAATAAACAATACCTTCTTTTTTTATGTCCTTCGTTGATTCATAGCACTCACGAAAAGTACTTATGTCTGCATCATTAGGATCATCGACCCACTCATCTCCTTGCTTATATTTTTCTCTGGTTTCTGAGTAGATCATACATAATTTATCCCCATGCTTCGCCATAATCCTTTCTTCTGTCACTTTCCTACGAAGCTTAATAAGGGGAAATCTTGTAACTATTTCTACTGTCATTCTACACAATCTTTAAAAGCCCAAGAGATGTTATTCTCCTGGGCTGATGTTTATATTAAAATGGAAGGTCTTCTTCTTCCATAGGAGGGAAGTTCGGCATCTGTGCTTGCGGCTGTGGCTGCGTCTGATGCTGAGGCTTGGTGCTCCTTGTAGTAGGTGCCTGGGCAGTAGCAGCAGGCTGATCCGGTGCCTGATACTGTGCTGGCTGTTGAGCAGGCTGTTGATAATTCTGATACGGAATAGCACTCGGAACAGACTGAGGTTGTTGAACCTGTTGAGGCGCGGCCGGCTGCTGGGGATAAGTCTGAGGAGCTGTAGGATCTTGCTGAGCATTTCCTCCTAAACCTAATTTAGCCATTATACCTGCTCTGATATCTTTAATAGAAGCATTGAATCTGTTTGAATATTCAGTAATCTTCTGATAAGTGAAGTTGTTTTGAGCTGAATAATCAAGGCTTTTCTTGCCATCAAATCCTGTAACTTCAACAGGGTCAGGCCAACCATTTACGCCTTTTTTATAAAAACGTTCAACAAGCTGATCTTTTTCTCCGTCTACTCCGGCATATGCGATAATAAGTTCCGAAGATCCAAACTCGTCATCTTTCTTCTTCTTAAAGACATTGAAATAAATTTCACGACTGAAATCGATGTTTTCGTAGTATTTTACGAAGCTCTTAACAAAGCCCTTGATATTTCCTTTTTGATTGACGAGAGGTATGGAAATACAATAGTTTTCATTAAGCTCGTAATCTTTTAATACGATAAGGAAATTAGTAACAGTATTTCCATTAGAGAAAGAGCTTGACTTTAACCCGATGTAGTTAATGTATCCAACTACTCCATTATAATACTCTTTCCAATATCCCGCCGGCTGACCGCTATTAGGATTTATGTGCTGAACAAAACCTTCTTTTGGTTCGTTACTTTTTTCATACAAGTTACCATCTGAATTAATATACAGATAATAAGTTGTACCAAAACTTCTGTTTTCTCTAAAAGCCATATTATTATTTTTTTATAGATTATACAATGTTTGATTTAAGACGTATGTTGATTCGTATTTAGGATTGAACATCTTTATCATCTTATACTGATCAGACCAATCCATGACAGTATCTCCTTTTATAAGTGATTTTACGGAAGACAGTATATTTTCCTTACCGATAGAAAAATTAAAACACGGGCCTTCAAGCGCATTCAAAGGCATTGATTCCATTATCTTTTTTCTATTTCCAAAATCCTCAGACATTACTGTTATGCCGTTTTCTTTATCTACCTTAACATTGACAACATTATCCACTAAAGTCATGGAATTAAGAACCGATATAAGCAAATCCCTGTCGAACTTAACACTCGAAGATTTTTCGAATTTATTACATACGTATTCGTAGTTAGGATACTGTTGTTCTACGTTCATATCCGATATAATTACATTATCAAAGCATAAGAACGTCCTAACTCCATCTGTAGAAATACTGATCTCCGTATCTTTATCAGATAGAAAGCGGTATAAGATGGAAGCCGCGACCTCGCTTAGCATAATCGACCTTTCTTCTACTGCATTAGCATACTCTTTCCTGTTTATAAACAGACGGAACATATCAGTAGAAACAATGTCAATATAGTCCTTCTTCACATTAAGAAGAATCGAGCATATAGCCGGTCTAAATTCATCCGATCCAACAAACGCAAAAGATCTTTTCATAGACTGAATGAAAGACGAACTCATAACACGAATACCGTCACCTACAGGATAAAAGAAATCGGGGAAAGCCTTATCCTCAATCCAAGTAGAAGAAAAAGATCCTCTATCGTATTTAAAAACGATACTGTAATCGTTTTTAATCTCTATCTCTATATCCTGGTTATGATTTTTAAAAAACGAAATAAGAGTCCCGGCATCTACTAAAAGAGAAAACTTATGGTCACAAGAAATATCAGTATTCACATCGAAAATATCATCCGTATATGTTATACGTTCGTTCATGGCTTGTATCCGGATATGATCAAAATATAAAGTAATTTTTATATTCGATGTGACACAATCCTTTAGAACCTTATCAAACATCTTTGAAATGTTTGAAAGTTTCTCATTCATTAGTATGCCAGGAACTCTTACTTTCATTTTTTAAAACCTACGATTATGATTATCTAACACTGCAAATGTATTATTTTAAAATCTAATTACGAATTAATTGGATTTAAAATGATTTAAAATAGATTAAATGGTTCTTCTTGCGGCTTCTGCTATAAGCATCGCATCAACTATACCGTCATGGGCTGTCTTACATCTTTCGTTTTTAACGAACGCATCGTTTGGCCACAGCCTTTTAGCGCAAGCCAATGACGTTTTCTTAGTATTTACCTTACTGGCCTCCATGACCTTATCAGAATGCGTCCAAACCAATTTCTGCCATGTTTTAGGGGCTATGAAATTAACGGAGCAACTTATGTCCGTAAATGCCATGCAGAGGGAGAGAAACAGCCCATGCAGTTGACCTTTGTTCTCCATGAGAGAGGCTGTAGAGGACGTGCTGACCCCGTATAGGGCGTGGACGTCCTCTATGACGAACACTACCCTATCAGGATTGTTTTCTACGATCGTATCTCGGCAAAAAACATATTCTTTAGTCAAGTCTACCGGCCCTGAAGCTGATATTCTCGGAGTGGATATTCTTGATATTAGTTTGCTGTCTTGATCGATGCAGGCTATAGCTCCGTCTTTTCCAGGATCTGCTGCTATATATAATACCATAATATATCAATTTAGATTCATGTCGATTTTACCAATGCTATCGTCATTTTCAAAGCCTCCATTGTCTGTAAGTTCGTAATCAATAGCCACAGCACCATTACTAAGAATGTAAAATCCTTTAAACATCTTTCCTATTTCAATAGGATACACAACATTTACATCCCTTCCAATATCCTCAAACGGCATAGCGATATCTTCTGTTTCAGCTTCTTTTTGTTTTGCTAATACCCCAACAGGTATATTTTCACCTTTTATAGATGCGTACGTAACCATATACAGAACATCATTATTGACAAACGCCCTATCACTACTTACCTTATCCAAGCTAACATATATAATATGTTTTATAAAACTATTGATATCTCCACATATGTTAATAGCTTCTACTTCTTTAGGAATAACTACTTCAACTTCTTCTGGTTTTATATTTTTCTTTTTCATTGCATTAACCTTTTTGTATTTTGTTTTACTTCTTCAACAAGATCCTGATCTTTCATCATCTCTTGCTTAAGTTTCTCATTCTCCTTAATTCTTTTCATCCTATCGGCAAGAATCTTTTTGTATTTCTTATCCGATATTTTTATAAACCAAGGACAGTTCCTTGATGGAATCCTTTTGCATGGATAATCAGTGAGACCGTTCGGTCCAAACTGCTCGCATCGGTTACATTTTTCTTCGCCTGTCATTGTACTATATTTTAGGGAAACATTCTTCAAGTTCTCTATAAGAGCACTCTACTACAACAGAATCTCCTTTAGGGAGAAATACTAAAATAGAATCGATAGAAAAAACACTATCTACTTTTCTTACAAGTTGGCCATGTTTGTAAGAAGACATGACCAACCTAATTCCATACGCATCTGAATAAGATCCTTTCCTACATGGGGTTATGCTTTCAACAACATAATCAAAGCCTCCTACGTTGACTTCATCACCGGCATTTATTTCCATGATAGGAACCATCTTAGCCCTTCTATCTATGCTTATTTTCATTTTGCAACCTCAAATTTTATTTGCTCCTTCGGTTCATAATTCCATACCTCAAAATCATCAGCTACGAAATCATAAAATCCTTTCCCTTCCATACGAGACGAGATAGTAACCTGCGGAACCGGGCCGAAGAGAGATCGACGAAGGAGCTCGTTTGCCTGTTCTTCGTGACGGTCATACACATGCATATCTTGTATAAAATGAGTGAAAATAGCAGGCCTTAACCCGGCGTCATGAGCGAACATCATCATCAACGCCGCATATTGAGCTACATTCCAGCAAGAAGCTGTAATCATATCCTGGCTGCGCTGATAAAGCGTCATATACAACTCATCTCTTTTAACAGATAAATTGATCTGAAACGCACATTCTTGAAGAGGCTTAAGACTATTGGTTTCAGGATCGAACATGGATGCTACTATTCTTCTTGACGAACGATCATTCTTGAGTGACCAAAGAATGAAGTCTGTTTGGTTAAGAAAACCGTAAAGACCATCATGGATATCTGTCATACCCTCTGGAGCTTTTCCGGTTCCCATATAAACATGTCTGTTCACCATATCTCCATAACATCCTTCGATCTTTCCATTATCATCAGCCCACTGATCCCATATATGGAGACCAAGTTCTTTGATGTCTACCGATCTTTTTTGCCAAATCCACAAGATTTCTTTTATGGAGTTTTTAAGATTAGTAGGTCTAAGCGAACCAAGAGGAAATTCCCGGCGAAGATCGTACTGGTTGCATACTTGCAGGATACGCTTCACCTTGACGCCTGTCCCGTCACCGTAGACCGGACGCTTCACTTCTTCCCACGGCTGGCTCATTATAAGAGCCAAATTGTCTTGAAATATTTTATCTACTCTTGCCATATTCTTATTAGGTACTTATATACTATAGTATCACCATCTCAAGGTTATGCCAACAAACAAGAATCATTAAAAATTCTAAGAAGAATGGTTATAAAGACGATTAATTTCTTCTTGTTCTAAACACGGACCACCTACAACTTTCTCTGTCGCTTTTCTTTGTCTAACAAAATCTTCAGCTTCGGAAAAAGTTGTAGCATAAATATATCCACCATACTTTTCTCCATTTATATCAAATTCTGTCACAAACTTCTTTTGTTTTTCTTCTTTTGTTTTCATAACTATAATTTTTAAAAGCGAATAATTGATTGATTTATAAAAAAATAAAGCGGTGATAAACTAAGTTATCTTAACCAACCACCATCCAGTCATCAGCCAACATATCTGATTGCGAAGCTAACCATCCGTTTACGATATTATCGTTAGCATCTTTCATGCACAGATAAGTGCAAAATTTAATCATGTTGGTTTCAGTTACGTCATAATAATCGTTTACGTATTTTTTAAACGAATCTGGCAATGACTTTACTTTATTAACTATCATATCAGTAGACAACCAATCTTCCGGGCGCTGGAATACGAACATACCTTTTCCATTCCATCCGGCACGTGCAATCAACGCACCTTTTTTTACTTCTTCTAAAGCTTCTCCAAATTTCATAACTATATTTTTTTATAAATTAAACTCTGCAAAATCTATTTCAGATCCGGTTGACAAATTAATCATTGACTTTTCAAGCTCTTCCATTGGAATAGGTTCAACAATTCCTTCGTTTGAAAGCGTTTTATTATAGAAATCAATAACCACCGGATCACTTGTCTTTACCGTTTTAGGGATAGGTTGACGAAGATACATTCCGTCCAAACTTTTCACTCTGGAAAGAGCCGTATATAACTGTCCTGTTTCAAAAGAGTTCGATACGTCCATCATGGCAGAATCTAACGTAAGACCTTGGCAGCGATGAACAGTTATCGAATAACCGGCTTTTATCGGATACTGAACAATAGAACCAATAACTTCAGATTCTACCTTATATCCATTTCTGACGTATTTTACTTTATCGAACGAGCATGGTGTGATAATAACCTTAACATGGTCTTCATCCTTAGGACGGTCAAGAACGACTTCAATCTCTCCATTTTTAATAGAAGACACAACACCAAGAGAACCATTGACGTACTCTCCTCCGTTCCTTGTTATCATAACCCTTGACCCTTCTTTTATAAGAAGCGTCTTTTCCACAGGTGCTTCTTTAGGGTAATCGCCTTTTATAATAGCTTCGAACTTTCTTAATGATCCAGGTACGGAATTTATCCTCATCTCATTAATGGCCGTAGCCTTGGCATTAGTCGTAACAATCTCAACATATCCGGCGCCATTCTCAGGCTGAATACATCTACTGTTTAGCGTAGTAAACACATCATCGTCCATCTGACCATCACGTACCTTATTAAGAACGCTTATAAACTTCTCATCTTTCTGACGATATATTTTTTCAAAAGACACCATTTCCATACCAGAAGCCATTAGAGACTTGGAACTAAAGAAATAAGATGTATCGTATATTTCTCTAAAAAAATCCTCTTTAATCACAGGAGGAAGCTGAAACAGATCGCCTACCATAATAAGTTTCACGCCTCCAAACGGATCCTTGTCGCCTCTTGCACGACGAAGAATATCAGCAACATTATCAAGAAGATCAGGTCGAACCATAGAAATCTCGTCTATGATAAGATACTTTATATTCTGTAAAATCTTTTCAGATTCTCCTCTAAACTTGTTTTCACAATTGTCCATAAACTTACCCTTCCTTATTTCAGGAATGTAAGGCTGCATTCCAATTCTGAAAAAAGAATGAATAGTTTGACCCCCTGCATTAATAGCAGCAATACCGGTAGGAGCAACAATAACCGCATTTTTTAATGCCGGTACGATACGCTTGATGAAAAAACTTTTTCCTGTTCCAGCCCTACCGGTTATAAACAGCGGTTTTGGTGACTTACAAATAGACTTAATAGCCTTTCCCTGTGCGACATTACCTTCGGACATAACTGAACGAAGAACGCACTCCATGATTTTTTTGTCGTAACTTATAGCCATCTTTTTTTTCTGATTTTGTTCTACAAAACAAAAGTATGAAAATAAAATAAAACTTAAAATATAAAATGAATTAATTAGACTTAAAAAGAAATAATAAGTTGGATAAGTGGTTTTGAATCAGACAGTAATATGGTTTCGTATAGATATGGTTATGGCATAGTGGTGGCTAACGGGTGTTTCCTCGGTGTTCTACGAGATTATCGTTTTTCGGCTCTGTAGGCGACTACTAAGAACAGACCCTCTCTCAAGTACCAAACATTATAATGATGAATACTGAGATGAAGGATGAAGATAGGTATCATTATAGAATGATAGTTCTTCTAATGGTATATCCTTGAATACGGATTCACCATCTAATTCTTTATCATTACCTACTGTTGTATTGTGATTAGGTAATGATTGGATAGATATATCCATATTCTCTATCTTTTCCTTAAACTGTTCTGCCTTAACATACGTATAGATGTCTTCACTTACCGATCCCACCGCTTTAGCCATCTCGCCGGCGAACTCGGCATACATATCCCGTACCTCATTAAAACCTGCCTTTTTGTCAGGAGCGGTATTGTTATAGGATTTCATTCTCCTACTTACCCTACCGCAGACCCCGGCAACGGACGTCCCCACCTCAGCACAGCAGGCTTCCGCATCAGCCATGCCTGCCTTTACCGTGGCTACCTTCTCCTTACTCCATCCACTAACCTTGTCGTATGATTGTTTAAGACGGTTTAAGAACATGTCCATTCTTCGCTTCTTATCTTCTGCTATGATAGCGCGATAGTACTTTCTTATAATCTGGTTTTGTGTACTTCGCTCATATCCTTCCCAGAAGTCTTTGTGCGCTTCTTTAGCCATAACAGAAGCCAATGACCTTGCTTCTTCTTCTTTTGTCTTTTTACGATCTATGCCAAGGATTTCTCCATCTTCGGAAACAACTTCTTCTGCGTTCAGGAAACGTAGGATATGAGTATTGTCTTTTAAGAAGAAATTGAAATCGTCTTTTTTACTCACTTTTTCTTTTTCTCCTTTCTCTATATCCTTCTCTCCAAAATACCATCTGTTTGTTGCTCCTTTTTTATACAAGGTCCAGGTATTTGCTATTTGCCAGAAAACAGCTCCGTGCCTATATACCGGAATCAGCTTACCTATTGGGTAGTTATGTTCGTTTGCTTCAATGTAAGCACGAGGATTATCTACGTATGTTATAAATTGTATGTTTTCGAACCTTTTTACGAGCTTGTCTTGTATCGCCATACTGACAATCTCTTTCGCTTTTGTTAGTCCTACATTCAAATACAAGGCAATTGTTTTGTTACTTATCGTCGAATCAATTAATCCATAATACGAGCGGCTTCCGTCTACGACTTCCGCCTGAGAGTTTGTCTCTCCACTGTTCAGTACAGACTCATTGTTTCTGACTAAATTAACAAACATCGCCTCTCTTATCCTGTCAAGGACTTTTTCATGGTTTGTTATTTCATTTTTCTTTATCTTAATTAAAATCCTATTCTTTGGAATATTCACTTTCCCGCACCCGAGAGTAAGTTGTACGCCATTAACACGATATCTTCTTGCTACAAACGTACTATCCGTCATACGGAACAGTTCGTCAAACATCGGATGTCCTGTCATGTTCTTGAACTTCGAATACCCGATTCCAAGTTTATGAAGAAGATCTTTCTGGTTTTTGAATCTTATTCTCGAATCCCGGCGGGAGATTTTTATCATACAGTATAAAGCATACAATTCCATGAACAGCGAATCATCTGACCACTGTTCCAAAAGTCTAAGACTTATGTTAATATTTCTACCTAATTGTAGCTTCATAATCTGTAACAAAAAAAAATCGGATGGATTTTTGGGGATATCCATCCGATTCATGTCTTTCTTTCGTTCGGAAAATCCCAAAACCCCGTTACAGATTTGAAGAATATAAGAACAAATTATGATAAGACAAGTAATATTTTTTTTATCATAATTTATTTCTAATAATTCTTTAACCTGTAACGCACAGCAAATATAGAAATAAATTATGAATGTCAAACAATAAGGTCTTATTTTTTTAATGCTACAGTGCAAATATCGGGACAAATCCTGAATCCATTGTCATAAAATACGTTAATTTTAAATTTATAAATCCTTAATCCTTATCTTTGTATCAAAACAATAATCTCATGAAAGAAAGTGATAATAAAGATGTTAGTAATAGGGCTTATAGGCTTTTAGTACCTTATTCCAATACGGTGGATATGGCTAAGAAGATACTTCTGTTTTATAACGGATACCTAATGTCCTCTGGTAATGAGAAGAATGTCATAGATGCGAGGCACTTAAATCTTCTTGCCTATTATTTTGTGTTTGGATATTCGTATGAGACGAAGAAGAAGTTTTCTCATTGTTTCAGTACCGATCTTCAATATGTATCGGTTTTGGATACGGAGATGAAGAAGCGTGGTATTTTGATTGACCGTGAAGGGAATTACAGGACAAGGTGTTTGTGCCCGGATATAGAGAACATGCGCCGTCTTTTTGTATTGGAGGGTTCAAGAGATCAATGTGCGTTGGTTTCTTTATTTTACAGAAAGAAAACTTTTGAATCAGATGCCGAAGAATGATTTCCCTATATCATTTGAGTCACATATTATAGATGATGTGATGGATAAGACCGGGGGCGTTTACGACCGAAACCAAATACGTGACGTTTTCAGAGCCAGTATTTCTTATGCCAATAACTTATGTACGTACACAGATAACGTGTCTGTATCGTTCCCTTATGTAGGCGATATGGTTTGTAACCTTCATGAGATGGAGAGGCGCAAACACAATCTTGAGCGTCTTAAATCCAAGGTAGAAAAATTATCTAAGTATCAGGAAAAAGAACTTCAGTGCCTTGATATTAAGATAAGGATGATAAAGGATGCTTATAACTCAGGTGAGATAAAAAGTGGGGATATGTTGATAAAACACAACAAATTATCTATCTTTAAATCTCGTAAGGGTCATAGTTTTAGTGAAATACAAAATATTCAAGAACAGGAATTTAATAGATAAGTCATGAAAAAGATTTTGCAAGCGGAAGTTATATACGATGCTTTTATGGATACGATATTAAAAAAACTTCCAAGAAAAAAAGAAGATTATCCCGATTGGTACAAGGAACGTCTTGAAAAGTGTGAGGGATGTAAATTCAATACCAAGAACGTCCCTAACTCTATGCTTCCTCTTTCTTTATACGTAAGCAAGAAAATAGGTAAAAATCGTTGTTCGGTATGTACGTGCTTCATCAAGCAGAAGGCCTGGAGCAAGACAGAGGAGTGTGCGCTTGGGGAGGGGCTTCCCCGTCCTTCGTGGATGGACCGTCAGTATTCTATTGATTTTTATGATGAGAAATCAAGATGGAACAGGTTAGAACTTATTACAATGGATTCTGATGAATTTAATGTTATTTCTACAGATGACAAGCAATACAATATTGACCTCTCTAAAGACGGTAAATCATTTGAAATCATTTTTGAACCGGTAGAAAAAGGGAACAGTATAAAGTTTTCATTCGTTCTTGAGTCGAAGCATGATATGAAGATAACAGCATCAGAGACATCTTGTGACTGTATGTCATCTAATTTGAATATCATAGACTCCCGTCACTTTAAGTTCAATATAGAGATACATACAGCAGGATTTGGAATAGGAAGATTCGTAAAGCACATGACTGTTCACTATCAAAAAGATGGGTCTCAAAAAGAGGAATCGATTCCGTTTAATTTTGAAGGTACTATAATTCAAAAAAGTTAAGTTATGGGCGGATGTGGTAAAGCAAGGCATTTACAATGCGAGGATAAAAGGAAGTCCTTATTTTCTATGTTGCAGGCATCTTGTGACGATCTCCCCGATTATTCTGCCGGGGACATTCTCTATGCCGTACTTAGATCTTTTGCAAAGAAAAGAGGATTGTCTGTTTCTTTTTTAAGGACGCTGACAGACAGCGAGCTTTTTGAAGTGGCTGATTATAATTTATCAATGGAGTTGATGGACGTTATTATTCATGATAAAAAGGTTCTTGACAATGAAGAAGATTGATTTTGATTCAGATATAAAACATCTTATTTCTTATTACAACCATCTACTGTCTGCGCAAGATAAGGTGGGAGAGGAGATGGAAGAGATAACTAAGGATATTATTAGGAAGAAGGATGAGGAAAACAACATAGAGTTAGAAGACTTTATTGATTTGGAGGAAAAGTCGTTTATGACCAACTTGTATCAACAAGAGATGCTGAAAGTATCTTCTTCTATAAAGGCAGTTTACAGGTTATCTATTAACGCCGGTCATAATCTTAACATAGATGATGACAGCAAGAAGGTTCTTGACAGGATAGTAAACGACGGAGAATCAGATTTTATTATGTACGTTGACAATAATACTGATTCTGTTATGTTCAAGGAAGAATCTGTTGAGGAAGGAATAAAAAACATGTGCAAGTATCGTGTTGATCCATCTTCTCTTGAAGACAGGTTTAATATGCTTAAGTCTCAGTATGAGTTTTTTTTAAAAATAGTGAATAATGAAGGTAAGAAAGCCGACTAACGATGATGTCTCTTACGTAGATCGAAAACTCCTTGTGCTAAGGGATCAGATAGATAAGGCTGAACGTTATCTATCTGAAAACCCTTGGGATAAAATAGAAGATCCCGATAAGAGAGAGAAAGAATTTAGGTTTCAAAAAAGCTTGTCTGATAGCTTAATGCAATGGACTGAATCTTATATTAAGATGTGTGGGATAATGGATGTCTATAATCAGCTTGAGGCTGCCAAAAATAAGAAAAGCCTAAAAGGAGGACAAACAGTATCAGGTATTCAGTCTTTTGTTAAGAATGAAGCTAAGAACAAGCTCGATAAATAGTTTTGTCATGAATATTAACAGTAAAGAACTTTATATAAATATGGGTAACGATATTCCGTTATGGAATAACCTTTATTCTTATGAAGAGCAAGATGATGATGTCAAGCAATTCTGGGAGAATGAGGCTATGAAACTCCTTAACGGTGTTACCATAAATGGGGTGTTTATCCATCCTTGGCTATACTGGCATATCAATTTCTGGAAGATGATGATTGACGTAGGAGAAGATCGTATTCCAGGAAATTCACAGCTTCGTGATAATGAATGGATGTTTGCCGAATTTCTAAAGCAGGCGGAAGAAGAGAATAAAGGAATATTCATGTTCGGGTGCCGTCGTTTTGGGAAAGCCCTTCTTGATTCTGAGATACTTTATCTTGAGGACCTGGAAAAGATGATAGGAAATATTGTTGTAGGGGATAAGATATATGACGATAAAGGGAATTTGGTAGAGGTCGTAGGTGTCTACCCTCAAGGGAAAGTAACCACCTACAGAGTCGTATTCGAAGACGGTCGTAACGTTATTTGTTGCGGAAATCACCAATGGCGTGTCAATCATGGCGGAAAATGGCATGTTAGGAGTCTTAGATCCATAGCCGGATTAGATTATAAGAGTATGTCTATTCCAGTAGGTGAGGCCCTGAACTACCCTACGGCAAAGCTGCCGGTTCCGCCGTCGGCCTACGCCTCGATGCTGGCGGCTTATCTCGGTGGCTATGGAGGGGATATGTTTTTTGATAAATACGTTTGTAAGAAATTTCTAAGATCGTCCATAGATCAAAAGAAAGATTTTATAGAAAACTTCATTCGTTCTTTCAGAAACGTAGTAACCGGAGAAGAAGAGCTTATGTTGTCTCATATTGACATGGATGTCATAAATTTTGTACAACGTATGTTTTGGGCTTCAGGTTGGTATGCTAAATTGGAGGGGAACAAACTTATACTATCAAGGAATCGTAAGGAATTAAAAATAAGATCCATATCGATATACGGAAAGGAGCATGCCACTTGTATAACCGTTGATAATGACTCTCATTTATTTTTGACCACCAATTACATCGTTACTCATAATACGGCCATAATGAGCTCTCTTCTGGCTCGTAATGCTACAATGACGTACAATTTGACGCATAATGTTATTGGAGCAAGTAAAGAAGACCTTGCCAATATGGGGGAGTATCTTGAGTTTGGACTTGATAATCTTCCTCCTTATCTTACTATAAACAGGACTGGTAACGATTGGACTAAAGAAGTTGTTTTAGGTACAAGAAACATCAATAATCAACGTGATGTTCATGCCAGAATAAGAATCACCAACGTTGATGATGGAAAGACACGAGGATCATTGAAGACAGCAGGTGGAACTCCATATACGTCTATATATGATGAGGTAGGTAAATTTCCGGTGCTTGGAGCATGGCTTGCCGGTAGGCCGGCTCATATGATGCATGGTAGAATGAGGGGCGTTTGTTTGATGGCGGGAACTGGCGGTAATGTAGAAAAGTCTCAAGATGCCCAGAAAATCATGAACTCTCCGGACGAATATGGATTCATTATAATGAATTATGATATTCTAAATAAGATAGTTATTAAACCAACATGGCGTATATGTAAATCTGGATGCTTTGTTCCGGCCCAGATGTCTCATGCGTATGAAAAGAAAGAAACGACTCTTGATAAGTATCTTGGAGTAGAGAATGCTCCCGGTCTTAAGAAGATAAAAATAAAAGTTTCAGACTTTGATAAAAATACTGGAATAATAAAATCACGTCTTGACGAACTTGTCAAAAAGGATAGAGCTTTATACGTCCAGGAACGAATGGCATTCCCTTTGTCTATAGATGATTGTTTCCTTAATACGAACGTAAATAGGTTCCCTGTAGAAGATGCGTTGAAGCACAAAAGCCGTCTTCTTGAAGAAGGTAGGCCTGGTAAAACAGTGGATATTTATCAGATAGACGGCATGAAAATGGGGTATAATTTTAGTGATAAGCAGCTTGCTGATTATCCGTTTCAAGGTGGTAACATAGATTCTCCTGTTGTTATATATGAGGATCCACCAGAAGAAGGAGGTGTTTTTGATTACACTTATGTCTCATCGCTTGACCCCTATAAATCTGACAAGGCTGATACTGATTCTGTTGGTTCGTTTTATGTACTTAAAAGATATGTAAAAATCAACGATCCATTTGCTTATTGCATAGTAGCATCATACGCATCACGTCCTCCATCTTCCGATGATTTTTGTAGGAATTGTGAAATACTTCAAGAAGCGTATGGGGCCAAGTGTCTTATGGAGAATGCCGACCGAATGTATGAATTTTATCTTACGAGACGAAATAAGCAGCTTATGTTGCTGGAAGATGGCGAACGTCTTGCCGGTAAGATTATCCGTGCCGGAGCCCGTCAGAACAATAAGCTCGGTTTGGCTCCTACGGTTCCCAATCAGCGTATGCTTTTCAATACCGTTATTCAATATTGTTGGGAGGATGTTGTTGTTGGGTATGATGATGATGGTAATGAAATAACACAGAAAGGTATTTACCGTATCCCTGATATAGAACTTCTTGATGAGATCATAGCCTTCGGCCCCGGGACCAACACCGACCGTATCATAGCCTTCGGCCACGCTCTTCTTCTGGCTAAGTATTATGATGATATGGGTTACATGCCTGAAAGTACGACTCAGAAGGAGAATCAAAAGAAGAGAGAGCGCAAGAAGATAGAACAGGTCAAAGGATTTACGGTAAGAAGACATAACCCTTATAAAATGAGGTGACGAGAACAAATTCCTTATCTTTGTGAAAAATAGGATAATAGGATGGAATATTTCAATAGAGATCAGGCTTTTCCGGCCAGAGGAGTATTTTCAGGTTTGCCGGTACAGGCGATACCTACCAAGAGAAAAACCAAGGAGTGGTTTAAAGCCACTATGGATTCTCTTGAATTGATTGGTTTGAAGCAGCTTGATGAGAACCAGAAGTTCAAGGATTTTTATAGAATGATGGAAGGTAAGTTATCCTTTATGGAGCTGAAAGACGTAATTCCTTATCTTAAGGATGTTCAGTCTATAAGGGACAATGTAAATATTCCATCATTCTTACGTCATTATGATATAATAGGTACGATCGTAAACGCTTTTGTAGGATGGTTGGGCAACCTTTCTGACAAGTATAATGTAGTTGGATTGGACGAATCTGAAGTGAATCAGTATTCTGCCACGAAGGAGAATCTCCTTCATAATTACATTAAAGAGGAATTGGACAGAAGGATTAGGCAAGAATTGTTAAATAGGGGATTGGATCCGGATTATAATAATTTTGCAAGCGAAGAAGAAAAGCAGGCTTATGCTCAACAGATACAAGAGGTGAAAGCATCTATGACCCCTCCTGAGATAGAGAATTTCATGAATACAAAATGGAAGACTGCCGAGGTTATATGGGGTTCTCATACGCTTGAAGCAGACAGGGGGCGTTTTTACATGGATGAGATAGACACCGAGAATTTCATCGACTATCTTCTTACCGGTCGTTGTTTTAGAAACTATCATGTAGGATACGACTATTATAAGCCGGAGAGATGGTCTCCGTTGAATACGTTTTATTCTAAGACATTAGATAGCAAGTATCCGCAGTACGGTGATTATATTGGTCGTGTTCATTATTATACTGCCAATGATATTATAGTAAGGTGGGGGCATCTTCTTACGGCAAAAGACAAGCAAAAGCTTATAGGAGGTGCTGATAATTTCAATGGTACTTATAACAATGGTGATAATGGAAGCTATGTAAGTTTATCCAAATCGGCGAGTGTAGGGATGTTATATCAGAATAAGGTAATACCTTGGAAAGGATATAATGATTATGCTTCTATAAAAGCTTATGAGGATTATTACGGTATTCCAGCCGGCACATATACCGGATACGATAGTAATGGCAACGAATATCACAGAACCAGATTCATGCCAAATTTAGAGCATGGTAATTATTATAACCGTGCCCAGAGTTTAAGCGACGAGCATGTTCGTAGTGATTTGTATCAGGTAACTGAATCATATTGGGTATCCCCGGCTCAGGTGTATGTAATTACCTACCAAACTGAAACCGGATTAGTAACTACCGAAATGGTAACCGACGAGCTTCTTCAGGACTTTTTACAGGAAAATGGTATTAAGAAAATTACCAGAACCATGAGTAAGGGAATGGGGAACCCGGAGATTAATACCTATTTCGTAGATTACGTTCCACAGGTAAGGTACGGGGTTAAAATAAGTGGAGGTGCCCTCGCTCAGGACAACCTGTATCTGGATGGAGAACCTATCGATCACCAGATAAAAGGGGATAGTAACATCTATGACTTTGTTCTACCCGTTGCAGGATATATCGGTACTTCTATGGCGAACAGGATTCAGCCGTATCAAATATTTTATAATTTCTCCATAAATCAGATAAACAATATTCTTGAAAAGGAGATCGGTAAATTCTTCTTAGGGGATATAAATCTGGTTCCAAGTGAATACAAGGATTTGGGTGAAGATGTGGCTGATATATGGGCAAACCTTCTTGATGTAGCTAAGTCTGTAGGTGCTTTGACATTAGATACCTCATCTCAAAACACGAAAGGCGGTGTTCCATTCAACCAGTTTGCCGTTTATGATTTGTCGCAGACAGAGCAGCTTAAAACAAGAATGGAGCTTGCTGAATGGTCAAGGATGAAGTGTTTTGAAATGGTTGGTATCACGCCTCAAGTAATTAACGGTCCCAACAGGTATGAGACCGCCACCGGGGTCCAGCAGGGCGTTACAGCATCTATGTTACAAACACAGATATACTTTGATAACTTCGGTTACTTCAAGAAACGTGCTTTGGATCTTCATCTGGCTGTTGCTCAACAATGTCAGGAAGAAGGAAAGGATATTTCTGTAATGTACACAAAAAGTGACCTTACCAGAGCATTCTTATCTATAGGAACCGACGGTCTTAGTCTAAGGCATCTTGGTGTTCAGGCATTATCTAATTCCAAGAAAAGGGATGAGCTTGAGAAATTTAAGACTTTTATGTTGCAGCTAAATACAGCCGGAGGCGATATTTACGATCTTGCATCTATCTTCACATCAGATTCTATGGTAGAGCTTATACAGAATGCAAGGAATACTCGGGCATACAACGAGCGTCAGATGCAGCAGCAACAACAGAATCAGATGCAGCTTAACCAGCAACAGATACAAGCTGAAGCTGCTGAGAAGGATAAGCAACGTCAGCATGAACTTGCTTTGGAAGACAAGAAAGGTCAATACAGGATACTTCAAGAGAAGATCCAGGCGGCAGGCAGGGCGGCAGACGCCAAGAGCGACGCCACCTCCCTTAACTTCCTGGCTTCTGTTTCAGATCAGACCGTAAGGCAAGCTGATATAGAAAGCAAGGAAAGGATAGAGGATAAGAAAATTGAAAACGATTCCAAACTTCATGATGATGAAATGAGAATGAAAATGGAAGAGTTAAAATTAAAATCCAAAGAGCTTGCTCAACGAGCGAGGGAAGATGCCACCAAAAGGTATGTAGCCGGAATCAATAAGAATTAAGGATTAAACATCCCCAAATTTCATTAGAAAATCTCTAATAAAATTTGGGGATGTTTAATTTTTAGTGAAGATTAAACACTTATAAGTTTTTTGTCTGAAATATAGGTATTTAAATATTTTTGCAGTATGGGAAAATTAGAAAAAAATGGAATAGTAGAATTGGACGATATTTTTAGTATCGGTCCAGTTGATGATGTTTATAATAGGGAAGAAGATATTCTGCCTATTAATGGTAATGAACCGGCTAAAAAAGATGAGAAGCCTGTAGAAGAAGGTTCTCAAATTAAAGAAGAGCCGGTTGTCGATCCTACTCCTGATCCTAAAGAGGATAAAAAAGGAGAAGAGAATGTGGTTGACGTTAAACAGGATCCGGTAGAGACCCCGGTTGTCAATTACAGAAAAGTATTGGATGCCCTTTCTTCAAGAGGGATCATTCCCGATTTGAAAGATGTGGTATTTAGCGGTGAAAACGGCGAAGAGATTACTATCAATGATCTTGATTTTAGTAAAGAAGATTCGTTGTGTGACATACTATCTACAGTCCTTGAAAGCCAGAAAGAGGATATTGTTAAGGATAAGATAGATGTTACTTCTGTTTCTGATATTACCAAGAAGCTTATTCAGGCTGATAAGGCTGGCGCTAATATCGTTGATATTCTTAAGCAATATGATACGAATGTCGCTCCGATAGAAAAGCTTGACATTGAAAACAAAGCAGATCAGATAAAGATCGTTCGCCATTATGTTGATCTTCTTGGGTTGCCTAAAGATGAAGCTGATGAGTTTTTCAAAGGCATTATCAATAAAGGTGAAGAGTATGTTGAAGCAAAGGCTATAAAGTATAAGGCTGAGCTTGATAAGAGAATGGATGATATTATCCAGCAACGTACTAAAGAGGCTGCCGAAAAGAAGGCGAAGGATGCAGAAGATTTTAGAAGGTATAAGAAAGACCTTAAGTCTTCTATCCAGGCGAAGTATCAGCTAAATGACACTATGGTATCTAAAGCTCTTGATTTTGCTCTAAAACCTTCTGAATCGAATCCCGGAATTACCAAAGCATTTAATAGGGTAAGGGAGATGATGATGAATCCGGAAGAGGCGCCAGATTTGATTATGTTTCTTATGAACCCAGGAGAGTTCATAAAACAGAAGTCGAATCAAGCTGTAGTTGATGAGAAGAAGAAAATTTATAAGCTCATCAGCCACACAAATAAAGACAAGAGGGTAGCTCCGGTAGATGATAAAGGTGATCAAGTTCAAGGTGTGAAGTTCGATGAAATCAGTATAGATTAAAAATTAAAACATTTTTTCGTTCATGGCTAATGTACTTTTAACAAAAAATTTCCCGGCCACCATGAATGGTGACACGGTGATTGGATATACCGACGCTAAAGTCGTTAAGCAAAGTATCGTAGAGCACGATCTTAGCTCTTTAGAAGATTGGTACTACGAAGATCCGGATAAGAACCATCTGGGTATGCTTGAGTTGTTTTCTAACATTACAAACTATCCTCTACCTATGTATATGGGTATGATTAAACAGGATGCTACTATTACCGTAAATGGTATCAATGGTTCATTCCGTTACGATCTTCCGGTATCAGAAACGTATGAGGTAGTTACAGTAGAAGACACGTCTTTAAAATATGCAAAACCTGGTATTGATGAAAGCTTCTTCGAAATTGTGTTGAATGCACAATTTAAACAAGGAGATGTTATTACTTACGATGTGATTAACGGTTGCCAGGCTCTTATCTCTACAGAGCGTCCTCCGAAACAAGAAGGTGAAAACTGGAGATACTGGTGTAAGCTATGGGGCCGTTCTCGTGCTAAATACTTCCCGAAAGACATGCTTCGTGCCGGTATTAAATACTGGAAGGTAACAAACGTTCTTGGTGAGTTCTCTACTCAGTTCTCTGGTGTAGGAGGTGCTTCTAAGGCCGGTTCTATGACTTGTGAATTTACGCTTGGTGGACACCGTGGTGTTGAAGGTGAAACGACTATGTACGCTGGTATTAAGTCTTTGGCTTATGCGGACGAACGTACACAGAATTTCATCGACAAGGCTTACCAGAAAGTTCGTCAGCTTTCTGAAATCAGAGGAGGTGATGCAAGTTATGCCATTATCGGTTCTCGTCTTGGTGACGGAAGCATTGATATGCGTACGGCACGTGTAGCCAATACAGTATCTCTGTTCTGTTTGGCTGAGTTGGCTAAGATGGAAGCATACGAACTTATGTTCATGCGTGGAGGTAGAGTCAAGGGTCATAATGGTGTTTTGATGAAAAACGAAGGTTTGTACCATCAACTTCGCCGTGGTTTCGTTATCTCATATGCACGTCCGGGCGGTATCAAGCGCGAACACTTCCTGGCTGCTGCTGACTATATTTTCCGTGGTCGTAGCGATATGCCGATTGAAAATCGTGTAATGAAATTCAAGGTAGGTGCTATGGCTTACAAGAACATCGTTGAAATCTTCCGTGATGAGTTCTTCTCTCAATTGGGTGCCTTGGCTCCGCTTATGGGTACAGAACGTATTATCAATAATCCGGTAACAGGATCAAACGATGCTCTTGAATTAGGAACTGTAAAGATCAAGGGTGTTACTATTCCGGGTATTGGTAAGGTCATTGTAGAACACGAACCTTCTTTGGATTACGTTGATATGGTAGATAGAAGCCAGTTGGTAGACGGCATGACTCCTATCACATCATATTCTTGTATTATGGAAGACTTGACCGCTCCTGAATATTCCAATGCATTCGCTGGCATCCCTGCTTCAGCCGAAGCTCGTATTGGTAATATCAACAGCAACGTATTCTACGTTAAGCCTGATATCGGTTCTATGTGGTGGGGTTACGAACAAGGTAGATGGTCATCCAGAGTATCGGCTCAAGAAATTGTATCCAGCCATCCTCGTATGTCAGAACAATTCTGGTGCCACTCTGTATCGGCTTGTTGGGTAAAAGATACCAGCCGGTTCGTAACAATTGAATTGTTACCAAGCTCTTTGTAATCATAACTTTTAATATTAACTTGCGGTCGGCTTTAAAACCGGCCGCAAATTTTGTTTTCATAGGATATATAAAAGATGGGAAAAAAGATTTTTGAAGAAAGCCATGAGTCTAAGAAACTGCTGGCTACCGTAGGAGGAATGAAAATATATTCCGACTCTATTTATGTTATAACAGGTAAGATGGATGAAGAAGCTCCTTCCGGATATCAGGAAAGAGGCATTTCCAAGACTCCTTTCCCTGGGAACAAGACAGTATCTTGTTGTGGATGGGACAAGGATCTTAGGGTGTATGATACAGGTTTCTTTATCAATTCAGCATGTTATAAAGGTTACTCACTTGAAGACAAGAAGAATGAAATGGATATGCGTATTAAGAATATTCGGTATCCGTTTGAAGAAACTGTCAATGAGGACCTGGACCAAAAGAACTTCGATTTCTGGGATTCTTACAGAATTGACTTGTATGATGGTCGTTTGTTCTACACTAATGACGTTCGTGATTTATTTGAGCTGTATATAGCTATTTTATCCAAGTCTCTTACTCCTAAAGAGGAAGACGGTAATCCGATGTATGTCGAATCTTATTATTGTGTAGAAGACAAGACTACCGCCGTAGATATCAGGAAACAACGTCAGATTGACAAGGCTGATATTTTATACGAGTTCATGAACAAACTGAAAGGATCTGAGGCTGAAAGGAAAAGCATCTATGATCTGCTTTTGTATCTTGACATCATATACAGCGTAGAGCTTGATCAGAGCATGGTTCAATACATATTCACTAATTGGATTGACGCCAAGAATACGAACGTTGACATGTATAAAGAAGCAAGCTCAAGGTTCTTATCTGACGACGAATCTTCCGAAGGGATGCAGGTGATTAAATTCCATCGTATGATCAAGGAAATGATTGAGGGCCTGGCTGTCACCGTCAACACCGACGGACTGTATCTGAATGGCGAGCTCCTGGGCGCCGACGCCATCTCTGCATCTATGGCTCTTGCTTCCAATAAGTCTATGTTAGAAACTAAGTCACGTGTCCTGGAAGCGTATAACGCTTTAAAGAACAAGCATAAAAAAATAGAAGGCACTAAGTCTGACAAGAAGAAAAAGGAAGATGAGAAAGGTTTCGATATTGATCAATACGCTGACAAAAAAGAATAATTTATGAAGATTGTTGATTGTTATCTCCGAGCCTTACAGAAGGCTGAAGAAAACATGACCAACGGTGGTATAAAACTTGACAAGGCACGTTTTGTTCAGCTTTTTAATGACGAACAAAACCGCCTTGTTCGTTATATCCTTGATAAGAAAAATGAAGAGGATATACGTTATATCCAAAAGTTGGTTGTGTATTCAAAAGAACTTGACGAGAAAGGAGATAAAGATAATCCGGAAAGCACTTTGTTTTCATTGCCTTCTGATTTCTTTTCTTTTTCAAACATATCAGGCGTATTTACCAAAGGTGAATGCACGGTCACTGATTTTACCATGTGGGAGGCTAAGAACGAAAACCCGCATGAGCTTCTTGCCGACTTTTTTAACAAACCTGATTTTGATTTTAGGGAAACGTTCTACACTATAGGCGAAGATTCGGTAAGGGTGTACAAGTCTGGTTTTGACGTAGACACCGTTTATCTTACGTATTACCGCTATCCTAAGGAAGTTGACATCGAAGGATATGTTAAATCCGATGGTTCTAATTCAACCGATATAGATCCTGAATTAGATGACAAATTAATTGGTATTATCCTTAACATGATTGAAAAGCAATTTGCTTTGAATGAAAGCGAATACGGACGTTATCAAATAGACTCAAACAACGTCCAATCTCCTTTATAGCAGAATAAAGGCGTGTCCTAAATTAAAGACTATCAAAAAGCATTAAGAATTAATTAATTCCTAATGCTTTTTGTTGCTTATATGACTATCGCTATTTTTGAGACAGATAACAGAATACTAATTTTTAAAATATTATAAGGCTATGGCTATCCATAAACCGTATGACAGACACATTATCTGTCCTCCGCACGCTAAGTTGGCGGACGTAGATTCTTTGTTGCTTCAAGAAGGTCAGATCGCTATCTATGATTTGGATGGTGAGCAGACTAAAGATGGTTTGAAAGCGTTGAAAGACTTGAAAGGATATCGTAAGGACGAACAACGTTTCCAGATCAGAATTGGACGTAATGAGATGGTGAACGACCGTGTATCTGATGATAAATCATTCTCTACACCTACGTTTGCTATTGATGAAATTATAGAAGTGTATGCTTCTGCTCCGAAGAGCAAAGAAATTAAAGTAGATGAAGTTATTTTCGGTTATAACGGAATTGACGATAATACTGCTATTACAGCAAGAAAAGGCGATCGTATCCCTATTCATATTAAGCTGACAGGACGTTTGTTCGAGCTTCGTGGTTATCCGATGGGTGAGGTGAATATCGATGATTACATCATTTTCGAAAACTGTCCTGGTCGTGAGGATATGTGTTCAGAATGTGATCCTTGCGAAGATGTTGATATTTTGGCTGCTATCTTGAAAACAATCGAACGTATCAAGAATCAGCCGATTGCAGGTGGTGGAAAGGTAGGTGATTTTGTAGAAATCCATCCTATTCATTCTTGTGACGAGTTGGAAAAAACTCCGGTGGAAACCGACATGAATTTCTATTGTATGGAAATGTGTGATACCGGTGATGCTTATGCCCTGGCTCAGCTTAAGGCTGCTTATCCTGGTTTGGATATCAAGAGAGTCGGACGTCATCTTTCTACTTCCAAATATCAGGTGATGAAAGAAGGCGGCAAGCCTGCTGATTATACTCAAAAGCTGTCTTCTATTATGAAAGGCTGCGAAGAGTGTCCTGATGGATATACTAAGGTAGATGGCGGTTTGATTTATGCTGTAACATTGGAAGATGACGGTGTAGACCAATCTACTACTGTAGAAAATCTGAAAAACGCTGTTGCCAGCACAGCTAAGAAAACGGCTGCACAGGATGGTGGTGTAGGAATGTACACTGTAGCTGTAAGCAAGAAACTTACTAAGGCTGACATCGATACTTTTGTGGAATCCAACCCGACTGCAACAGTAACGTTCGTGGCTAAGACTGCTGACATGTGTAACAATCCTACTGTTACTACCGTTAGCTGGGAAGCGTGTGGTTCTTGTAAGATTTCGAAAGAAGCTTATGAAATTACGTTGCCGGATGATGAATGTGGTGGTAGTGCAAAAGCAGAATTACAGGCAGCATTCCCGTATCTGACAATCGAAGATTATGGTACACCTGGTGGATGTCAGCACAAGTTTAAAACCGTTGTAGTTACTAACATGGTTTGCGACGAATGCGATAAAATCTTCAAAGACTTCTTTGTATCGAAAGCGCCCGAATCTTATCGTGGACGTAATTGGAAACGTTTGGGTGCTGTAGCAGGAGATCAGTCTATTATCGCAGACCCGCTTCCTAAGAACTGCAAATGCGGTATTTTGTTCCGTGGTATTGACTACATGATTTCTCCGTCTGACTGTTTGATTGACCGTCTGACATTCCAAGAAGGATCTGTTCGTATTGCTGTAAATGGTGGTTATCCGGATGAACAGCGCGAGGCTATCAGCACGTACTTCAACCCGATCCATACCGAATACAAACAGCACTGGGCTCCGCGTACTCACCTTGGCGCTGAATTGCTGGATAAAGAACGCGAACAACGTATGTTCTTCGACTTCCGTAAGACTCACCAAGAACTTATGGAACGGATGTTTACCAACGAAGAAACCCGCTTAGACCTGTTGGCTCCGTATGCTGATTATTCAGTAACGTTGAAGCCGGCGCGTTATTCTAACGGCTTCGGTAGGGTAATTGATGATCATATTACAGTACACTTCCATGTACCGTACGGTGCTCACGAAGGTATTCAAGACCTTATGGACTTGTTGGCTGCTTCGGCAAATATCAAGCCCTGCAAGATTTGATTTTCCTTTTTTCTATATATCCCAAGGGGGAGGAGGCTGGTCCTCCACCCCCTTTTTTGTAATAAAATAATTTGAAATAGATCAATTTCATATGAATGGCGTGGATTTTTTATCCGGTGCCTTTGGTAGGGGCATCGATAAAATAACTAACATAGTTGGAAAATGGGGTTCCTCCCAACCGGTAGATGACAGCAAATCCGGTATAAAAATAGGGGACAAAATCTACCAAGTGGTTGTGTCCTTAAATGGCTGTTATTGGTATCTTGACGAAGAAGGCAAGAAGCATCCTGTTTCTGGTATTCCGGCCACAACCGAATGGGAGTGGATTAACATAGCTGAGAAAGTTATCAAAGATTTCAAAACATGTTACCGTACACCTGGTGGAAAGGTTGAAGTATGGAGTTGGTATCTTCTTAATGATCAGATGGATGTTCTTAAAGAAACCCATAGAATTACCGACAGTACCGACATGGATAATCCGGTAGGTAAGGTTCTTACTAAAATACCGGACGAATGGGTTATGATCGACTGCGATCTTCCTGATATGACAGAACGTGACATTACGTTCGTCAACAGATGTTATAAAACTCCTGATGGTAAGGTTGAAATAGAAGGATTAGAAGCCATAGATGACAAGATAAATATCAGGGAGTCTATTTATACCGTTATTCAATCGACGGACGATAATTTCCCTGCCGGCCATGTTTTTAAGCTAATTCCGGAAAATTGGGTTCGAATGATTTGTGACTTTCCTGACATGACAGAGCGAGACGTAACTTACGTTCTTGAATGTTACACTACTAAAAAAGGGAAAGTTCAGGTAGAAGGCTTGATAGCCATAGATAACATCCTTGGAGCCAGGGAAGAGGTTTATACCGTTCTTCAATCAACCGATCCTGATATTAAGGTAGGAACCGTGATGGATTCCATTCCCGAAGATTGGGTGAGGATGGTCTGCGATTTTCCTGACATGACGGACAGGGAAATTGTTGAAGTGGACGAATGTTATAAGACTGATGGTGGTAAGGTTAATATAAAAGGTTATCAGTCTATTGATGCTGTTCTTGGTGTAAGGGAACAGTATTATTATATTGTTAAGACAACGGACGCCGCCTATCCTCAGTGGACGAGAATAGATAAGATACCTAACGAATGGACGAAAACCGAATGCGATTTTCCTGATCTTACAGAAAGACATATTATGTCCGTAGATGAATGTTATACTACTCCTGGTGGTAAAATACATCTTGGTGGATACAGGTCGGTAGATAGCATAATAGGAGTCCGTGACGAGTATCTTATTGTCTTAGAAACGACCGATCCTGATATACAAAGAGGCGCCACATTCAGCAAAATACAAGAAGGATGGCAGCGTATTGTTTGTGATTTCCCTGATGCTACTACATCCGACACTGAAATAGTAGAAAACTGTTATAAGACGGAAAAGGGCAAGGTTCAGATCCGTACATACATAACAATGGACGGATACGGAAATACAAGGGAATTGAGACATATGGTTCTTAAAACAACCGATCCTGATTACAATATCGGATCCAATATCGATCAGATACCGGTAGGGTGGTTAAGTATCGAGTGTGATTTTGCGTCTGCTACACAGCGCCATATAAGACAGGTGAAAAACTGCTACGTTTCTGATGCAGGGAGCATTTACGTTGAGGGAGAAATTGTTTACGACAATGACCTTGACGTGGACAAGATGGCGCTTACGGTCATGGAAAGCACTGACCCGGCGATAGCCGTAGGGACGACGCTGGCTGCTATTCCCTCTGGCTATGTGAAAACAGTTTGTAGATGTAATTGTTGCAACCACTAAATCTTATTGTCATGAGCTGTAACGAATATTTTTTAGTAACACTGGAGTCTAAACCGACTCCAGTCCGTCATAAATACACGAATTTAACAGACGAATGGTATGGTCCTGATGGTGTTAAGTACGAAGATCCTGATACGATAGCCAAAATCGAAGAACAAGCTACAGATAAGAATCGTATAGGGGATAACACCTTATATCAGAAACTTATTGAAATACATTCTCAAGGAGAGTCAATAAAATCAGACATCGGAGACATAGGTTCGGTATTAGATTATATAAATGGGGAGGAAGTGTAATGGGAACCATATCAGATAAGTTAATGAGGATCATAAATACCAAAGAGGATATAAGGCAAGCCCTTATATCCAAAGGGTATGATGTACCTACTTCCATACCTTTTAAAGAGTATGCTAAAATGATATTAGACCTGCCATGCAAGGTAGATTCCTTCCCGGATATAGAAGGTATCGTAGCCAGATATTCAGCTTCCGGTCTTACCAATGAGCAGATGGCTGCCAATCCTGTATGGGTAGATAAGACAGGTAATGGTCATGATCTACAGTTGAAAAACTTCTCCTGGAAGGGAATGTCCGGGGTTGGTGGTTATGGCGATGAAAATCACCAAACATTCTACAAATTCACATTAGATGATTATGTCTTTATAGCTATCCCACCTGGTGCTAAGCACATGAATTTTACGTTTAGGGTAACGGGGTTACAGCCTGGAAATAAATTAACATTAGCTTTTTTTGGAACAACGAATACTGTCTACGGTACATGGAACAAAGATGGCATATATACTGTTGATGCTGATATTGTTGAGGCAGGGAAACCAACATACTTTTATAACGGATATGGAGCAACCAGAGGAGAGTTTACGATTGAAATTCTTCCTCTCTACCCCGGTGCACTCGTCTTTGACGGAGTAGACGATTACGGTACCTGTGATAACTTCCCTATTTTGACTAAGGAAAAGGGATATACGGTTGTGGCGTTGAGACAGTGGATTACAAGGGGAGAGGGGACATTGGGATTAATATCTAATGTAAAGAATTGGCTCAAGGATGGTGCCTTCGTTTTAGAATTTCGTGATACAATTGTAAATCGATCTAATAATCCTATATCTTTTGGAGCAGTAGGGAGTGAAATGGATTTACCACACATCCTTACTTATCAGACATCTAAAAGTTATAATGGTGTTTCGATTACAACTGGTAGTTTTAAGGGGACAGATGTGCTACATGTTGGAAAATTAGCTATGACCGGCTTTGGAGGAAATTACGCTAATGCTGCTATCTGGGAACTTGTATTTCTCGACCACGATGCCACCGAAGAAGAACTGACCAAGATCAAAGACTACTTCGTCAAAACCTATCCGTGGCTCTTTCCCGACCAAGCATGGACTGTCACCGGCAAAACCAACGAGGACGAAGATCGTGCTACTATTGCCAACATTACGGGCAATGGTAATGATCTTGTGCTGTCTAATTTTGGGTTTATTGAAGGGAGTGGCTACAATGAAGAAGGTGAATATGCTGGCTATCTAGTTACTGATGGGGTGGATGATAAGATAGTTTCGTCAGTTTTTGGAATGGGTAAGGATTTTACGATTGTTGGGGATTGGAAGTTTATTGATAATAAAAAGAGTGGTACTGGTTTAGTAAAAGGGTCTAGTTTTTATATCTACAACACAATGATTGGACTTGATCTTTATATTAATTCAGGATCAGTAAAAAATAGTCTTGACGGAATTAAAAGTATTAATGCTGCATGTTCAGATGGTAGGGCCTATGATCGTAATTGGAATGAAATACTAGCAAATACAGGTAATGTAGTTGGTTCTGGTGGTATGTTGGAGGTATCGAGTAGTGGTGGTAGGTTTGATCGAATAGCTTTTAAGAACCTTGCAATTTATCCAAGAATCCTCTCCAAAGACGACTGTATCAAAGCCTACAACTATTTACAAACCCTAAAATCAAAGTAATATGAAGTTTATAATAATACCAAAAGAATTATTTGATTCTATTCCAGAAGAAGCAAAAAAACAACTAGGAATAGATAATCCAAGGATGAACATAGATGAAACCGAAGTATTACTTCATATTGAGCATTATGATGTTTTATTTCCGCCTATGATGACTTTGGAAGAAGATGATAATAGTGATATCGTTTATCCGTTTCCAACATACGATGCAACATCAACAGAATTCAATAGTTTAATCACTTCTGATGAATGGAGTACAAATATTAAAGACTATGACATTTAATTCATTAAATACAATAATTGATGATATTTTGCTCATTGTACGTGATAATAATATCAGTGAATCTGAGAACTTATCACGTATACAAATAGAGCAGTGGATACATCAATATAGAGCATATTTAATTAAACAGGATCTAGATAAGGGTAGAGATATAAATCCAGAGTATGTACAAACTATTGGACCTTTACACATATCCAAAGTAAGTAATTGTACTGGTGGTTATAACTACAAATCAGATGAAGAGATACCTAATTTTATTGACTTACATTTTGGTTTAGGTTTGGTTGCTGTAAAAGATATGAATGGTGATTTAATTCAATTAGGTACAGAAACAAAAGCTAAATATCAAGTAAGTAGAAAATATACTTGCAATGATTACATTGCTTATATAAAAGGCAATCATCTGTATATACTTGGTCCTGAACACTTAGAATATGTTAAAATAGAAGGTATATTAGAAGACCCTACCCAAGCTGGTGAGTGTTTTGATAGAGATGATACTCCGTATCCAGTGCCAGCAAATATGATACCTACGATTAAACAAATGATATTTGAAAGAGAATTGAATATCATGTTACGAGTCCCTAGTGACACTACGAACAATAGTACAAACGACGTTAACAACGAACTGAATGCAAGAAACTAAATACAATAGAAAAGCTTATACGATTGCTGACTTCTATGATAGTTATTGTAATTACGTAGAAGACAATCCACTATATCAGGTTTCTTATAAAGTATTTAGACAAATTGTTTCAGATTACTTTAGATACTTAAGAGACGAGATAATTGAAAACGGAAAAGAAGTCAGATTACCTTGTAGAATGGGTACATTATCCATAGTAAAGCATAAACCTAAAGAATATACTGGTAAAAGTTTGAGGATGGATTATGCTGAAAGTAAGAAGTATGATAAGATCATATACCATTTGAATGAACATACTGGGGGATACAAATATCGTTTTTATTGGAATAAGCAAAATATGCTTACTAAGAATAAAACAAAATATCAATTGATAATGACAAGAGATAACAAGAGACATCTGGCACAAATATTAAAGAATCATGTAAGAGATTACATAGAATTATAATTATACAATATGATTACAAAATTAACATCTGTAAAGACTGTAATAGCAAAGATCATAGCAGACCTAGATCTCAAAGAAGATGACACTAAAATTAGTGATATCACAGAATGGTGTGGAGAAGCTATTGAACAAATAGGTGCTATTACTCAATTTATACCTAAAGTTACCGGTGTTGAGGGAGTTCCCGCAGTAAAGATCAATTGTCATCAAGCTCCACTGCCTTGTGATCTACATCAATTGCATCAAGTGGCATACTCATTTAATTGCAATGGCCCTTGGTTTCCCATGAGGAAAGCAACAGGATCATTTGCTGTTTGGGGATGTGGTGACAATTGCTGTAAAGAAAACTGTGAATGTCTTACTCCGGAAATGATCATTCAGAATGATACCCTAGTAAACCTAGTAGTTGATATGTGTGGTAATATTGATAAGACTGAAGCTATTGAAATGATTAATAGTAATCAAAATCTTAGAACTATCTTATCTAATTTGATCAACTTACACACATATGATATACACAGTTTAAGTTCTGTAAATTCTGCAAATCCTAGTTTGGGTTTTCAATATACTGTAAAACCTGGTTTTATAATGACTAATGTACCTAGTGGTTACTTAAAATTATCATACAGTGCTATACCTACTGATGAAGAAAGCTATCCATTAATACCGGATTTAATATCATACAAGGAAGCAATATACTGGTATGTCACAATGAAATTAAAGTATCCGGAATATCTTAATGGCAGAATGAATAGGGAAGTGTATTATGATATTCGTAGATCTTGGAACTTCTATAGGAATCAAGCATATGCTGAAGCATTGATGCCTAATGAAGATGGTCTAGAATCTATAAAAAACAATTGGAATAAAATTGTACCTGAATTTAGAGACCATAATTCTTTTTATAGTCATACTGGGGAACGTCAAATAATTTATAATGCTACTACATAATGAATGCACAAAGACAAACAAATACGTGGACAAAAGGTATGAATTGTGACTTAGATTATTCAGTCATAAGTTCAGACCAGTATCAATGGGCAGAAAATATACGTATTATTGCCAATGATAATAGTTCTACTGGAGTAATGCAGAATATTGAAGGCGTTCGTAAGCTCAATCCTACATTGACATTGAATGGTGAAACAATAGTCCATACAAATACAATTAGGGATTGGGCAATTGTGTTTACTAAGAAAGGTAGTAACTTCAATATATATAGATACGATTTTGGTGCATCTGAAACTGAACCTATAGTGACTACAGTAGCGTCCAATGTAGCATTGGATATTCCTATTATAGATGGTCATTATGCAGTTAGTAGTGTTTGTAAATGGGAATCTGATGAACTAGTTAAGATATACTGGTGTGATGGGGTACATCAGATTAGAGTATTAAATGTAGCCACAACTCATCCTAATCTTAATGTAGACTCTTTAAATATATCACCAAAGAGTCAATTACCACCTTTATTCTTTAAAGGTTTAGGTACAGGTGGATTGAAAGCCGGTAAGTATCAATATTGCTATCAACTATTTAATCCCAGAACATCTGAAACGTCTATATCTGTTTTATCTCCAATTATTACAGTATCTAGAAGTTTAGAAAATACTAACAGCCAAGATATCTATGGTAGTTCTAAAGAAGAAACTACTAATAGGTCCATTAAACTACAGACTACTGTTGATACTAACTCTTTTAGTAGAGCTAGAATAATTTCTATATATTACTCTAGTAATACTGCAGAACCCGTTATCACAGTGATAGATGAAATAAGTATTTCAAATAATACTTTAGTCTATGAAGATAAAGGTGGTTCAGTTATTGATGAGCTTACTCTAGAAGAATTCAATGGTTTAAGTACTTATATATTTACTCCCAAAGTAATAGAATCTAAAGATAACATGTTATTTGCTGCTAATATCACTGAACAGACTTGGGATATTAGTGATGATGAATTTGATGCTAGAGCATATAGATGCAATAAGAATGGTCAAATATTATTAACTTCTACATCTGGACAGGATTCTATAACATTTTCTACTTCAGAAATAAGTACTAAAGATATACCAACTAATCACGACTGTATTTGTCCTGCAAACTATGATGATAATAGTCAGTATTTATATGCTCCAGATGCTACAGGTAAGTATGTATACGGTGGTATAGGTAAAAATATTTCATATAGATTTATAAAAACAAACCTAATTGAAAGTGATGCCCCTACATCTAGGACAGGTTATGCTGAAGATTCTTTCTCATTAAACTCTAAAGCACGTTCTACATCTACTCTAGATTTATATAACATTGAGGAAGATGGTTCTTGGTCAGATGCAGGTTCTTTGCAATTTGCTGATGCTACTGCTAAAGTATTAAACTATAGTAATAGTGAAGTAGAATCAATGGCAAGGGGTTATATGAGAGATGAAATATATCGTTTTGCTATTGTATTCTATAATGAAGAAAATGTAGTATCTTCTGCACACTGGATCGCAGATATAAGAATGCCTAAAGCTAGTGCACCCGGTTATAACATCTTTACTTCAGGTATGCGAGTAGACATTGGTGGTAATACCACTAATAGCCTAGAAGTAGTTACACACCCGTTAGGTGTGCAATTCACGGTTAATATACCAAGCGATTTAATCCAAAGTAAGAAGATTACTGGTTATGAAATTGTAAGATGTGAAAGAACTATTTCAGATAGAACAATATTAATGCAAGGAGCTGTTAGTTGTGTTTGTAATTATGATAATACAAATCAATTAACTGCTTTTCCATATCTTACCTATTCTACTTCTCATGGGATGGTATCACAAAATAATAAATATGCACATGCTTTTGACTTTAGTAGTCAGAATGCTAATGAATATTTCTTATTTATATCACCAGAAATATGTGTTAATAGGACAAATGCATCTGAAGTAACAGGAAGAGCTACAGAGATTAAAGGTATATACAGACTAAAATCTTCAATATCTCCCGATGAATCTATGGGTAATGGTACTCCTGCGAATGATAAGGTTGTACCCAACGGTGATAAAGTCAAAGTATTAGTTGGGGCAAAAGCTTCAAAACATGATTTAAAGAATATAACCTCAAATACTTCTACTAGTTGGGCTAAGAATAGTGGTTGGGCTTATACTTCAGTTACAGCTATAGGTGATTCTATAAAACAATCTACTGCAAATAATGCAATTTATATGGGTGCAGAATCATGGTATGATGCCACTTTAGCTAAGTATTACAATAAAGTTACTACAGGGGGATACAATTCAGCATCAATTCAAGACATTACAATTGCTACTAATACAGATCCCTTTGACTTAGATGACGATGCATGGAGAACTAAAGCTACCAATGTAGGTAGCATGGTATACTATAACTGGGTATACGGAGATACATCTAAGGCTAGTGATTATGATGATAATAATGTTAGGAAGGTTGGACCTCATGGGGTATGTGCAATATTCCAGAGTACAGATATGACTTCTCGTAATACTATGGTTGGTGAAGTACCAGAATTAGCTGCTGGACCTGAAAGTGCTAATACAATCCTCATTGCCAATTTAAAACAGTCTGTAACACCTTATGGTGGTAATAGCTATGCTACAAGACAAAACTCTGTATACATTAGTACAGGATCTTATATTAGTGTAAAAGACAACCGTAATACTAAAGTAAATGTATTCGGTGGCGATACATATGTTGGTGTATTAGATTATGCTAACTGCATGTTTGCATACCACAATGCTAGTGATAATTACGAACAACCAGATAATGAAAGAATTAGAGCATATAATGGTGCTTATATACCATTAGAATCTTCTATCAACCTTTCATTAAGAACAGATACAGTAGGTACAGCTAAGACTTATGAATCTGGTACAGGCTATGCAAATCACTTTGTAGAGAATGATATTGTACAAGTAGGTTCTATATATGTTCAGAATACGCCATTATATGCTTATAATGATGCTTATTCTGCTCAACCCAGAGCTAAAAACTATGTTAGTAAATCAATATATAGTATAGATAATTTACATACAGATACTAGGGTAATGAACTCAGAACCTAAAACTAACTTGGAAGTAACTGATTCATGGACTAAATTTAGAGTTGCTAATTACTTAGATGTTGATACCAGATTTGGTTCTATAAACAATTTAAAGTTATTTAAGAATAACTTGTTGTTCTGGCAAACTGACGCTTTTGGCACACTTGCCGTAAATGAACGTTCTCTTATCCAAGATAATAATGCAGGTGCACTTACGTTAGGTACAGGGGGTGTATTAACTAGGTTTGATTACTTTACTACTAAGAATGGTTCTAAAGAGAATCAATTAAGAACTGCAACACAATCAGATAGTACAGTATATTGGTATGATGCTGATAGAAATGAAATATGTGGTTTTGATAATCAATTACGTACTGTATCTAAATTAAAAGGTGTACAATCTTATTTACACGATAATAAGGATATAATTACAAATGATCCTATATCTGTATACGATAAAAAATATAATGAAGTTCTTCTTACTCTAGAAGATAAGACTTTAGTATTTAATGAACAAGTTGGAGCTTTTACTTCATTCTATACTTATAGACCTGATTGGTATGCTGAATTTACAGATAAATTAATGATATATAAGAATTTAGCTGTATATAAGTATAATTCAGGTAACGAATTAGATATGTTTACTGGCAAAGATAAAATATCTTATGTTAGATTTATAGTAAATGATAAGTACCCTCAAACTAAAACATTTGATAATGTTGAATATGGCGGTGACTTTACTTACGACACTAACTTTGATAACATCTACTTTGAAACTAAAAGACAAACTAGTTTTACTCTTACTCAAGATGATATAGATTATAGAGAAGATACTTACAAGTTCTGTATTCCTCGCAGTAGTAGAGAATTAAATGAAGCTGAAGAGTTAGTAAACAAATCCTATAGAGATAGAATGAAAGGGAAATATTTAATCTGTCATTATAAGTATGATTGTAATGGTGGTAATACGTTTAAAGTTCCTTATATTAGTACAGCATACAGATATTCATTGATATAATATGAAAAAGAAAATAAATAAAAAGAAAGTTCCAGCTTATGCTTTTGGTATAGATCAAGGTTTAGAGATTGCTTCTATATTGGGAGCTGGTTTACAAGGCTTTACAGAAGAAGGATCTGGTGCAGATATTGCTGGCAGTACTCTAGGAGGTGCTGCCAAAGGTGCTTCTGTAGGTTCTGTTATTCTTCCTGGTATTGGTACAGCGGTAGGTGGAGTTGTAGGTGGTGTTGGAAACCTTGTATCAGCTATCTTTAGAAAGAATGCAATTAATAAACAGAAGCGTATTAAAGCAAATGCTAAAGAAATAGCAATGGGAAAAGGTAACGCAGCCACACTTGAACAAGAATATTGGGATGATAATTCTTTAGCTTATACTTTTGAAAATGGTGGTATATTACCAGATTTGGCTTATGTAGATAATAATGAAGTAATAAGAGATGATTTTGGTAATATTGAACAAATACCTAATAGTAAACCAGGTACAGACAATCATTTGATAGATGCTTCTAATCTTGAATCTGTTCTATCTGATAAGATCAAAAGACCTGGTACAAACAAAACATTTGCACAAGAAGGTAAAAAATTAGTTAATATGACCAAAGGAAGTAAAGGAAAAGATAGATTTGCTCGTAATGCTGATAAGTTAAATCAGATGAATGCAAATGCAATGTATGAACAATTGCTTACAGAACAAGAAGCAGTTAAAGCTAAAAAAGGCATTAAACCCAAAGTAAAAGGAATACCGGCATATGCAGATGGTAAATCTAGACAAATTGTAACTAGAATACCTGGAAAAATAGGTTATTTTAAATTTGATCCATCTAGTGGAGAATATTTTGATGTAAACGGTAAATACGCAGGTAGTGTTAATGTTAATGAAATAGATAGTGTTATAAATGCAACTGCTAAAGAGACAATGGCTGGATTAAATCTTCCCAAATTATCTACACCATCTATAACAGATACAAATAAAAGCAAAGCATACAAGACGAGTATTCCTACCAAGAATATCTATGATCCTAATAATTATATAGCGCAGTGGAAACCAGAATACTCTGAAGCCCTTAAAGCTGCTGCAGTACCAAACAAAGAAATAAAATTAAATCCAAATAAGAGATTAATTCAAACTTATGGTAGTGCTCCAGCTTTCTATGACGTATTACCAGAAAGTAACGAAGTCGATGCTATTACTGGGGAAACCATCCCTGTAGGTACGAATGAACCTGTACGTGATATTCCTAAAGCATCGTTACCTGGTACAGCTCCTATAACAAAGAAAAAAACTGCTAAAGGTGTAACTACCCCAAGTAAACAAAGTAAATCAGTAGCTGCTCCTAGTCAAGCTCCTTTATTAGATATAGCAGACTTTAACCCAGCTTTAGCATCTGATCCTATCTATGCTCCATTGGTTTCTGTTGACGATTTTAATCCTACGTTAACACCAGATGAAATTAAAACATCTAGCAAATCTTCATTTGGCTTTGGTAGTTTATCTGGTTTATCTCCTATACTGTACAATTGGATTCAGAGTAGACGTAGACCTGAAGTAGAAGATCAGGTTATTAATCCCTATACTGGGGCTATTAATAGAGCAATGGCTAGCCGTAAACTTAATATAGAACCCACTCTTGCAGCTAATAGAAGATCTAGAGCAATTGCTCGTAACAACATGGCTAGACTTAATCCTAATACTGGTATGAATTTAGCATATGGAAATCAATTAGCTACTGGGGAATATGCTCAGAATACTTCAGTATATGCTAATAGAGATAATGCTAATAATCAATATTTAGGTGAATACGCAAATATGATGAACAATTTAGGTCAACAATATGTACAGAATACTGTACTTACTAATGACTTAAACGCTCGTAATAGAGCTGCTGCAAGAAACTTTGGTGCTACTGCTGCTGGTCAGTTAGGTCAATGGTCTCAGACTAAAGAAAAGATGCGTAATCAAGCACGTAGAGATCGTCAGATATTGCCTTACTTACAGAATTTCTTAAGATACGGTACAGTAAATAGTTTAGTTGATAGTTTAACAGTATAATTATGGCAGTAAATAGATATGATAATCCTGCACAAGCTCAATTTATAGACACCTATGTTCCAATTCCTTTTGAACAATTATACACGTTGGGTAAGCAGGCAAATGAAAGAGTTGACAAAGCTTTAGCAGATTATAGAACTGCTGCGAATACATGGGCTGATTTTCAATCGCAATCGATGAAAGATATGCAAACCTGGGATGCAGAAACCAGAGGTAAAGTACTTCCGATTATTGATCAAGCTGCTAAAAATCCTGAGGCCATTAAAAGTATGGAATGGCAGATGGCTCTACAATCTGCAATAAATAATGTAGATAGAGCTAAACTTTCAGCATTAAGACAAAGTGCAGCTAATTTTGAAGCATATAATAAAGCTAAACAAGCTTTAATAGCTTCTGGTAAATATAACCCATTATGGCATGATAGAAACTTTACCAATTGGGATACTACTACTCAAGGTCTATATAAAGATATATCCCCAATAGCATATCAATCTGTAAATGATCTAGTAGATCCGTATGTAAATGATCTTAAACCTAGCGATATGGGTAGCGATGGTAGATATTTATATCATGGAGTATCTGCAGATAGAACTAAAGCACAAGTAGATTCTCATTTGAGTGAGATTCTTGCTACCCCTCAAGCACAAATGCATATGAGAACTATGATTTCTGCTGGAGTTGATCCTGAACAAGCTAGAGATATTTTTGTGCAACAAGTTTATACAGCAGCAAGAGAAAAGGCTTGGAGAGATAGAGCTGGAGTTGATCAGTTTGCATTATTAAATGCAAGACTTTCTGCAGAAAAAGGCTCCGCTCAGACTTCTCAATCTAGAGTAATGGAATTGGATGCAAGTTTGGCACAAAAACGAACCAACTTGTTGGCTAAGGAATTGAGTAAAGCTCAAGCTGAAGGTATTATTGGTGACAATCCTACAGAAGATGACGTTAGAAATCTTTATTCAAACGTTTACAGAGAAGCCTTAGGTTCAAACAATCCTTCAAAAATAAAAGAATTAGTAAATTCACAATCCATTCCTTTCTCAGAAGGAGAATTTAAGATTATGTTAGATCCTAATTTCCCTGATTCTAGAGATGTGGATATATATAAGAAAGGAGAACCCAAAGGAAAGAATAAGAGAATCACATTAACTGATTTTACGCACGTGGTACCCATGAATGACACAGGTATACCTGTAGCAGAAATATCTAAAGAATTTCTTTTAAATAATGAAAAAAGCATTCTGGATACCTTTAAAACTTGGGGTTTTGATAATTCTATTGCAAAGAGAAAAGAAAAGTTAAGTGATCTTGTAGAGTCCTATGGTAACATTATTAGTGATCTTGTATCTAATATCCAAGTAGGTTATATGAAACCAAATGGCAGATTACAAGATTATGGTATTATTAGTGATGGGGGATTGATACAAATGCCTTTAGTTCCTGGTAAAGTATTAGTTTCAGAGAGTGAAATTGATGCCATTTTAGAAAATAATAAAGGTAAGTATGGTAGTTTAACTACTAATGACATAAAGAAAATACTTTTTGAAAAAGGTATAAACGGAAAGCACAAAATAGGTAATAAGTTAGAAGACAAACCTTATACTGCCGGTAATCAAATGGAAGAAGATTATTATGAACTTAACATTGGTTATCCAGCTTTGAGTGATCCTGCACAAATAAAAGCATTTGAAGATGCTTACAGTGCTAAAATTTTTGGTGGTAGTTCTTCATTTAAAGCAGAACCATCACATGCAGCAATTTCTTTTGATAGTAGAAGAACAAATTCAAATATGTAATTATGTTTCCACGTTTTGATACAGTTAGCAACAAACCAAACGGATTAGAAGTATTAAGAAATACTTATAATTCTTATTATACTGTTCCTAACATTATAAATAACAATTTTAATGAAGGATTGGCCAATGAGGAAATAGAATCCGTGGCATTGGTAAACTCCATTATGAATGATGAATATATAGCTGCTGATGAATTAGGTGGCGAAAAGCAAAGTCTATCAGAATTGAATTTAGATGAAGATTTCTTGGGTAACACACTACTTAGGAAATCTTTAGGATATTTATCTGAAGAAGATTCAATGGATATTGAAGATTTTGCAGAAGGTACAGAAGGCAATACTAGAAATAACTTTTTAAAAGTTATGAAAGGTAAAACTGATGAAGTATTAAAAGGACTGAAGGAAAAAGAAAGCAGACCTGATAGTTTTAAACTATTTAGTTATTTTACTCCGGCTATTGATCCTGAAACAGGAAAATATACTTTAAAGCAAGTGGTTGGTACAAAAGAATCTATGGCAAAAGTAGAATTAGCAGGTACTTCAATTATTAATTCCTACGGACCTAAAAAATTAACAAGTAACGCTTTACTGGGATTTACTGAAAGCTTTGCAAGAGGGCTACATGGTATTCTTCCTGGCATTTACAGTTTTGCTGCTGGGGCAGGAGATATTGCAGAAGCTGTTTCTAGTTTAGCTAAAGGGGAAGGCTATAAATCAGAATACGATAGTTTGAATGCGTTAGCAGATTATCGACAAGAAGAAATAACCAGAGATACCCCTTACGGTAAGACTAGCATAGAAGCTGATCAAAGTATGTTTGATAATTTGGAAAGCTTTAGTAATGTTATGGGTAATGTTATATCTTCCTTGGTTTCCTATGCTGGAGTAGGTAGAGCAATAGCTAACACCGGAGTTGGTAGTCTTATTGGTGGTTTAGCTGCTACAGGCAAAGAAGTAGAAACTTTGGGTACTATAGGTAAAACACTCAATGAAGCAATCAAAAGCGCTCCTACAGTATTACCAATGGTTGGTGCTGGTATGGTATTAAATTACGGTGAAGCTTATCAAGCTGCTAGAGATGCTGGTCTTAGTTTAGAGGATGCAGCATCTGTTGGTTTACTTACTGGTGCCATTAATACAGTCATTGAACAAAAACTTGGTTCAAACGCTTTGACAAGATGGTTGGCTACAGGAAAATCTGGAAAAACGGCAGCGCAAGCTGTAGTAAATGAAACTGGTGGGGATATGTCAAAATTGTTTGATAGAGGCATATCAAATAGAATTATTAACAATATAGTTAATGCTGTAGATAGATTTACTACTACTAATAAAATTGGAGTAGGTAGTGCTTTTGAAGAAGGCTTAGAAGAATTTCTTCAATCTGAAGCTAAAAATTCTATTGAAGTATTATATGACCAGTTTATTGCTCCGGAGGATGTAGAGATAGGTAAAGGTAAGTTCGGTACAGAATTGTTTAGTAAGGAATCTTTTAAATCGGCTTTGGAAGAAGGAGCAGCAGGTGCTATTGCTGGTTTACTTGGGGGATTTGTACATTCCAGAGTAAAAGAAGACAGATCTATTGTTCCTTTTATTGCTTCTGGAGAATATGAATCTTTGATGGCTGGTATGAATATGGCCCTTACTAAAGGGGCTATAACTCAACAACAGTATGACGGTATTAAATCTAGAGCTGAAGTATTAAATACTTTGTACACAGATAATAAAGATTTATTTGCTAGAGTAGCCTCATATGATCCTAAGAATCAAATGGAAATATCTGAAGCGGTATTAAAACAGCTTAGAAATCAAGATGATTATATACAAAATACTAAAAATGGCTTAGAAGATGATTATAAGCAATTTGTAGACATTTTAAATAATTCTTCTAGAGTAGTTACAGTAAATAATAAAGTAGCTGAAATTAGTACTGTAGATAGATTTGAAAGAGCTCTTAGAGAATCAGGTAGAACTGAAGAAGCTGACATTATCGCATCTTCTAAAAAAGATGCAAAGGATAAAATAAATAAAATTTTACCCAAACCTAAAAAGTTTGAATCTGAGGAACAAAGAAGAGCTTGGTTACAAACTAGACAAGATATTGAGAATAGTATCTACACAATAGATGCAAATAGACAAATCAACAATCTTAGAAATAGAAAACTAAATGGTGAAATAAATTCATTATTGTCTAATAATAATGATTTAAAACAAGCTGTAGAAGAAAATTTTACTAGTAATGTAAAATATACAGATACGCTTAATGAAAAGTATGATGCTATAAGAAAGGCTGCAGATGAAAATGAACTAAAAAAGGCAATAGAAGACGCTAGGAATTTTGTAATAAAACATGCAGTTAATTTTGAAAATCGTAATTCTCAGATAACAAACATACATGATTATGCAATAAAACAAGCACAATTAGCAAATAATGCAATTGATGAAGTAGTAGATATAAAAAGATTGAAAGATCTTACTACAGACAAAGATTATGTAAAAGGTTTGTATGACAAACGATTTCAAACAGAAAAAGTCTATTCATCAATAAAAGCAATAGAAGATAAATTAGCAGCAATAGAAAAGAAAACCAAAGCTGTAGAAGATTATTTTAGTAGTGATGATTATAAAACGTCTTTAGATTCAGTTATAAATGATCCAAACACATCTGAAGATACTTTACGTCTTTATACTTCTGCAAAAGAAGGTGATACAGGATCTCAATTAGAAATCGCTGAAGCACAGAAAAAGCAATTAATAAGAGATTTAAACAAATTACCAGTATCGGCGAAGGAAGAACGAAGTAATATAAAAAATTTAATAGATGATAAAGACTTCGAAATTAATTATCTGAGAGATAAAAAGACTAAGGAAGACGAAGAAATTGCAAAAAGTATTCCCAATCCTGTAGATGCTGACTTTAGTAATGTAAATGATAAGGTTATCTCAAAAGATGGTAAAGAGTTTACAATAGATAAAAAAGCTACTAAGAAATCAGAGAAGTACGGTTTTGTTTACACTTTAAATGATAAAGATGGTAAGCCTGTTGAAGTTGGTCAAGGGGAATTGTTAAACTATAACATTGAATCCAAATCTGGTGGCACAATAAGTTTAGCACAATTAGCTGCAGAACAAAATAAACTTTTAGAAGCTGCTTCTCCAAGACAAGAACTAAATCTAAAAGAGGGTCAAAATGAAGATTATGAAATTACTAATCCTAAGTCAAAATTAGCAAAGGATTATGCAAAAGACGATACCTACAAAGAGGGAGTAAGACTTGCATCTGATGATAAATTCAATGCTATAATCAATAATCCTAGTACAGATGTTAGTAAATTTGCTATTGACTTTACTATAAGTGATAATATTGAAAATTTATCAGGATACGCTAAAGAAAAGGCTGCAAAAAAGAAGTATTTAACTCTGTTAAAATCATCTAATCCTATTGAAGCTTTGGACAATTTATCTGAAGTAGAAAGAAATGAGTTAATTCAATATTTACCTATACAAGGCATTATTACTAATAAAGGTTATTCTAATAAAGTGTTTGCATTTTCAAACGCAAGTAAAGAAAAAACAAAGTTAGTACTAGAACTGCTTAAAAATAAAGGTAACGTAAAAGTGCCAGCAGGTAATATTGTACGTACTCCGGGTTATAATAATTATCAACCTAATACTTCTAATACTTTAGTAAAGGGTTTGGGTCTCAAATTGAATAAGGATGGGGAATATGTATTTCCTAATGGTACTCCTATGAGAATAGGTATAGCAGATGCAACCAATTCTATTTTTTATATAGATCCTTCTAGAGAGTCAGAATATTTACTTACAGCAAATGCTACAGGTACTCCAGGTTCTCCTTATTTAATAATACCTGGTAAATATCAACTTACTGGTGAAGAGGGTTATGTTGCAAAACTTAATCCCAATAAAATACCTTTGGAATTAGCTACATCTATTGCTAGGGTATTTGCTGATTTATCTTCTAGAAAAATTAGATTAAAGGATGCTATACCTGCTGATAATACTTATGGAATTGAACCGGTTAATGTTGGGTACCTCACTTATGCTCAGTTCTTAAATAGTTTGGTTTACTTTGGGGAATCTACAGTAAATTCTAAGCGTGAACCTAGTAAGATACTTTACTTTGATACAAACAATAGTAATATAGTACGATTTGGTGCAAAACACGAAGCGCTGAGACCAAATGATGAAGATTCTATTGCAAAATTTGCCAAATGGATGTCTGTAAATAAGAACTTTGCTATTTCTAGAGCGATGTTAAACAATGACATGCCGGTTAAATACGGCTTTAAAATTAAAGCTGGTAATAAGACTATTGATTTTAAAAGTGGTGCTAGATATTTAAATACAATCATTGATAATGATTTTTTAAGTACTGATTTAGATATATCTAAAGGTTTAATTTCAAAATCTTATTTGGTAGTACAAAACATTCCTATAACCGAGAGAGTTATTACTACAGATAGTGTTCCTTCTCCGAAGGAAGAGAAAACTTCTGAAGTCTTTGAAAAAGAGGAAATCGTATTTAAAAGTGTAGAAAATTTATCTGAAAAGATAAACAATTTACCAGACGGTAGTACTATAACTGCAAAAATTCCGGGTGCTCAGAAGTATGCAAATAAAGCAGCTTTAGTAAAACAAGGAACTAAATTGGTTTCCTTAAAAGGAGAAGAACTGTTAAATATTGAAGGGTTAAATGAAGAAGAACTTTCACAGAATATAAGAAAAGCTCTTGTAGATGTGTATAACAAGAGTATAGACGATCTTATAAAATATGAAAGTGAACATCCAGAAGCTCAAGAAAAAGTAAAAGATGAGGGTAAATTAGTTACTGTTGATAAAACAGGTTTAAAGATTTATACACAAAAAACTGTTACAATCAACAAACAAAACAAACAAATTGAAAATCCCAAGTACTATGAAGCTATTAAAAAGGCTACAATTGCCCCACCAAAAACTGTAAAACCTTCTGCAGAGTCTAAAAGAAAGGAAACAGCTAAACCTGAACCAAAAAATACAAATACTTTTGGTTTGCTTACTAATAATCCTTTTGATTCCGTTGAGCAAACGGAAGAGGTGAAAAAATTACGCGAGGTTTATGATAGACTTATAAATAATTTATCAACGTTATCCAGCAAATTGATGTACGATAGTGCTGTTAGATCATTGTTGACAAAACGTAAAGCAATACCTAGTGCAAATATAACAAAAGAAGAGTTATCAAATTTATTGGATTATACTTTCCCCGATGGGAATACGGTAAGTAGAATACTTTTAAATTTAGGTAAAGTAATTCCAGTAGAAGCACCTCAACAAATTTCTCCAGTAAAAACTGTGCCGGAAAAAGTAGATGAGAAAGCAACGGATACTGAAAAACATCTTGTTGAAATTACTAAGGAAACATCTCCATTTAAATTAGGAGCGTATGCAAAAGACGCAACCGAATATCAAAATTTGGTAAATGAATATAGAAACAATTTTGATCAAATGGATTCCGATGAGATGATTGATTTCTTATCTAGAATGAATGATCAAATTTCAGATTCTATACCTAATTTTGAAATTTATAATGACATACGTAAAGGTACTCTTAAATTAAGAGAAAGAAAAATCAAAGAATCTCCAGTAAAAGAAGCTCCTGTTGCCAACGCTCCATTAGATCCAAGAGAGTTAAATAAAGCTGCAGGTATTACTGATGAGATGATTGGTTTTACTAGAAAAAAACCAAAAAATAAGTTCACTACTTTTGGTAAGAAACCTTCTGTATCAATGCAGGTTTATGATAATGTTAAACAAACTTCTGATTTAGAAAAAGAATTATTAAATTATCGTAGAATGCTTGGTAAAAGAGCTGGTGGTAATATTAAGTTGGTAGATCAATTAATTCGTATAATTGGAGAATCTGGTAGACCTGGTTGGGCATGGTCAATAATGAATGAGGATGGTGTAACCTTGTTTGAACGTCCAGCGGCTGGTGCTGCTTATCATGAAGCTTTTCATAGAGTATCATTATTATTGTTGAGTCCGGAAGAACAAGCCAGAATGTACAATTTAGCTAGAAAAGAATATTCACTATTTAATCGTAACGATAATGAAGTGGAAGAATTTTTAGCTGAACGTTTCCGAGAAGATGTTATCAATAATACTCCCGATTCCCACAGTAAGTTAGGCAGAGTTATTTCAGATATTAAAAACTTTATTAAATCATTCTTAGGTTTAAATAAAACCAAAATAGATAATATTGATGGATTTTTTAATGCTATTAAAAACGGTAAATATAAATTTGCTAAGATTAACAAAGCGGCATTAACTAATTTTAATCAAAGATATGCAAATGCGGATGCACCTCTTACTGTTAATGGAGTCACATTGCATCAAATTTACAATAGCTCTTTACTTGGAAATATTGTTAGTACTTTAACTTCTATGACCATAGATGTTAATGGTATACAGAATATAGAAAGTTTAGAGAAAGGGTTAAGTTTTAAGGCAGTAAAAGATCAACTAATTGACATCAGAGATAAGCATTTAGCAGCCTCACAAAACGAAGCGTTTGGTGAATTAGAAAGAGCTATCTACGAAGAAAAGGTAGATCTTTATAATGAAATACTTGATAACTTTGATACAGTGTTTAGACCTCTTATTGATGTTAAGTTGCAAGGATTTAATATACGTAGAGTAGAATCTAAACTAGAGGAAAAAGATGATCTAAATGACTTAGTTAATGATGAAATAAGATCTGCTTATGAATTTTCAGCAAAAGAAAATGCGCAAGCGGATATTAGAGTAATGTTTTTAACATTAAAAGATTCTGAAACATTAGATCCAGAAACATTCCTTCCTGTATATATAAATCCCGATGTAGCTTGGTTTAATGCCTTTAGTGCAATTCACAATGCAAAGTCTATAGATGAAATGTTGGAGCTGTTGAAGAAAAAAGCAGATGAAACCAGTACTATCAGACAAGCCAAAGGAGATTCTAGTAAGATAAATATGTATTCAGAATTGTATGAAATCCTTACCACTAAGGATGAAAGTGGTAACGAGGATGAAATGTTGAAAACAAGATTCTGGAATACGTTTAAAAAACACAGAAATAGATTTATTAATGCTTACTTTGGTAAGGATACCAATGATAAAGGTAAAGAGCTAACTTCTTATACTATTACTTATGGTGACGCTGATGTTAATAAACGTTCTAATAGACTTGAACAGAACTGGTCAGCAACATTTGGTGTAAATGGTACATTTGCAAATAAGAATGTTTTACAACAAGCTATTGCAGATTATAAAGAGTTAAAAAATAAATCTAAAAAGCACAATTTCCTTAAAAACGATTATGCCGAGAATGTACTAGAATTAGTCCGCATACTTAACAATGTGAACATTGCTGTAGATGGTGATGCGATCGGTGTTTTATTAAATAATCATTATTTTAATAGCAATCTAAACGTTGCTTTAAAAAATCTTATAAATGGTGTACCTAGAGTTGGTTCTAAAGATCCTGTAGGATTAGACCAATTATTTGGAGAACAAGGTTTGTTTTACAATTTGGTTAACGACAAAATAGAAGATGTAACTAGTCATGCTTTAAATTTACTAAGCAAAGAAAAATCGGTAGCAGAATTGGCAAAAGCATATGTTGCTGCAAATCCTACAGCGGAAGATGATAGTGTGTTAGGACCAGATGGCAACTTGGTTTATGCGTATAGTGAAAATAACACCATTACTTCTATGTTTGAAGAATGGTTAAAAGACGATAGCTTCTTTACTCAGATAAATGGTGTAACTTATAATAAATCTTCATTTTGGTTGCAACAGATGACTGATCCCAAAGTAAGATCTAATGTTCACGTTGATACAATGCTATCTATGATTGATAAAGATGGTTACGATACAGGACGTGGTTATTTGGATATAGCACCGAATGAAGACTTATTACTTAAATTTAACGCTGTAAGAAACAATCGTTTACCTTTACCAACTCTTGCAAACAAACGTACATTCTATTTTATAACAGGTTTGAATCGTCAAGAGGTTACTATTCAAAATGGTTCTTTGAATAAAGAAACTATTGATTTATTTGTAAATTATGCTATCAATGAATACTCTACAATTCAAGCTGCAATAAATGCTAAGAACAACTTCTTAAATAGACTTGGCGTTTCTGAAGAATCTTGGAACAAGATGTCAAAGATTGAACAGGATTCTTTAATGAAAGAGAAAGATACAAATTATAAAGAACTTGTTGAAAACTACCATTATATTGTTAAAGGCGGTGCAATGCGTTTAACAGGTAATGGTTACAAATTCAGATATTTCTCATCTTTACAAAATAAATTATCAGATGATAAATTCTTTGATATTAATAGTAAAGGTCTTAGAAAAGTAATTGAAGAGAGTCTCATTCAACAAGTTAACAACACTATAAAACAGTTTATTAATCAGAAATTGATAAACGGTAATGAAAAGTATCTAGATGATGAGTTTATAAAAGAAAATGACAGTAAAAGGATAAATACAAATCTTATATTTAGTAATAGACTTTTACCAGCATCAATTGTAAAACAAAAAGTTAATGAAAAAATTGATTTAGCAGAAGCTATTGCGGATTATGCTATAAATTCAGCAATCGCTGTGTATGAATTTGAAAAACTTGTATCAGGGGATGTTGCGTTTTATAAAGGTAGTAAAGACTATCAGGCAATGTTGGATGATAGAGTAAAACGTTATTCTGCATTAACTTCAACAAAATCTGTATTACGTGAAAATTGGCCAGAAGGATTCTTAGACTTTGACACACATAAATATAAAACTGCTATATTCAATTCAAACATTGTAGAATCCAGAGTAATGTATAATGAAATGATGTCGAAGTACGTAGGTACTGATGACAATCATGGTTTACTTTGGAAACAGTTTGAGATGTTCAGAGAAAGACGTGTTGGTAGATTTGCTGATATGACTGATGAACAATTGAAAGAAGAGGTGGTTAAAGAAGCTGATAAACGTTTAAATGGTTATCTTGAAACTGACCAAACAGATGCGCAGGTACTTATTAGCCCAAAGATGTTTAGAAAACTTGCCATCATGAATGGTGAGTGGAATGGAGAAAAAGAAGAAGCTTATAATTTAATGGAATCAGATGAGCCTTTATCATTAGAAGATGAATTGTATGCTTATTCTGTAGTAATGCAACCATTGAAATACATACATTTTGGTTATGATTTCATTAATGGATTACAGATACCCATCTACGATAAGATGTCATTGGCTACTGTATTCAAAAGAGTAGCAAAAGGTAGAGACTTACAGAAAGTATATGATTTAATGAATGATAAAGATGTAGACATGATTAAATTTGATACTTCTGTAAAATCAGGTTTAAGACAAAAAGGTACATTCTATGTAGATGGTAAACCTAATACAGAATTACAAGAAATTCCTGTATATGAACAATCATTCAAGTATTTAGGTAAACAGTTGGTAACAGATCCTCACCATGTATCTAGAATCTCGTTAGGTACTCAGATGGCTAAAATTGGTGTTGCTGGAGTAGAAGACAATGATGTGTATGAATACGAAGGCGTAAAATATTCGGGTAAGCAATTAATTGACGACTACGTGGGAGCTATTTCAGCTTTATCAGATATTGGTAGAAATAACATATACGAGCAATTTGGGATAAGCGAAATAACAGAAAATGGTAAAACATATATGACGGTTAATCGTGACAAGTTTGTTCAAATGTTAAAGGATGATGCCATAAATAGTAACTTACCATCAAATCTTATTGATGTTTTAAAAACCATTGAAAACGAAGATGGTAACAAAGATTACTATATTGAATTATCTGGTATACCCGCATTAGCATGGATCCAGAGTCGTATCATATCTATGATTAAGAAAGAAACTATAGATATAAATACTCCTGGCGGTTCCATGATTCAGATGTCCAACTTTGCTTACAAAGATTCTTTTGCCGAAGTAGATACAAGCAAATACGAATACAAATTCAATAAAGAACTTAGATTTAAGGATGAAAATAATAGATTACAAGCAATTGTATCTATAAACCTATTCAAAGATGTATTACCCAAAGATTATTTATTAGAACAAGCAAAAAAGAATAATACTTCTTACTTTGAAGAGGCAAAGAAATTCATCCTAGATAATCAAGACTTAGCAGTTTTATCTTATCGTATTCCTACTCAGGGTATGAACTCCACATTGCCTATTACTATAGTAGATGTATTACCATCAAATGTCGGAGATACTATCGTATTACCTGCTGAATTAACCAAGTTGACTGGTGCGGACTTCGACGTTGATAAAATGTATCTAGCTAGATATAATTATGATGTAATAGGTGGTAAATTGTATAAGACAGAATTCATTGATGACTATGTAGGATTAGACGAATTAGGTAATCCGATTTATTTGAACGAAGAAGAATACTTGAAAAAAGTATACGATCACAGATACCGTTGGTTTAATACAGATTTCTACAAACAAGCAAAAGTAGAAATACCTAAAATATTACAATCTGTATTGGTGGACATTAATAGAAATGGAGAATTAACTGAAGATTCTATTAATATACTCAATAGTATGAAAAATAAATATTCAATCTTTATAGGTCAAAGAAAGTTTAATCAAATTTTAAGAGATCCAGAATTAGCTCCTAATAAAAAGATTCTTAAATTAGCATCATCTTTCAAGTTCGAAGATAGAAAAATGACTTTTGAAGAATTCGTACAGGAGAATTCTGGCAAAAATAAATGGCAATTAAATGATCATAGACAGATTGAAAATAGATTATTAGATGTATTTCAAACAACTTTAACTTCTTCAAATCATTACATGGATGCAACAGTACCTTTGGACTTTGCTACAGACGCATTAAAAGAAGCTGTAAAAGTAGTTGATTCTTATTCTAATATCAATAAGAATTATAACAATCTTGAACCATTATTCCCTTTATATCAAGAAAACGTTAAGACACAAAACGTTGGTGCAGACGCTGGTATTGGACCTATGGCTTTGATTAATACCTTCCGTGTAATTATGCAAATTGCAAAATTGGATCTTGATAAAACTATAGAAATATCTAGAAGAAGAGGCAAGGTCAATACAAAGAGAAATCTTTTTAGTATTATACCAAATATAGGTAATTTGTATGATAAATTTGATGCTAATGGTATCTCCATCATGGATTGGACTTCTGCATTGATCAATGCCCACGTAGATGCTGCAAAAGACTCTTATATTACTCGTTTAAATGTAAACTCGTATACTTATGATGTAGTAGCTTTATTAACTTCCTCTGGTGTTGGTTTGAATCAATTTTACTTTTTACCTCAACCGGTATTGAAAGAGATTGCAAATGAGTCCATTAGAAGAGGTTCATCAAAGATGGGTCTTACTAAGAAAGAGCGAAATGATAAACGATGGAAGGATTCTATATTAAACAAATACGAAAAAGCAGCCAAGCTTGATAAAAAGAATTTCTACAGTCGTTTAGATGATGGAACTCTTACTATAGAATGGAATGGTAATACTTACAATGTAAAAGATTTAGTATTTAATGCTGAATGGTTAAAAGAGCAATTGAGAGATCACTATAATAAAAATTTCTCTACAGATTGGTATAGAAACCAAGTGATTATATATGAATATTTTACAGATATTCAAAACTACAGTAAGGCATTAAGTAACATGGTGTTGGCTTCTCAGGTGGATACTGGTAAAATGGGTAAAAATCAAGCTGAATTAATATTGTCTTTACACAATATTGAAAGAATGATGGATGATCCTCATTTTACTAATGCTGAAGACGTGTATAATAAAACATTCTTAGGCAGAAAGCTGAACAATAGTACAGGTCTACTATTTGACTTACTTAAGAATGAAATGATAGAGTTCAGTCCAGGTTTCTTAAAAATGGTCAATAAGTTTGGTGAATTATCGAATACTTATTATGATAGAAAATCAAACAATATAACCAAGTATATGTCAGAAATGAAGTTTGCAATGCAGGCGGAATTCTTCAATGAATATTGTAAGCAAAATAATATAAATTTGAAAGACATGTTCTACGGTAATAATACCATTGTAGACCGAGTAGATAGACTTAGAAATCAAATATTAACTGGTACTAGATATCTAGAATTAAGTGACAACATGTTACTAAAGATGCTTATACCAGGTATAAATGTAGAAGGTAAACCTAAAAAATTTGAAACGGTATTGAAATTAAGAGATACAGATGCAAAGAATGCGTACACTTATGCTTGGAGAGATCTATTAGAACACAGTTCAGAAGAAGTTAGAAATATTGCAAAAGATTTAATTATATACTCTTTCTATACTAGTGGTGGTAGAGGTACAGGTATTTATGCTACTTTAGATTTAGTACCTTTTGAAGTATTGGGTAATTTATCTTATACTGTGGATGGTGTAGATTATACTTACAATCAACATCTGAAAGACTTGTTAAAACGTTCTAATGATAACTCTTTAGATTTTAATAAATATATGGATTATGCATTTAGAGCTTTACAAGGCGTAGAAGATATAGTACAATCTGCCACACCAAACAGACAGCAATTACATGAAGGTCAAACAGTGTACATTACTACAGAACAAGGAGACTATAATACCACTACAGGTTTACCAGTTCCTTATTTACAGTATAACAATACTCTTTTCAAACTTGTTGGTAGACTTCAAAATGAAACAGATTATTATCCTGTATACGCTGCAACCAATTCCATCAACTTCAAGGAAAGAGGTTTTACCATTAATGAAGGTACTACTACTTCTTTTATTGATGGTAATCAGAGGATAGATGCTACAGATCTTTCTATTGAATTTGAACCTAAATTCTTACAAAATGAAATGTTTGTACCTATTGACAATCCATTTGATGTTATAAATTCTGAAACTACAGATATAACTGAAGACAATGACGAATATAGGAAACCAGAAGAAAATATTCAAGTGAATGCAATCCCTACTACTAAAATAATTTCGGGTGGTCAAACAGGTATAGATCGCTTAGGTTTGGAAATGGGTAGAGAATTAGGGTTAGAAACAGGTGGTACTACTACTCCAGGTTACTACACGGAAAATGGACCAGATACTAGTTTACAAGATTTTGGTGTAACTGAGATAGATCCTGAATTACAAGCTGGTAGAAAAGGCAAAGAATTCTACTTGCCGAGAACTGAACAAAATGTTATTAATTCTGATGGAACAGTATATTTTAGCACAGATGAAGATAGTGCTGGTAGAATTGCAACACAAAGATTTGCTAAGGCTCATAACAAACCATTTCTATTAAATCCAACCAGTCAAGAACTGGCGCAGTGGCTTGTAGATAATAACATCGGTACATTGAATGTAGCAGGTAATCGTGGCTCTAAGGTGTCTCCTGAATTTGATTCCCAAGTAAGAGAGACTATTAGAAATGCCTTTAAATCTCCTACTCAACAAAATCTATTTAATGAATTTAATAATTCTAAAGAATTTTCTACTGATGAAATGAATCATTGTATTAAAAGTTAATCATATATGAGTATAATTTGTCCTAATTTAAAAAACAAAGAAGTTGCAAGAGAATTCGAAGAATTAAAAAATGCAACTAGTGAAGCAGCGGCTTATCATATATGGTCGCTTAACAATGGTAATAGCATAGATAAGGCTCCCAATGGGGAGCCATCTAAGCTATTTTCAGACCTTTTAGAGCATTATAATGGTGATAGAGTAGCTGCTATTCAAGCTAAGGCTAGAACTTACTCTGAAAGTTTTAGAAATTGGTTTGGTGAATCCAAAGTAGTAGACGAGAATGGTGAACCTTTAGTGGTGTATCATCACGCTAACTCACCTATAAACGAATTCTCTATAGAATTTGATAACTACTTTTCTACAATAAAAAATGGAACGAAAAAAGCTTTATTCTTTACTGGCACAGCAAATCCTAAAAAAGGCACAGTTTTAGATAGAGAATATAAATTTCCTGTATTTTTAAAAGCTAATACTGTAATTGAAAAAACTGGTACAAAAGACGATTTAAAAAAACAAGGAGAAAGTTTTACTGCAACTATAAATCGTGCAGCTGAAGAAGCAGATATTGCTATATTTCACGGTATTGATGATAATCAAGAATTAAATCAAAATATTTATGTTATAAATAATCCAAATAATGTAAAATCAATAGATAATCAAGGTACATTCTCTACTCAGGATAATAATATTTATCACAATTTATCCCTAGTAAATGGTACATCTGATAGTACATTATTTGAAAGATTATTTAAACAAAAATTTACAGTAAGTGCTAGAACTATATTGGATAGAATTAATCGTAGTAATCCTGAGTTAAAACATTTAACAGACGTATTAAACAAACTTACATCTGATGTATTAAAAGATGTTAAATTAGAATATAAACCGGTGCATCTACCTAATCACAATAAAGAAGTTGCAGCATCTTATAATCCAAACACCAACACAATTGTAATCTTTGGTGATTCTATATTTAAAGGCAAAGATGGACTTGCGGATAGTACAATATTACACGAATTAGTACACGCTGCTACTGTACACGCTCTGCAATTAAACCCTAGTTCTAGGAGATCTGCACAGAAGTTGTTAGATTACGCTAGAACTGCATTTGAAAAGAAATATGGAAAAAGTTGGAAAGAACTTAGCACTAGTTTAGAGTATAAAGATGTATTTTATGGATTAACAAACATTGATGAATTCTTTGCAGAAGCGTTTGCCAATTCAAGTTTTATAAAGGAATTATATCAGATTGAATCAAGTAAACCTGTTAAAAACAATTCAAGTTTTATAAAAGATTTACTTGATTGGATAATGGGTATCCTTAGTAAATTATATAAATTTAAAAATAATAATTTATATAATGAAACTATGGTAGAACTTGAACGTGTGATGTTTATTGATAATTATCAGCACGAAGGTTTTGATGAAGCATCATATGAAGAAGCAATGCGTTCATTACCTGAATATTACAATGTTCAAAAAACTAGCGATGAAGCAAAAATAAAATCAATTTTATCCAATCAAAAAAATCACATAGCATTTGAATCTGAATCACACACATATACAAATGTAGATACAGGGGATATATATACTCCAGTATCTGTTATTAAAGATTTAAACGGTTATGGTGCCGATATTGAATCAATGTCAGATGAAGACTTGGCTTACGGAGAATATGCAGCTAAAGTAGGTACAGCTATTCATGATTATATTCATAGCGCTCTTACTGGAGAAAAAACTGCACCGTCTGAAGTAAAGCTAGCAGATTCCGCCAAGAAGATGATTAAAAATGTAGTAATTCCAAAAATCGTTAAAAAGGGTGATAAGGTTATCGCATCAGAACAGATTATTTCAAATGATGCTGCTAAAATTGCAGGTACGTTGGACTTACTAGTAAAAGATAGTGATGGTCAAATACATTTAAAAGACTTTAAGACAAAAGCTAGAGTGTTTAAAGGCAAAGGAAAGTATGGATTTGATTATTATTTTAGTGCTAAAAAAGAAACTAAAAAAGGTGGTAAACCAGATGCTTCTAGACATGACTATCAATTAACTCTGTATAAAAGAATGCTTGAACTGTTGGGTATTAATATTGATCATAAAGAGATTATTCCTTTAGAATACACTATTGATGAAAATGGGGTAATTACTGAAGTGTGGATACCAGATTTAGATTATGCTCAAGCAGATGGTTCCATTTATCATAGAACCAATAATGCTTTAGAACAAGAAATAAATCAAACAGTTTTGACAGCAGACGCTAATGCTATTACTTCGGATATTAATTCTGAAAATCTATTAAGACAGTCAGAAATTGTATCTAATATATTAAAGGTATTAAAAAACCAATTAGCTATTTATAAAGTGAAAGGTTATACTACAAAATCCGAAGTAATAAAGAAGACTATTGATGAGCTTAATTCTATGGAAGAGAGCGAAATACTAGTAGCTTATGTCAAAAAATCTATGGATTTACTAAAGCCTTTAATTGATGAATATAATGCCAATTTAGAATTAGAGCGCAAAGGCGTCCAGAACATATGGAATTTACGTAAGTTAGAAGCGTGGAAAAACTATGCACAATCATTCTCAAATTTAGAAGATATTCAAAACTATCTATTTTTGAATCCTACCGCTTTGACAGGCTTAAGTAAAAAAGAATTGAGCGAATTCAAGGAATCTTTAGCTACTGTAGTATCTTACAAAAACATATTAGAAAACGCTTATAAATCTAAAGGCGAAAAAATATGGTTAGATTGGTTGGCTCCTTTCTCCTCTAGAGTAGAAGCAGATTATAGATTAGATGCAGAAAAAGCTTATAAAAAAGCAAACAAAGGAACCGATAGACTAAATGATAAAGTTGCTATGAATAAATACATTGAAAATTATGTATCAGAACATAGAAATGAAATAGATTTAAGAAGTCGGGAACTGCTTAGACAGCAGAGTAAAATAGCAACTACTTCTCCTCTAGGAATGATGAGTAGAATGCTAGATACTGTGTTTGAAAGTGCAGATCCAATAGTGGGGGCTATGGCTAGAGCATATCATACGCGTTGGACAGAATCAAATATGGAATTTAATAATATGTATAGAGATTTAATATCTCTTACTGAGGAGCTGGAGAATGCGTATCCCGCATTTAAAAGTAATCCTGCAAAATTATATGATTTCATGATTGAGAATGATGCAAACGGTATTCGTGTTATTTCAAAATTATCTCCAGAATTTATGGTAGCATATGAAAGAGCAAAAAAAGAAATAAACACTAATCCTAAGTATGAAACAAATAAAGATAAAGCTGTAGCAATAGCTGGATGGTTAAATGAAAATGCACCAATAGAAGGTAAAGCAGAATTAGCAAGAGAAAAAACCAGAGTAATAGACGAATTGTTATCTTCTGGTAAGATCACAGCCAAAGAATATAAATATCTTATAAATAATGAGAAAAAAGATCAATCTCTAAAGCGCAGTTGGGCTGATTTGGTGTATAGAAAACAAATTACCGAAGATGTTGCAGATTATTTAAGACAAAAATTTAATGAATTAAATTGGAATCACAGAAAACCTTTATCTTCCAAATACCCTAATAAAAAATGGAATGATTTAGAAAAGATTAGGAATACCAATCCTCAAGACATACGTGTTAGATTCTTTGATTTTATATCCGACTTAAGTAAACATGGAGATTCTTTTGTTCCAGACCGATTTAAGTTAAATGGTAGATTACCAGGTATGTCTAAAGTACTAGCAGAAAGGGTTGTTTCAGAAGGCGTTACTAGTCAATTAATAGAAGCGGTAAAAAAGGATTTTACGTTGCGTGCAGATGATACTGATAAAGGTATGCAAATGACAGATGAATTAGATAGACCTATAAAGTTTGTACCTATTTTCTTTACTAATATTCTACCATCAAGCGAACAATCTTTAGATGTAGCTACTATATATAAAGAGTGGTTCAGATCTGTCAATAATTATAAATATATTAATGACATATTACCTCAATTGGAATATACAAAATGGGTCATTGAGAATCGTAAGACAATCAAAACAGATTCTGAAGGAAATCCAATTAAAAACGTGTTATCAAAAATAATGAATAATGGCACTAATGATATTGATCCAACTACAAATGCTTTAACTACAGACGAAAACTTAATAGCACAATTAAATGCTTGGTTTGATCAAGTAGTATATGGTATAAATAATAAGAACTTAGGTACCACTTTTGGTTTAGACAATGCCAAGACATTGAAAATGTTCGAAAAGTATACTTCTTTAAAAATCATGGGTTTAAATACCGTAAGTATGATTAACAACGCTCTCATGGCAGAAGTTCAACAAACTATGGAAGCATTTGCTAATCAATATGTATCTGCAAGTTCTTATACTAGAGCTACTGGAGAATATCTTGCAGATATGCCAAACATTCTTGGTGATATAGGTTCTAGAAAGATTACTAGTCTAACTAATTTGTTGAATGAACATTTTGGTGTGTTTACAGACTTTAATGAAGGATCATTATTAGAAAATAACAGATTAAGTAAACTTGGTAAAATTTCAACATTGTATTTCACAACAAATGTTGGGGAACATGAAGCTCAATCTAGATTCCTATTAGCCTCGTTGATTGAAAAAAGAGCTCTGAATAAAAAAGGAGAAGATATAGGTTCGATGTTTGATTACTTTACTGTGGAAAACGGCAAATTAGTTTTTGATAAAGAACACAAAGTAGCCAATTTCAGTAAAAAGGATCAAATAGCGTTTGGTCAACAAGTGACTGCGATATTAAGAAAGATGCATGGTAACTACGCTTCTTATAGTAAAGTAGCATTACAGCAATATAGTGTTGGTAAATTAGTTCTCATGTTCCGTAAATGGATTTGGACTACTGGTAAACGTAGATGGGCTAAAGAATATTATGATGAATATGGTCAAACCTTTAGTAAAGGGTATTATAGAGATGGCGGAGCGTATTATTATAATAAAATCAGAGGTTTCTTTGAAAGATTTATAGATGAAGCGAAAGCTCTAGAGTATGCTGAGAAAGCTGATTGGGATACTATGACGGAAGCCGAAAAAGCAAATGTAAAGCGTTTTACTACAGAGATATGCTTATTTATGGCACTCACAGTAATGGGAATGCTATTAAATGAATATAAGCCTGATGACGATGATTCTGTTATGGCACAAGTATTTAATCATTTAGACTATCAAATTTTCAGACTTTCTACAGATATGACTTTCTATATTTCTCCTGCAAGCTTTATGAAAATTGTACAATCTCCTTTACCATCTAGTAGTGTATTAAAGAGTGTTTCTAATTTCATAGAAGCATTGTTTACTCCTACTGCAAGATTTGAAAAAGGTGATTGGAAAGGAGAACTTAAGATAAAGAAAAGAGCTATGGATTTAATACCATTAGTAAGACAAATATATCGTTTGCGTAACATTGAAGATGAAAAACAATTATTAAGTATCCTTTAATCAAATACTTCATTGCCCGGACAATACAAAAAACAAAGCCGTAACATTAATTTGCTACGGCTTTTCTTTTGTGTATAGTTTTGTTTTGTAGTACTACTACCAAGTTAACATCTCATTGAATCCAATACATTCTTTATTTATACTACTTTGACGAATTGTTCTATTCACGAAACCGTGAAAAGTTTCATAAATTAGTTTTTTGTTATATTTGTTTATATCAGAACTTAATATTCTCTTCTGACATTCGTAACTTATGTTATCAAATTCGCCATTTACTAAATATTCCCAATCATAATAAAATGTATCAGGTTTATTTAAAACTACTATTAGCATTGTTTCATTACTAATAGTAACAATTTCTTTCTTAAAAGTATTAGGTAAATTAAGTCTTTTTGACTTCTCTTTATCTATAATTCTATACAATATAAATAATTTATCAAGTAGTGGAATGTAGGGGCAATAACTATATGCCCCTACAAATTGAATTACATCATTCGAGATAATATAATTAAAACTATACAAAGGTAATAAATATTTTACTACATTATTGTAACAGTTCTGCGCCATCTTCATCATAGTATTCTTTCATATGATCCCATAGATTATTGTTTTTATGCCAAGCAATTCGTTTTATAGCATAATCTATGGTTACAAGTCTTTCCTCAATTGCTTTAGAATTGAATTTAAAGACTCTAACTTCATACCCATCATGAGATTGTACTGCAACAATATAAGTTTCGTATTCATATTCTTCAATATTAAGTTTTAGTTCGTTCTTAAAATACCAATGGATAGCTAACCAATAATAGGCCAACTGACGACAATAATCAAATTCTTCTACTGAATGTTTAAAATTATAAACATCAGCTGTCGTCTTTATATCCACCAATATTATTTTTTTATTTGTATGATCTATCATTACTCTATCTAGTAATGATTTACATGGTAGATCTCCTAATGAAGAAGCATTAGGATACTCCCAATTAATATGAAATTCATTATGAACTTCAAATGTTTCTGGATAGTTAAATAATAATTCATTTGCTTTCTTATGATCTTCCATATTCTTCTTAATTGTTTTTAACATATTAAGATCTGCAAATGATATTACTTTTTTAGAATCTTTATTTCTAAAGTATTCTATGTAATTTTGGTAAGTTTCTACTAATTCTTTTGCTTCTTGTATTCTTTTATCTATTGATTTATTATTACTATAAGCAGAATTATAACTCATAAGTAATATATCATCTTCAGATGTAAGAGGGTCTACCATTTTTGTATTTGCGTAGAATTCGAGTAAATCCTTTTGTTGCTTTACTTTAGGTACTGCAAAATCTAATATAATATAGTCTTTCCAGAATTCTTCTTGTTGAAGAATATATTCATGGATCATAGTACCTTTATCCAGAAAACTAGCTTTTAGACCTTCTTTTCCGTCAAGCATTTCTTTAAGATATCTTGGTCCTTTTTTTAAGAACCATCCGATGTTAGAATTACTTATACGATTAAGATCTTCATAATATGGTATAGATATATCCATTATATGTTTTCTTCTGTATTATTTTCTAATTGTCCAATAAATTCTTCAGTAGAATTATCTATTTCTCCTAGATATTCATTAGTGTTATTTTCATATACACCTATGAATTCTGCTGTGTTTTCATCTGTTTTAAACAATTTAGCAATAATTTCAGATTTATTTAATTTTTTCATAGTTCAAATGTTAGTGGTTTATATTTAATCGAATAAGATTCATCTAATATACTTACATTAGCATATTTTGTACCTGCGTACTCTTGTAACACATGATCTCCAGAATGAATGTGTCCAGACAGCACATATTTAGGCTTTTTCTCTACTATTTCATTAAATAAGTAGATATTACCTGCTGGTACACCATTGGGATATGTTTCGCTTTTGTGTTCCATAATATTTGCTACAAATCCTACTTGGGGAGAATCATGACACATCAATATATCTACATCTTTTGGGATAATACTATAGACACTTGGTAATATAGTATTACCAGGCATATATGCCCAACAACCAAAATCTTTACAATACGGCGTACCAAATATTTTGTAGTATTTATCATCTACACCTGAATAAATATTTACTTCTCCATTAATTAAGATAGTTAATTTATCAAATAGATATGTCTGAGGTTGAGTAATCATTTTTTCAAACCAAAAATCATGATTACCTGGAGTAAGTATTACTCTATCACAAGGTAGATTCATAATCCATTTTTGAAACTCATTAAAGAACCATTTTGTCATTTGAATATAGTCTCTTTGAATTTCTAATGGTGAAATATCTCCACAAATTAATAGTGTATCACACGGTTCTATATCAATAAGATTACCATGTATATCACTAATTGCTGTCACTTTCATATCCTACTTTTCTTCTAGTTTTGGTTTTATCTTTAATAAATAAATATTCGTTAAATTTATCATTAAAGAAAGTATTAGTAGAAATAAATTTAATCTCTTCTACTTTTAAGTTTTTTAACTTCTCGTTCATGTTCGGTTAACATTTCATTACATTTATCTCTTAAACATTCTACGAAAATAAGACATTCATTTCCTTCAAATTGTTTAAAGAATTGATCTGCAGCTTCTTTGTATATATCTATACCATGATTTTGTTTACAATATTCTTTATGATCACTTAGAATCATATCTTCAAAATCATCATCAGCTTTTTCAAATATATGCATTAAAATTGCAGTTCTATGAGATATTTGTATGAATTTTCTTTTATAGTTCTTGAATTCGTCTAATACATTCATCTGTTTCTTTATGATTGTGTACTACAAATAACTTATACTTATCAGCTAAACCTTTATTTAATAATGACCACATAAACCATTTCCATTTATAAGGCCATACATCATTAGGTCTTCCTTTAGCTTCGATAATAAAATTATCTCCAACAAAATCTGGAGTATAAGTCATAGCACGAATCTTTTTGCCACAAAATGTAAATGATGGAATTAATTCAAACTTAATAGGCTCATATTCTGCTTTGAGATTATGAGCCTTTAATTGTTTATAAACATAAGTTTCTAATTGTGATTTAAATTGTATTCCATCATATACATTAGGTGTAGCATTTTTAACCTTTTTGTTCTGTGAGGTCTTTCTTTTTCTTCTTATAGATTTCATACGCTTCTAATATAGCTTCGATTCCTTCACAGACCAATGTAGCACCAAGATTAGAAATAAATACAATTAGTGCTAATTCAAATGTTGTTATTGTCATTTTCTATTTTTTTAATTATTTCAATAATGAATAATCTTCTTAAGTTAGAATATATTTCTAAACTTAATATGGTTCCACTTACTATAGTACATAGTAGGCTTGCAATATCCATATCTTGAACTTTAGTTCCTGCTATTGCCTCTGCTATAAATACTATTACAAAAAGAATATAGATAAAAAGATATATACTAGTTGTTATAATATTTTTATACTTTTTTAGCTTCTTTAGTTTCATGTTTTTCTAGATATTTAGAAAGTTTTTCTAAAGATATTAAATCGTAGTTAGCTAGATTTCCATCTATGCCTACATCTACTCTTAGTTCTTTAGAATCTATATTTATTTGATCTACTTTTCCATGACAGTGACCATGTATCATAACAGATCCTTTATCTTTATGTTCCCAACTTAACATTGGAAAATGACACATTATCACTTCTAAATCTTTGTATAAGAAATTATATACAGATTTCTTAAACTTAATATTCTTGATTTGAGTAATATGATTAAAATAACATTTTAAATGATCTGGTATTTTATCATGATTACCGAGTATTAATACTTTATTACCATTTAGTCTTTGAAATAGTTTTCTTTTATCTTCTACTTCACCAAATGC